CTAGCCCTCTCCTGTCAGAACATGCGGGCGGATGATCCGCGGGGCGTCCTCGTCTCCGCGCCAGTAGCATTCGATGTGCTTCCACTTGCGCAGTGCACTCCTGGTCCCATGCGGCTGCCACTTCCAGTGGCCGGCGACGAGGGTGCGAACGTTCGTGACCCGCCCGGCCTTGCCGCTCACGTACGCGTCGATGGTCTCCCGTGCGTCGATCTTGACGGGCCGCCCGAACTTGTGGAGCACCACCTTGTTGTCGGTGCCGTAGCGTGGGCTCCCGATCGAAGGTTCGTGCCCCGGCAGGATGGGACCGTAGCGCTTGTGGACCTTGGGGTCGTTCATCGCGATGACCGCCCCGAGCACGAGCCGCCCGAGCACTTCGAGCTGCCGGCGATCGATCTCTCCGTACTCGACCTCGACGAGACGGAACTCGTCGTACGACTTCATGGGGTTCGGCTCGGCCCACTGCGCGAGCGTCCTGGCCGGCAGGATGCGGTACTTGTTCGGCGTGAGCAGGTGCAGCCTGTACTCCTCATGGTCGGTCGTGAGGTTGTCCTGCTCCGGTGCACTGCTCAGGGAGACGCGTCCTTGGTAGCGCACGTGGTTGACCAGAATGTGACGCACCTCCTCACCGTTGATCACGAGCCCTCGGAGGAACTTCGGGATGCGCACGAGGAAGCACGGCCACGGCAGCTCGACGTGTTCGAGTTCGCTCGGAGAGATCTTCGTCGCGCAGAGGGAGGCCGCGTACTTGTCGTCGATGTCGAGGGACTGGCAGCCGTAGTGGTACCACTTGCCGTGCCAGCCGAAGGCGTTGAAGGCGTCCGTCGTCATGACGTGCGGAAGGAACTGCTTGGCGTCCTTGTCCCCTACGACGGCTCGCGCGTAGACGACCTGTCGCATGAGTTCGAACGCTTCGAAGTCGTTGCTCGTGTACTTCCAGGACATCCCGTACGCCAACTCGGCGGTGTCCACGTAGTAGCGTTCGAGCTGTTCCGGGGTCTCGCCCGTGGGGGCCTCGTGGCCAGGCTGTGAGAGCCACTCCTCGACGTACTCGTTGGCCTTCATCCCTCCGGGACGGAGTTCCCGCATCTCCTCCAGGGGACCCGTGTGGATGTTGACCAGTGGGCGCTCCTCGGCCCGAAGCTTCGCCAGGATGACGGCGGGATCGACTTTCACGGCTTCTCCTTGGTCCACTGGCGCCAAGCGCTGACAGTGTTCAGGAGCAGGTACGTGATGAAGGCAACCGAGAATCCGCGCCATGCCATGCTGATCTGATCCCACCCGATCATCAGGTAGACGAGCATGAACGTGAAGAAGCTCGCCTCGAAGTAAAACTTCTGCTTGTTCGAGAGGTTGAACATCACTGCCTCGACTTCCCGAGAAGGCCGCCCTTGTCTTGCCACACGTGCACACGCTCGACCGAGCCGAAGCAGCGGGAGGGTGCGTAGTTGTAGAGGTACGTCCCCCAGTTGCCGAGGGCTGGCAGGTTCTCTTCGTCGGCACGCCTGACAGCGCCCATGAAGTCGTTCGTGAGCAGGGCGTAGAGGAAGTGCCCGAGCGGGATGCCGTGCTCGATGTACGCAACGATGCTGTCGTGCATGCCCTCGGGCAGGAGAGCGAGGGCCTTGGGGTCGCGGTGCTGTGAGTCGGGCATGGTACTTCTCCTCAACCGTGGTGCGTCGGCTTGTAGCCGTGGCGCTTGAAGAACTCGGGCTCGACGTACATGAAGTCCCCAAGCTTCGCGCCGAGGCGTTGGATCGCGTGGTAGAACTCCGTCGAGAGGTGGTTGCTCTCGAACTGGTGCGCCAGCTCGTGGATGATCAGACCGTTGACATCCTCGCGCGGCTCGTTGAACCAGTTCTTGCCGAGCCGGTCGTAGTTGAACGTCAGCGTGCACGAGCCGTAGTTCGCGCCCCACGAATCGGTCATGCGCTTCTTCTCGAAGCGGACCTTGATCGAGCGGCGGATCAGCTTCCACGCGAGGTCCGTGCAGTATTCCGCCATCCCCCGCAGCTCGGGCGTCCACTCGTCCTCGGGGATGAACTCCGCGGACGGCGAGCCGGGACCGCCCTCGTATGGGTTCGGGGTCGGGCGGATCTGGCCGCTCGGAAGCGCGGCCCCGCTCGACCGGATGTTCTTCCACGCGTCCTTCGTGAAGGCGCGGGGCGGGATGAGGGCGTACCCATCGGCGACGAGACGGCGGTTGGCCTCTTGATCGCTCGGATCGAAGATGGCGCGCTTCTCCCCGTACTGGTGCGTGAGCACGACCTCGACGGCTTCCGGCTTCACACGTTCGTCGGTCAGCGCGGCCTGTACGGCGGGCGTGGCCGCGTCTTCGGGGCGAAGCTGATCGAACAACTCGTTCAGGAGGAAGACGCGCACGGTGCGCAGGTACGCCTCGCTGACGCTGTTACGCTCCAGGTTGACGGGGACCTTCTGCATGATGTCCACGTCCCACTGATCGCCGGTCTGGCAGACGGGGATCCCCATCTCGTAGAGCCAGCCCTCGGTCTGGATGGCGGGCGCGTAGACGTTGACCGTAGTCTTGCGCTGGCGCGGAACGAGGAAGCCTTCCTCGTTGGCGATCTCCGTCGCGAGCGTGCACTCGATGGCCTTGATGCGCGGCCTCGTGTGCAGGGGCTCCCCGTTGATGGTGGTCGAGACGCCGGGCGGCGGGATGAGGCGACGTGCGGCCGCGAGGACGTCCATCAGCTCCTCGCGGGTCATCTTGACGCGACCCTGGAAGACCGAGCCCTTCTCGGTACGCTTGCGGCCGACGTGGCGGCCCTCGCCGTCTTCGTCGAAGCGCACGTTGCCAGTGGTCGAGACGATCTCGGCGCTCTCGCAGACCGCGAGGACAAGCTTCTCGCCAAGATTGAACTTGCCGCGCTTCTCGGGGTCACCCTTCTTCTCCGACTCGGCGAAGAGCGTCCACGCGTGCGTGAGGTTCTTGAACCCGTCCGGATCGTCGTCCTCGACGACGACATCCACAAGCGGGCGACCATCGACGGGAGTGAAGGTCACCTTGACCTCCTTGGCTCCGGTGTCCCACGCGTTCTGGACCAGCTCGAAGAGGACGTACGTGAGCCCCCGACGACGCGCGATCTTCTCCAGGCCCTTCTTACTTGCTTCGTACCAACCCATGATGTCCTCGTGGCGGTGATTGTACCCCAACTAGGTGAACTCAGATAGCGGATGAAGGAACCTTCTCACCCTCGCAGCGGTACTCGTGGCTGTAGGTGGTGAACCAGACCTCCACGACCTTGCCCCGGCCCTCGATGATCTCGCCGCGCTTGAACTTGGGCAGAGCCGCAGCACAGTTCTTGATCGAGACCTTGTCGAACGCGAGGAGGCGCGGCAGCGAGATCGAATGGCCCACGGGGTACTTGAAACCGCCCACGGTCGAGACCTCTTCGAGGAGCTTCACGCGAAGGCTCTTCTCATTGAGCTTCACGATCTCAGCGCGCACCGCGTGCTCGCAGTGGTTCGCGGTCCAGCGGGCTTCCACCACCTGACCCACGGCCAGGCTACGGTCGAAGTCGATCGCGTTGCGAAACTGGTTGGCGTCCATGCATGCACTACAACCCGAGCCGGGCGGGAATCAACCGGCCCGATAAAAAACATGAAACGGCTGCGGATCCGAGCACTTACAGAACGGGTTGATTCCGGCGCACTTCGGGTTGTAGTACCCTCATGGCCGCATTCGTCATCGTCCGGCACGAGAAGTTCGAGCAGACAGAGTTCGTCGGCGTTCAGAGCACACGAGCGGCGCTGGACGGGTTCCTGGGGGTCTTCCCGGGACACGCTGAGTTGAAGCTCGTGGAACGCTGGTCCTCCCTGCCGGGCCTTCTGACCGAAGGTGCGGAGCGCATCTTCCGCGTCTTCGCGGAGGGACGGTCCACGCCCTACTACGCACTGGAGCTGAGGTAATCCCATGGCCACCAAGACCGTCACCCCCATGTCCCTTAACACTCTCTTGGGTGCGAAGCCGAACCGCATCGAGGCGGCCGTCGCCCTGATCGAGGGGCGACTGGCGACGCTGCCTGCCGACAAGCTGGAGTCGCTCAAGAAGACCGCCTCGCTGACGTCCGACGAGTTCTTCGTCTACCAGCAGACGCAGTCGCGGGCGTTCGCGGGCGGCCGGCTGACGTTCGACGAGGCGCAGATCGTCTACTCGTCCCTCGGCGGGGAACACTTCGAGGGCGACTGGCCCGAGGGCACCTCACTGGCCCTGCGGATCACCATCACCAAGCTCATGGCGGAACTGCTCCGCCGCTAACCCCCAACGGTGTAAGGAAAAGACAATGGACGACATCAAGGTGTTCCCGAACGCGGGCGAAGCGCTCTGCTACATGGTCGAGTGCACCATGGCGACCGCGGAGCACATGAAGAGCCTGAAGAGGGCGTCCAAGCACGAGATCCAGCGCCTCGAAAGCATCATCGCCACCGGGCTCCACAACTGCCGCCGCTTCAACCTCGCGGATGCCGCGCATTCCGCCCGGTGTCATCGTGTCGAGGAAGCCCTCCGTACGACCACAAGTTGATTCTGGCCGACTTCGGGTTGTAGTACCGCTTCAGAGGGCACCATGCGTGACGTTCGAATCGAACCAAAGGAAGGCAAGGGACGCACGTTCTTCGCGACGTTGCTTGCCTCCGCGGAAGCGGACACCCTGTGGGAGGGTGGGCAGACGGACACGGACGACGAACGGCCCATCTTCGCGATGTTCTCGGCCAGCGATGCCGAAATGCGCCCGTTCCACGCCAACCTGGTCTTGGGTCACAAGGTGCTCTACGGCGGCGAGACGCACGGGTTCCGCTCCGCGTCGCGCTCTGACAAGCTGGTCCTGCTCAAGACAGCCGGCTACGAGTACACGTGGCAGCGCGAGACTGAGGGCGCGATCTTGACGGCCCGCATGGCGGATCTGTTCCGATTCGACCCCGGGATGGTGGACCCCAAGGGAGCAACCTTCGTGCTCATGCCGGACAAGCGCTACCTGGCGAGCCAGAAGATCGATGGCGTGAAAGAGATCGTCGAGCACTCGGTCAAGCTCGGGTTCCCTGTCTCGGCAGCCGACCTCGAAGCGCTTGTGCCCATGGCGTTCCTGTTCTGCGCCACCCTGGACCGACGCACGAGGGCGCCGCTCTACCATGACGGTCGGTTCTACCTCCAGGTCATGTTGGCGTGCCTGTCCAAGGGGCTGGCTTCCTGGCCGTCTGAACCCCACCGTTCGTGGCAGGACAGGGAGTTCGGCGTCCACCAGTCGCTGCGATTCCATGTGTACAACACCGACAGGGTCGGGCTCGCACGCGGGCTTGTGTTCAAGGCTGAACACGCGAGGATCGAAGAGTTGCTCTCGGAAGAGGTGGATCGTTTTTTCCTGGCGACCCGTTGATTCCCGTAGGCTTTGAGTTGTAGTTCCTTCGAGGGAGATTCCGATGGCCAGGCTCGAAAGCGTCGCGGTGGGTGGGTACTACCCGACGCCCCCGCACCTCGTATCGCGGATCGCGGATCTCGTCGCGAAGGTCCGGATGCCTGTTCCGGTCATGCACACGTCGGGCACGTACACGTACGTGGAGGACTCGTCCAAGGGCGAGATCTCGTTCATGGACCCCTGTGCGGGCGAGGGCGCCGCGCTTCTTGCGCTCATTCGTCGGCTCTACGGTCCGGACGAGGAGATCCGAGCAACCGCTGATCAGATCCGCGTCTTCACGTGCGAGATGGAGAAGACTCGGGCGGACGTGCTCAAGAAGAGCCTGGAGTCCATCACCTACGCGATTGCGAAGGACACCCTGGTGGGCGACGCGTTCCGCGCGATGTTCGAGCGCACCGCGAACAAGACCGGCGTTGGGCTCCTCTACCTGAACCCTCCCTACGACACTGACCCGGTGCACGGTCGGCTGGAGCAACGGTTCCTGGAGCGCTTCACGCGGGCGCTGACAATGGGCGGCGTGCTGCTCTTCGTCGTGCCCTTCTACGCGCTCAAGGCATCGGCCGAAACCCTTGCGCAGGAGTACCGCGACGTGCGGTGCTTCCGTTTCCCGGGTACCGACTTCGACATCTACCGTCAGGTGGTGCTCATCGCCAGCAAGCGTGAGCCTCTCCTCGTACCTGATCCTCAAGTGCTCGCGCAAGTCCAGGAGTGGGCGGCCGATGCGTCTACGTTGCCCGAGCTTCCCCCGGAAGGCTCCGAGCCGCTCTACTCTATCCCCATCGCCAAGCGCCACTACGGCGGCCTCAACGAGTGGGAGATCCGTCCGGTGGACCTCACGGGTATTCTCGCGAAGGTGCGCCCGTGGTCCTATTCGACGCGGACGGGCGTGACCCTTCCGATTCCCGGTGTGCTTCCGGACGTGCCTGTCCAGGAACTCATGCTTCGGACGTATCCGCTGGCGGTCCCCCCGCGCCCTGCGCACATCGCGGCCGGTATCGCGTCTGGTCTGTTCAACGGTGCTCGCATCGACGCGGACGAAGGTGTGCTCCCTGCGCTGCTCGTCAAGGGCGTCTTCGACCGGGAGTACAAGACAATCGAGGAGAAGCAGAACAAGGACGGCGAGATCACTACCGTCATTCAGGTTCAGCAGCCCAAGCTCGTCGTCACGGTCCTGGATCTGGAGACCCACAAGTACCACGTGCTATCGTCGGGCACGGAAGCAACGGGCTCGAAGGACGTTGCCTCGATGAACGTCGCGGATCTCCTGGCGCACTACGGCGACAGCCTCATGGACGTAATGAAGCGCCAGTGCCCGGTGCTCTACGATCCGCGCCGCGACGGGGACTCGATCACTCTCGCCTCGTCGCCCCGCAAGCTCTTCACGGCGCAGACCCACGTTACCAAGGCGCTCGTGAAGATCTTCGGCGGTGCGAACGCCCCCAAGAGGGTCCGTCGCGGCCGCAGCGCGATCCTGCTTGGCGAGATCGGTTCGGGCAAGTCCACGGTGTCTCTCATGGCGGCGCGGACGGTCGGCGCTCATCGTCCGCTCATCATGTGCCCGCCGCATCTTCTCGAAGGCTGGAAGGAACAGATCTCGGCTGTCGTTCCCGACGCAGAGGTTCATGTCCTGGCTGACGTGGAAGATCTGGAGCGGGTCGCGAAGATCAAGGGCGACCGGACCGTGATCTGCATCATGTCGCGCGAGGCTGCCAAGCTCTCGCACTCGTGGGAGGGCGCCGCGGGCTCGTGCCCCAAGTGCGGGGCTCCTACGCTCGGCGAGGCGGATACCCTCGCGAAGAAGCGCGTCCGCTGCTCCCATCGTCGGCTGATCGCCAAGGATCTGGTGGCTCGTGAGGCGCGTGAGCTGGCCGTCAAGCTCCTGCCGTTCGAGCCCTCGGGCACCGTGGGTTCTATCCTGCACGGCCGCTTCGATGCGCGTCGCGCCAAGCACTACGCGGAGTCTGGGGTCAAGCGGACCTTCAAGGGTCTCGGGCTCGGCACTCTCGACCGCGTAATCGACAACATCACCGACCGTGTCTTGAAGTCGGACGATGAACTCGGGCTCTCGGCGGCCGTCCAGCGGGCGATCGTGTTCTCACTGCTCGCGGCGGGCTCCGATGCGAAGATCGTGGAGGTGGCGTCGAAGCTTTTCACGGGCCACATGGAGAGCTTCTCTCGCCAGATCCTTCACCTGCTCGGGCCGGACGGCGAGGCGGCCGTCGAGACGTTCAACACCGCCAACCCTTCTCGGGGCGGGTACGACTACACGTTCTCGACGTTCCAGCGGGAGCAGGGCGATCTTCGTGCCCTCAAGGAAGTCAAGATCTACGATTCTGACATCAAGTACCAGTGGACCGATCGCGGTGTGGTGACCGTGAACGGCTACGGGCGCTACAGCCTTCACGCGGCGGTTCGTGCGCTGGAGACGCTGGCTCACGTCGGCCAGTTCGGATGGTCGCGTGAGTGCGGCGAGGAGCTGTTCGGGGCGTCCCCCGAGCCGCGTCGTGTCGCGCTTGCGAAGCACATCGTCCGCTACCACCGCGATCTCTTCGATTTCCTGATCCTGGACGAGGGGCACGAGTACGCGACGGACGGGTCCGCGCAGGAGCGTTCGGCTCATCGTCTGACGACCCTTGGCCTCCCGACGATCCTGATGACTGGCACGATCATGAACGGCTACGCCGAGTCGCTGTTCATGAACATGTGGGCGCTCTCGGCCGACTTCCGGTCCGAGTTCGGTCGGGAGGAGCGCCAGCGCTTCGTGGATCGCTACGGCTACCGGAAGCGCGCCGTCCAGGAAAAGGATCTGGAGGGCAAGGTCGTGGAGTTCGGTTCGAATTCGGACCGGGTCACGATCCGCTCGGAGCGCATCATCGGGAGCGCCCCCGGGGTGCTGCCGCTCTTCCTTCTGCGCCATCTGCTCCCGATCGCGGTCACGCTGCACAAGGCTGACCTCGCGATCGATCTCCCGGCATGCACGCAGCATCGCCATGAGGTTGAGCCGAGCCGCGAGCTTCTGTCGCGCTTCGAGGCGCTCAAGACCAAGCTCGTCACGCAGATCCGCGCTGACCAGTTCTCGACCGATGGCAAGGCCGGAAAGCTCTTCGGCCAGCTTGCCGAGCTGCCGAGCTACCTGGACCGGGCGACGTCGGACGTGGGCAACGTCGAGTCGGGCGACTTCGAGATCCGTTACCCCGAGACGGTCGATGAGGGTAAGCTCATCGTCAGCCAGCCTGGGTTCTCTTCGGACACGCTTCTTCCGAAGGAAGAGTGGATGCTCGATCTCATCGAGCGCAAGCTGGAGCAGGGCCGCAATGTGATGGTCTTCTCCTGGCACGTCGCGCTTCTGCCTCGGCTCGCGCGGCTCATCGAGAAGCGCACGGGCGAGAAAGCGCCGATCCTCTACGCGGACAAGGTTGCGACGGGCAAGCGCCAGGACTGGATCAACCGCGAGATCCTCAAGAAGGGGCGCCGCATCCTGGTCACGAACCCTGTCGCGATTCAGACCGGCTTGAACAACCTGGTGCATTTCTCGGCCGAGATCTGGATGGAGAATCCTGGCTGCAACGCGATCACGTTCCGTCAGGCCATCGGCCGCGTTGATCGCATCGGGCAGACTCGGGACACGGAGATCCACGTCCCGGTCTACAAGGGCACTCTCCAGGTGGCGCTCTACGACCTTCTCATGAAGAAGGTTGCCGTCTCGGTCTCGACGGACGGCCTTGACCCCGAGTCCGCGCTCCAGGCGGCGGGGCTCGGAGAGGACGAGTACCTTGCGGGTCTGTCGATCGGCAAGCAGCTCTGGTCGATGATCGGCGGCATGGGCGAAGTCGTCCCTTTGGACTCTCGGCGCCGTAAGGCGTCGCCCACCGCGAAGGTCGGGACGTGACCGATCGCGAACTTCGGCAGCGTGAGCTGGTGGCCAAGCTCGTGGACCTCGCCACGCTCGAAGAGCAACCGCACTGGAACACCGCGCACCCCGAGTTCAAGAGCTACCGCGTCCAGCTTCGGGGAAGGGTCATCGGAACGGTCGAGCGCACGACCGAGGTGACGTTCCGCAAGGCGGGGCGGCTCCGGTACGGAGAGCGCGAGATGCGCAGCCCGCGCTGGCGCTACGAGGCCCCAGGGCTCAACTCGGCTCGTCTCCGGTATGGCTCGCGCAAGCAGGCCGTGGAAGAGTTGATCTACCACCTGGTCATCCACGGCAAGATCAGGCGGTAATCCGAGCACTTACAGGAACCCCCGGGACAGGTTGATTCTGGCCGGTCTCGGGTTGTAGTAGGGGTATGAGCACCCGCACCGTTGGCACCCTGTTCGTGGACGTGACCGATCGCAGCGACGACGACCGCCCGCACTTTCATGCGGAGCTGGCCGAGGAGTCGTACGCGAAGTGCGGCCTCCGCGCCTTCACGGGCTCGGGCGGCTTCGACCACATCACCGGAGAAGGCGACACCGCCAAGGAAGCCGTCGCCGACGTGGCGAAGGTGCTCAAGAGCCTCAACCTGACCGGAACCCTCAAGGTGCGGAGCTGAACATGGCCACCATCCGAGTGTCGTACCAGTCGATCGACCGCTTCACGCAAACGAAGACGTACAAGACCCTCAAGGGGGCGCAGCGCTTCGCTCAGCATTGGGTCGGTGCGCATCCTGAGATCGGTACCGGCTACGCCGTCAGCGGTGACGGCGTTGGCAAGATCACGGTCATCGGCGCGACCCTACATGAACTCTTCCCTCGCGAAGATGAGGGGGAGTTGCTGCGCCAGTCGAAGTCTGCCGATGAGGCGTGGGCCGAAGATCCAAACAACGTGACGGAGCACTGACATGGCCAGCAACCTGCGCAACCGCCCCAAGAAGCCCGCACGCGCCCGTCTGGACGCGGACGGGACCGCGGAGCCCCTGACCCACTTCGTGGGCGTCAACACGGCGCCCAAGGGCGCCTGTCTGTCTCCGGATGATGCTGTTCCCACCGCCCTCGTGGACGAGGGCGGTGCGCGCACTCCTCTTGCGGCGCAGGGCACTCCTCCGGTCCCCATCGTGGAGGTGGAGCCCGAGTCCAAGATGTACCAGATCGCCGACTTCGACGGTCTGCGCAACCGCTTCACGAACTATGTGCTGGAGCTGGAGCGCCTCGCTCAGGAGGTCGAGAAGCACATGACCATCCTGAGGCTCGTCGAGAAGGGCGACCCGAGCTTCGGGCCGTCATCTCTCGCGTACGTCAGGGGTCAGTTCCAGACTCGCCTAGACGTGATCCACAAGCTCTCGCAGGTGACGCGGAAGCCGTGACCTCTCTTGCACTGCGCGCAGACAGAACGTCTGACGCGTGGTGTAAGAGAGGGACATGATGACGACTTTTCCACAGCCACGGAGCGTTGAAGAGGCGCTCCAGCGCAAACGACTGATCGCTGACGACGTCGTTCGCGTGCAGGCTTTGCTCAAGGACGAGTCCCCGACCGCCGAAGACGGACGCATCATCACCGATCGACGCGAGCGCAACGACTTCCGTCAGAAACTCAAGCACACCCTCGCCCAACGCTACGAAGAGACGCGGTTCTTGAAGGACTGGCTGCGTCTGCACGCGACGCGCAAGCCAAGCGAGTGGGATATGCTCGGTCGCGCCTACCGCATCCTCACCACCCTTGAAGACCGGGGCGTGCCTCTCGGCGAGGACGGAGCAGGTCTACTCGCCGATCTGGAGATGCACGTCCCGCATGTCCACCTCGTCGGCGGCGGTGAGTTGAAGACGGCTTAAAAAATGAAGGCCGCCTTTCGGCGGCCTTCTGGAACCCAGGGTCAGGGGGGGATGACCTGGGGCTCGTGGGACGGGAGGTTGCTCTAACCCGTCCAGGCTGTCAAATGAATTCTTCTGCGCGCGGTCAGGAGGTCGGAGTGCTCTGTACGAACCGAATCGTCCAGAGGTCGCTCGCGAGGTTCGAGTCGAGCAGGTACGTGTACGGCATCGTGAAGTAGCCCTTCTGGCCCCAAGCGTCGCCCCACGAGTTGCGAACGATGAAGCGCTGCGAAGCGTTGTCGTAGCCCACGCAGAGGACTGCATGGCCGCCGAGGACCGACTCGCTCGATGCGGGCATGTTCAGGACGCCCGTTGAGGCGACCTGCGCGCTCTCGAAGCTGTCGTAGACGGTGAAGCCGAAGACAACCGGGTAACCGCTTGCGAGGCAGCCCTGGATCTGCGAGAGCGACTGCGCGACGCTCTGGTAGCTCGTCGCGAGGTGCTTGGCAGCGTTCGCGTAGCAGTTCTGCGGCGGCTGGTCTGCGAACTTCGTGATGTCGTAGGTCCAGAGATCCTCAGAGCACGCGCCCTGCGTCGCGACGCTCTTGATGCCGTCACGGATCTGAGCGCCGGCGTCTTGGGAGACGTCGCCCTCCATGACGCGCTCGTTGTAGTAGATGAAGAGACGGCTCGGGCGCCACACGTGCGCGACCTTCTCCTTGATCTGGTCGAACTCGAAGGCCGCACCGATCGCGTTCGCGGTGCACGAGCCGAGCTGTCCCTGGTCGTAGACCGCGGGGCAGTGCGGGCGCAGATCCACGGACTCGGGAAGGGACACGAGAACGGCCGGCGGAGCGGCATAAAGGTGGTCCCGGTGGTCCGGGAGGTCGGGCTTCCAGCCGTAGCGCTGAATCTTCCTGGGTTGCATGGCAGTCTCCTTGAGGGAGGACCGCCAACAAGAGGACTAGCCGGTGTACAGAGGAAGGCGGCTGTAGCTCAGCGAGGTTTCCAAAGCCCGGCGCCGGGTGAGTAGGGCCGATGGAAGAGCACCCGGTACTTAACCGGGGTGGTCGGACGTTCGACTCGTCCCAGCCGCTCTCAGATCGTGGCGCTCGTTCCCACCATCGCGCCCTTGGCGGCGTCGAACATCTGACGGAGCACGTGCGCTTCCCCGAGGGCACGCACGAACACATGCGGACCCCCATGTTGAAGGACTTCGTCCGCAGCGAAGGGGTGCTTGGACATGAGCGCCAGGTTGTGGAATCGGCCCTCCTCCAACTCCGTCCCGGTCTGCGTGCCCACCTTTCGGATGAAGTACAGGATCTCCCGGTAGGCGTCGATCGCCAGCGAGAAGTGCTGGAACATCTCCCCCTGCATGAGGTCGTCACCCGAGGCGGCGCCTGCGGCCAGGGCGTGAAGGGCGTCCTCAAGTACCTTGAATTGCCCTTCAACCTTCTTCGGGTTGGTCGTGAGCGCCAAGACCTTGATGGCGTACCTTCTCCACACACGTGAGACGATGTCCATACCTGCTCGCCCCCAAAAGAAGAATCTATTAGGCCCAGATGGGGTAGGGACGCATGGATCTGCCGACGATTCTCCAGGGGGTCGCTTCTGGTCTGCTGACGGGTGGCGCGTCGGCGGGAACGACCTTCCTTGCCGTCTTCAAGGACATCAAGAAGCGGATAGCCGACCTTGAGAAGGGCTTGGGGGACAACGACTCCGAGCCCCCCACGGGTCTCCACGGCACGGTAGACCAGCTCTCCAAGTCCCTGAGGGCGCTCAGGAACGAGATCGAGTCTTGGCGAGACTCGCCCCCGGACTGGCTCATGCGTATCGCGCAGCGCGCGAGCCGCAGCTCGACGAGCAACGAGATGCTCCACGAGTTCGAGGATCGCATCTTCCAGCGTCTCAAGCGCGTTGAGGAGGACCTCGACCGCCGTGAGGACAAGCTCCACGACGAGATCGAGAAGAGCAGCCCGGAGTTCAAGGCGTTCGTCAGCCGCGAGGAGTACGAAGAGGACTCCAAGCGCCGCGCTCTGGAGATCCGCAAGATCCAAGAGAACCTCAAGTCCACCAACTCGTTCCTGCGAGGGGTGCTGGCGGCTCTTGGGTACATCGATCCGGAGCCGCCCAAGACGGGCGACACGAACCCAGAGATCCGTCCCGTTCCGCGACAAGCACCTGTTCCGCGCCCGCAGACGCCGATCAGGCCGTTCACACCTCCACCCCTCAAGAAGAAGTGAGCCCTAGCCATGGCGATCACCCCTGAAGAACGCGAGTCCATCAACGCCCTGGTCGATGAGTCCAGGGAGACCGAGGAGATCGCCCGGAAGCTCCACGAGCACCTGAGCCACAAGGGGACCAACGGGAAGGCCAACGGGCATCACCACTCCACGGAGCGCCTGCACGCACTTCTCGCCGAGATCCCGCCGCTTCTCGGTGTTGAAGCAGATAGATGATCCTGTACCCGCTCGACGCGAACGAGATCTTTCCGCTTCTGTTCCAAGGTTCGGTTCCGCCTCAGGGACCCATTCTCCGTGAGATGGGTTTCTCAGCCGTCGTTCTCTGCGCCGACGAGAGCCAACCGCCTGCTTGGAAGTTCGAGGGCATCGACGTCATCCACGCCCCCAACGACGACAACCCGGTGCGCCCGCCTACGCGCGAGGAGCTGGACATCGCGGTGAAGGCCGCGAAGCAGGTCGTCAAGAGGGTCCTGGCGGGCAAGAAGGTGCTCGTCACGTGTATGGCCGGCTTGAACCGCTCGGGCCTCGTCAACGCGCTTGCGCTCCACATGCTGACCGGATGGGCGGGCACCATGTGCGTTGACCACGTCCAGGCGAAGCGAGAGGCGGCACTCTGCAACCGCTACTTCGTGGAAGTGATCTGCAAGATCCCCGCAAGGGTCCCGAACCCCCAAGAGAAGACGGTCCTCCAGGCCAGTCGCCGGTTCACCCTGCGTTGAGGGGCGCGCCAGGGCTTCTGTCGAAAGCCCGCTGGAGAACGGCCCGCAGCTCCGCCCGGTTCGTGCCGTCGTACCGGAAGACATTCGGGTGCTCCAGAACCCCGCCTCGGGCGTAGCCGGCGTTCCAGAGCTGCGCCACACAGACCACGAGACCTCTCGGGCGCACCGCGAGCCACTTCGTGAAGTACGGCGGGTAGTCGTCCACGAGCACGCGGCCGTACACGAGGGACTTGTCTCCCGAGACCGTCACCAGCGCGTCGGGCAGGTTCTTGTGGCACCACTCGGCCTTCTCGGTCCACGCGCTCGGCGTCGAGGTCGGCCCCTTCGTGAGCACGTGCAGACGGAAGCCCACCGTGCGCAGTTCGTCCACGACCTCGAACCCCGTGGGCAGCAAGTGCAGGTTGCGCCAGAAGCCAGGCTGATTCTGGATCAGCTTGCGCCGAGCTTCGAGGTACGGCGGCTCCACCCCCTCTTCGAAGCGACCCGCATAGCTCTTCTCTTCTGGCGCTTGCAACGTCCGCATGGCTGCCTTCATGGCCGCGTCATAGTCGGCGATGGTCGAGTCTAGATCGACAAGCGCGAGTTGGTCATTCGGTCCCATGGGCAACCTCTACACCGGGCGGTCCGTGCTCGGCCATGTACGCGTTCGAGTACCGCGGGTCATCTGTGACCTCTTGGCCTAGCCAATCTGGAGTCGAGGGAAGCGGCTCGTCTTCACGGTGTAGCTCGATCTCAGCAAGCCAGAGGCCGTTGAAGTCTCCGTCCAGGAACTCGTCGATCTCCCAGCGGTGCGCCTGATACCGCTTCTTGTGGATGACGCCGAACCGTACGAGGCAGAGTAGCCCTTCCGCCTCATCTACCGGGATCTTGTAGTTGAACTCCGACCGGACAAGAGTGCCCTTGCCTTTGATGGTCAGCTCGGCGGCCCGCACGTTCCCGTGCGTCTTGATTCGCACGCGAACCCACGGGTCCTTCGTGAGGTACCCTTGCACGATCTCCGTGTAGTCGGCGCTCTCTACGTGCAACAAGGCGCGATTGACCAAGAACCGGCGTTCGATCTCGACTCCCATTCCGGTGCCTAACACCAGTGCGGTGTAGATCCAGAGCATGATCTGCAAGCAATGTCAGGACGCGGGTCTCAAGAGCATGGTCTACCCGGGTGTGTCGTACACGACAGCGGCGGCCATGCAGCACTACTGGGACGAGGAAGGTAAAGAGCACGTGCACAACCCAAACCATAAGAACTCCAGGTACTCCTGTTCGCAGGGGCACGAATGGACCGAACGAGGTCCAAGCAGCAAGTGCCCCGCGTGCGACTTCGGGCACACCTCGGGTCAGCCGTGAACACCGCCTACGAGCACGATACCGAGTGCGGGGCTCCGTGCTCCAAGTGCCGGCGCGAGGACTGGTCGTGCCCCTACATGGGCATCGCGTGCGGGCTCGCGCGTGACGCTCATCTGTGCGACCGTTGCGACCCAAACGCCTGCCCAGAGTGCCGGGCAACGCAGGGGCACGACTTCACGTGCTCGCAGCACCCTCGGGCTTCTGCTTCGAAGGGATAGGGACGTTGCGTCCGCCGATGCGGCGCTGATGGACGAAGGTCCGTACGCCCTGGCGGAACTTGGACCACTGGTTGACCGTGAGGCGAGCCTTGATCTCCTCCTCGGTCACGGAGCCGTGGAAGTTCCAGGCCCCTCCTGTGGTGTTGTGATGCCGCTCGTAGGCCCACAGCATGAAGAACTTGCCGCCGCGCTCCTCGAATTTGTAGAGGATGTTCTGGAGGGGCTTCTTGTTCCGAGGGACGCCCCGGTTAGCGTGTGGGTTCGGCTTGCCCACTCTTGCCCCCGTAGCCGAACTTGGCCCAGAGCTTCTGCTCGACGTAGGGGGAGCAGAAGGCACGGACGTTCCCTCCGTGTGAGGCGATCTCCTTGATGATGCTCGACGAGACGAAGCTCACGTTCGGCTCGGCGGGCAGGAAGACCGTCTCGATGTCGCTGGCCTGTGTCTTGTTCGCGAGGGCGATGGTCAACTCGTACTCGAAGTCCATCGCGGCGCGAAGGCCGCGGACGATGATGTTGGCACCCCGGTCTCGGCAGAAGTTCACGAGCAGGCCGTCGAAGCTCGTGACCTCGATCTCCCTCGCTGAAATGAGGGGGCCGCACGCGTGCTTGATCAGGTCGATCCTCTCTTGAATGTCGAAGAGGACGCCCTTCTTCGAAGCGTTGCGACCGATGGCGATGATGAACTTGTCGAAGAGCGGCACCGCCCTGTGAATGATGTTCTCGTGGCCGGTTGTGATGGGATCGAACGAGCCTGCGTAAACGGCGATCTTGTTCATGTCAGACCTCTACGGTGGATACCCAGCAGGCGCGCTCGTTGTTCCAGACGATGGGCACCCTCTTGTTGTCGCAGATGACGAACCAGCTCTTCGAGTCCTTGCGCATCTCGGTCATGCACCATCCGCCTTTGGTCGAGCGAATGAGCACCGTACCGCCCTCGGCCAAGGTCCAGTCTGCGTTGAGCGGACCGCCATTGGGGACGTATACGATGCAGTTGCCGTACTGCGCCCACTCCTTGGCGCCGATGCTGTCCTTCGGGTCTTGGGGCTCGATGGGCAGATCGGTCCGGACGGGCATCGCCCCGATGAACTCCTCCTCTCCGACGTAGACGACTCCCGCCTGGATCACGGGGGCGTCGGATTCGTCGGAGGAGTCCTTGGTCATGGCTGCTTGTCGAAGAGCTTGGTAGCGTCGAAGTTCTTCGTGAGGTACGCGAACATCCCGTCGTACTTGCCCGTAGCGGCGGTGCGGTCGTTGTCGAAGAAGGCTCCGAGGGCAACGGTGGTGTTGGCGGAGAGGGACAGCGTCACGCCTGTGTAGAGGTCACTCACCTCGCTTACACCGCCGAAGTAGTCGGCGACGAAGCCGATGCGGTCGAACAGGAGCGGTGACTCGTACGCGGCCATGACCGCCTGCTTCGCCCCGGTCGTGAACGGGAAGCTGCCGTAGAAGACGGAGCTGGAGCCGGTGTTGTCCCCGAACCCGAGCGTCAGCCTGCCGGCGGGACCGAGGGTCTTCGTGGCCGAGACGAACAGGAAGTTCATCGCGGGGAAGGCCGGGGAGACCTCCATGACGCCCACGGCCACGCTCGGCGAGTAGGTGCCCTCGGTCACGAGGCCGAGCTTCGCGTTGAACACGGGCTTGACCGTGTCGAGGGCGTACGGGGTGATGACGTCGAAGCCGACCTCAAGACCTCCGAAGGACACGCCGGAATCTCCGTACGCCCAACGCGGCAGGAGGCCGGTCTCGATCCCGAACCACGAGGCCCCTGGCGTGACGTGGCCGGGGGAGAAGTTCGTAGACGTGTACGCGAGCAGGCCCACGCTGCCGAGCACGTGCGCCTCGCCGTTGGGGGAAAAGACGACAGCCGAGGGGTACGCCCACGCGGTCGATGGCAGGAGAGCGAGGGCGATAGTGAGTTGCAGGTATAGACGGACTGCACTCCGATTCAGTTTAAGATTCATAGGGTCTCGAAGCGTGCTCGGATCTCGCGGGCGAGTTCCTGGAAGGCCACCGTCGAGGCGACGTTCGGTTCCCAGGTGATCTCACGCTCGATCAGGTTGTAGGTCTGGGCGATGCTGGCGCCAATGGACTTGCCCTCGGCGTCGCGCTGACGGCCGACGAGCCAGAGCGTGTCGGCCATGGTCAGCACAGCGGGGATGTCGTGCGTGACGACGAGGATGGTGTTCTCCTCGTTGAGGGCCGCGACCTGACGGATGAAGTTGCAGACGACATCCTTCATGATCGGGTCGAGGCCGGTCGTCGGCTCGTCGAGGATCAGGTAGTGCTCGGAGCAGAGAAGCTGTTGCGCGATGGCGACGCGCTGCCGCTGGCCGCCCGAGAGCTGCGCCGGGTACACGTCCCACTTGTCTTCGAGTTCGAACTTCTGGAGGTAGTCGAGGGCCTTTGCGCGAGCGGTCGCATCATCCGCCCCGGCCATCTTGGCAGCGACGATGAGGTTGCCGGACACGGTCCGGTGGCGAAGCAGTGGGTAGTTCTGCGGCACGTACCCGACGAGCCCCGCCCTGACGGGGGTGGCCTTGGACGTCACCGTCACCTGCCCCGAGGTCGGTTCCTGGAGGCCCGCCATGATGCGCGAGAGTTGCGTCTTACCGACGCCGCTCGGACCGAGGATGCCGACGATCTGCCCCGTCACGCAGTTGGGGCGCACGATGTCCCTCACGTCCGCGTTGACGTTCGTGAGCACGGGCTTGCCGTCGTAGGACAACGAGACGTTGCGGACGCTTAGCAGCACGTCGCGCAGCTCGTACGGTTGCATTGTCATTCGATCCTCACCGTGCACGCCTTGAGAATGGCCCCGCAGCACACGAGGGCCTTCGCTTCCTTGCCCGCGGGGTTCTTGCCGGTGGCCCGGTAGTAGATCCCGTCGTCGTCGGAGCAACCCTCGAAGCCGGTCGCAACCCCCGAGTCGTAGACGTGGATGTCGGACCACCCTTCCGTTTCGAGGGTGTGGGTTGCGGCCGTTGGATCGTCGGCGGCGGCGACTGCGGCGATGATGCCCACGATGCATACGGCTGCGAAGCCGGTCAGGTAGACGAAGTTGGCGCTGCTACTCATCGGCGCTCCAGGGTCAGGCTGGCGTACGGGCAGATCACACGACGCAAGAGCAGGATCAACCAGTCCTGACAGAAGCCGATGCCGAGCACGATGAGCTGGACAGCGGCAACGGCCGCGAGCTTGAGGTGCTTGTCCTCGGCGAGCATCATCGCTCCGAGGCCGCCTTCGAAGCGCACGAGCCCTTCCACCATCGTCAGCATGAGCAATCCCATGGCTGCGTTCTGGCGGATGGTGTCGAGCACGGCATCGAAGCGGCCGATGACGACGACCTCCCAAACTGAGCCCCACGGTCCCATGCGGAGCGTGCGGGCGTGATCGAATTCCTCCCGGGGGATGCTCTCGACGACTTCGTTGAGACTCGTGATGAGGAAGGTGCTCATCCCGAAGACAAGGAGCGCGACCTTGAGGCCGTGCCCGCCGCCGAACGTGATCGTGAAGAGGATGACGAACCCGGTGAGGCTGAGGAACCGTGCCTTGCAGAACGCGTGCACGAGGGGGCGCAGCGCGGGCAGGACGGTCAGGTACGCGAGAGGAACCGTGAGCAGGCACGAGAGGGCGATGGCCTGGAGGTTCGTCGCAAGGCTCACGTAGAGCTGGAAGACGAGCCCTTGCTGGAAGAGGGCGGGGAAGGCGTCGAGAACCTCCCCGGGGCTCGGGAGGACTCCTCCCGAGTTCATGGCCCAAGCCCCGAGGAAGAGGAGAACCGTGACGATGACCATGCCCCGCTGCACGGAGGCGGGCGGGTGCCCGTTTGGCCTCCAGGCTTCCTGGAAGCCCCAGAGGGGCGAAGCCCGGCGACTTTGAATCGCCGCCGGACTCGCGGGTGCGGTGGGGATGGAGTTGGCCACTAGTTCCCCATGAGGATTTCGACGCGCCGGTTCTTCGCCTTGCCAGCCTCGGTCTCGTTGCTGGCGATCGGCTTGTCCTGCCCGTACCCATGCACGGTGAAGCGCGTGGGCGGGAAGTTCGAGGCGGACTGCTTCATGAGGTACTGGCGCACGGCGTCAGCCCTCTGCTGCGACAGGGTCTTGTTGAACCCCGGGTCCCCGGTGTTGTCCGTGTAGCCGTCGATCTCGATGAGCAGGTCGGTGATCTCCGTGTTCTTCGTGATCTGGCTGAGCGCCGTGTTCGCATCGGGCGTGAAGGTGGCCTTGCCCGTGTCGAAGTTGATGGCCCACGCCTTCTTGGAGACGAGCTGCGTGATGCCCTCGTTCTGGTCATACTTGGGCAGGTCCGCCGTGGTCGTGGCCGTCGAAGTGGCGGCCAGCGCCTTCACGTAGGACGTGTCGAGGATGGCGCTCGTCGGCGGGTAGTTCGGTACGAGCTTCGGGTACTGTTGAACGACGATGTCTCCGAAGACGCTGTAGGTCGCGTCGAACAGGTTGGCCGCGCCGGGAGCGAGCCCGAAGATCTGCATGTCGTCGGCGAGGTTCGAGACCGACGACCCGCCGAGCTGCACCTGGAGGCCGGTCGCGTCAGCTTCCGTGACCCCCTTGTAATACTTCTCCCAGTAGGCGGCGTTCTCCTCGGTCGAACCGTGGTAGACCGCAGCGCTGATCGCAGCCGCCTTCGAGAGAGCAGCCGGGTACGAGCGCACCTGGTCGGCGCCGTCGAACGCGGCCTGGAGCATGCCCTTGACCGCGTCCGGGTGAGCGGCGTCCCACTTGTGGATGCCGATGAGGGCGCAGGGCATCTGAGCGCGGTACTCCTTGGTCGAGACGATGGAGACGAGCCCGCCCTTCTTCTGCGCGACGTTCACGTCACCGGGGGTCCAGGTCACGACGCCGTTGACGCAGACGTGCTTCGTCTGGCCGGTGCGCTTGCCCTGGTGGACGACGGGGCGATCTTCGCAGGTGCCCGTGATGTACTTGGTCCCCGCCTCGATGTAGTCATTGGCGTTGAGCCAGTTGAGCGCGTCGGGGTCGAACGTCGTCTCGTCCGGGTTGTTGGGCAGGTTGTTGTCCGCTGCCCACTTCATGGCCACGTTCCAGTCGCCATCGCGGAGCACGCCCGCGATGAGGGCTCCGTCGCCTGTGACGGCCGCCTTGGGGCTCTGCTTCCAGGCGGGCGGCCCCATGAGCTTGTCCTCGCCGCGCGAGTAGCCGAGCACGCCGACGACTTCGGCCGTGCAGTCCTTGCAGATCTTCGTGAGGAGCGGATTGATCCCGGCGAAGAACGCGGCGGTACCGTCGCCCATGAGGGTGATGAAGTGCACGCCCTCGGTCGTGTTGGGGTTCGACTGGTACGCCTTCGCCATCGCGAGGAGCATGCCCTGCATCTTGGTCGTGTCGTCCTCACGGGTGATGTGGACGTTCACGTTGTGCTGCGACATGAGCGAGCCGTCCGTGGTGTCCGGACCGCCGTTGGCGAACATGAAGCCCATCTGCGCGTTCCACGCCCACATGCTGACGCGCACGTCCGTGCCCTTGTGGACGGCCGTGGACCCGGGCAGGGGGACAGCGGCAACCGAAGCGTTCGCCGTCGTTGCGGCGGCCGCCGGGGCGTCCGGCAGGGCTGCGGCCTTGGGCACCTCGGCAGCATGGCCGGGCATCGCGATGACGCCCGTGCTCACGAGGTACTTGAACAGTCCGAACAGGAGCCCGAATCCGGCGAGGCCGATGAGGACCTTCGGGAGGGGCTTGAGTCGAGTAGCCATGGGGTTGTCGTCCTTCGTCCTTGTCAGTTGTGCTTGTTGAAGAGTTCCGAGATGCTGTTGGGGGCAGCATCGTCATCCAAAGGGGCAGCCGCTTCGTACGACGGGGCGACGTCGATGCGGACGTTGTTCCCGTTGCCGTTGCTGCCGTGCAGGAGAAGACTGTCGCTCTTCTTCTCCCATGCTTCGAGCTGCGCGAGACCCTGCGCCTCGAAGACGCCCTTGTCGAGGTCCACGCCGTCGATGAACCCCTTGGACATGTCCATGAAGTTCTCGATCTCGCCCATCTTCATGCCGTAGTCGTCGGCCAGCTTCTCCATGGTCATGTCGAAGAGTTCCTTCTCGTCGCCACCACCGGCCATGATCTTCTTGGCCTTGGAGAACGCGTTGTACCCGGCGAGCAGCGCGGCGCGCTCGGCGCTCTTGACCTCGACTTCGCCGTTGATGTCCTCGATGAGGAGCGCAGACGCCTCACGGTACTTGCGGAGCACCTTGAGCATCCCCTCCATCTTGTCGAGGAGACCTTGCAGGGTCAGGTTCGACTTCTCCAGGCGCCCGGCCTGGCGAGCCTGGAGCGTGAAGACGTTCTTCATGCCCGTGGCCGTCGCATCGTCCTTCACGCGCTGTTGGGCCTGTTGCATGACTTGCAGGCTGTGCACGCGCTTCTGCTCGTTGGAGCTGATCTGCTCCTTGAGCTTGCGGATCTGGCCCGAGAGGTTGGAGATCGACTGGTCCATCTCGTCCAGGCGCTTGCGCAGGCTCACGACGTAGGTCTTGAGGATGCCGATGGGATCGATCTCGATGAACATGCCGGTGATGGCACGCATGAGCGACTTGTACCCGTAGACGGCCAGGTTCCTCCACCGCGGGTCGAAGACCACGACAGCCATGAGGGCGAGAACGCCGCAGAGCGCAGCCAGCTCGATGGTGTTGGTCACCACGCCGATGAGGAACGGCAGGATGAGACCCCAGAAGTAGAGCAGGGCTCCGCCGCCCGCGATGATCGCCGCGAAGAGCACGGCGGTTCCGAACTTGCCCTCAGGACGTGAGGTCCAGGGCTTCGATGTCTCGGGCATTGGTCAGTTCCTCGGCTGCGCACCGACGTGCGCCTTCTGTGCGTTGAGTTCCCCGGCGACTTGTGCGTACGCCGCCTCGAAGCCCGCCCGGGTCCCTTCGATGCGCCGCTCTTCGTTCTGTGCAGCTTCCGTGTCCGTCTGAAGCTTGCCCTGGAGGGACTGGATCTCCGCCTGGATGGCAGCGAGCTGTTGCGTGCGGGTCTCGATGAGGCGCTGCGTGGCCTCGACCTGCGCGTTCGCGGCGTCCATCGCCTTCTTCTTGCTCGCCTCGTAGGTGGCGCTGAACTTGTCGTGCGTGGCCGTCAGCGTGGCCGTCAGACCGTCCAGGGCGTTCGCGAGATCCGCCACCGTGGTCTTGCTCGCCTTCAGGGCGGCCTTGAAGCGCATGTCCTCGCCCGGGATGACTTCCGCGAGAGCGTCGTACTGCGCCATGAAGCCCGCGTAGGCCGGCGAGATGGCCTTGGCCAGCTCACCACGCAGATACTTGAGCGAGCCCTCATCCGCCTGGACGGGAGGGGGCGCCGCAGGCGTGCGGGGAAGCGTCGAGAACGACGACATAACCGGCACGGGGGTGTTCCGCGCAGGAGGCGGCGGAGCGGCGGCCGGAGCCGGTTGTGCGGCGTGCGTGGGCTCGGGAGTCTCCTCCACGAACATCCCCTTCAAGCCGCCGAAGAGTCCCTTTCCCTTGTCCGACACGCTGCCCTGCCTTTCTTGGAGTCGTCCCTCTACATGAAAGAGGGCGGCGGGAAAACATCCCGTCGCCCTCTGGTACTACACCGATCGGGTGTACCGACCGACCACGAAGTGAGTCAGATGCGGATCTCGACTTCCTTCATCTCGACCTTGCACTCGATCTCGTTGCCATCGACCTTGATGTTCATGGTGTTCTCGTCGATCGACGCGAACTCCTGGAACCAGACCTGGCCCACGACCGTCACGAACGTCGCCTGCGCGACCTCGAAGATGAGCTGGCGGGCCTTCTCGATCGATGCCTTCTTCTGGACTTCGAGCCAGTTCTTCAGGGTCTCTCCCTGGTCCTTGGCCTTCGTGTACGCAGGGCTGGCCAGGAACGTCTCGACTTCCTTCACGGCGTCGGCCATGAGGGCGCCCGGGGCGTTGAGCTTGGGGTTCTTCAGCCATTCGACCGTGCCGTCAGCGGCCTTCTTCATGATCTTGGCCTGAACGTCGGCGACCTTGGGGAGCGACGACAACCCCTTGAGGCTGACCTTCAGCTCCTTGCCAACGTAGACGTCCGTCGTCGGGGCCTGCGTGGTCTTGGGCGGCTGGTAGCCGTTGTAGTCCGTGATGCCCTGCTCCTTGAGCCAGGTGGCAGCATCCGCGCCGTACTGGTCCACGTAGCCCTTGCTTTCCTTCGCAGGGAGCAGGGACTTGGCGTAGTCCTTGAAGACCTTCTGCGCGGCCTGAGCCTTCGTCAGGTCGTAGCTGCGCTGGAAGAAGTCCTTGGCGCTGAGGGTCTTGACCATCTGCCGGTTGATGACCGGCAGCTTGCGGAGGTCGAGCAGGACATCCCACGTGCCGTGAACCATCGACTTGACCCCGTTCTTGTCGATGACCCCTTCAGCGAGAAGCTTCTCGAAGGTGCCCGTCGAGATGCGCGCCGGCAGCGTCTCGATGTTGATGAGGCCATCCTTGATGACCGCGTAGTTGCGGAACTGGAAGCACTCGAAGTTCGCAGGCACCTTCTCCGTCCCCTTGGGGGCCGTCTTGAGGCGCTTGGTCAGATCGATGGTGACCTGGTGCTTGACCCTCATCGAGACGTTCGGACGGTCCTCGTTGAAGGTGAGATCGAGGATCGGGTAGCCGCCCGGCTGCTTGACGCGCACGGGCTTGAGAGCCTCGGGCTTGTTCGCCAGCTCGGCGATCTTGTCGGTCAGCTCCTTGATCTTCTTCGAGTCCTTCACGCCCTTCATCTCGGCGGTCAGACGCTCGATCTCGGCCTGCTCGTCCGAGTCGAGCTGGTCGGACGCATCGACGCGCCCACGGCCGATCTTGCTGTACTTGAACTCCGGAGCGTCGAGCAGCACGGTCGCCAGGTCGTCTTGCTGGAGGAGGTTCAGCACGTCGAGCACGGTGAAGGCGTCCTCACGGGGCACGCGCTTCGGATCGTAGCCCTTGACGAGCCGCAGCTTCGGCTCGAACGCCGCCTGCTTCGCGACGTCCATGAACTCGCTGTACTTCTGCTTGCCGAAGCACACGCTGAACTGCTCGATGTACTGCACGTCGCCGAGCACCTTGAGCAGCGGGTAGACGACGTCGGGCTTCATGCGGACCGCGAAGAGACTGACCGCAGCGTAGAGCGCGGCGGCCTGCGCCGAGTCCTTGTAGTCCACGTCGCCATCGCCCTTGCCGATCACGGAGGGCGAGAGGTAGTAGACCTCGGACAGGTCTTCCGGCACAGCGATCTTGCCGCCCTCGATTCCGAACGTGACGAGGTCACCGCCCGAGAGAGCATACGCGAAGCCGCCGATCTGGTCGCCCTTCACCTCGACCTCGATGCGCTTGGCCGTCGTGACCTTCTTGTGGATCGCCGCCTCGATGAGCGGCTCGTACCGATCGAAGGTCTCGGCGAAGATGAACGTACCGCCCGCCTTCTCGGCCATCGACGTGAGCAGCGGACGGTCGGCGTAGTAGCCGTACTCCACGATCGTGACCGACTGGACCTTCGTGCCCACGTCCTCGATCACCTTGAGGATCTCGCCACGGCTCCACTGGTTGTCGCAGCCGTCGCTCATGAAGTAGAGCGAGGTCGCGCGACCCTTGTTGCCCTTGGTCAGGCGCTCGGCCACTTCCTTGGCGAGAACGAGGGGCTCCTTGAAGCCCGTCATCCCGATCGGGCGGATCCAGCGATCGACCGCATCCTCGACCTTCTTCAAGTCCTTGAGCGTGGCGACCGGCTCGGCTTCGAGGAGCACGCCGCACTGCCCGCGACCCGAGAACCAGATGACGGTCAGCGTGTCGCTCTCCTTGAGCGACTTCGGCAGCTTCCGCTTCACCTGGTTGGCGACCTTCGGCAGGTCGTAGGTCATGCTGCCGGAGCAGTCGATGACGTAGATGTGGTCCGTGGGGACTTCGACAGCCTTCGCCACCGCGGGCGCGGCTTTGCTGATCGGCTGCCGCACGAGATACATGTCCTTGGAGATCTTGTGGCTACTCGGCGTCGTCATGGGTATCCTCTCGGGTCAGTTCACTCACCTATGGTACCTACACCGCTGGCGTGTTCTTCAGGAGTGAAATCGCCCCATGGGGAAAGACCCGCAGGAACACGGGGCTTCCAAGGAATGGACGGCCGCAACCTGAAGGTCGAAACGGCCGTCCGCTACGATCTGCTACAAAACAAGGGGTGAAAACCTGAAGAAGGTTACCGGGACGCCGCCTCCTTGCACTTGACGCAGCGGGCGCGGACGCCTCCCCAACTCTCGGCCTCGTGTCCGCATTCGAGCAGCACGCGGTCGGCCTGAAAGAGGTTGCCGTGATACGCGACCGTGCCCACGACCTTCCGGAGCGGAGCGCCCTTCTTGCGTTCGCTCAGTCCTCCCGGGCCGATGCTGCCCCCGGTCTCCATCTTGCGCTTGCTGATCCAACCCATGTTCGCCTCCACCTGGTAGACGGGAGGCGTTGCATCGCCGCCCTCGCCTAGCTGTGTCGGGCGTCTCAGGGGTCAGCGAAAATCGGTAGGTGGGAGACCCACTATCTTGCGGAGCGTGTCTTCCACGTGGTCGGAAGTGCCGTAGAGGATGGCGAAGTTGACCGTTTGCGCATGCTGACGGCTCGGCTTCTCACACACGGCCAGACCAGCACGCTTGCGTTCCTCGTACTCCAACTTGAGAGCGGCGATCCGCAGCTCGATCGAGGCGTAGTCCACGTACGGGAGCGTCGGGCGGGCCATGCCCTCAGTTACACCGAGGCGCCGCCGTCGATGATGCGCCAGAGGATGTAGTCCCACTGGCGGATGATGTCCCGCCCGCACGTGTCGCAGACGTGGAACTTGTGCTTGGCCTTGTTCTTCGGTCCCGGGATGGCGACGCACGTCCGCTTGGACTCGCGCCCGATGTCGTGGCAGCGCTCGCACTTGCCACGGGGGCAGCGCGTGTCCTGCGTGACTCGGCGTCGGCGGGCCATCGTACATACAGAGTAAACGATGAAGTACCAGCGCGCTACTCAGACTGGCAGTGTCCCCAGAACGCTACTCTGGGGACACTGTCATGAACCATCTGCCAACTTGGCGAAGAGCTTTGCGTAGCTCTTGCCGTCTGCAACCTGGATGACTTCACGGGTCTCCAGGCACAGGGCCGTCAGGTGCCCGCCGAAGCACGCACCTGTATCGATCCCCCACACTTCGACGCCCGGAGCCGGGCGATCGATGCGGGGGGTTCGTCTGCTATGGACCGCGTGACCGTAGACCACGTTCTTGGGTCCCTTCCAGAGGGACATCCAGGGAACGCAACCGGGAGGCATCGCGAAGGGGTCGTCCGAGTCACGGTCGATTCCCTTGTGCTTGCCCGTCTTCTCATCCACCCAACGGACCCGCATCACCCTGTCGGGTTCTTGTTGGTCCATCGGAACGGCCTCGAAGCCGGCGTGAACGGCCAGCCATCCTTCCGACACCTCAGCGATGAGGGGAAGGCTGTCCATCCACTGTCGCTCCTCGACTGTCAGCTCGTTCCATTCGGCGAGCCGCTCAGGATTTGGCGGAGACATCCCGTTCTTCTTCCCGGTCAGTCGCTCCCGCTCCACCCGCTGGAACCAGCGGTTGCACTTGTCCTCGTGGTTGCCCTTGATGGCAACGACCTTCCCGCTCAGTTGCAGGGTCCGCACGAGGCGAACCACTGACGCTGGGGACGGACCTCGGTCGATGAGGTCCCCCACGAAAACAAGCTGGTCCGAAGACGGCTCGTAGTTGAGGCTGTCAAGGAGCCGTTCGAGCAGCTCCAGGCAGCCGTGCACATCACCGATCGCAAAAGTACGCATTTGTCTGTCCTTTACACGGACCAGGGCAGACAAAACCGGCTCACTCGAAGAAGCTGTAGCGTGAGGATCTTCTTGAGGATCCTCTGTAGCGATCTGCTTATCGGGAACCCGGCCAACTACCTTGGTCGGGGACGTCCTTAGGTGGACGTCATTCTTGTTACGGCTCGGAGTTTACCATGAGCACCAAAGAAGACCAGGAGAAGTTGATGCCCGCCGACAACGTGAAGACGGACAAGAGGAAGCAGTCCCTCTACTTCCCCGAGGACATGCTCAAGGAGATCGCCGAGGAGGCCAAGCGTCTCGATCGCTCGCTCTCTTGGGTCGTCCAGCGCGCGTGGAAGCTCGCCAAGGGCGAGATCAAGAAGCTGCCCTCCGTTTCGGAGTGACCCCCATGCAGCCCCGAGTCGAGACGATTGGGGTCGTCGGGCTGGGGTACGTGGGCCTTCCTCTGGCCCGCGCCTTCGCTCGGGTGGGGCCTACCATCGGCTTTGACGTTAACGTCAAGAGGGTCAGGCAGCTCCAGGACCACTACTTGACGGTGACGCACAACTACACCGACCTCGCGGCCTGCACCTTCTACGTCATCGCGGTCTCAACCCCGGTAGACGAGAACAACGTCCCGGACCTCGGGCCGGTCAAAGCCGCCAGCGAGACCGTGGGCCGTCTCTTGAAGCGCGGTGATGTCGTGGTCTACGAGTCCACGGTCTACCCGGGTGTGACCGAGGAGTTCTGCGGACCCATCCTGGAGAAGGCCAGCGGCTTGATGCGCGGAGACTTCAAGCTCGGGTACTCGCCGGAGCGCATCAACCCAGGTGACAGCGAGCATGCCTTGGAGACGGTCGTCAAGGTGGTCTCCGGCGAGGACCAGGAGACTCTCGACCGTGTGGCGGCCGCTTACGAGCGTGTCGTCAGAGCCGGAGTCTACAGGGCCACGAGCATCAAGGTAGCCGAGGCTGCGAAGGTCATCGAGAACATCCAACGCGACTTGAACATCGCCTTGATGAACGAGCTGTCGATCATCTTCGACCGCCTCGGCATCCGCACGAGCGACGTACTGGATGCCGCCGGCACCAAGTGGAACTTCCTCAAGTTCAAGCCGGGCCTCGTGGGTGGGCACTGCATCGGCGTGGATCCGTACTACCTGACGATGAAGGCTCAGCAACTCGGCTACCAGCCGGAAGTCATTCTCGCAGGCCGGCGCATCAACGAGGGGATGGGCCGCCACATAGCCCTCAAAACCGTCCAGTTGATGGTCAGCACGGACATGCCCGTCCGACAGGCGCGCATCGGTATCCTTGGGTTCACCTTCAAGGAGGACTGTGAGGACATCCGGAACACGAAGGTCTTCAACATCGTGTCCGAACTGGAGAAGTTCGGGATCGCGCCCCTGGTGAGCGACCCCATCGCGGACCCCGAAGAGGTCATGCACGAGTACGGTGTCCAGCTCACCCCCATCGAGGAGATGGGCGAACTGGACGTACTCATCGTCGCGGTCGCCCACAAGGTGTACCGGGAGAACCCCGCGCAGCTCCTCACGATGCTCCGTACCGGGGGTGTGCTCGTGGATGTGAAGAGCCTCTTCCCGCCCGACGTCGGGCGTGGGATACGGTCCTGGGGCCTCTGAGGTTCTTTCAGTACGGTTGGGTAGGTATGGCCAAGAAAGAGCCCCAGATGTGCCTTGCGTGTGGAGAGCGGCCCGCGTCCCCTAGCTCGGGCACGGTTTCCCTCTGCTCCCACTGCCAGAGCCTCGCCAAGGGCTCAGAACGCGGCGTGAAGTACGAGGCCAAGGGCCGCCGGCCCAAGACCGCGACCGCGAACTAGAGGTCTACCTCGACCGGCTTGGAGCGACCGCGGGGGTTTCCTGCCTCGTCGAAGCCGGCGTGAGCAAGGAGTCCGGACACGTCGTGGTCCCCACGCACCGTGGAGTGGAACCACTTCTTCATGTCGTCCTCGGCCTCTTCGTCCAGCTCCCATTCGTTGCTTTCGAGGGAGATCTCGACCTTGTCACCGCCCGCCCAGGCGCCCGTGAACTGGACCTTCAAGGCGTAGGCGTCGCGAGGGTCGAAGACCAGCTCCACGACGTAGTTGCCCGTGTTCTTCTTGTCGATGACTTTCTCGCTGGCCGTGAGGAAACGAGAGACGACGCGTTCGGCGATCTTGGGGTTCATGGTCTTCCTCATCCGCTAACGGGACGGAGCAGGTCGCCAGGCTGGGCGACGGGCATGGGATCAGTCTTCGGGTTCCAGTTGAACCGGCACCAGTTGACGCCCTGTCGAAGGAGCGTGACCGTGCCGATGACCTTCTGATCCTTCTGACTGAGGATCTGGTAGGTGCCAGGGGGCACTATGCCTGGGGTGTCCATCTTGACGTTGACCCCTCGCGGGACGCTGAAAACCACTGTACCCGTCATGACTAGAACCCCGTGATGTTGGCGATCTGCGTTTCAGATCCGATCGTGTGCGAGTAGACCGCGATGTGCGCGATATTGCCGGTCTGGTCGAAGAGACCGAGCCAGATGCCGCCTGTTGTCGTTGTAGCAGTGATCGCGGTCACCGTGCCCGTGGCTCCTGTGTCGATGGTAGACACAAGGGTCGCCGAGGAGTTGTACCTAGACACGATCTCTGGCGACCCGAAGCCAATTGGTGCGTTGGGAGTTGCCACAAGGATTGTGGAGTCTACCCCGTCGTAGACTGTGTTGTACGCCTGCATGTTGCTCGTGTACGGAGAGGGCGAGGTCGGCAACGTGACGAAGGGGGACCCATCCGCGAAGATCTGAGCCGTGGAGCTGTTGAATGTGATGTGCGGCGAAGCGGTGTTGCCGCCAACGGACCAAAGGACGTGACTGAACGCGTATGTCAGCCAGTAGGTGGACGGGTTTCGGTTCGCGCTGTTGTATTCGGTCGCCGAAACGGTCGTGAGGGATGTATTGATCTCGAACAGTGCCTCAGTATCAGTAACCGGCCCACCGAGGTTGTTGGTCGAACCCACCCATAGGTTGCCTGAGGTTGAGTTGTAGGTGATGCTCCTGGCGTTGAACGCTGCGGAGGTTGTACCCTGCCAAAGATGCGAGTCCGTGTTCGCAGCGGTGGGGGTGACGGGCGTCGGAAACGAAGAGACAGCGGAAGCGATGTTGAACTTGAGAACGTTGGCTCTTCCCGAGATCGTCGATTGCGCGACCACATAGAGGAAGCCGCCTACCGCAACCATCCTGTTTGGCTGATTTGCCGTATAGTAGGAAATGCTCCCCCAGGTGGGGTTCAAGTAGCCCACGACCGTGAACGTGGACTGGTTGATCACAACGATTGTGTTGCTGAACGACCCTGAGGGGCACGCGTAGACGTACGTTGCGTCGGCCGCGAAACCGCCCGCTCCGTTGTTGCCGCCTGTGCCCCAGCCTGCGCCTGAGGGTACATTGACCACGGCTGCTGTCGTGCGGGCCGTAGCATGAATCACCGGGATGACCGCGGACGTCTGTTCCAAGTCTGCAACCCACACGAGGTCCGTGGACGGGTTGTAGTACAGGTCCGAGATGTCCTTGAAGAGCGTCTGCGTGTAGCCCGCAGGGGTAACATTTTGCGTCACGAAGACGTCCACGGCCACTTGAGTGTTCGCTGTCGTGGAGCCGGTCGTGAAGAGCACCTTGAAGCGATCAGGCCCGCTCGCGATCGATGCTGCAAGTGTCCAGGAAGAGGCTCCCGAGTCACCGAACTGGTCCTGCGTGTCCTGGCCGGTGATCGTCGAAACCGAGGAGTCCTTCCGCACGGAGAAGTGCTGGATGAATCCCTGCGTGACTGTTGATGCACCGATGGTCCCCGTTGCGATTCCCTGGACGGTGACCGTGTACGCCTCTCCGTTTTTCAGGATGAGGTTCGGCTCCAGCTCCACGGATTCGCCCGACGATGCTCCTGGAGTGGACCCCGTGAGGGTGATGAGTGGCAGAGACAGGTAGGTCATCAGAGCCCCCAGTATGTGTTGAGGGCCGACGATACCGCCGAGATGGTCGTGGAGTTGTGGTAGGCGTTGTAGATGAGGATGTTGCCGAGCGTGCACCCACACTCGTCGGTGAGCTTGGTCCCCCCGGAGTTGTAATACTCGTCACCGCAGACCATCATGACGTCTGTCGTCAGGGCCGGTACGGTTCCCGCGATGTTGATGACGATCGGGGAAAGCTGGACCCCACCGAAGATGACGTTGTGACCGCTGTTGCGCTGCGTCTGGCAGACGACGAGCGTAGGCCCGATCAGATACGGGGAGTTGCCAATGGCTGGCACGCTGAACCCGTGGGCGTACTCACCCGCCACACCGGGTGTGTCCCTGTCGAAAAGAGAGATGTAGCTGGACGAGTTGTCGATCGCGATCTGGAACTGAGGCCAGTTGCCCGACAGTTGATTTCTCTCGCCGATCTGGAAGATCGAGATGGGTCCTGTGCTCGCGGGGCCGGGCGGGTTGCCGAACGTGTGGAAGTCCATCACGAGGTAAACCGTGAGGTCGTTGCCACTGAGTGGGGGGTTGGTCTGAGACAAGAAGCAGTCCCGTCCACCAGAAACGGCATACCCTGCGTTGTGGTGGGGGTACCCAACACCGTTCTGACCGTTCTGCCACGAAGACGTCAACGTCAAGTCGTGCGAGTCGATGCTCAGAAGTTCGTAGGTGTTGGATGGGACGCGTGAGTTCCAGGTGTTGTTTCCCGCCGCCAAAGAGAGCGCGTGGTCTGTCCTCCACTCGACGAGCGGAGTGGGGGCGGGGACCGTGGCCCCAGAGAAGGTGAAGTACACGTCGGCTGTCACATTGACCGAGTAGGTGGTGCTCCCGGTCGTAAACACGATCGAGAACCTGTCCGGGGAGGTGCCAACGGAGGCGGTCACGGTCCAGGAGGACCCGCCCGAGTCACCGAACTGGTGCTGCGTGTCTTGGCCTGTGATGGTAGTGACCCCGGAGCTGCGCTTGATCGTGAACCGTTGTACGAATGACTGAAGCGTCAGGGTTGCAGAGCCGTAGGCGAAACCGGCGGCGACCACCCGCATTTCGAGTGTGGCGCTCCTGTTGTTCAGGAGCCCAGGCGTCGGCCAGAAGGGGGTCAGCTCCACCGACTCCCCCGACGTGGAGCCCGGAGTGGTGCCCTTGAGAGTCGTGTAGGGGAGGGGTAGGTAGCTCATGGTCAGACCAGGGTGATCCCGTAGCGAGCGCTCGCGTACAGCATGTAGTCTTTGATGCTAGTGCTGCTCAGGACGAACGGCCACACAACTTGTTCCGCGAAGGGATAGGCGATGTTCTGGGACGTGCCCTGGAACTGCGTGTTCCAGGGCGCCCCGATGTTGCCCGTCGAGGTTGTTGTGTAGCTGTTGACGTACATCGTGGCGTTGGCGCCAGTGTCGATCGTGAACAGGAGAACCTGCGCGTTCGTCGAAGAGGTAGTCGAGAAGAGTGTCGTGTTGTAGGCGAGCTGTGCGTGGCCGTTCGGCTGAACCTGAACTGCCAGCGCCCCATTGTTCCCGTAGAACCAACTCAACTGGTTACTAACACCAATGCTGGCCTGAAAGACCAGGGCCATCGTAGTCCCGGACACGGGGGTTGAAGGCGGGCTGGGTACACTCAGATAGGAACCGGAGGTGCCAGTGAGCACGTTCTGGCCGTTGAACGATCCAGACGTTCCGGATGTGATGGGCGTCGAACCACCCTCCAACGTTTCGTTGTATCCGAACGTGCTCTGATCGGCCCAAGCCAGGACATCGGACCCGCTCAGGGTCAGACCGAGGTCTCCTCGAAGGAACTGAATGTACCCCGTAGGGATCGGCGGTGGAGTGGCGGTCTTCGTGATGAACAAGTCGGCCGTTGCCGTGGCGATGGCCTGCGTTGTACCTGTCGAGAATGTGATCTTGAGCCGGTCCGGGCTCGACGCCGCTGCTACGGAGATCGCCCAGGAGGAGGCCCCCGAGTCGCCAAACTGGACTGGGGTATCGGCGGCCTCTACGGACGTAACCCCGAAGTTCCGTCGAACAGTGACCCTTTGGATGAAGGACTGAACGACCCGCGCATAAGGGTACGTGGTCCCATTGGCGATGACCCGGACTTCGATCGTCGCGGAGACGTTGCCCTTCAACGTGAAGGTCGGCAGAAGCTCAATAGTCTCCCCCGCACCACTTCCGGTGGTGGTACCTGATAGCGTGATGTCGGGGAGGGGGAGAAAACTCATCCTCGCCTCAGACGATCTTGTAGTGCGAACCAGTCCACTGCCAGTCGATCGACTGGCTGTTGACGGTGATCTGGACCGAAGTCGCGTACGTCCCGTGGACGTTCGGATCTTCGAGGGGCTGCCCGCTGGTGATGGTGATGGGGTTGGTCGCTGCGTGCCCCGTATCGTCAGTCACACGGAAGGTCTGCTGCATGAAGGTGCCGCTGACCAGGTCCGGTGCGTTCACGGTGGTCGTGGCCACGCTCGAATCGACGATGGCCTGAAGGACGGTGTTGCTGAGGTTTCCCGTAGAGGGGTTCGCGTTCCCGACCAGGACGTACCCACCAGGGCCTGGGGCGACGTTGATGGTAGCGACGCCGCTTCCTGAATCGACCGCCACAGCGCCGCCCGCGAAGTTGAGCGTCGTGTGGGGGTTGTTGGCGAGCCCCGTGCCGGCAGATTGGACGGTGATGCCCGCCGTGATCGTTGCGACCCCACCGCCGGCGTTGGTCGCCGTCATGTTGGTCGTGAAGTTCAGGACCGTGTGAGGGTTGCCGCCGATGTCCGCGCCACCTTGATCGACGGTGATGCCCCCACCGCTACCACCCCCGTTCGCGAACAGGAACTTGTAGCGGCTGTTGTCTATGTCAAAGATCCACGCGACAACTTGCCCGCTCGTCGTAAGCGAGACAGAGGAGGCGTAGCTTCCAGGCGAGGCAGGGTTCTCGACGTTGAACCCGTTACCGTTGACGGTGATGTTGTTGGTACCCGCGTTTCCACCCGCGTCCACAACCACCACAACCGAGTTGGCTTGCACCGTATTCAGTCCACCAGATGGCGGGAGCAGGTAGACGGTGGTGGAGGTGATGTTCGACAGGACCATCGCGGTCTGCGACGTCCATGTGAGGTTGATAGTGCCGTAGCCATAGATGGCACCCAGATAGGGGTTGCCACCGTTGTTGAAGATGAGCGGACGCGTCAGGGTACGGATGCTGTTGAAGCTGCGATCTTCGAAGGCACCGGAGACTGCGGTAAGGCCGTGAACACCCGTGGACCCACTGTGATTGTAGGACGAGACGACCAGTGTCCCAGAGCTATCGATCGCGATAGCTCTGGCGTACGGGTATTGGGGGGCAACAGCGGACAGGATCTCACCCGTGTCAGGGTGGATCCGCCAAACAGTCGGAGAGGGTCCGGACATGGCTCAGCCTTCGTTTCCTGCCCCGAGGCCCGGGGACACAGCGAGGTAGATCGACACCCCATCCCACGCGAGACGTGCCCCAGCGCCGGGCAAAGGAACCTGCGTGAACTCGCTGATCTCTGTCTCTGTGCCAACGCCGGTCGTGTATAGGAACAGACCTGGCGATAGAGACCCCGCGGTGATCCAGATGGCCGTGGGCGTAGCAAATGCCATGTTGTTCCCGCTGGTGGGCGGGCTGATAGTGGACACCTGGGTGTTGCTCCCAGCGCTGACACGAGAGACGATGTTGCCGCTGTAGTTGTCGCCGACCAAGATGGTGTTGTTGGTCGTGTCAGCCGAGATGGCGTCCGTGCTCACGGTGGAGGTTGTGATGGCGGTGACGGAGCCTCCGGCTGGGAACGTCGAAGGATTCACGCGGAAAAGGTTTCCCGAGTATCCCGTGAACGGTGCCGAGGAAGCGCTTGAGAACCAGAGAGAACCGAACGCCGCGATCATGTACTGGAAGTAGCCCCCCGACTGTGTGAAATCGAGATGCGCGATCTCATTGAGCGTCGAGGGGTCTAGCTGCACCATCGTTTCCACGGTGGCGTACGGTGAGTTCCCGTTGTTCTGAGTCCCTGCCCAGAGATTGGAGGTCACGGGGTCCCAAGCGCATACGTGATAGCCGCGAGTGGTGGCTGTGACGGCTGCTGTGGTGGTGTACGTCGAGGGGTACGCCGCAATGGCCGCAGCGATGTTGTACTTCTTGATGGTGCTGCTCGTGACCGAGCTGATACGGTTGACGACGAAGATGTTCCCCAGCCCGTCAAGTGCCATGTCTCTGGCTTGATTCGAGCCGACAGAGATGAGCCCCACGACTAGGCCGCTTGTCTGGTTGATGATGGCTACGTAAGGAGAACTGTTGGTCGCGTCGGTGACGTACACGTTAGTGCTGTCTCCGATGACTCTCCGAGCACCAGTCCAGGTGTTTGGCAGTTGCCCGCTGAGCGGCAGACTCGGAACACTCAGGACTTGCTCTACAGCCTGATTGCTTGTCTTGACAGCTACGACAGTGGTTGTGGTGCTGCTTTGGTCAGTAACCCAGAGCCAGTCTTTCGCCGAGTTGTAGTAGAAGTCTCGGGGGTACGTGAACGTGAACCCACCGAAGTTCGTGCCCGTGAGAGGCAGCACGGGGCCAGCGTTGCCCGTTTGCAGATCCCAGGAATAAAGCGTGGGGGTTCCCGCGATGTTTGCGACTACCCGTGCGAAACGCCCGTCCGAAATCATGTCCAGCGCAGTGACCCCGGCCGAGATCGTTTGCACGAGGCTCAAGGTGTAGGCCGTCAGATTGACCGAGAATTTCAGGATGTTGTTCGAGGTCGTGCAGGCGACCCACAGGAACCCCGAGTCGTCAACGAACATCGCTCCTGGGGTATCCCCCGTGCTGTAGGCACTGTGAACGCCCCCAGACGGATCGATGAGGACGATCTCTCCGGTAGTGGTGCTGACTGCGAACACCTGCGAGTTGCCGGCGGTGAGGTCTTTCGGGGCTCCCCCGCTCGACACAAGGCATGCTCGCACGGGGGCCGGACAGATGGACTCGTAAATCGGAGAGACAGCCACGCTCGGAGACTGACCGCTAACACCCATGAGGCTTACTTCCGCAGCCGTCGCGTCTTGGATGATGGTCTCGGTCCCAACCGCTGGCGTGTAGAGCACGACAACAGTGAACGTGGTCCAGATCGCGGATGTTGTGAAGACGGCTGTTTCTGCCGTAAACCCACCGCCGCCGGAGATGGTAGAGACCTGGGTGTTGCTTGCGGAGCTGACCCGGAAGATGTCTGCCGCATTCTCGTTGCCGATCAGGATGGTGTTGTCCGTGGTGTCGGCGCTGAGCCCGAACAGGTTGCTCGCAGAGGAGAGGTTGATCACGGTCACGCAACCGCTGCTCAGGAACGGTGCCGTAAACGGTGTCCCCGTGGGGAAGGTGCTCGTGTTGATGCGGAGAAGGTACTTCCCGTACGAACTGACCCAGAGGGAGCCGAAGGCAGGAAGCAAGAACTCGAAGTGCTGGAATGTGAACGTGGACATGTCTGGGACAATGTCCAAGTGAGCGATCTCCACGAGGGTTGATGGATTGAGCTGAACAAGGTGCTCAGCTCCGTCCGTAGCTCCCATCGTCCCGGCGAAGATCGAGGACGTCACCGTGTCGTATGCCACGGAGTAGTACGCACGTGTGACTGGTGTCTTGACCGAGTAAGTGATGGGCGACAGGGGCCCCGCTGTGATGGCGGCAGCGATGCTGAACTTCTGCACGGTGCTGGTCTGCACGCCGGGGCCAGTGGCGTATGCAGTCACGTACAGGTTGCCAGCGCCATCGAGCGCCATGTCGTTGGCTTGAAACCCGCTGCCGACATCGATCGCACCGACTAGCGCGCCCGTCGATTGGTTGATGATGACGGCGTAGCGATCTCCATCACCCCAGTAGCCCGCAGCCACGTAGGCGTAGGTGTTGTCCGTGATGACGCGTGATGGGTAGTTGAGCAAAGAACTCACGTCTGTCGCCGTAATCAACGACAGAGAGGTGGCGTCGAAGGAGAGTACCGTCTGACCCTTCTGGTTGTTGAGGACAACCCAGACGCGATTCGTTCCCGAGCTGAATGATAGATCCCAGGGGTTCTCGACGGGTAGGGGAGGCAGCGCTGCAAAGAGATAGTCCTGTGACCCGGAGCTGCTCTGCCCGCGCACGCCAAGAAGCTCGACCGGCCCGGCCCCCAAGTTGAACAAGGAGTTGTTTGCCCCCGCGCAGTTCGCACCCGTGAGCAGGTCCATCCCGTACATGATGCCGCTGCCATTGACGATGAAAGCCTTGTCCGCGAGAGTGGCCAAGGCAGCGCCGGCACGTGATCCAGGGCTGTCCGTGAGCCTCGGAATGTCATCGAAGGGAAGTGTCCTGACGTTGTTCCCACGCAACGCAGGGAGTTGACGGACGCGCTCCGCAGTGGCGTTGTCCGAGAAACCCCCGCCACCGCCACCGCTCACCGTGGCCCATGCGGGATTCTGACCGGCGCCGAAGGTCTTGAGGAACTGTCCTGTGGATCCTGCCGGGAGGCGTACCCAGTTGGTCCCATTGAAGTAGAGCAGGTCGCCTTGCGCCTGTGATGGGACCGAGAGGCTGATGGTCGGCGTCGTGCCGCCCGAGGAGGCGATGGGGCTCGAACCGGAAACGGAGGTCACGGCCCCAACGGACACACCGATGTTGCGGATCGCCGGGTTGACGATGGTGGTCCAACCACCCCCAAGAGCGGCCGTCGAGGTGCTGCCCTCCAGGATCATCCCCTTGGCGCCGACGCGATGACCGCCGGTCGTGAGCGAGAAGAGCCCGAAGGTCGTGGTGACGGGGCCTCCGACGCCGTCAACCGTGCTCTGGAAGAGCAGCGCCGTCCCCGCAGGCGGGAACGTGAAGGTGACAGTCGTAGAGGGTGTGGCGACCAGGTTACCGCCGCCGACACCCGTCAGCGTGGGCAACGTGGTGACCAGTTCGTCCGTTCCAGTGATCTGGAGGTACCAGTTCGTCACACCCGCGGTGCTCGCGAGCTGAATGGACGTGACGTCGCCGGGACCGATGTTCAACCCGTTGAGGGTCGGCAGGAACGGTCCAACGCCATCGGCAACGAGGCAAATCGGGGAGACGGGCATCGGCTACCTCAGAGCACCCCACACGGGGCCTCGATGAGGGCCGGCGATAAGTAGAACTAGAGCAGGGCCAGAAAAGCCTGGAAAAGGTCGTCTGCGGAGCTGGAGGACAGGACCGACCGGAAGCTCTCAAGCTGGTCCCTGTCCATGTCCGCGTTGTAGACGTAGTGCGTGAAGACCTCCGCGAAGGCTTCACGGATGTGGGACCGACCGTACTCCGTCACCGGGAGGATGACCCTGGGATCATCCTTGGCGAAGCCTTCGGCGTCCAGCTCGACTCCCGGCCCCATCTCCTTCTGGTACTCAGCCCTCGCCTTCTCGGCCTTCTCGTTGTACCAGTCGAAGACCGAGGTCATGTATCCCTTGGTCTTCTCGACCGTGATAGCAAGCTCGCTGCGCGCCTCTGCCAGCCACTCGGGGCGCAGCTTTTTCTCGTAGACGGTCTGCCAGAGGTGATCCGGGTTCTTGGGGGACTTGTACTTGAGGGCCTCGGAGTCGGACATCGCGTTCATCCTCTCCTTGATGACCGTGTCCACCTTGAACAGGAATTTGTAGAGGTGCTCGGTAGCTTCGAGGACGTCCTTCCAGGCACGCGTCTCCTCGTCCCCCAACGACCAGGGGGAGAGCTTTTGGCGCTCATCCTGGACGGCTTGCGCGAAGGTGTGGGCGGCCATGTAGAGGTACCCCGAGGCGTCGAGGTCTCGGGTGAACCCTTCCTTCGACCGCTCGAACTTGTGCAGGGCCTTCTCGACCTCGCCCGCATGCTTGTCGATCGCGGATAGCACACCGTGAAGCACGCTCGGGTCCAAGGGCGGGTTGGGAGCCGGCCGCCATTTCTCTTCCTTGACCTCGGGGTGCACCTTGACCAGGGCCTCGAATCTCGCACGCTGGCCACTGGTCATGAACTTGAACCAGTAGCGGTGTCCCAGCTCGTGGACGATCGAGTAGGCGATGTGCACGTCCGGCGGCTGCGTGAGGTAGAACACATCCGCGCCTTCGTGGTACCGGCCAGCACGGGCGCGCATGTCCTTGTAGCCAAGCGCCTTGTATCCGGCCTGCTCCTGCTCGCTCAGCTTCTCCACGGAGTCCGACTCGATGAACATGGTCCCATACCAGAGCTTCTGGAACCCCTTGTTTTCGAGGAGCTGGTAGGCCGCATCGACCCAACGGATGTAGCGCTCAATGAGCTTGCCGTGGAACTTGGGGTCGGTGACCACGACCTTCATGTGGCCGAAGGAGAATTCCTTGAACGCCGGCGAACCCCACTGGCGCTCCGTGTCCTCCTGCACCTCCGGAGTGAGATCCTTGTCCTTGTTGATGATCTGCGCCTGGGCGCGGAGCAGCGCGAGGAGCTTGTCGAGGATCTCGGTCAGATGCGCAGACCGCGTCTTGTTCCACTGGCCCTTCGACGGGTTGGTCTTCGTAGGGACGTGCACTTCGAGCAGGTCGCCGAACTTCGTCTCGTAGAGGGTGAGCATCGTCTCGCCCTCTTCCTTGTTGAAGGTGCCCGAGGGTGTGTTGCCGTGCGCGACGTTGAACCAGTGCTCGGCGCTGCGCCTCTTGTCCACCAGCTCGTCGTGCAGTTTCTTGAAGAGCCCCTTGATCTCTTCGGCGTCTTCCTTCTGGAAGTCCGTCAGCACGAGCGAGGGAGCCTGGCGCACGTAGCGGACCTGCTCTTCGAGGTTGTCCACGAACGCGATGAGTCGGTCGAACGCGCGGAAGACGTCGTCCCAACCGTGCACGGTCGGACTCAAGAGGGACAGCCAGCCGCGCCGCACGCCCATGAGCCAAGGCTTCGAAAGCATCTCGGCAGCGGTGAGAGGCCCCCTTTGGGCGCTCAGATGGCGCTGGACGACCTGAAGAACGAGGCGCTGCGTGTCCACGACACAGCTTACACTATCAAACGGTTCTTATGCTTGCCGCCCGCGCGCAGATGGTTTATGGGGGTTACTCATGTCCACCGCACAGGTTCATTCCAAGTTCAAGTTCTTCATCCCCGAGGCCGGTCTCACCCACGACGAGGCCATGCGCCGTCTGAGTGGCATGGTCGAGGCGTTCTCACGTGACGGCCGCGTCGCCCCCAAGAGCCTCGGCATCGAGTTCAGGGAGAGCGACAAGCGCCTGTTCCTGAGCCTCGGCTACCGCGACGACGAGCCCGGTTACCCGGTGAAGGTCACCGCGGTGACCCTCGGGGCACTCGACGGCGGGCCGACCACCTTCGAGACCGCGATGGAGACGGCGGCCGCCCGCGTCGAAAACGTGATCTGCCACGAGTTCTACATCACGGAACAGAACGTGTTCGTGGCCGTGTTCCTCTCGCGCAGCTAGTCCGCGACGGTCGCCCAAGCGTTGTCGTAGTCAATGGCGGCCTTCGCCTTGGCCCGGATCTCGTCCGCCGTGTACAGGGCCGCTTCGCGGTTGCCCCCGGCAAGGTTCCACACCAGCCGGTAGGGCGGCAGCGGGGAGTCGGGGCCGGCGAACGCAAGCACCGCCACGAGGACATGCGTCGGGTCCATGTCCCGGATGTGCTCGGCCTCGTGGCCGGCGTGGATCGTGTCGGGATCCGCCAGGTAGGCGTCCTTCGTGTACACAACGAGGGCGCAGCCGGTCACCTTGGCTGCGAACTCGCGCTTCAAGTAGGCGCTGACGATTCCCCGGTGGACGCGGCAGACGTAGTCCTCGGGGTTCTTCGAGCGCGGACCGACGCCCGCCGAGACGAACGGGACCAGCTCGGGGCACAGGATGAACCCCTGACCGGGGACGCGTGCGCCCGCAAAGTCGAAGCGGCGGACGCGCTCCTCCATGGCATCGAAGAACGGCCCGTGGTGCGTCACCTTGCTCCCGATGGTGTGGGTGTCAAGGGCCGAGCAGATGTCCGAGGTGATGATCTTCAGCGTTTGCATTTGGGTCTCCATGGCTACCAAGACGCACGGGCCGTCAACTTCTGACAGGCTACGGAAGCTCCGGGAGCTTCCCCACGGCGCTCGTGTACTGGTCGAGGGTCAGCTCCCCGCTGTCAAGCAGCTCGCTCAACAGTTGAAGGACAGACTCGCGGTTCTTCGCAGCCTCGGCCGCCGCCGGGTTCTTGTAGTTCTCGATCTTGTGCAGCATGTCGGCCACGACCTCGGCCGGCGAGCCCTCACCATTCTCCGGCACCGTGCAGAAGGATCCTCGAACCATCTCGCGGCCGGTGCCGCGCTTGCGGTAGCGCGGCTTCACGGTGCAGTTCCAGAGAAACTGCCCGTCCATGCACTCGTACGTCAGAGAGACGTACTCGACGCTCTCCCCGAGCGCGGCGGCGACCTGCTCCATGAGCTTCCTGAGCGCGCTGTTGTCGGGGGTCACGACGCCACCGCCGTCTGCACGGACTCGCCAACATCGGCGAAGCGCTTCGTGTTCGAGATCGAGTGCTGCACGCTGCGGAGGCTGTACCCGCAGTCGCGGTACTTGCCGTCCACGAAGATCGCGTAGCCCGCCTTCGTCGAGGTGTGCCCGTGCGGCATCACCGCACGGAGTTCGTCCACCTTGAGGCGCTTGACGGTGATGCGACCGTCCGCAGCCTCGAAGACGCCGGGCGCCTTCGTGACAAGGAAGTTGCGACGGATGAAGGTCCAGTCGTGCTCCAGGGCGACGTGCTTCGCCTGCTCCTCGGAGTCCACCTCGGCGGATACCCAAGAGCCGCCAGGTTCGGCGGTGTGCGAGCGCTCGACCCGGAACTTGCCGCCCTTGACGGGGATGATCGAGTAGTGCCCTTCCTTGCTGTGAAGGCGCACCCCTTTCGAGAAGGCGTAGCCGCGCGTCCAGGTCAGGTAGTAGGTGGGCTTCATGTGTGAACTACAACCCAACCCCGGTCAGAATCAACCGAGGTTACGGGGTTGCCTCCGATTCGTCCGTTTCCGTCAGGAGTGGATCGCCGTGTGCGAGGCAGTGAAAGGCGAGTTCCTTGGTCTCCCTACCGATGACGACCACCTCGCCCTTGTCCGTCCAGACCCACCAGGCGCCGCCCACCTGGTCCAGGATGTATTTCCCGGCCTTGATGTCCTGACGGGCGTGGAACCGCTTGCTCTGGCAGGTGCGGCAGTAAGGCCCTGACGCTGTCGTCCGCTCGCCACAACCCCCACAGCGCTTGCTGTCAGCCATGGACGGCCTCCAGGCTACGAACTACCGTGGTGACCAGCCCCTCGATCTCTGAGCGCAGCGCGGAGCCCTGCTTGACCTCGAACCGGCCGGGAATCAACCGTCCCCGACGATAGGTGGGCCATTATCCCACACGGTGCCAGGATCTTCTGGTAGGAGGTTGATTCCGGAGCCCTTTGGGTTGTAGTCGCACCATGAGCAAGACCACCGACCAGGACTTGGTCTCGCGGGTCGCCGGACGCTACGCGTCGGCGCAGCTCGACGAGAAGATGAAGACGCTCTTGCTCAAGCTGCGCAAGGGGGCGGATGCGTCGCTCTCGCAGGGCGGTCTCTGGAAGGTGCTCGCGCTGCTCGGCGGCTGGCGAGTGGAGCCGATCATCGGCCTCGTCCCGTCGCACTACACGTACCAGTCGGGCCACGATGAGCCGAAAGAGCACCGCGATAGTGTGTTCGACGAAAACGAGGACTTCGCTCGGCGCAAGTACGAAGAGATCCAGGCGAAGGTCGTCAAGACCCTGCCTTCGCACCCCGAGGAGGGTCGCGAGTATGTGATGGACCTCAAGCCCTTCAAGTCGTGGGAGCTTCAGTACAGCAAGACCGGCAAGGGCCACGGCGCGGACTACAAGTCGTGGACCGGCGCGCAGGGCTGGCGCATCACCTCGCCGGACGGCAAGACCTTCGAGCTGCTCCCGAATCGGGGTGAGCTGAAAGGTCCCCGTGGCCGCGACCGCAAGAAGATCCTGATCTACGATGCGATGGCCTGGCTCAAAAAAGAGACGAGCTACATCGCACAGATCAACGAAGTGCTCGGGATGGAAGAGCACGTCCCGTCCGCCAAGCGCTCGCGCGACAACACCGGCACCTGCGGCGCCTGCTTCCGCAACATCAAACTCGTTCGCAAGAGCGAGGACAACACGGTCATGGCCCTGCACGGGTACAACCGTCCCGGCTTCGGGTACGTCGTCGGCAAGTGCTGGGGCGGCGATCACGAGCCCTACGAGTTGGGCTGCTCCGCCACGAAGATGATGCTCGACGAGGGCAACCAGCGAGTCGCGGACGCCTACAAGTACCTCAAGTCCTTGTCATCGCCGACGCTCGAACAGTTCGACGACCACTACTGGTGGAGTTCCCCGAGTCCCGACATCCAGAAGAAGGAAGTGATCGTCGCTCGGCACGGGATCTCGTTTTGGGAGCACATCCTCCAGAGGCACATCAAAGAGACGCAGTACAAGATCAAGGGAATCGAGGCCGAGCGCGACGTCTACAAGTGGCTCGTGGAGAACTGGAAGGTGCGCGACCTGCCGAAGGAAGGCACCCCCTTGAAGGACTGGTTCGAGGAAGCTGCGCACCACGTCAACCGGAAGCTCCTGGAAGAGATGCAGAAGGAGAAGGCGTGATGGCCGTCTCGACAAACGACCTACGTTGGAAGACCGCTGCCGCATCCGGGGGCCTCCCATCTATGAAGGTGAAGCTTCACCGCTCGGAGCAGATCGTTCGCGGGGAGGAATCCACGGTCACGATCCGCTTCGAGCCCACGGAGAAGTTCAAGAAGCTGCCACCCGACGAGAAGAAGAATGTGGTGGCCTTCTTCCAGAAGTATCTCAAGGCTCAAGAGCTGCACGTGCACTCGGAGACTGGGGAGATCGACTTCGTCGGCGGCGGGGACTTCACGGATTGGGGGACGGTCCAGATTGAGACCGACTCCGACTGGCAGTACGACGGGGGCGAGGTGACGACGCTCAGCACACGGTACGATCGCACCGTCGAGCTGGTGAAGTTCGAAAAATGAGCATTGCCGAGCGTGTTGCCGACCGTCAGCGGGGCGGTGGCTTCGAGGGCAGCACCTTCTTGAGGAGCCGCCGCGTCATCGGTCCCACGCGGTCGATCATCGTCAGCCCATCCAGGTGATCGTTCTCGTGCTGGATGCAGACCGCGAGCACACCCTCAGCATCGAGGGAGAACTTCTCACCGTGCTCGTCGAGCGCCTCGACGTGGCACGTGCTGCTCCGTTCGACGTACTCACGCACCCCCGGCAGTGACAAGCAGCCCTCACGCGTGCGCTGCACGGCCTTGCTCGGGGTGACCACGGGGTTGATGAAGACCTTGCCCTGGTCGTACTGGCCCGTCTGCGGCCACCACACGTCGAGCACGAAGAGCCGGAGCGCGCGGCCGACCTGCGGCGCCGCGATGCCGATCCCGTCGTTCGCGTACATGACGTCGAACATCCCAGCGACCAGCTCACGGATCTCGTCCGTGACCTCGGGGACCGGCGCGCAGCGCGTCTTCAGGATCGGGTCAGGCCAGTAATACAGCCGCATCATTCCTTGTACCCTACGGTGCCTTCGAGGTCGGACGCAAGAGTCTGTAGCATGTTCAACTGTTCCCGGAGGATCACGACGTACACGACGTTCTCTACGCGCATGGACGGGCAGTGGAGCACCGTCGTGAGGCGCTTGACGAACCGGATGGCCATTGGATCCGAGGGAAGGACCACCGGGAAAGACAGAACGTCGGTCGGATGCTGCGGCATCGGTGTACCTCCAGGGATGGCGAAAGAAGGAATCCTTGCGGACTCGGAGATCAGGGCGGCGGTCGCAGATGGTCGCATCCGGATCGAGCCGTTCCGTGACGATCACGTCAATCCTACGAGCTACGACGTGACCCTGGGCGATGAGCTGACCGTCTACGACAAGTGGGTCCGCTGCGTGCCCAACGACAAGGAGATCGAGGACGGCTTCCACTGGGCGCCCACCGCGGCCTCCTGGCAGGTCTTGGACCCCAAGAACGACGACCCGAACAACGCCGGCTTCGCCAGGCACTTCAAGATCAACCCCGAGGTGGGGTGGGTCATCCGTCCCGGCATCGGGTACCTCATGCACACGCACGAGCGCATCCAGACGACCAGCTTCGTGCCCATCATCGACGGCAAGAGCACCGTGGGCCGCCTCTTCGTCGCGATCCACCAGACGGCGGGCTACGGCGACCCCGGCTTCGACGGCCAGTTCACTCTGGAAGTCACCGCGACCCACGCGATCCGACTCTACCCGGGAATGCTCATCGGCCAGGTGCGCTTCCACACCATCTGTGGCGAGGTGGGCAAGCTCTACAGTGAGAGAGGAAACTACACGAGGGGCCTGGCCCAAGGGCCGGTCGCCTCCGCTTTCCGGCGGCTTTTCCGCGTGTAGCCGTGCCGGCCGGTTGATTCCGGCCGGGGTTGGGTTGTAGTGCCTGTATGAGCAGGCGTGACCCCCATTCGATCCCCCGCGTCACGATCCACAAGGGCGGACGGGCGACCCTCTCGGGGCTCGACTACCGTGACCTGCGCGACATCTTCACCAGCGCTGCGCTGCACGCGTACGACGCCATCGAGAAGGCCAAGGCGAACAAGAAGCTCAAGAATGCCGAGCGCGCTGAGGAGATCGCGTGCTTCCGGCAGGAGCTTCAGCTCTTGGATGCACTGGACAAGGCCGTCTTAGGGGCCATCGACCACGCGAACGCGAGAGCTTTCCCGCGCCCGTGGCGTAAGCCGACCAAGGCCGAGCGCCTTGCGGCCGTGACCGCTGAGCGCAAGGAGCGCGTGCTCCTCGACGACATCATCAACAGCATGAAGACCCGCCACATCACCAACAAGGGAGCCTGAACGTGTACACGAACCTGAGCGACGCATCCGCATCCGTCTTCGACAAGCGCTACGGCACCGGCCGCGCCAAGGTCTGGTACGCCAAGCCGCGCTTCTCCCGCGAGAGCTTCATGGGCGTCGCGTGGATGAAGGCCAACGGAACCTTGCCGACGCCCGCCACCATCGCCGAGAACTACATCTGCGTCGGAGCGCTGGACACGGAGTCGCCCGAGGCCGCGTTCCACATGATGCAGGGCTGCATCTGGAGCCCCAACGGCGAGGCTCGCGCGTTCATCGACTCGCTCGGGCTCGAACACACGAGCATGTCGGTCGGCGACATCTTCGAGGTCAACGGCCGCTTCTTCGTCACCGACCGCGTCGGCTTCGTCAAGTTGGAGGTCTGACATGTGCACCTGCGAAGAGACGGACCGCTTCGACGCGGCGCCCCGGATCCGCTGGTCAACAGTGTCCGACGCCGGGAGCTGCACCGCCTGCAACCGTCAGCGGGACCTGGATCGAAAGACGGCCAAGGTGCTGGTCATCACCGGAGCGAGCACCGAGACCCGCCTCTGCCCTTTCTGCGTGTCCGAAGTCAGCCGCCAGAAGTTGAGGGTGCGATGAACGCCAAGGAAGCTCGAAGTCACCCCATCGAGAACGGCGGCGTCCACCGGACGCATTGCTGCGACAAGCACGGGTGCAAGTACGGCAACGACAACTGCCCCGTCGTCCTCAAGAAGATCCGGCAGACGTACCCCTGCAACACCTGCGGCGAGAAGGACCAGGGGCGCGGCGGCTTCTACGAGCAGAAGGGTCATCGCCTCATCTGGCACCCGTACGTCTCGGACATCATCGTCCGCGCTGCCAAGCAGCTCGGAGCACGGGGCAAGGGCAAGCTCTCGTCCAAGGTCATCGCGGACCTGCTCTTCGCCGCGAGTGTCTTCAACCGATCCGAACAGGAGTACGAGCCGTGAATCACAAGTTGAAGCTGTCTCTGACCTTCCTGCTCAACGAGGACGTGTCCCCCGACATGTTCGCGCGCAGGGTGGCCGAGACCACCTCAGCGCTTCGCGCGGGCGAGGGCATCGAGCTTCCGAGCGATCCCTCTCTGGTGGTCTACCAGACCAACGACCAGTCCGCGCTGGCGGCCGTGCGCCCCTCCATGATCGACCAGGCGGCCAAGAAGTACACGGACGCGGTGACGATGCACGCAGCCGCGCACCGACGATGGGCCGACGCCGCACGAGAGGCGGGGGTCAACCTCGGAACCTACGGCGGCGGTTACAAGAACACGAAGCTCTACAGGTCCATGGTCACGCCCTACGAGTACGCGGTGCGTGACGCCCACAACGAACTGCTTCATGCCTGCGGATGGCGCCGATGAACAACGACAAGAAGTACCCTACCGTCGAAGAGCGTTTCGCCAACGGCGACGCCGATCACCTCTCGAAGCTCAATGACGATCGGCGCAAGTTCCTCAAGGACATGCGCGACGCGATCAACGCCGATGTCGGCTACAAGTGGATGATGATCGTGATCGAGTGGGAGATGCTCTACCGCGAGGGCGATCCCGATTCGGTACTCGGCCCCGAGTTCTGGTCACGCCGGGTCCAGCGCCTCCAGCGCAAGATCGACGACCTCGAACGCGGGACCGCTCCCGAAGAGCGCCGGCTCCGCCTCGACACGACCGTGGCACTGTCCGCGGAGCTGGCGAAGATCCTCGACGTCTACAAGGGGCCGGTCGAGGTGGCCATCGCCGAGGAGATCGTTCAGGGGGTCGTGGACGGCCGCTGGAACCTCGTCGAGGAGACTGCGAACGAGCTGGTCTTCAAGGACGACGCCAAGATGACGGACCTCTGGTGCTGGTTCCGCGCCGTGGCACTGTCCGCCGTGGACAAGCACCGGGATGCCAACGGATCGACCGCAGACCAGAACTAGGGTAGGGTGAAGACCATGGCCGAACCGAAGGACCGCCTCGCTCGCTGGAGGAGCTTCACGCACCGGGAGACGAAGATCGAGTTCGTCCCCAGCGGCATCGTGGTCAAGGCCAGCACGCCCGCCGAACTCGTCGAGGAGACCGAGGCCGAGATCGTGCGCCGGACGAAGGACGAGCCCAAGAACTAGACCAGGTCGCTCAGACCGACCCAACGGCCGTCCTGCTCCACCTCGATGTGCTCAGGGGCGACCTTCCCCTTCGATACGAACTGGTGCGGTAGGATGCGCCCGAAGGTGTTCTGGTCGGGCTTCGCGTCCGCAGGCCACGGGAACCGAACGAGCGTGTCCCCGTAGTGGCCCCGCACGTTCTCCGGATCGTCAGCGAAGAAGAGGTGACGCCCGTCGTCATACTCGCTGTAGGCGTCGTTGTAGTTCGGGTAGAAGCCGGGCTGGAGCCCGTGCTTGTGTATACTCGCGAGATGTTTGGCGAGGGTGCCGTGATACGCCCAGGCCGAGGCTGTACGCCTGTCGTAGGTGTACATACTCAGGCCGCCGCGCAGTAGCCGGAGTCAGGGTGGTCTTCACAGTACCGCTTCTTGGCCTCTGGGGACTGGCCCTTCCACCATTCGGACTCGCCGCCGCCCTTGGACTCTTCGGCCGGCGCGAGCTTCTTGATGACATCGTCGCGGGTGATGGGGCCGTTGTCGTAGTGGAACTTCTGGTCCTCGACGAGCTTGAGCCCGAACGAGAGCCCGCGGCCGCGCGAGTAGTCGCCCTTCGGATCGACGGACTTGCTGAGCGAGGCGTCGCCCTTGGGGTCGAACGCCATCGTGGCCGTGCCGTCTTTGAAGTAAATACCGACCGAGCCGGAGGGGTCCTTGTAGAGCACCGCGTCCTGCTCGTACTTCTTGCCCAGCTCGTGGAGGGCCTTGAACGAGATGTTGGGCACGAGGATCGACTTCTCGTGCTTGACGACCTTCGAGTCCATGTCCTCCCACTGCGACTTGAGCGCGGTCGTGTGTGGGAAGCCGAGCTTCTGGAGGTCAGCGACCAGCTCGCCATGGCGCTTTTGGTTCTCGGACTTGGACAGGTTCGAACGGTAGGCGCTGAGCACCCCGAAGGACCGACCCATCTTCGAGAGCTGGTCGAGATCCTTCATGCCGAACGCCACGAGGGCGTGGCCGAAGGCGACGCGCATCAGGTGACGGGCTGCAACCCGGGCAGCTATCAGCAGGGCCATACCCCCACCGTATGTACAAGAAGGCTATCCGAGGGCCACGATAGGCTTGGAAACCTTGGCGTCGAGCAGGGCGTGGACGAAGAGAGCCGCCACTACGTCCTCGGGCGCGTCCTCCGGGATGGCGATGAGCAACCCACGCTTCAGGTACAGTGCCGTGAGCAGCGTGTCGATGGTTGTATGTACAGAGAGGTCGGCGCCCATCTCGGCGGCCATCTGTCGGACCATCTCGACGGGGGAGCCCCGGTAGATGGACCTGGATCCCTGCATCCAGATTGCCCCAGGAAGGCGTTTCAGAGCCTCAGGGGTCACGGGTGTCATCTTCATTCGATCACCGTCCTCCGTGCGATTGCGGGAGGCAGCACACGTTTCCACTCGCTGGCCTTCTTGACGGCTTGCCAGGAGGGGGTCTTGCCCACGGCCTCGACCGCAAGCACTTGCCGCTGGGGCATGCTTGCAGCATCGAGGCCAACAGCCATGACTCGGAACTGACCGCGCACATCGAGGGTCTCGACCCTGCCGGCGTTCTTGCGACGCAGGCAGAAGTGAAGTTGCACCCGATGGCCGAGCTGGCACAGAGGAAGGTTCATCTTGACCTTCGGCTTGCCGACCACGTCGGAGAGTTCGAGGAGCGTCATCATCGCTCAGTCCTACACCGTGCAGATCGCAACGAAGCTTCCTTCGTCGCTTTCCCGCTTATCGCCGAGACACTGCGGTGTATGACGCTGCCATGGTGCTCAACAGGCGCCTCGTTTCAAAGGCTTCGTGCTTCGAAAGGAGCCAAGGGCTCGCTCTCCGGCGAGGATCCCTTCGAAAAGTCGTAAAGCACATGCGAGAGGCTGTTGCGTCGGCGTTCCGACGATCCCTTTCGAACCGACTCACCTCGTCACGGAGAGAGATCACGGGTGGTCGGCAGATCCGTCTACGCAGTCTGGGAGCTTCGGCTTCTGCCATGGCGGAGTGGAGTAGGGGCACTAGCGGATGGCTCAGAACATCCAACGGCTCTGTGAGTTAAATACTCTCTGGAGTAGTACCCGAATAGTGTGGTCCCATCGATCATCCTAAGAACAAAACGACGACGAAAACTACTAGCAACCAAGCGAACGCGAGCAACAACGACAACGCGAACGACAGTGACAGCGACAACCAAAACAGCAGCCGAAAACTTGACACGCGACTAGACGCGCTGCGTAGTTCTACGCAGGCTGGGTACGGTGGAATCCTTACCTTCAGGATCAGGGTCTCTCGTAGACCCCGGTCCGAGATCTGCTTGTGGAGATCCTGTGAGTGCCTTCTCGCCTCGGGTGAGACGAGGAAAAATGTCTCGGTGGGGACTTTTTGCCTTGCGTCCTGCCAGACTTCGGAGCTAAAAGCCATGACACTCGTCAGAGCTGCCTCTGACGTTCGATCTCGGGTCGAACGAGAGACGGACACCGCGAACTGCTTCTTGAAAAAGAGTACGCGGCTCTCGAAAAAGCGTGGAACAACTACGGGCTCTTGTAGTTCACTAGCAGGGTGAACTCGGGGCCGTGGTGAGGGAGCGTCGTGACCATTCTCCTCGCACAGAAGAACAGCCTTCTTCAGACCGGCCGGTCAGACCGGGAAGAAGCTCGCCACGAACGTCCACTGAATGAGCGGACTGCTGCTCGTTCCGTGCGTCGCCGCGAGTTCGAGCGAGCGGTTCCACAGACGCATGGCCTCGCTGCGTTCTCCGCGAGCAAGCGCTTCGATGCCGCCAGCCCAGAAGTAGAGCGACATGAGGTTGACACCGCCCTTGCGGGTGGTGACGGTCTCCTCCCTGTACTGCCGATCCCGGAACCGCTGGAGGCTGCTCAGAGCTTCCGGGATGGAACCGGCAGCCCAAAGCGTCCATGCGTTGAGCACCGTGCGGACGGTGAACGTGGTCCAGGTCGCCTCATCATCGGGGGCCGCAGGAACGAGGAAGGGGGTCACGTCGGCTCCAACGATCTTGGCCATGGCGCAGTGGATGGCGTAGTCCTCGGCGAGGAACGGCGGCAGGTCTTGACGAACGGTGAAGACCTCAGCCACCATACGCTTTGCTTCTTCAGGTCGTTCCTGGTTCCGAACGGCGCGACCCGCAGCGTTGAGGGCGTTCATCTCGGCGACGATGTCATCGACGGTACGGCGTTCGTCGAAGTCGTCGATGGCGCTATCGAGTTCACTCGTCGAGGGAACTGCGGGCATGGCCCGCAACGAGGGGATGGAGTCGATGGTCACGGCGGTCTCACGATGCACGGTTTGGGCCGAAGGGATCGACCTTGTCTACCATCAATCTTACACCGTGAGCCCTGAAGGAACGCTTCACTTTTCAGATTCATACCTAACTCTCTGATTTCACGTAACTTTTCCAATGTGCGGAGCGCTGATCGGAGCGCGCAATCAAATCGAAGGGGCGGTGCGGCAGATGGCGGAAGGTCAAATCGTAGCGGGCAAGTCGGTCGAGATCGCGGGACCAGCGGCACCAAAGGTGCCGGACACGTTTGATGATTTCTACGCTTCGTTCATCGAGGCCGTGTTCGGGATCACGACCCTGAACCGTGCCGAGGTGTACTCGGCGTTCTTCGAGCAGTTCGGGCCGTTCGTGGTCCACCTCGTGTCAAAGCGCAACAAAGTCACGCGCAATTCGCGCGAGATCGTCCAGGAGTTGTTCAAGCAGCTCATGGAGGCGCGCCTCATCGAGAAGTTCTTCGACCAGGCGCGTGACTCGATGCCGGAGACCATCACCGCGGAACAAGCACATCGCGTGCTAGGTGTGGGGTGGGACCAGTTCCGCGTCGCCATCTGGCACTTCGCCAAGGGCTACCCCGAGAAGGCGAGCGGGGCGCGCGGTATGGTCAAGGCCGCTCCAGCCGACATTAAGCGCCGCAAGACCGCCTGGATGCCCCTCCCGATCGAGGGCAGCTACCAGAGCAAGAAGGCCATCTACAAGACGTCCGAGATCATGCAGCTCGACGCGATGGAGTACTTCAAGAAGGTGGGCCACAAGGACCACGCCGACATCATCCCCAAGCCGACCCGCAAGCACTTCCAACACTACCTGTCGAAGTGTGTGCACAACCGCTTCGCCAACTTCTGCCGCACCGAGGACCGGCACCACAAGGAGCGCCTCCACGACACGTTCGCCGAGCTTCGCCCCGCGGTGGACGATCCGACGCCGTGGGAGACGCGCCTGCCGGACGTGTCCTCTGCTTCGGCCGAAGTGCACGCCGAGCTTGGGCTCCTCATCCGCCGTATCGACCGCACCCCCGCAGCTCCGCTCAAGAACGAGCTGTTCGAGCTGCTCGAAGATGGTTACTCCATGGAGGAGGCCATCGACAAGCTGGACCTGGCGACCGAGGCCAAGCGCGCAACCAAGCGTGAGGTCTGCGGAAACCGCCGTCTCCTGCAACAGGCCATGGCGTCCTAATCCATTCATCCTGCGCACCTGCGTAGGATGGTCAAGATCTCGGCACTCCAGAAGCGCGCGGCCTTCCTTGGTCGCGCGCTTTTTGCGTCTCTACCCCCAAGCGTGCGCCTGGCGTACGTGTTTTCGATCCTTGCCGGGACCGACGTACGGTCTCTCGGCCGCACGTTGGGGGTCGTCTTCATCGAGAAGGAGGTGCACGGGCTCCCCGACATCTCCTCGGGTAAGTACGCGGGTCCGGCCCTTGACTTCCCCGTCAAGCAGCTTCGAGCCGAGGGCAAGGATCCTTCGCGGTTCCTGCCCCCGAACTACCTCGAAGGTTTCGCCGAGAGCCTTCAGGAACTTCTGCACCGCAAGTATCACAATGATGATGCTGTAGACCGCGCGATTAGCGCGTGGCTCTTCACGTTCATCCTGGATAACAAGTGGGAGCAGATGCGGTCTGGTATCTCTCTTACGGAGGCACGTAGCTTCGTGCTCCGTAGCTTGGAGAACGCCACCATCAACCAACTTCGTGGCGACAAGCGCCAGCACAGAGACATCAGTATTGACAGGACGGACGAGGAGGGAACACCCCTCTTCACTCCGGATGACCCGAAGGCCCTTCGCCATATGCTTGAAGGAAGGGGGCACATCTGGAACGACCCCCATATCAAACGGGAACTGGAGACTGGCGCACATCCTGATGCTCCGTTGTGGTTGGACCTGCTCATGCAAGGGTACACGTCGAATGAGATCCTGGGGGACCCCAGGAAGGATCTCCCGTCCATGCTCCCGCACTACAAGGCCGTCCCACAGCTCTGGGGTTACAGAATTCTGCCAAAGATCCTGCGCGTTTTCCAGCGGCATGCCCCGGAGTATCTTGGGGATCCGGAGAAGATGTCCCCGCGACTCCGCGGTGAGAAGGGTGTCCTCAAGAAGGGGCCGGAGTGGTACAAGAAGAACGGCCCGGTGTAATCAGCGCTTGTGCGCATCGCCAGTCTACCCCCCACGAGTGCACACGCTCTCATCACTAGGTGTGGCCGTCCGTTTGATGCGGGGCCGAGTTGGCGGGTATTGAAGCCTGGTTCGCCCGTGCTCGTTATCGCTGACGGCTCCTGGGTTGATACGTCCATAGCTCTGCGCGGAGCAGGGTTCGAGAACCGCGACACTATTCTTTACTTCGATGGGGGCCTGCGGTGGGTGCCCATTCTTGTCTTTCGTAAGCCCCTGTCGGGATCCAGCGCTCTCGAACAGGTTCTTGCTACAGATACCGGGGCCTACAACATCGACCGTGTACGCATCCAGGGCGTCGTCCCAGCACCCACTACCGTGCGAGAGTATAGACGGTTCGATACGAAAGGGGACCTTCCGAAGCTTGTGGCCCCACCCCCACCCAACCAACTCGGCCGTTGGCCCACGAACATGCTCATCCGGCATACGGCAGGGTGCGTCCACCGTGGTGTGAAGAAGCAGCACGGGGTCGAGATCCCGGTGATAGACTGCACGGCAGAGTGCCCCTTGCCTTTCCTGGAGCGTCAGAGCAAGGCAGCGGGTGTCATGGGTTCCAGGGTCGAGGGGGGCTTGCATGCGGATGACGGTGCGGCTGGTAGATTCATCCCGCAGTTCATGACTGAGACAGAGCTTGTGGACTGGCTTCTTCGGCTCGTCAGTCCCCTTGGAGGAAAAGTTTTGGATCCCCTTGCGCCCAACGGGTTGCTCGGGTCAGAGGTCGTATCGGCGGTGTAAGGGCGGGCGTGAAGACCCTCGACGCGGCGTTCCGGAATCGGATCCTCAACGGCGACTGCCTGGAAGTCCTCAAGACGATGCCGGACGCCTGTATGGACAGCGTCGTCACGGATCCCCCCTATGGCATCGGCAATCGCGAGCCAACGGGCGAAGACATCGCGCACTATCTCAAGGGCGAGCGCCTCGACACTGGGGGTGACTTCATGGGCAAGGAGTGGGAGATCCCGCCCGTCGCCGTCTGGCAGGAGTGTTACCGCATCCTGAAGCCAGGTGGGCACCTCTTGGCGTTCGCGGGGTGCTACGACGAGCACACGGAGGTGCTCACGCGCAAGGGCTGGGTCCGCTTCCCTGACGTGACCGGGGACGAAGAGTTTGCGTCCCTAGACCCGGAGACCCACAAGGTGGGTTGGCAGCGGGCTAAGGAAGTTGTCCGTCAGCCGAATCCTGGCGAGATGGTGCGGTACAAGACCAACAAGGTCGATCTGCTGGTCACGCCAAACCACAACATGTTTGTCGCTACGCTCGGCTCACCTGCCAAGTTCAGCCTCGTCAGGGCAGACGAACATGGGCGAGCGATCAAGATGACCAAGACGAGTCGGGGGCGGATGGACCTCCAGAACCCTGACTCTTTCAAACTGCCAGCCGTCATGCAGACGACGAGTCACGGGCATCAAGTCGAGCTACCGGAGAAGGTGATCCCACTTGACGCTTGGCTGCCTTTTTTTGGGTTGTATCTGGCCGAAGGAAGCGCCAGCATCGTCAAGAACAAGCCGCGAGATGGCCACGAACAGGGATTCGGGTACAACGTCTCGATCGCACACTTCGACACCGAGAATCTTCGAGAAGTACAGCGTCGTCTGTCGGACTGGTTCGACGTGAAGGTCTACGAGAGCATCGGGAAGCTCCGTATCAATGACAAGCAGCTCACCCTGTACTTGCGCCAGTTCGGCAAGTCTTGGGAGAAGTTTATTCCCGACTGGATCAAGACCCTGCCTTCCTCTCGTCTGAAGGTTCTGTGGGATTGGTACATGCGCGGTGACGGTCACGACCACCGTGTGGGGTACACAACCTCCAGTCGCCTTCGGGACGATTGGCAAGAGGTTGCGATGTACATGGGGATCTCTGCCGACTGGGTGGTTACGAAGCCCAAGAAGCGTGTCCCGAAGATCAACGGGCGCGAGATTCATGCGCGGCGACCGTCCTACGCGGTGACGTTTAACCATGTACAGAACCAGCCTGAGGTTTATGACCGATCCGGCTTGAAGAATCCCGTTCGCACCCTTGTCCCGGCGGAAGAGTGGCAGGGACGGACGGTCTACTGCGTCGAGCTGGAGAGGCACCATACTCTCTACGTTCGACGCAACGGCAAGGCCGTGTGGTGTGGGAATACCCGCACATGGGACATCATGTCGATCGGCATCCGGGCCGCAGGCTTCGAGAACCGCGACACGGTGGCGACGATGTTCGGGCCCAGCGTGCTCCAGTGGGTTCATGGGCAGGGCTTCCCCAAGAGCCTCAACATCGGCAAGGCCATCGCGAAGCTCGAAATCGCGGAAGGCTTGTCGGAAGACGAGGTGGAGCGCCGTCGAGCAGAGATCGCGGAGCTGGCCAAGAAGTGGGACGGGTGGGGCACCGCCCTCAAGCCCGCATGGGAGCCTGTCCTCTGTTTCCGCAAGCCGGTCGAGGAGTCGTCCATCGCGGAGCAGGTGGTCACGACCGGCACGGGCGGTCTGAACATCGACGGCACGCGCATCAAGCACGCCAACGCCGCAGATCTCGAAGCCCACAAGGCGATGGTGGCCGCGCTCAAGGCCAAGGGCGGCAAGCTCGGCAACTCCTGGAAGAACTCGTCCGACCTCTCGGGTGCCAACGACGTCAAGGAAGGCGGCCGCTGGCCCGCGAACGTGGTCATGGTCCACGCAGCGGGCTGCGAGAAGGTCGGCACGAAGAAGGTCCCGGCGCCCGTCATCAACCGCTTCGACGACGGTATGAAGCCGTTCGGGGGTGGCGCACGCCACCCTTTCACGAGCACGCAGACGGGCGACACAGAGGGCAACGAAGAGGTCGCGGTCTTCGAGTGCGTCGAGGGGTGCCCGGTCAAGGCGATGGACGAGCAGAGCGGTCGCGTCGATGGTCGCGGTCCGTATGTACAGCCGAGGGCCACGAGTGACGCTGCGGGTGCGTCCTGGTCGAAGGGCGAGCACCTGCCGTTCCACTACGGGGACTCGGGCGGAGCGAGCCGCTTCTTCGGTCAGTTCGTCCCGGAGGCACCATTCTACTACTCGGCGAAGGCGTCGAGGTCGGAGCGCAACAGCGCGTTCGAGAAGCCCAAGCCGCCGAAGACGAAGTCCAAAAACCAGCCCAAGCTCGTCTACTTCAAGATCAAGGAGGGCGTCGATACAGACGTCACCATGCGCATCCAGGAGACGGTCACGGAGGTGCTCGGCTCCTTCGACCCGGAGACAGAGAGCTTGGAGGCGACCATCTTCGAGCGGATCATCCCGGAGAGCCTGCGGGAGCACTTCGAGGTGGACGACATGGCGGGCGGCAACGACCATCCCACGGTCAAGCCCATTGCGCTCATGAGCTTTCTCGTGCGCCTCGTGACCCCCAAGGATGGCATCGTGCTCGACCCTTACTGCGGATCAGGGACGACGTGCGCGGCTGCGACCGAGGCGGGCCTGTCCTTCGTCGGCATCGAGAAGGACGAGCACTTCCACGACATCGCGTCCAAGCGTGTATTGACGAAGCACGCGCAGGCCGAAGCAGAGCGCAGTCAGAAGGACCTCTTCGACGAGATGGCCGACCTGCCCGAGTAGGTCACCCGTCCACGGCGCGTTGCTGAATGATCCTGAGCTTCTCAGTTCGGGGCATCTGCTTGATGCGCCACTCGGTCTTGAGTGCCTCGCTCTTCGAGGCGACCGGCAGGAGGAAGACGACCTTCCAGGGTCCGCCTGTGCGTGTATACCGCGCGCCCTTGCCGGTGTTGTGAGCACGCACGCGGAAGGCGATACGGTTCGAGATCCCCGTGTAGAGGGTGTCCTTCTCGACGCCGTGCAGTATATACACACACCAGCCCGTGTGCGCGAGGACGCGCTCGGCGGTGTGTGCTTCGATCTCACGCCAGAGATCGTCCGTGAGGGTTACCAGTAGAGCGTGCCTTCCATCTTGCGCTGCTTGAGGCTCGCGATCACGAGCGGGCCACGCGAGAGGCTAGCGTAGAGCCCGCCAGCCCAACGCTTGCGATCCCAGTCCGACATGTCCATCATCGCGCGCTCGCGGCGCATGGTGATGTTGAAGGCAGCGGCCTCGATCATCTGATCGCGGTAGGGCTCCCAGGCGGGAGCGTGTGCCATGACCCACACGCTGTAGTCCACGAAGCCTTCCTCGTAGAAGGCGTCGCCCTCGGGGAACAGGGCGAGGGAGCCGTGCGTGAACTCGTGGGTGAGCTTCTCCAACGTTTGGCCTGCCTTGCCCTCAACGGAGGTTGAGAGTCGGACTTGGCCGGTGTCCGGTTGGAAGCTGGCGGTTGCGCCGGAGGTGTGCTCCGCGTCGGGCATCCGCTTGATCTCGGGCAAGGGGGTCTTGCCGTAGGGTCCGAGGGCGTGGCCGACGAACGCGTAGATGCGGGGAGCCCACAGCTCGACGAACTGATCCCACGGGCTGTTGAACACGCGGCACGTGAAGCGCGGAGCTTCGGCGGCGGTCTTGGTGGAGGAGGGTTGCGAGGCTTCGATGAGGAGCTTGCGCACCTCCTCCACCGAGTCAGGCGCCGGAACGTCGTAGGGGTTCACACCTCGTGCGCCGCAAAAGAACCTTATGTCCTCCCAGGTAGAGGAGACCGACATGTCCGATTTCATCATCTCCCCGGCAGGGTTCCTCGCGCTGCCCAACTGGCCCACGGTTTCGGCAGGTCCGACTCTGCGCGGTGTTGGACAGGCAGCCACCCCCTACACCGTGGCCCCGGTTCAGAAGAACATGGGCGGTTCGCTGATCCGCCGAGGTCTTGGTGAGACAGACCTCACCTCGCTCAATGTCCCCCAAGCCTACGGTGGCGTCTGCGGGATCATGAACGCGCAGGTCATTCTGCCGACCGCGGGCACGGCGTACTCGCTCGCGTTCTCGGTGGACAACGCCTCGACGCCGCTCGGGTACTGCGGCATCTACCTCGACTCTTCGAACCGCGTCGGCGCGAAGATCACGGACATCTATGGCAACTTGGTCGCAGCGGCCGTTCCGAGCGGTGCCGCCGGCGTCGCGGGTACCCCGGCGATCATTGTGTTCTCGTGGGACGCGCGGAAGCCGTACGTGTCGCTCACGGTCAACGGAACCAGCGTGCCGTTCACCACCAGCCCGACCACGGCGTGGACGCCGTTCCTGCCAGTGGCTCTCGAACTCGGCGTGGGCATCAGCCTCGCCGCACTCTCGCCGTTCCCGAACGTGACCGGGATCACCATCGTGCAGCTCGCGGCCGGGTCGCCCGTCGCGCCCGTCTTCCCGACCCCCGCGTGAAAGGTGCGGGAGAAAATGCGCGAGGGTCAAGAAAAGTCCTTGCGCGCTTTTCGTGGTGCCCGTATACAAGCAAGAGTCAACGCACCATCACGGTGCAACGGAGAACGCTGTGTCTACACGCTGGTCGCTCGAATCAAGGTCTGCCAAATCGCTCAAGGCGATGGCGGGATCTTGCGTTCTGCGCGGTAGCGTCGATCAGACCCTCCAGTTCGCCCAGATTCTCCACACGCCCGCATATCCCACCTCCTTGAATCAAGCCAAGCCGGAGGTGGGAGAGTAAGGGGCGGTCCGAAGCCGAGCAAGTGCTCGTGCAAAAGGCCGCCCCGGGAACCCCGGTGGCGGCCTTCGTCGTTTCAGGGCTCGAAAAATTCGCGAATCTGAGGAATCCGACGCTCGGGATCTGCCCGGCGTGTTCCTTGGAATCACAGGAGACGTGTATCCGATGATGAACCGAGAGAGCTATCAGAACTCCGATCCTCCATATCCCCTCTGGAGTCGGGGTTCGTCCTTGGAAGGCGACTGACGCTGTAAACGTCGGGCCTCTGCGCTAGGCGGTTCGATTCCGCACGGCTCCACCAACACAAGACCATGCACACTCAACTCAAACAGACCTGCCCTACCACGTCGCTGGGAGGTTAGCTCAATCGGTAGAGCAGGTTCCTTTTAAGTCCCAAGATGCGGGTTCAACTCCCGTGCCTCCCACAGTCAATGCGCCTGTGATGTCAATGCAGCATACGCGGCTCTTACCCGTTGAAGTGAGGGTTCAAGTCCCTCCGGGCGCACTAGGTCAAGCAGTACCCAGATCAGATCGAATCAGAAGACGGCATCGCTGTTCCAGGATCGTCCAACGGTAGGACGCGAGACTCTGAAACTCGCTACGGTGGGTTCAACTCCCCCTCCTGGATCTAACGAGCCGCCCTTCGGGGCGTCTCCGTTCATTGACAATTTAGCAGGGACTGATGAAAGGCCCCGGTTCGCACCGAGAGCCCCTCATCTCCACCACGGTTGGGCCCAGAAGTTTTGAGCCTAATGCGTGGAAAAGCGGCGCCTTACTGGCTCTCTACCACCGATAAGACAGGTGGGGTCAAGTGGTGCTCAAGAGTGTGGACCACCAATCCGCATCCGCAGGCATGACATCCGCTCCTGTTCGTTTCGTGGAAACGGGCGAGCTGAGGCCCTTCGGGGTCAAGGCTTGGTCGTTTCGGGGACGGGTGCGCCAAACCGCAAGGGGAGGCGCACCCATCTCATTTTTGCACCCTAGCACAATGGCCGTGCGCTCCGCTGTTAACGGATAAGATGCAGGTTCGAGTCCTGCGGGTGCAGCCATGTGCGGGTAGCCTAGAGGCCAAGGCAGTCGGCCGTTAACCGACCGGGGTAACACCCATCGCAGGTTCGAATCCTGCCCCGTACGCTACGTGGTCGTCATCTTGACGTTTCAGTTGATGCCCCAGGGCATGAACATCTTCGCCAAGCTCTGGACGACCATCAAGAACTGGATCAAGTCCCTCGACGAGGAGTGGGACGAGATCACGGCCGAGAACGGCCGCAACTGCAAGGACGTGGAAACGTGACCCTCGACTTCAACTTCGCTCTCTTGCCTGCCGCATATCAGGCGCCGCTCCCTCCGGACTGGCGGTTGGTCGTCGGTCTCTTTGCCGTCGTTGTGACGACGGTGGTCTGCTTCTGCCGGTGAGGCCCCATGGCGGGGCACCTCTTTCGTAAGGAGGTCGCAGAGGGTTCGATTCCCTTCTCCGGCTCTGACGGTTGTGGGCTTCCCACTGGGGCTTGGGCGCCAGAGGGTAACGCCCCGTGCATAGTAGGACCCTGGCGTTAGGGACCGAGTTGCACGGGCTTCTGGTGGGCGGTTCGAGTCCGTCCCCCGGTGTGAAGCTCACAACCGTGCACATGCTCTCATCGTCTACCGGCTAGGACGCTTGGTTCTCAACCAGGAAAACGCGGGTTCGACCCCCCGTGAGAGCACTACTCGGCCCGGTACTGCATCAACTGCGGGCGCTTCTTGAGCTTCCGCAGGGCATCGGTTTCGAGCTGTCGGATGCGCTCTCGGGTGAGCCCGAAGATCTCGCCGACATCTTCCAGGGTCATGCCGCCCTCGTCGGCGATGTCCAGCACGCACGAGTGCTTCATCGTTTCGACCGTCGCCTCCGGATGGTGCTTCAGGTATTCCCAGAAGAGGTGCTGCTTGCACGAGACCCACGGGCACGGGCGCGGGGCATCCTCGCACTCGCCGCGGGTCCTTGGCCGCACGGGTTCCTCACCCTCGGGCCACGTGAGGTCTTCCTCGGCCGGCTCGGGGGTCGGCGTGGGAACGAGTGCAAGGGCGGGCTCGATGTAGAGGGGCAACCGGAGCAGGACGGACATTACCCTTATTGAACACCGAACCCCAACCGCTTCAGGCCAGCTATTTTCGCCCCGTTCACGCTAGTGGCAGGCTACGAGACTTTCAATCTCGGAACGCGAGTTCGATTCTCGCACGGGGTACCACGTTGACGGTCCTGAAGGGGTGGGGGTCCGGTGTACTACTGACCCACAGACCCAAATCGGATCGGAGACCACCATGTCGAAGCTGCATCACGTTCTTGCCATCGAGTCGGGCCTCAAGACGAAGGTGGCCGAGAAGCTGACCGCCATCTACCACACGTTCCAGAAGCCGGCGCTTTTCAGCGGCCACGTGAAGACGTGGTCGGCTCGCGACGCGAACCCGGAGTCGAACCTGCACGAGATGCTGCCGGACGAGCGCCAGAACGTCCAGCAGAACACGGCCGTCCTCCTGAAGACCATTCAGAAGGAGCAGACCGAGCTGTTCGACATGACCTTCCAGCGCGACGTCACGAACTGCTCCGCGAAGGCGGACGTGGTCGTGGAGGGCAAGACGATCCTGAAGGATGCCCCGGTCACGTACCTGCTCTGGCTCGGGCACCAGCTCGACGACCTCTACACGGAGGTCAAGAAGATGCCGACGCTCGACCCGGCCGAGAAGTGGACGCTCGACAAGGAGCAGAGCCTCTACGCGACGCAGCCGACCGAGACGGTCCGCACGAAGAAGCTCCAGGTGCCTCTCGTGATGCACCCGGGCTCGAAGGAGCACCCGGCGCAGGTCCAGCTCATTACGGAGGACAAGATCACCGGCACCTGGAAGACCATCAAGTATTCCGGGGCGATGCCGATGGACCAGAAGGATCTCCTGCTCGCTCGGATCGAGAAGCTCCAGCACGCGGTCAAGCAGGCCAAGGAGACCGCCAACAGCCACGACGTGCCGAAGGATCTGTCCGCCGGCAAGCCCATCTTCGATTTCGTCTTCGCGCCGTGACCTCGGCGGTGTAAGACAAGAGTGGAGTTCAAGCTCAGACTCAGATTCAGACTCATCTAGCGCGACGGCGAAAGCTGAAGGTTCGAATCCTTCCCCCCGTACTGCACCGCAGGGTGCAAGGCCCGGCCGTAAAGGCTGGACCTGACAACACGGGGGTGGCGAAATTGGCAGACGCAACCCGTAGCGCGGCTCAGCCTGAGACTACTACTCCAGACTCAGCAACATCGTCGGGAGGCCAATCGAACGGAAGGCAACAATTCTCTAGGACGCGGGTTTGAATCCCGCCCACCCTGCTGCTGCCTCGCGCAGCTACGCAACACCTACAGGGCGGTCGTCTAGCGACAGGACACTAGAGGCTCAGGACTCACTGCCGACCTTAAACGCCAGTGGTCACCCTAAAAAGACGAGCGGCGCAAGTCGCACAAAGGGACCCCGGGGAAGGCTACTCTCCGGGGTTCCGCTTTTGGTGTAGAGCGAGGGCATGACGAAAGCTCTGCTCTGCGCGAAGTGCCTCGACATCCGAGCCCTTGACCCCGAGTGCGGTTGGACGGTCTGCCGCTGCGGCAACACGCAGGCACGGTGGCTTGACCCCCGCGCTGGTACGGTGCGCGTCAAGGCGAAGAACAGGGACTTCGCCCGTATCCTCGGCATGAACAACCGCTTCCTGCTCAAGGGCATCGACGGCTTCGACCACCACGAGATGGTTGAGGCGGGCGGGCAGTGGGAAGCCTGGCGCAAGCTGCACACGCACTCGACTGAAGCGCCCGGCTACATCTTCGACAAGGACATGCGGGGATGCTGGGCCTGCATCGTCAAGGTCAACGAGACCGGGGACATCAAGTGGGAGGAAGAGGAGCCGCCCAAGGTGGCCGAGCCCGCCGTGGGTCAGAGCGAACGAGAGCAGATCGCAGCGATGCTCGGGGTTCCGGTAGAGCAAGTTCACACGCTGTCGTTGCCTCCTCCCGAGGAGCCACCGACAACCTGACGTTCACGAAAAACATGGTCGCGTAGCTCAGTTGGTAGAGCGACTGCCTGAAGAGCAGTGCGTCGGGGGTTCGAGTCCCTCCGTGACCACCGCGGGGCAAGCGGAGATGCTGGGTCGGTCTCATAAGCCAGCCTGACGGGGCGCGACTCCCCGGCCCGCAACGCGGCCTGAGCAAGTCTGGTGATTGCATCCGTTTGAAACACGGACCATGCCGGTTCGATTCCGGAAGGCCGCACTGTGTGATAGGCTAGGGGGTCATGGCGTCGATTGACAACCGCAACCTGTCGGACGAGGAACTGGAGCGCTTCTGCAAGCAGGTGGCGCAGATGCGGGCGGACGGTTCGCAGACCTGGTTCATCGCCAACGCGCTTGGGGTTGGCAAGGTTACGGTGAGGGACCGCGAGAAGCGGTACGCGAAGATGCTGAAGCAACGGGATGTAGCGCAGTCTGGTAGCGCACCTGGTTCGGGACCAGGGGGTCGGAGGTTCGAATCCTCTCATCCCGACGAGTGACATGGTGTACGGCTTCTAGTCGATGGCCTACACGTTCTGGACCGAGGAGGAGAAGACACTCCTCCAGAGCAAGTTCAAGTACCGCCGGGGTTACAGGGCTATCAAGAAGGCGTTGCCTCATCGTTCGAGGCGCAGCATCTACCAGATGGCCCGCAAGCTTGGTCTGACCAAGCGCTCGCACTGGTCGCAGGAAGAGGCGGATCGTCTTCGGGTCTTGTGGGGCGCCGAGCCTCTTGACCGTATCGCCAAGTTGCTTGACCGCACGAAGGCGGGCGTCTACCAGTACGCGAAGCACACTCTTGGCTTGAAGGTCGGCTGCCCAAACGGTTGGGAGCGCATGGCCCATGCGGCAAAGCGCACGGGCTACATGGTCGAGACCTTGAAGAACATCTTGGCGCACGCGGGCATCAAGCCCTCGCCGAGCTACTCCCTCGTCGAACGCAAGGCCAAGTACCACGTGTTCATCGTACGGCCGGGGGACGTGGACTACGCCGTGTCCGTATGGTGCGACTCGGAGACCCTCTTCGACGCAGCTTGCCGGCGCGGCATGTGCGTGGACACGTTGAAGTCGCAGCTCATCGAGAGCGGGCTTCAGCCGCCGGCCAAGAAGCACGCGGTCTGGCGCATCCCCTCGAAGGACATCGACGACGCCATCAAGAAGAGCGCGGAAGCCAAGGCCAAGCGCTCACAGGTCAACGAGACCATCCGGTCCGCCGCTGAGCGCCTCGGTTACAAGCCGAAGACCCTCACGGTGCACTTGAAGAGGCTCGGCATTCCGCACGGTCGTTGGGGCGTCAAACGCCTGGACATTGATCGCATCGCCTCGTCGCTTCAGCGGCGTGAAGCGAACCCCTGGACAGAAGTGGACCTCCAGAAGCTTGCGCAGCTCCATGCAGAGGGCATCGACCGTGGGGTGATCGCCGCTCAGATGAATCGGACGCGTTCAGCGGTGACGTGCAAGATTCTGAGCCTGACAGCCAAGGACCGCACCGCGGACGTCGCTGCGGAGTGAAGCTCGTCGTCCACTGCAAGCGCGAGCCCTACGACGTGCTCATCGACCGCACGACGATCTGGGGCAACCCCTTCTCGCACAAGGAGGGCACGAAGGCTAAGTACAAGGTCGAGACGCGCGAAGAGGCCATCGCGCGGTACACGGAGTGGATCAAGACGCAGCCCGCCCTCGTGGCGATGGCGAAGCGGGTCCTCCGAGGCAAGGTTTTGGGTTGCTGGTGCGACCCGAAAGCGTGTCATGGACATGTCCTGGCACGGCTCGCGAACGAGTAACGAAACGCACACGTGGCGGAGCTGGTAGACGCGCATGCTTGAGGTGCATGTGGCCCGAAAGGGTCGTGGAGGTTCGAGTCCTCTCGTGTGCACGAAGGGTAGGGAGTCCGTTCGATTCGGGCCGATGGTAATGGAAAGCCACTATCTTGCTGGGATACGACGGGCGGGTTGCCCTGGAGACTCTGATAAAGTCTCTGCGCGTGGGTTCGAGTCCCCGGTGTCCCACTGTTCTGGGCTGTGAGTGGAGCTGGTAGAACCCACCCGCCTGATAAGCGGGGACCGAAAGGTCCGCAGAGTTCGATTCTCTGACAGCCCACTGTTCCTCTTGTCTGCTTGCTTTGGAAGTTGCTGGGGCGTCGTCCAATGGTAGGACGCGGGCCTTTGGATCCCGCTACGGATTAGGGTTCGATTCCCCCCGCCCCAACTGGTCGCCGGTCGCCTTAGTGCCGGTTCTTTCATCACCGCCCTATTGGGCACCCATGGCCCGCCCCGGTCTTACAGGGGCAATCGGAGCGTCGCCTAGTGGTAGGGCACCTGTTTCGGGTACAGGCACATCGGGAGTTCGATTCTCCCCGCTCCGACTGTCGCGCCCTCATCGAGGGATCCCACAAGCATCCCGCAAGGGATATGCAGGTTCGAATCCTGCCTCGCCCACTGAGCCGCAAGGCTCTACAACCTGGGCGAGTGGCGAAATGGTAGACGCACTGGAAATGGAATCCAGCCGAAAGGCATCCGGCTCCTTCCACTCGGGCGCGACAAACCCTTAGGTCAAGTTCTGAAGAGGCAACTGCCCGGACGGTCCGATGATGACCCCGTCCTCGATGGGCCAGCTCTTCTGAAGCGCGAGGCGTTCGACCTCGCGTCCACGAACGACGGCATCTGCGATGGCCTCGCTCATCCCCCTGGAGAGCCCGGTGGCCTCGCGGATGGCGTCGCGCAGCTTTTCTGCCCTGTGCTGCTTGGTCTCCTTCGGCTCGTACTTGAAGGCGAACCGTGCAGCGACTCGGTGGATGACAGACCCCATGGTGTAAGGGGGTCGATAGGTACTTCGGGGTGTCGCATAGCGGCTAGTGCGCGTGCTTTGGGTGCACGTTTTTCGCAGGTTCGAGTCCTGTCACCCCGACTGTGGCGTGAGTGAGCTGGCGAACACGGCCGACTGTGAATCGGTCTCTGGCGGGTTCGATTCCCGTACGTCACCCCGAGCGCATCGTCGCGCTCAACCACCGTTCGGAAACTCGACCCTCAATCTGGGGGTCCGCACACCGAGCGGTGTATGTAGCGACGCGGCCCCATGTGCGGGGGCCGAGATCGGATCGAAGATGGACAAGGAAAACCTGAGCGCTGCCGAGGGGATCATCCAGACCCTCATCGGCTACACGGACCACATGGTCCACAACCGTCCTGGCATGGTCGTGCGCGACCCGTCCGCAAGGATCGGGGTCCGCTGGACCCCCGTGACCCACAAGGTCGAGGGTGACGACAAGAAGAAGGTCGTCTACCAGGTCAACAAGGTCGGCCGGAAGACCACGAAGGTCAAGGTCGGCACGCTGGCCGACAACGGCTACCAGATCAAGGCGGACAACGGGAACATCATCGGCGAGTACCGCTCGGCCGGCATCTTCCCGGAGGTCGCGACCTGGATGTACCGGCAGGCTGCGGACGTCTACGCGAAGGACAACGAGTTCGCTGCCCACTGGGCGAGCTACGCGTTCAAGCAGGAGCACCGCGACCTCAAGGTGATCCTGGCCGCCCTCATGCTCGTCCAGACGCGCAAGGGTGACCCGGTCCTCGATACCGAGAACGGCGGCAAGAAGGTCGCCTTCCACGACGAGGACTACAGGGACATCGGCGAGGCGATGATGCTGCTCCACACGAAGGACGGCAAGGACTTCAACCCGAAGCTCCTGCTCCGCGTGTACGACGTGCTCATGCTCCCTGGCGTCGCGGCCATCAACCGCGAGCTTGGGTTCGGCAAGTCGGCTCGTAGGCCGTTCCTCGGTCGCTGGGAGAAGGCGGTCGAGAAGTGGCTCCTCTTCCGTGAGGAGAACCCGAAGCTGCTCGAAGGGCTCGTGAAGGCTGGCTTCCGTCAGACCGTCATGGACCTCGCGCGTCGCGTCGGGTACAAGCCGACCACGACGAAGTTCTTCGAAACGTTGCGCTGGAAGCAGGCGCAGGCGAAGGATGGTCGCAGGACCCTGGCCATCGGCCAGGCCGTCGAGGCAGCCGAAACGTGGGTCGGTCTCTCCGAGGAGCAGATCTGCGAGAGGATCGTCAAGGACCGCCCGAACTACAAGCGCATCGTCGGTATGCTGCCGAACGGTGTGACGCGGGCCATCCTGACGGCCGCAATCGAGGCCGGTTCGCTCTCGAACAAGGACCTCGTCATCCTGACTCCCACCATCGAGGAGCTGGGCCTCATGCAGGTCCAGGACGTCCGTGAGCGGTGGGAGAAGGCGAATGCGGCTTCCGAGGACATGCGTGCGGCGAACATCGCGACGCGCGTCAAGTCCAAGGAAGTGAAGGAGAAGCTCCAGGAGGGCGCGGACAAGGCGCTCCAGAAGGCGGTCGTCGAGGTCATGAAGGGCCTCGTCATCTACTTCATCCTGGACATCTCGGGCTCGATGGTGAACAGCATCCCGACCGCGAAGAAGTACATCGCGCAGTTCCTCCAGGCATTCCCGCTGGACAAGCTGCACGTGTCCGTCTTCAACACGGCGGGGCGCCGCATCGAGATCAAGCACGCATCGGCTGCCGGCATCGAGAACGCCTTCCGCGGCATCGCCGCGAACGGTGGTACCTCGTACGGTGAGGGTGTCCGTGCTCTCCAGGATCGCAAGCCGGGGCCGGGTGAAGATGCCATCATGATCTTCGTCGGCGACGAGCAGGCTCCTGCCTTCATGCCGCACGTTCGCAACTCGGGCATCAACCCGATCGCGTTCGGTCTTCTGAAGGTCGGCGGTGGGGAAGGCGACCGCGCTGTCCGTGATACGGCGGCGCAGCTCGGCATCCCGTGCCTGCCGATCGACGACCGGATCTTCGCCAACCTCGCGCAGGATGGGCGCGTGGACCCGTACGCGATTCCGCGTGCGATCCGCAACCTCATCGCAGCGACGCCGGTTGGCATCACGAACGTGGCCGTTGCTCCGCAGCGCGTCTCGCTCGTGGACGAGATCGTCAACACGAAGCTGCTCGTCAAGCCCGCCTGGGCTGCCTGAGCCGCTTCCTTACTAGCAGAGACGGGGCGCATCGCTCGCAAGGCGGTGCGCCTCTGTCCTGCCACATGAGGATGACCATGGGCTGGAGGGATCTGCTTCAAGCGGCGGACGAGACCCTCGTCGCGCCGTGGGTCGGAGACAACGAACTCCGAGCCGGGGAGCGTACGTGGCGGGTCAAGGGGAAGAGGCCGCCCGAGCACGGGTGGTACACCTTCCACCTGAAGAGCCGTGAGGCGACCTTCGGCAAGGAAGCCGAAGCCGCCGTCGAGTCGCTCCGCCATCTCAAGAGCGGGTACCTCGTCGGAGACCGCTTCATCGCAGACGATGTTCGAGTCGATCCCAATCCGGCGAAGATCGCAGCCTCTTCGGAGCCTGTCTTCCTCGTCGAACCGGGACTCGACAGGTTCGCTCGCGTCAGCGCGGGACGGACGCATGAGGGCGGCCCTCTCGTGTACGCGCGGCAGGAGATGCCGCTCGGCCCCGAAGAGGAGGTGCTCAAGTCGTTCTTCGACCAGAAGGAGTCGGTGAACATGATCGCGGGCGTTGCGCCTGCTCTGGACGCGGCTTTCCGCATGGAAGCCTACCAGCGCATCGAGGCTCAGCGCCGGCGTGAGGAGCTTGAGCGGCAGCGTCGAGAGGAAGAGGAGCGCCTGGCACGTGAAGAACGTCGCCTGAAGCTCTTCGAGCAGCTCGGCAACGCACAGGGCCGTCGCGACATGGCCAAGGAAGACTTCGGAGAGGCAGCGCGTGCGGCTCTGGCCGTTGGCGGTGCCGAGTACCTTGACCACAGGCGTGCAGGTAAGCGCAACGAGATGGTGGTGGTCTACCGCATGCTGCGGCGCCGTTTCGAGTGCGTATGTGACGCTCAGACCCTCAGGATCATCGACGCTGGGATCTGTCTGATCGATCACGGCACCGGAGAGCGCGGAGACAACTACTTCACGTTGGAGTCTCTGCCCGGTGTAATCCACCAAGCAGATAAGGAAAGACGCCTCGTCGTCTTCCGGCACGTCGATGAGGACTGACGAAGAGAAGAGCAAGGGTCTGGGTCGCCGCGAGCGTCAACGCCTCATCCGACGTTGGAAGGAAGAGGGCAGTGGTCTGAGCCTGAAGCAGTGGGCTCAGAAGAACGCGCTCGTCGGCGACGCTGCCCAAGCCTGGCTCGAACAGAAGCGGGGACGCCCATGACGATCGAAGCAGGAGTGGTGGTCAACCTTAAGGGGGAGCCCATCTACTGGCACCTTCCGGAAGACCGCACGGGCGGTTCTCTTCCTGACAGCCGCAAGCTGTGGGACGTCCTCTGGGACAACCGAGACAACCTGCTCGGGTTCGCACACAGCCACCCCGGCTCGGGCATGCCCAGGCCGTCGTGGACGGATGTGACAACCTTCCACGCAGTGGAGCAGGCACTCGACCGGCGCTTGGAGTGGTGGATCACCAGCTCCGACCGCATCATCGTGGCCCGCTGGTCGGGGCCTGGAAAGTACGACTACCAACGCTTCGTCGTTCAGGACGAGCCTGGATGGCTTGTGGAGCTGCGCGCCCACTCGCTCATGATTCAAACCGCGCGATCAGATCAGAAGGAGGCAACGTCATGAACCAGAACGACATCCTCGCTCACGAGGCACGTGTCAACATCACCTGGAGGGGCCAGAACGGCGACCTCCCGAACCCGGCGCCGTTCGACGCGACCGAGGGTGACATCAAGCAGTGGATCACGGAGGCTGTCACCAACGGCAGCGTGCCCGGCATCCGCGCTGACGCGGACGTGGACTTCACCGACTTCGTGGTGGACCGCTTCCGTCCGAACGAGCAGCGTCCGTTCAACCTGATCCAGATCAGGCCGAAGACGCCGTTCGGTAGCTGACCACCAAGTACCGTGGTCATGGTACGTATCATGGCCACGGTACACGGAGGCATCCAGATGAAGAACATCACCATCGTCGGCGTCGGAGCGCTCGGCTCCCACGTCGTGCAGTTCATCCGCAACGTCGAGGTGGCCATCAAGGTCATCGACTTCGATCACGTCGAGCAGAAGAACACGCAGAGCCAGTTCCACGGCAAGACTCATCTCCGCAAGGCGAAGGTCGAGGCCGTGAAGCAGACGATGAACTTCCTCTTCGGCACGAAGATCGAGACGAACGGCAACAAGCTCGTCGCCGACAACGTCAAGGAGCTGCTCGGCAAGAGCGACCTCGTGCTCGACTGCCTCGACAACGGCGCCTCGCGCCGGGTCATCCAGACCTTCGTTCGAGCCAACAAGCTCCCGTGCCTGCACGGGGCTGTGGCGCCGGACGGGCAGTTCGGACGCGTCGTCTGGGACGAGGACTTCGTCATCGACGACGAGTCCAACACGAGCGCGGCGACCTGCGAGAACGGGGAGCATCTTCCGTTCCTTGCCATCACGAGCGCGTACATCGCGCACGCGATCAAGGTCTACTTCGCAACCGGGCAGAAGATCGGCTTCAGTGTGTCCCCAGCGGGCACAATCCGCATCTGACCCCCATAAACGGTCTTGACAGTCAAGACCACTTCACGTAACTTCTCACACGCAATACGGGATGTGTTCATCCCGCGCACGGGGCATTCACCGAGGTTGGTTCCTCAATCTGTCTGAAAAACAGGTCACGTGAATCAGCACCGCAACTCGCTCCCGAAAGGGAGCCCCCGCGGTTCTTACAAGCCCAGGTTCGATTCCTGGAATGCCCCCTACCTCGCGCTCATCAGGTTGAGGCTCACAAGCAATGCGGGTTCGAATCCCGTCGATTCCTTCGGGAACCGTAGCCAAATGGTAAGGCAATCGTTTGAAGGACGATCACAACGCACAAGCCTCAGTCACTCGAACGCGGGGGAAATCATGACGGGTAAGGGACGTGGGTCCCGCTTCTCCTCATAAGAGATACATCCGACGCTCACTCTCGCTCCCGCAAGGGAGCCGCCACGTGCGTCTACAAGCTTGGAAGGTTCGACTCCTTCACCCGTCTCTGCTACTTATCTTCTGTCACTGTCCTCTGGGGCTTTTGGGCATGGCGCCCAAACTGAACGGCTCTCGCACTCGCCTCCGCAAGGAGGCATCTTGAGTGCCTACAAGATCTTCGCCGGTTCGATTCCGGCAAGCCCCTCTGGAAACGTCCAACCCGTAGCGCGCACATGCAAGAGATGCTCAATGGTTGAGCATCAGCCTTCGAAGCTGACAGTTGCGGGTTCAACTCCCGCCTATTGCGCCAAAACCCCGCACTACACCTCGGACGCTTCCTAACTTCACTGTCACATGCCGGGTTACAGACGGTCGGTCCGTCACCTCCCTTCCACGGAGGAGCGCAAGCTCAACCCAGGTCTGCCCCTCGCTTCCGCAAGGAAGCTCCCCGCAGTCCGCACAAGCATTCTCGGTTCGACTCCGAGACCCGGCTCCGACCGCATCCTCTCGACGGATCTCACAAGCCCTGGAAAGGACAGACCGACGCCCCGGAGTGGGCGTCGGTCACCCCCAGCTCCGTCACCTCGGATGTGGTCTAGTTTCTGCCGCTCTGGACAAGGTTGTCCACTCGCACCTTTAACGCGAACAAAAAGCAACCTGCCTGCCATCTCGTCCCTGTGAGAGGGGACCATCCGGCGTGCATACAAGTTCCAGGTTCGATTCCTGGGAGCGGCACAAATCCCCGACAAAAGTGTAGTGCTCTGGCCCTTGACCACCGCTCTACACGTCGGGATGCGCGGACCTGGTCCTTGCAAGGGGGACCGGGGACGAATACCGAGGGGCTTCGGTCAGATCGCCGGAGCGGTAAGTGCGCGCTAGGCCAGCGCGTCTCCAACCCCAACTCTTCGACGGTGTATGGGTCTGGCAATCCGCCGGACCGAGCTACCGTCTCTAAGGTCATGTGGGGTTGCACGTTCGCGCGGTAGGCGGCGTGCGCCTTTCTCTGTCTGTATGGTGGGCGTAGCCGAGTGGTTCAGGCAACAGGTTGTGGCCCTGTCTACGCTGGGTTCGATTCCCGCCGCTCACCCTAGTCCTTTCGTGAGGGCGCATGGGGCATGGCCCGTTTCATCTTGGCCCTCCCCATCGTCCTGGTACTCATCGTCGGACTTCTGGTCGCCTGCTTCTTGGTAGGCTGCCTGCCTGCCTCGTACGCAGACACGAACACGCAGGGGATCCCCAACCTGCACAACTTTGCTCCGGGGATGTGGCGCACGGGCATCCCGTCCGATCAGGCGGCCTGGAACGCTCTGCGGAACATCGTAGAGGAGCCCAACAGGAGGGTGACCAAGGTTGTCCTGCACGACGACGCGGAAGGAGACGAGTCGCCCGCCTACGCGTTCGGTTGGAACGTCATCAAGGTCCCGCTGACCCCCGAGGACGACAAGCCTCTCACTGTCTTCGTGAAGCCCAAGAAGAGCGACGTGGACAAGGCCGTCAACGCCATCCTCGACGCTCATGCCCGAGGAGATGTGGTCGTTTGGGGGTGTGTCCACGACCGTGACCGCGGCGGGATGATCTCGGCCCTTGTCGGGATGAAGCTCTTCGGTTGGACCAAGGACTACGCATGGAAGTACGCGCTCAGCACCGGCCTTCGCTGGGAGCTGCCCGACCTCGACGCCTACTGGATCGACGACGTGCAGAAGTAGTCTTCCTATCGGATCTCTGTAGAGGAGATCAAATCCAAATGCCTGAGTTCGACTACAGGACCAACCGATTCTGGTCGATGATCGACAGCATCAAGCGCTATGTCGCCGAGACAGGCCATAAGGTATCGTCCCACGACGACGCGAAGACGCGCACGATCGGGTTCATCTCCACGGAGAACGCTCCGGCCCGTATGTTGGACGGCAGCGGCTTCTACGGATGGCGCATCACGATCTCGGAGCTTCAGAAGAGCCTCATGCCCGCCATGGACCCTGAGCGACGACTTGTGGTGTTCCGCCAGTATCTCATGGTCTCCAAAGACCGAGTCCAACTCGCACAGATGCTTTCGGACGGTACCGCGCCGTCCCACATGCCCCCGTAGCTCAGCGGAAGAGCGCCGCTTTCCTAAAGCGGGCCAGCGCAGGTTCGATCCCTGCCGGGGGTACCACGGTGTACCAGTCACTATGCTCTCTGCAACAGACCGCTCCTGGATGAAGGAACTCCAAGAGGACCTCTGGCCGCCTCCGGACAAGAGGTCTCCGATGGAGCAACGCCTGGACGGCATCATCCGGAAGTCCAAGGATCCCATCTGGAAGGCGCGCAAGGCGAGCCTTCCACCGCTACCCAAGAAGCCGCGTGAGCGACTCAAGAACGCAGAGGTTGTGAGGCTCTTCACGATCCTGGCCGATGCAGACTTGGTCATCGAGCCAATCAGTCACGGGATGTTCGGAGGCGTCGGCCTTCGTGTCTACGAGCACGAGCAGTTCATCGGGACGGGTCCCGAGCACTTGCTTACCATCGTGGACAAGCACTTGCCGGAGACCTCCACCACCTCTTGGCACCGCAAGCTGCTCGGAGAGAGCTACGCGGGCCGTCAGAAGCTCCCAGGCGGCGTCCGCGATGACGCATGGGACCTCTGCATGAAGTTCGCGAAGAAGTCCCAGAACGTCGCCTGGCTCAAACAGTACAAGCTGAAAGCGCCGCGCGAGAGAGTCCACTACGAATACTGAAAGGACAGGTCATGGATACGCCAGATAGTGACGATAGAACGGCCTCATAGTCCAACGGCTAGGACGACGGCTTGTCACGCCGTAAGTAGGGGTTCGATTCCCCTTGGGGCCGCGAAGTGTGTTTGGGGTTATAGAGGAGTCCGGCCGTCCTCGCCTCCCTGTCACGGAGGAGATCGCAGGGTTCAAATCCCGCTAGCCCCGCCAAGCTACGGCTTCATGACGTAGCTGCTCTGCAACGGATAGCGTTTGCTGGTCTTGCTGCGGGTTGCTGCTCCACCCGCAAGACTGTCGGCGCCGAACCCAGCGGAGTACGTGACACGAAAAGCAGCGCTTAGGTCGGTGCTGATGGTAAGCGGCGGGCCTCCAAAACCCGCGTCAAGAGGGTTCGATTCCCTTCCGATCTGCTAGAGCCTTCGGGCTCTTTTCAGGGGTATCGTCTAGTGGTAAGACGTCCGCCTCCAAAACGGACTACGCGGGTTCGATTCCTGCTGCCCCTGCGAAGTGAGTGAGATGGTCGCCGGCTGGTCAGTACGACAGCGGGAGGAAAGTCCGGGCTCCACTGGACACGGTGCCGGCTAACGGCCGGGCGGGGTGACCCGACAGAAAGTGCAACAGAGAGAAGACCGCCGATGGCCCCGCAAGGGGATCAGGTAAGGGTGCAAGGGTGGAGTAAGAGCCCACCGGGCCGGTGGTAACATCGGTCGCAAGGCAAACCTCACCGGGAGCAAGGTCATGCAGGGGGTGGCGCGTCCGGCCGATACCCCCGGGTTGACTGCTTGAGCCCATCGGCAACGGTGGGCCTAGAGGAATGATCATCACCCGGTAACGGGGAACAGAACTCGGCTTATACGCTCACTTCACTAACTCGGGGAGCCATGGGTGCTGGGGCGCGGCCTGGGAACTTGCTTCCCCGCCAAGCCGGTGGGTTCGATTCCTCATCCTCTCCACCAATGCTACTTTTGGGGGTCTGTCATGGACCAGAACAAGCTCACGGAGCTTCGCAGCATCGGCTACCGCATCCCGCGCACGTGCGGGCTCTGCGTTCACGGTGTCTTCGTCGGGGCTAAAGAATTCGGGGGATGTGACGTACGTCAGTACGAACATCGGAAACATACGGGTCCGAAGCGTCAGCTCTCCATCTTCAAGGGTGGGTCGTGCACCGACAAGTTCGAGGTGGACGAGACCAGAGCGGCGCAGCTCGGGGCATACCGGGAGTTCTTGTAGGCGTTGCAGAACCTACTTGTCCCGGTAGCCTAACGTCACTCCCCGGTGTAGGAATCATCCCGTGATCACGTCGTCTTCTTCCGTTCCGCCTGCGATCCTGAGCGTCGAAGAGTGCGTCCAGAGGGTCATCGACCGGCACCCCGATCAGGTCCAGCTCTACGCGTCGGGCAAGTCCTGCGTGGGGTTCCTTTTCGGTCAGGTGACTCACAAACTCAGCACGGCGGACCCCAAGATGGTGTACCAGGCCGTCGTCACCGAACTCGAACGTCGCATCCGCCCCTCCTGAAGGACTCCCATGGAGAACGTCATTCGCCCGCCGTAGCAGCCTCCTTTCATCGCAGAAAGGAGGTTCCACATGTGCAAGTGGTGCCAGATTGCCCAAGGTATTCTTGGGTACCTGTACCTATGCCGGCCCTGTTGGCGGCGTCAGTACAGAAACAAGCGGAGGACGTGACGAAGATCGAAGCCTCTCCAGGTAGCCAGGGTTGAGTCCCTGGCATAGCGTTCAGGGAGAGAGGGAGCCGGGGTAGAGTGAACGTACCCCCGGGACGTTTGGGTTGAGGCGCGGGCGGCAACGTCCGCGCCTTCCTTTTATCGCCCGACATGGGCGATGGATCGCCTTGCGCGTACAGTAGCGGCCCGATGGGGCCTGAAGGTCGCCACGGCCGGGGCCAGGCATTCGGTCCCCGCAGAGGCCATCGCGTGGGCGAACCGCTTCGCCTTCATCGGCGAGCTGGACGATTACTCGGTCACGCCAGTCCACCACACGGACGCCGAACTGTTCCAGGACGCTCGTGACAGCGTCGAGGCGCTCCTGCCGAACTTTCTAGGACTCCTGTACTCGAAGCTGCACGAGCACTACCATGCGGCCGTCAGCAAGTCGGGCACGCGCATCTACTACTTCTTCCAGGCGCACGACCCCATCGACGCCTTCGCGGTCAACATCATCATGCACCAGGGCGAGCTGTACCTGGTCGTCGGCTACGTGCCGTACAACGTGGCGAAGGACCGGATGGACTACTCGAAGGCCATCCAGTACCACACGATCGTCGGCAACCCGGACCTCGCCGGCATGACCATGATGCGCCTCGCGAGGTCCCTCCTGGCTCGCGTCGCATGATGATCGCAGTACGGGTGGCTGCCCGGTACCTTCAAGCGCGAGCAAATCCGCTCCCGACCTCGTTCCCCAAGACCGAGATCGGGCTCATGACGAAGGAGGAGTTCCTCGCGTTCCGCAACCCGGAGGACAAGCACCACAACAGCGAGTCGTACGACTTCGACGTCTTCCACCTGAACGAGGACCATCCTCGCCAAGTGGGCACGCAGGGCTCGCACGGCAGCGACATGGTGACGGTCTACCAGTTGAGCGGCGGCTACGAGGTCATGAAGGAGGGCGCCATCATCGGCGTCATCCACAACGGCGTCGCCTACTTCGACAAGCCGCATCTCAAGGGGCGCATCCCGAAGTATGTGCTCGACCACATGGGCAAGCAGACGGACCTCGGGGTCACGTCCTACAAGCAGGTCAAGTACCTCTCCGAGGTCATGCCGCTCATCAGCCCCATCGCCAAGCTGAACGAGGCGAAGTACCCGGTTGTCCTCCAGCACATCATCGTCAAGGGCGAGGCCATGAGCGTGCGGGCTGAGAAGCAGCCCAAGACCGACTCAGGCGTGACCCTCGCCATCTTCAACGCGGACGGCCTGGTCGTCGCACAAGCTTCGAACGAGTGGGGAGCCACCCTCCTTGCGGTGGCGCAAGAGTACCGCGGCAAGGGCCTCGGCAAGATCATCGGGCAGTTCTGGTATGAGCTGAACCCGTCGTTCACGTCGGGAGGGTTCACGCCGGCAGGGGAGCGCAACGCCCTCGCTCTCTGGCGGGACCGCGTGCACGAGTTCAGTGCTCAGGGTTGGTACTCAGACCTGGTACGTGAGGGGAAGTTGAGCCTCAGCAAGGTGAAGCAGATCCTTGCTGAAGCGGGGGAAAAGCCAGAGCACATCGAGCGGGAGCAGACGCCCGAGGCCGTCAAGGCGACCGGCGACATCCTCGTCTACTCGGACGGGGACATCACCTTCATCGTCTACGACCGGGCGTTCCTCCAGGAGCCCGACGAGAAGTTCATCCACGGGTTCGGGTTCTTCCGCGACGCCCCAGACAAGGGCGTCTTCCTCTACCGCATCGAGTACGACCGTCCGTTCGCGGATCTGACAACGAGGGTCGCCCTCCAGATGGCGAGGGACAACGGTGAGGAACTCTACGATGGCGATGGCTACCACGATCTGGTAGAGATCAACGGTCTCCCTGGCGTCGTGAAGGAAGGTGACTACATCAAGGTCACCCAGAACTTGATCCAGGTGAAGGTGCTGGCCGCGAAGGAGCGCCGAGTGCGCAAGGCCGTGGACCAGTACGGTGAGAAGGAAAGCCTTCTGCTAGAGATGGCAGAGAGCAAGTGGTCGTGACGGGATTGTAGCTCAGTTGGGAGAGCGCTTGCATGGCATGCAAGAGGTCGCCGGTTCGATCCCGGCCAGTTCCACTAGAGGTGCTCCAATGAAGGTCTGATGAGGCAGGGGTGAAACCCCTCGGGGTTCCTGTTCGCCCCCACGCCAAGGGGACGGCAGGGGCTCCTCATGGGCTTGTCCGAGGGCTTCGGGGCCGACCTTTGCAAGGTCGCGCGTGAGGGTTCGACTCCCTACAGGTCCACTACCTTCACAGAAACAGGCGCGTAGCTCAGTGGTAGAGCATCCCCTTCACACGGGGAGGGTCATGGGTTCAATCCCCTTCGCGCCTACTAGTCAACGAAGCATAGGCGCGTAGTTCAGTGGTAGAACACCTCCTTGACGTGGAGGACATGGGGGTTCGATTCCCTTCGCGCCTACCAGGATTCCGCAAGCCATTACCCCCAGTCCACGGGGATAGGGCAGCGGGGTGGATCTTGGGCTAGGCGCCCCAACCTGAAACCGCCTTCCGGAGCTGTAGCTCACTGGTAGAGCGTCCCCCTGACACGGGGAAGGCAGGAGGTTCGATACCTCTCAGCTCCACGGGTAGACACTGCGATCCTGATCACGGGTGACACGGTGTCGTGATAGCGGTTGCGGCTCCGCTTCTCAAAAGCCAATGGGCTGATAGTACAACGGCAGTACGACCCCCTCGCACGGGGTAAATCGCGGGTTCGAATCCCCGTTGGTCCACTAGCGCCAGAGAAGCAGAGCGACGATCACAGCGAGGGCGACCAACCGAAGTGTCCGGTGATCAACCTCCTCGCCCATCGTCTACCCCCAATACACCCGGGATAGGTGGATCTGGCGTTGAAGATCCCCTATTGCGCCAGCTTAATGGGGAGGTTCATCATGGAGGGTAAGGAACTCGACAAGGCTGCCATGGGCTTCGTGCTCGTTACGGCACTCCTCGTCTGGTATGTGTTCACGAACGTTTGCCGGTGATGCTCGTGTGGACGAGCACCTCCATGGTAAGGAGGCTTAAGTGGGTTCGACTCCCATCACCGGCTCTGGCACTTTTGCCGGTATCGCTCAGTGGTAGAGCAACTGTTTTGTAAACAGTCGGGCAACCATCGGGGGTTCGATTCCCTCTACCGGCTCTGAGGTAACTAAAGCCCCACAAGGGGGAAAAGGTACTGTTCCCGTTCGAGTCCAAAGGGCTGTGACACGGCCAGCCACGGACGGGGTCAACACAGTGCTGGTCGGGGAGCTGAGATGCTCACGCCCCTTTAGCGCCTCTTCATGCGGGTGGCCGTCAGGTGGTCTGACAACAGCCTTCCAAGCTGTCAAATTGGGGTTCGATTCCCCCCGCCCGCTCTACAGCTCGTAGGCGACGACTTGACCGTCCGAGCCGACGCACTTCCACACGCGCGTGATGAGGGACTTCGGAACCTCGGGCGCCTTCCAGTAGCCGTCCGGCCAGCGCTTGAAGAGGTCGGTCTTCTTCACCTCGACGATGTAGGTCGGCTTGCCAGTGGTGCGTGGGTCGTCACGACCGAAGTTCACGTAGCCTTCGGCGTCTTCCGCGCTCTCGCTGAAGTTCGTACCCTCGCCGTGGGCCGAGTAGGACTCGTTGCTCTTGATGTGGCCGTGTGACTGGACGTAATGGTACTCGGCCTCGGTCATGCCCCGGTAGAGGTGGCCCGAGCGGGTCCACTTGCCCGGCTCGTCGTTCTGAGCGCGCCAGCCTTCGGGACGGATGACGATGCCCTTCGAGGCGCGGCGGTCGTAGAGGTACGTCACGGCACGTTGCCGGCTGCGGGAGCCGCAGCGGCGGCCGCAACTGCCGAGAAGGCGGGAGGGGCAACCGGCGCCGGCGCAGCGTGGACGGCAGGAACCGGGGGCGCGCTGAGGGCGAAGGAGATTGGACCCGAGGTGGAAGGGGACGTCGCTGCCGCATGCGGGGCAGGGTGGGGAGCATCGGCTGGCAAAGGCGTAGGGGCCGGGGACGAGGTGGCCGTGTCCGCGGGCACAAGCAGTGGAGCCCGGGAGATGCCGTCGAGGTAGCCGCGCAGGTTCGAGATGTCCTCGTGGTTCTTCTGCTCCGAGTCCGACAGCTTGGAGATGCTCGTGCTCAAGGTCTCGTAGGCCGTCTTCTCCACGGACGTGTCTTGAGGCTTGTACCAGGAGCCCACGGACGTCAACATGGCGGCCAGGGCGGCGATAATGGCCGCCCACCCCTTCAGATCGAACTTCTTTTGCTGCTCGTCACCCATGCACAAAGCGGCTTCATCGAACGAAATGCGGGAGTAGCTCAGTGGTAGAGCAGCGCGTTGCCAACGCGAAGATCGAGGGTTCGAGTCCCTTCTCCCGCTCTGACTCTATCGCAGGCGTCCGGGTGGCTTCCCGGCTTGTCGTTGCCAACGATGATGTGGGGGTTCGATTCCCCTCGCCTGCTCCACACCGAAACGGTGTACAGTGTACCTGACAGGAGGGCTCCCCATGAAGATCACCATCGCCGCTTGCGCGTGACGTTGTTCACGCGGAGACCAACGTCACGCGCGTCGTCGAGTAGGCCCGTTATGCGGGTGGGCTCGGGGACGTTCGCCAAGCCGTAGGGTTCGCCCCCACCGCCCGCTCCGCCGACTCTCGAAGCGGCTGAGTGGTCACATGGCAGGAAAAGCAAAGCGTCTCGACCAGCGTAAGCGTCGTCGAGCGAAGAAGATCGCACGCAAGGCAGCTCAGAAGGCCCTCTACCAGCAGTGGATGCGGGAAGGCCGGAACAGCAAGAGCAAGAGGGTGAAGCTCCGGGCTCAGCGTCTTCGCAAGAAGACGATCAGGCTCGCGAGACACACGGCGGGTCCGTGCGGGAACATCGGGTGCAAGCACTGCAACCCGACCCTGTACAACCTCCGCACCCCGTTGCAGGCACAAGCGCAGTGATCGGAGAGCGGGGTCGCTTCGGCGGCCCCGCTCTACTCCTTTTGTCGGGGGTGTAGGTCATGCGCTACTCGTACGACCGTCGCACTGCCGCACCGCGAGCACTTCTTGACCCGTCCAAGCCCCTTGAGGGCAACGCGGTCGTGTACTTCGGTGGGGACTGCGACGAGTTGGACCCGGAGTCGCTCGACCTTCGCAAGGGGGAGGTTCCTGAGCAGGCCGTGGTGAAGTACCTGGAGAAGCACCACAAGGACGGGAAGGCGAAGCAGCACCGCCCAGGTGAGATTGAGCTTCACGCCACGGGTTGGGACGGCAAGACGTTTTCGTGCGTGACCAAGCTCAAGGTCGAGGCGCGGAAGTAACAGCACGCGGGCGTAGGTCAGTGGTAGACCGCTAGCTTCCCAAGCTGGATGTCGCGGGTTCGATTCCCGCCGCCCGCTCTGACGGTGTATCTTGGGGGTATGGAGCCTGTTCGCCTCGATGTACCGGCGTACATCATCGACTACGCCCTCAACAAGTACGAGAAGCTCCGTCCACTGCATGGGCGTCGCTCGGGCATCCCGGATGCCGAGGGCGTCGGTAAGGGGCAAGGGGACTTTCTGGACTTCGTGGCGACCGATGTCCTCTTCGACTTCTTCCGCGACAAGGGGAAGCAAGTCGCTTCTCTTCTCGTCAGCGGCCGCGGGGACGATGGCGTGGACATGCAGGTCTGGGAGAAGGCCACAGAGCGGGCTTTGACGATCAACGTCAAGACGAGCAACACGCACATGCGCTCGGGGCTGCACCTCATCATCAAGGGCGAGGAGCTGAAGAAGAAGCACCCCGAACTGTACATCCAGTGCATCATGCGCGTGGGGCGCATCGATCCGGACAAGCCCCGTGTCCTCATCCCGAGCCTCGATCGGGACATGCGGCCGGAGCCTCCTCACCTCTACGTTCTCGGGTGGGTTCGTCGCGGGTCCCCCGAATGGGAGACGGGCGTTCGTGGGGAGATTCCGAACACGGGTGACAAGCATCCCGGCTTCCAGATCGAGGACAAGGATCTGAGGGACTTGCCGGAACTGGTCGGGCTTCTGTCCAACTCGCTCTAGGTGGTGTAGCCTCGGTTCATGGACATCAAGGCGCGGAAGTTCTACATCCGCTACCGTGAGCAGCATCCGGAGACAGAGGTGCTGTACTCGGCCTGGCTCGGGATGGACAAGCTCAACGTCGAGACGGTGCCCTTCTACTGGCCTGACGACATCGACAAGGTGGAAGACCTTGGACCTGAGGTCGGTGTGGCCGGATGGCTCGGGGACGTTTGGAACGGTCTCAGGAAGCTCGGCAAGCCCATCCCGCCGCCTCTCGACTACCCGGAGGAGCTGCGCGAGTTCCTCGGCCGCAACGTCCGTCAGGCGACGCTCGGCGAGGTCCGCAACATGGTCGAGCCCATCTTCGTCAAGCCGCAGGAGCACAAGGCGTTCACGGGGTTCGTCTGGAGAGCCGACCGCGAGTCACGCATGCGGGTCGTCACGCAGACCGACGAGATGCCCGTGTGGGTCTCGGATCCGGTCGAGTTCGTGGTCGAGTACAGAGCCTTTCAGCTTTACGAGACCATCATCGACTGCCGCAAGTACAAGGGCGACTGGGGGGTGGCCCCGGACCGCAAGGTCGTTGAGGCCGCCTGGAAGCAGTACAAGAAGGTCGCGCCGGCTGCGTGCTGCCTCGATTGGGGGGTCACGGCGGACGGCCGGACCCTCTTGGTCGAGGCCAACGACGGGATGTCCTTCGGAGGATACGGCCTGCCGGTCGTGAGTCACGCAAGGATGCTGGCAGCACGCTGGCACGAGTTGGCCTCGTAACCCTTCTATCCCCCGACCTTGGGTGTCGGGGGTGCAGTAAGTGACCCACTGGTGGGTATCGTTCGAAGCATGGGCGCCGGAAGGAGATGTGTGGCACATCTCCCCCAGCACGTGGGTTGACGCAGAGGACGTGCAGGAGGCCGAACGCCTCGCGCGTCGCAAGCTTCGGGATCAGGTGCATCCGGGTCTGCCGATGACGACCTGCGTGCCCTTCGCGGAGGAGGACTACCAGAAGGAGATGTCACGCCTCTGGGAGTATCGCAAGCGGCAGGGCTGGGACCCTGCTAGAATGAACTGAACTACGGTGAGATGCCCGAGTGGTAAGGGGCCAGATTGCAACCCTGGTGGCGCAAGCCAACGCTGGTTCGATTCCAGTTCTCACCTCTATGCCCTGGGACCTGCTGGATGCAGGCGGGAGCCTTCTAAGCTCTACGAACGGGTTCGACTCCTGCCCAGGGTACTGGCCTAAACGAACGGCACGGGAAGGATGCGGACGGTAAAGGTAACGCTGTCCCGTAGCTTACGTTCGTCACGGCCCCTACTTGTCAGCGTTACGCCCCCGTAGCTCAGAGGAAGAGCACTGCCCTCCGAAGGCAGGTTTGCGCAGGTTCGAGTCCTGCCGGGGGTACTGCAACGAAACGCCCCCGTAGCTCAGTTGGAAGAGCGCCAGCCTACGAAGCTGGGCCCGCGTAGGTTCGAGTCCTGCCGGGGGTACTACTTCTTTCATCGACCCGTCAGGGTGATGATCCCGTCCAAGGATGCTCGCTGGAAGGTCGCTGCGCACGTGCCGACCGTGAAGATCCCCATGGAGATGCCGCATCCTTACGACAGGGTGCAGGCACGGGACCTCGAACGTCGAGGCGTGCGGTTGCCTATCTACGGGGGCCACATCGAGGTCACTGAGGCCAACGTCAGCGCCGAAGCCGCCCTCAGGGATGGCAACGCTGCGGTCGAGGCATACACCCGCAGAGACCCCATGGGCAACCACGCCCAGGTGGTCGCGATCATCGAGTGGGAGGACGAAGGGGGCATCTGCTCCGCTGCCGTCCAGAGGTACCACAGCGACTCGTAAAGGAGGCTGCATGCAGGTCGGCAAGGGGGCGCCGCTCTAGGGTCATCGACCCAAGGAGCGGCCATGCACGTCAATCATCGACGCAAGATCAAGTACCGCTGCGCCCGCGGGCGCTGGTACACGGACCTCGGTCCCTGGAAGCGGAACTACTGGCAGCGCGAACGCGCCCGTGAGCGACATCTTCTCGCCCATGAGCGCTACGACGACTGCCAGGACAAGCACCCGAGGAACATCCTCTGGGATGCTCTCTAAGACGTACACAGGCCCCATCTTGGGGCCGCCTCCCCCTGTCCTGGCGGATCCAGGCTTCAGGTTGCGAACCTGATTGCACCGTGTTCGACTCACGGCAGGGGGACCAGGTCACTCGGGGACGCCCGAGGTTGGAACGGTTGCGGCGACCGTGCCTGAACGCCGCGCTCGCCCCTGACGTGATGGATTCACGCTGCGGCCTTCGAAGCCGCTTGGTCCGGTTCGACTCCGGACAGGGGTACTACTTTTCCTTGACGACTTCGCCGAATCGGGTCATAAGAGGGGTCGCGGAGTAGAGCAGTCTGGTAGCTCGTCAGGCTCATAACCTGAAGGCCGCAGGTTCAAATCCTGCCTCCGTTACCAAGTGAAGGGCCGGCGTCGAGCTGGCCTTTCTAGTTCGGTGCCCTGAGACCCCCAGAATCTACTTCTGGACGGGTCTTGGTATGGTCGCCTTCGTTCTCGTGACCATCGCGACGTTTCTGTACGGAACGTTCGCCGGATGGGTGGTGCACTGGACCCTTCACCAACGGTGGAGTGGGTTCATCCACATCGCCCACATGAACCACCACTTGAAGCAGTACCCGCCGTCCGACCTGGTCTCGGACAGGTATCGATCACCGGGCACGGACAACGGGCTGCTCTTCTTCACGCCGGCCATAGTGCTTGCCTTCGTAGGCTTCGTTGGCGTGCTCCACGTCCTGGGCATCTCGGTGCCCTTGCTTCTCTGGGCCTGCTTTGAGGCCCTTGTGCTCGGCGTGGCGCACGACTGGCTTCACACGTTGATGCACTTGCGGACGACTCGGCTCTTGAAGTCCCGCTGGTTCTGTTCGCTCATCGCGCTTCACTTCTATCACCACATCAACATGCGCCGGAATCTCGGCATTTACTGGTTCGGGTGGGACCGCGTCCTCGGGACGTTTCGGCCTCCCCCGCGCTGACTATCTCGCGGTGTCCCATGGTGGGAGCGGGGTTTCATACGCCCTTGCGCTAGGGTTCGAGTCCCTTCGCCGCGACCGGATCTACTTGTAGTTCTGCAACGCCATGAGCTTGGCGGAGCGGGTCGCACATCGGTTTTTGCAGGCCAAGAACGATGCCTTGATCGAGGAGTTTCGCACCTCCATCATCAAGGCTATCAAGCGGGTAGGTGACGGAGTCCGGGCCATGGGCTTCGGTTCGGTCGTCAAATACAACCCTCAAGAGTCGATCGACGAGGATCACCGGGGTATCCACACCACCTTCTTTCTCCGGTTCGTTCACGACAAGATCAACCCCGCGTACCACCCTGGGATCAAGTTCTACTGGGACCTGTACAAGGAGTCGGGGTCGGTCGGCACTTCTAACCTGGTCTGGCCGGTCAAGGACCACGAGAAGCTCCCGCTCGACAAGATGCCTGGCGCGATGCTCGACGCTGCGGATGCTGTCTTGGCGGATCTCAAGCGCCAGCTCAAGGACTCGGGGGAAGAGTCGAGTGAAGCCTGGTCTGTCGTCACCCTGGGCGTGGACCACGGGTACGCGGCGGACGTTGAAGTCTTCTCGTCCAAGTCGAAGGCCGAGCAAGTGGCCAGGGATCACGGCAACTGTTACCTTGTGAAGGGCACGCAGATGTGGAACGAGCCTCTCGGGCAGGTCGAAGAACATGACCGCCCTGCTCCGACCAAGTTCTTTCGCTGAGCTTACGCTTACGTCACTGGGGAGTCGTCCAACGGTAGGACAGCAGATTCTGGCTCTGCCTATGAGGGTTCGATTCCTTCCTCCCCAGCCAACTTCACTTCATGCGCGGGGGACCTCAAGGCGAGGCACTGGCCCTACAAGCCGGATGAGTGGGTTCGACTCCCTCCTCCCGTACCACGCTCACGTAGACCAACGGCAGGAGTCATCCGTTTTAGAAACGGAGCAGTGAGGGTTCGAATCCCTCCGTGAGCACCGTTACTTCTTGTTGACGACCGTTTCGATGGCGTCGGTGAGGCTCTTGAGAGAGCGGCCCACGCTGTCGGCCTTGTAGGACGCTTCTCGCGCGGCCTTTTCGATGGCCTCGTAGTTCCGGACGGGATCGGCCTTCACGAGCTTCTCGACCTCGATGAGCATGGGGTCGAGTTCCCTGTGCGTGGCCATGATCTCCACCATGGCCTTCTGGACCTCTCCCAGCTCGCGGTCGTAGGACCCACGCATGCTGGGCACGAGGTCGCCAAAGAACTTGTCGTTGAAGATCTCGTGCGGACGCTTGATGGTGTCAATCGGAACAGACGCCATATAGTTCCAGGCGAGGGACCGATTGTTGCGGGTCGCGCCGGCTCGGATGTCCGCCTTACCTTCTTCGCGAGAGGGTTGGATGGACAGCTCGATGACCACGCGCGAGGCTGGCTGCACGTCGCCGTTGGTCTTCTGCCAGAAGCGGTACTCGACGCCGCTGAAGGACCGGCCGATGTGGTCGGACGCCTCGAACTCGAAGCCCGACTTGTCGGACAGGAACTTCGCGTACGCCTTCTTGTTCTTCCCGAAGAAGCGCGTCACCTGGCTAAAGTCCATCGTCGGGGTCTGCTCGGCCGACATGGTGCGACGATCGTAGACGTAGCTCATGCCCGATACGGTCGTACAAGAGCATCCTTCGGGCCGTTGGATAAGCCAGCCGGTCGCTGGCGCTCGTCTTATGAGCGGGTGTTCCTCAGGGGTTCGACTCCTCAGCGGCCTACCAGTGTGAAAGGCTACGAGATCGTGGCGGTGTAGGTGCCAGCATGGACTGCATCTTCTGCAAGATCATCGCGGGTGACGCGCCGGCCACGTTCCTTCTCCAGGGCTACGGCGGGGTCATCATCAAGCCGATCGAACTCGCCGCCCCCGTGCACGCTCTCGTCATTCCTCGCAAGCACGTTGCCAGTCTCACGGAGTTGGGGACGGGTGCCCGGGATGACAACACCTTGCCGATGCTCTTCCAGCTCGCGCACATGTTCGTGACATCGCACGGGTTGGACAAGACCGGCTACCGTGTCGTGTTCAACACGGGCTCCGATGCGAAACAGACGGTCCAACATCTGCACATGCACGTTGTTGGGGGTGCGCCACTGGCACACGCTTTCGCCTGAGCAGTGCCCTCACGGTCCTTTTATCGGATCGCTTAGGCGGAACCCTCAGGGAGGTGTGGATGCCACGGTTTCAGCGATCCTCAAAGCAACCACAGGACCGAGAGCCCATGAAGCAAGCGAAGCCCAAGAAGACGCTCGCAGAGGCAATGGAAGAGCGCATCAAGACGATGGCCGAAATCCGACGCGACAAGATCACGGCGGAGAAGAGAGAGAAGGATCGGGTTCTGGAAGACGAGATGATGGAGATGATGCACGGTCCGGATTGGCGGACGCGGTACGCGGGTGAACCCCAACCGCCGCCTCCAATGGAGAGCGAAGTGCACCTCAAGGCATCCTGACCCTGAAGGAGGAGTTTTTGGTGGTGGAGGGCCTCGGCGACGAGGCCCTTCGCTTTTAAGGGACCTTGGCCCGCGCGAGCGGTGTACAGGCATACACACGGAGAGATGAAGATGAAGACCACAGGGTACGGCCTCCGCGAGGCCATCAAGCAGCACGAGCTTCGCCGGGACACCGCTGCCCGTGCCTTCAACGGGACCCTCAAGACGTTCCCGGAGGACAAGAAGGACAAGCCGCAAGAGGTCGTCCAGCAGTTCCTCACGGCGGAGAAGGCCGTCGCCAAGCTCCAGACGGCGCAGATGCGCTACAACCTGGCCGTCCAGGTCGAGGTGCACGGTGAGAAGATGACTCTGGCCGAGGCTATCAAGCGCATCGGCGCGGATGCTCGGGCCGAGAAGATGTGGCGGTCGGCAGCGGCTCCGAACCAGGAGCGCTACGGCTACAACAACGACGACGTGCGTGACCCGAACCAGGTCCGCGCCGTGGCGACGATCACGCTGAACGAGGCGGCCAAGCTTGCCTCCCATTCGGCCAAGCGCGCAGGGGCCTTCAGGGCGGCTATCGCCCTGGGCAACGCACGCGAGGTCGAGATCGAAGACTTGGACTCGGCGCTCTTCGAGTAGCCGGGCCGAGCGGTGACCTGGTTCGAAACCGGGTCACCGTTGAACGAGAGAGCGCTATCAGTTGACCTAGAGATAGGTTGGAACGCTCATACACATGACCGGGAACGCCCCTTCGGCGACTCTGATACCCCGTACGGCACCGTCCAGACCCAGGGGTTAGCCACTTTCCCGTTTTCGGTCCGTATATGCCCTTCTCGCTCCTGTTTCTCTCGTTCTTTTGCTAACGTGGCGGAGTTGGTAGACGCGCTGGCTTCAGGTGCCAGTGCCCCGCAAGGGGCGTGAGGGTTCGAGTCCCTCCGTTAGCACTACCCGGTGTAGAGTGACCCCATGGACGAGTCACGCCTGCGCCAACATGTCGAAGCCCTAGCGGGCACCCCGCGCGTGCCTGGCACACCCGAGCACGCGCGGGCGGTCGAGTACATCGAAGACGCCTTCAACGACATGGGGCTGTGGTGCGTCAAGCACGTCTTCGAAGACGGCTCGGTGAACATCGTGGCCGAGAAGTCGAAGGTGCCAACCTTCGTCGTCGGGGCGCACTTCGACAGCGTTCCGGGGTCTCCCGGCGCTGACGACAACGCGAGCGGGGTGGCGGCCCTCTTGGAGGTTGCCCGCGAGTATCGGTTCCACATGCCGGACTCGCACCGCATCCAGTTCGTCGCCTTCGACCGTGAGGAGGACGGCCTCATCGGCAGCGGGCACCACTGCAAGTGGCTGCGCAAGGAGGGCTACGACGTCCTCGGCATGATCTCCCTGGAGATGCTCGGCTACAAGAGCGAGGGGCAGACCTATGTGGAGGGCGTCAGCATCCAGCGCAAGGAGGGTGACTTCCTCGCGCTCGTGTCGAATCCGAAGAGTGCCTCGCTCCTGAAGCTGTTCGAGGGCATCGACTCGCCGCTCCCTTACGAGACCGTGACGGTTCCCAGCGGAACCGAGGCGGCCATGCTCTCGCGTCTGAGCGACCATGGGTCCTTCTGGGACGCCGGCTGGAAGGCGCTGCTTGCAACGGACACCGCGTTCCTGCGCAACCCACACTACCACAAGCCCACCGACACCCCTGCGACGCTCGACTACACGTTCCTGAAGCAGTCGGCGGAGCTGATCGTGAAGGCGCTCGCCCGCATCTCACACATCCTCTGAAACTTCTCTTTGTGCTTGGTGTAAGGGACTCTTTGAAAGGGGCTGCCCTGGTTTCGATCCGGGAACCGAACGATCGTCTACGTGTAAGCGGGCTCCTCGACCCGCTCAAATAAATCGAGGCGAAATACCTGCCAACGACAACGGCGTCGCCCAGGCCCGCGCGGCCTGAGCCGATTCGATCAGGGCGCCTCAACCTGATCACTAGAATCGTCAACCCCTTGAGGCTGGGCTCCCCGCCTTTGACCCAATGAGGGAGCGAGCATTCTGAGGGTCTAGGGCCGCACGTCTCCCAGCTCGCAAGAGCGATGGCTTGCAAACCCGCCCCGAGGTTCAGAGGGGATCCCGCCTGAGGATCAGGCTACGCATCGTAAACGACGGTCAGGACGTTCTTGGAGACGGCGGTTCGATTCCGCCCAGCTCCACTACAACCCAGATGAGGATGAACATGGCAACGCTCAAGGACATCAACCTGTACGAGGTCGGCAACTCGATCCAGATGGTCGGTGCCGTGTACGCGAACTCGGAGCGCGCCTATGTGACCCTCTTCCCGGAAGACCACAAGGCGGCGGCTCTCCCTCTCACGTTCCTGGAGATGGGGCTCGATGACTGGAAGGTCTTCCTGCGCCAGACAGACATCGTGGAGACCGAGATCCTGACGAAGTCCTCGAACGGAGAGCTGGCCAAGGCCATCTTCCGCAAGAGCGCCAGGAACATCGACCCCACGATCCAGTGGAACGTCTTCCGGCGCGACGGGTACGCCTGCCGCTACTGCGGAAGGAACGACGTGCCTCTGACAGTGGACCATCTCGTCGTGCACGAGGACGGCGGCCCGAACATCGAGGAGAACCTCTTGTCGAGCTGCAAGAAGGACAACAAGGTTCGGAGCAACCTGTCGTACGGCGAGTGGCTGCGCCACCCGCACTACCTCAAGGTCTCCCAGAGCCTCAAGCCTGAGGTTCGTGCCGCCAACGAGGCGGTGCTCGCGACGCTGGACACCATCCCCCGTGTTCGGCACGTCAAGTCGCGGTAGGTCTTCGCGGGCCTTGCGCCCGATGAAGTGGTGGAGGGCGGCCGGGCATCCGGTCACCCCTGTGCAGGGCGGATACGGCAACGTACCCGCCCTGTTCTTTTTTCTCGCACACACATGCTCACGTGGCTGGAAGTAGGTAGACGCAGCCGGCTCAAACCCGGCCGTTCCGCAAGGGACGTGGGGGTTCGAATCCCTCCGTGAGCACCTGGGACTTGGCGGAATGGTCCGCTAAGGCCCAACCCCAGTAAGGGAGTTCCAATGAAAAGGCTCAGACGAAGGCGAAAAAGGTAGGTGCGTCATGTCTCACTCCACTCTCGTGCTCACGCCGTGGATGTCACCGCACAGGTTTGTGCCGTGGCAGGACGCCGTGCTCGACTACTTCCAGGGCAAGATCGATGTCCTCGAAGAGTACGATGAGACGATCTCCTCCGCGGGGTCGGAGACCAACCCGAAGATCACGATCGCACTCCCGTGCGTCGTGCGTCTGAAGAGGGCGGTCAGCCGGCACAAGCAGGGCGTCAAGTTCTCGCGCATCAACGTGTTCACTCGCGACGGGTTCCGCTGCCAGTATTGCGGCCGTCAGTTGGACATGAAGGCGCTGAACTACGACCATGTGGTCCCGCGCATTCAGGGAGGGAAGACGGAGTGGGACAACATCGTGACTTCTTGCTACCCGTGCAACAGCCGCAAGGACCGTCGCACGCCGGAGCAGGCAGGCATGAAGCTCCTGCGCAAGCCCTTCAAGCCGAAGACACTTCCGATGACGGCTCCCATCTTCACGATGGGCCACAAGGCCCACCCGAAGATGCTGCCGTACCTCGAAGCTGCTACGTTCATCGCGGCAGTCGGCTAGTCCCAGTGATCCCCGTATGTCGTCGCTCGACGACATACGGGGATGTCACCGATCGACGACACAGAACAGAGCCTCAAGGAGGCCCAAATGAACTCGGAACAGATTGTCACGGCGCTCGGCAACCTCACGGCTCCCGAGCTGGTCAAGCTCACGAAGGAACTCGAAGTCAAGTGGAACGTCCAGGCGGTCCCTCAGGCAGTGACGGTCAAGCCCGTCCCTGACACGAAGCCGGATACCGTGGAGCAGACGGAGTTCTCCGTCATCCTCGTCCACTCGGGTTCGAACAAGATCGGCGTCATCAAGGCCATCCGAGAGGTCACGGGTCTTGGTCTCAAGGAGGCCAAGGACTTGAGCGAGCAGGCGCCCAAGACGCTGAAGGAATCGCTGCCCAAGGCGGAAGCCGAGGCGCTGCGAGACACGCTCGTCAAGCTCGGCGCGACGGTCGAACTCAAGTAATACGCGCCCCCTCACGGGGGCCAATCGGGGTGTAGCTCAGCCTGGTCAAGAGCGCTCGTCTGGGGGACGAGAGGTCGCTGGTTCGAATCCAGTCACCCCGACTCATTGGAAGGTGAACCCGCTGGGATGCGGGGCCTGCTTGGAAAGCAGCGCGGGCGGCGTAAGCTGCCAGGGGTTCGAGACCTCCTCCTTCCGCTGGCTCTTGCGCACAAGGGCCCAATGGTGTAAGAAGTGCGAAGAGATCGAGTCGCGCCCAAAAGGGTTTGGACTTGCCCGGCACGCCGGGACGGTCTCTGTACAGCCGACCGCGCCCGCAAGGGTTTGGGGAAGCTGAGGACGATCGCTAAGGCAGTCGTGATTTGGGAGCACGTCCAGCTCCGCATCCGGCGAGACCGAACCGAAACCGTGTACGGAGACAACCAATGAAGCTCGTAACTCGACTCACGCAAGAGAAGGTCCGCTTCGATCAGGAGACGGACGCCCATCTCGTTCTGACGCTCACCGCACCCGCCGTGAACGCGGAGAAGACCCGGCCCAAGCTCGCACTCATCATGTGCATCGACACCAGCTCGTCGATGGCAGGCCCCAAGCTGGAGTACGCCAAGCAGAGCGTGCTCAAGATGATCGAGCACATGAAGGGTGACGACGTCTTCGGCGTCGTGACCTTCGACTCGCAGGTTCGAGTGGTCGCGGCGCCTCAACGCCTCGAAGGCCACAAGGACGAGTTCCGTAAGGCTGTCCAGGGGCTCACCACGAGCGGGATGACCAACTTCTCGGGCGGGATGCTCAAGAGCATCGACCTGCTCAAGAACCTCGATCTCAACGGCAGCTACATCCACCGCGTGATCATGTTCACGGACGGTCAGGCGAACGTCGGTCCCGCGAAGGAGCCCGCCGAGATCATCAAGCTGCTCAAGGCCAACGCCGAGCACGTGACTGCCAGTGCCTTCGGCTACGGCAGCGGCACGGACTTCTCGCCGGACTTCCTGACGGAATTCGCCAAGGAGGGCAAGGGTAACTACGCACACGTGGAGGACCCGGACAAGGCCCTCCAGGCGTTCGGGACCGAGCTGGGAGGGCTCATCTCGACGTACGCGACTGACGTCCGCATCGAGTTGAAGCCGCTCAACGGTCACTCCGTCGAGAAGGTCATCTCGGACGTGGACGTGGACGAAGAGAACACGGGTGAGGTCTACATCAACGTGCCCGACCTGCTCGCCGAGGAGACGCGCCATCTTGTGGTCGCCGTCAAGATGGCCAAGCAGAAGGCTCACGGTCCCCGCGCTGTCAACGTCTTCGACGTCAAGGCAACCTTCCAGACCTTCGACGCGCAGGGCAAGAAGGAGACGCACACGGTCGAGTCCAAGGGCCGCGTGCAGTTCGTCAAGGAGGGCGACGAGGACAAGAAGCTTGACGCCACCCTCGATGACATCGTGGGTCTCGCGCAGCTCGTACGCTCGCAGCTCGAAGCCGAGTCGCAGGCCAAGCGCGGCGACTACGCGGCCGCAGCGGCGGTCATGGAGCACCGGGCGAACGACTTCAAGCGCCGGGGACGTGAGAAGCTCGCAGCCGCTTCGTCCAACATCGGCGGCAAGATGGCCAGCGCGTCGCTCTACGTGCAGAACAATGGCTACCTCAAGAGCTTCGAACGCGGGGTCACCCGCGGCGTCGGCGTCGCGTCCTACTCGGCCGGCGCGGACTACGATCTCCAGGAACTCGGCGTCATGACGAGCACATCGTCGCAGACGACGACCTCGGCATCCTTCACGGGCTCTGGCTCCGTGGTCCAGCCCTCCCTCACGGGAGCGGTGGTGGCACCGGCTGTCCAGCCGGTCACCTGGATCGCTGACAGCAGCATCAACCTCCAGGGCAACCCCGCATGGGTTGGCGGCAGCTCACCCTTCTCGGGTGACCTCGGGGGCGTTACGGCCTCGCCTGCCATTCCGGCCGTGGTCGGTGTCACTGCACCGCCTACGCCTCCCGCACCTGTCCCCGCTCACGAAACGAGCAAGAGCGACGCCAAGTCACAGGACAAGGCGTCGTCCAAGAAGTCCCTCAAGCAGACCCGCTCCAACAAGAGCTGGTAAGCGGGACTTCGCCGGGGGTCGCGAAGGCGGCCCCCGTTTCTTGGAGCGTTGGCCGAGTGGTAAGGCACCCGATTTGAAATCGGACAGAACCTCGCAAGGGGTTTCGGGGGTTCGAGTCCCTCACGCTCCGCGATTGTTGCGGCGGTCCTTGAAACCGCGACGAGAAGCAGAAGGAGTTCTTATCGAGACCCAACGGTAGGAAACTTCCGGGAGGTACGCCTCCCGATGCACTGGAAGACGAACCGGATGGGATCCGGCGCTGTTTCGAAAGCAGATGGGCGTCGCAAGGCGCTGGGGTTCGAGTCCCTCGGCTTCCGCTACTTGGAGAGTGAAGGGCGTGTGGACGCCCGGCCGGTTGCTACCCGGTGCGTGCTCGCAAGGGCATGGTGTTCGACTCACCCTCTCTCCGCTATGGTGTACTAGTGGGCCATGCCCTCATGTCCCTGCGGCCAGCTCGCGACCCTTCAGCGTGCGACCGACTACGCGTGTAACACCCATTGGACGGGCAGCCGCGTGGACTGGCGGCCAATCGGGGGACTTACTCAAGGCACCCTCCTCCACGCCATGCGCAACATCGAGAGGGGGCTGGCGCCTTTGCTCTCGATGCCGAGGTTGTGGTCCAGCCTCGACGTGAACTACGAGCCGCCGCACGTAGAGCGGCTCTGGCTCCAGTACGACGAGGAGTACCGGATCTATCTGCACCGGATCCACCCCTGCAAGAAGGCTCTCTACCATCCCCACCCTTGGCCGAGTGCCATCCACATCCTTTTGGGCACTTACGAGATGAGGGTGGGGTACGGGGCTGGCAACCAGGAACCCCCAACTGCCACAACTTTGGTGCTCCGCGAGGGCTCCGAGTATGAGATGATTGACCCGGCCGGCTGGCACGACGTCCGTCCCCTCGCTCCCGTCTACAGCATCATGGTCACGGGCAAGCCGTGGAACCGTTGGTCACCGTCCCCCACCACGAAACTCAATCCGCTGACTCCCCAAGTGCACAACGAACTGCTCGCTGAGTTCCGCACCCTTTTCCGCCCCTAAGGGCACCCGTGAACCCATGTCCCTCAAGTACGCCGTCACCAAGGTCTCCGACAACCACTACGTCCTGCCGAAGGTAGGCGAGATGAAGGTGGAGGCTCACGCCTTCCTGTCCGAGTCTCTCTTCGAGGCGTCCGAGGAGAACGTCTGGCAACAGATCTCTCATGGCGCGAGCTTCGAGGGCGTGACGGGGGCGTATCTCATGCCGGACACGCACACGGGCTACGGTGTCCCGGTGGGCTCGGTCATCGTCACGGACGGGACCATCATCCAGGGCGGCTCCGGTTACGACATCTCGTGTGGCGTCATCTACATGAAGGCGAACCTCACGGCTGGCTCGGTCAAGAGCAAGTACAACCGTGAGCGGTGGGTCACGGAGATCGAGAAGCGCATCCAAACGGGCATCCGTGGTGAGCGCCCGAAGTTCATGAAGCGCTTCCCGACCGACAAGACCGAGGAGATCCTGCGCTTCGGCGCGAAGGCTCTCGGGGTCGATGAGGCTCTCTGTGAGCGCCAGTACATCCCGGTTCCGCGCGACCTGGAGCTGAAGAAGATCTCGGCGGCCTACGACAAGGTCGGACCGCAGCTCGGAAGCGTCGGGGGCGGCAATCACTTCATCGAGATGCAGTGCGACCGCGACTCGGGCGAGGTCTACATCATGGTCCACTGCGGTAGCCGTGGGTACGGCTGGCAGCTCGCCAACTACTTCTTCTACGAGGGGGCGAAGCTCCGCGGTCTGCCGAAGAACCGCCGTGAAGACTCGTGGTTGCGTGCTGACGAGCCGCTCGGCAAGGAATACTGGGCCTACCACAACTCGGCGGCGAACTTCGCCGTGGCGAACCGCCACATCATCGTCAACGGCGTCCGGGAGGCGACCCAAGAGGTCTTCAACTCGGACGTGAACGTCTACTACGAGATCAGCCACAACCTGGTTCAGGAGGAGACGATCGTCCTGCCGGACGGCACGCAGAAGAGGGGCTTCGTCCACCGTAAGGGCGCAACGCGCGCCTTCCCGGCCGGTCACCCGGATCTCGTCGGTACGCAGTGGGAGACCACGGGGCACCCGTGTCTCATCCCGGGCTCGATGTACGAGGGTGCGGCCATCTTGTTCCCGCTCCAGGGCGCGTACAAGACGGCCTGCTCGGTCAACCACGGGTCGGGGCGCATCCTCGCTCGCGGGGAGGCGAAGCGGAAGCTGGAGCACAAGCAGCTCCGCATCGACGAGGAGATGGCCAATGTCGTGCGCACCTTCAACGGTGTGCAGATCGAGGGCATCGTGGGCAACCACAAGCACGTGCCGCTCGACGAGTGCGCTCACGTGTACAAGGACCTCGACACCGTGCTTGCTGTCCTCGAAGAGGAGCAGATCGCACGGGTGGCGAACCGCCTCTACCCGATCGCGAACTTGAAGGGCACGGATTGATGGTGCGGCTCATTCCGGTGCCCCCGTCAGCGGAGCAGAAGCAGGTGCTTGAGGGTCGGCTCGTGAAGCTCGTCATCGAGCGCTGCACGGATCGGCCCGGGTTCCTGGTGATCGGGACCTTCCGCCAGGTCACGAAGGTTATCGAACAGCTCCAAGGTGTCGGGGTCACTGTCCGTCACGCTCCGTGGTCTTTCGACCAGGGGACCTGGATCACTGTCATCTCGGACGAGGTGTACGAGAAGCACAAGACGCTCGTGGAGGATTGGATGAACATGCCCGCCGAAGACCCCAAGGCCGTTCCGGAGACCAAGCCGGAGCCGACGTACCTCGACTACGATACCTTCCAGAAGGTGGAGCTGGTTGCGGGGACCATCACAGCGGCCGATCGCATCCCCAAGAAGGACAAGCTACTCAAGCTCACCGTGGACCTCGGGGAGCCGACACCACGAACGATTGTGGCCGGGCTCGCGCTGACGTTCCAACCACCGGAGATGCTCGTTGGGCTGCAAGTTGTGGTGGTCGCGAACCTGGCGCCGCGAGACTTCGGCAAGGGGTTGACCTCCCACGGGATGATCCTCGCAACCGGTGAACCTGATAGCCTCAAGCTTGTGCGGGTCACCAGTCCCGTACCGAATGGGTCGAGGCTTAAGTAGCCTGGCGAGAAGGTCCCGGGAGGACTACCTTCCTGGGTAGATGGCCACGATCGAAGAGATGACGGTCTGGACGATTGAGGAGATCAACGCCCAGGCCGAGATCTTGCTCCCTGCGGGTTGGACCCTTGCGTACGGGGCTGACCCACAATCCACGCAGCCTTTCTCCTGCCAGGTCAAGGACGACAGCGGGGCAGTGGTCAAGGCGAGTGCCGGCCCCGACCAGCGGGTGGCGATGCTCGACGTGTACTTCTGGCTCTTCACTCGCAATTCGATGGGCACGCGACGAACGATCTGGAACCGTCGTCCAGACCCTCGTCTACGACCTCAACCGGGCCGCAAGGTTGCAACCGGCTACGGGCCGGAAGTCCCTGACCCTGACGACCTCAATCCTGCGGCGATTCGCCACATGGTCGAGAAGAAGCACACGTCGGACTAGAGCAGCTCGATCCGGGTGTCGAGGACGATGGCAGCCCCCATCCAGGCGCGCGTGCTCTCCTCGATGATTCGGAAGGCGACTCGACCGTTGCTGCTCTTGCCGCCGCCCATGGCTGTGAAGCCCACGTACATCTCGCGGTCTGACGTCGTGCCCGTCTGTCCGAAGAGGATGTTGACGGGCGTGGACTCGTCGAGCCCCATTCCGTGGCGGAAAGCGTTCGCGATTTGCTCGTGCGTGATGCCAAGCGTCCCAAGATGCTCGTCCGCGGTCATACGACGGTCGTAGATCGACATGGCTTCGGTGTAGGAGGGGCATAGGAGGAATAGATCCACCATGCCCCTCATGTTCGGAACGGAAGCGCGGAAACACATGATCGACGGCGTCAACGCCCTCGCCGACGCGGTCAAGGTCACCCTGGGACCGCGTGGCCGGAACGTCTGTATGGAGAAGGCGTTCGGCAATCCGCTCGTGACCAAGGACGGGGTCTCAGTCGCCAAGGAGATCGACTTGCCGGACCCCTGGCAGAACATCGGCGCCCGACTGGTCAAGGAGGTCGCCTCGAAGACCTCGGACGACGCCGGCGACGGAACAACGACGGCAACGGTGCTCGCGGCCAAGCTGGCGACCGAGGGCAACAAGCTCGTGGTCGCAGGTCTCGCCCCCGTGCCGCTCAAGCGCGGCATGGACAAGGCGTTCTCGGTCATCGAGGACGCCATCTACGGCATGTCGATGCCGGTCAAGTCGCAGACGGACATCCAGAACGTGGCGACCATCTCGGCCAACGGCGACAGCCGCATCGGCAAGATCATCGCCGAGGCCGTGGCCAAGGTCGGCAAGGACGGTGTGGTCAACATCGAGGAAGGCAAGTCCACCGAGACCACGATCGAGGCGACGGACGGCATGAAGCTCGATCGCGGCTGGCTCAACGCCGCGTGGTGCGGGGACAACGGAGAGCAGGAGGCTGTCCTCCACGACTGCTACGTGCTCGTGACCGACATCGTGGTCAGCTCCGTGCGGCCGTTCCTGCCCATGCTCGAAGAGCTGGTCAAGCAGCGGCAGTCGCTCTTCATCATCGCGCCGGACTTCCAGGGGGAGGCGCCTGCGACCTTCTACCAGAACCACACGCAAGGCATGCTCAAGTCGCTGCTCGTCAAGGCCCCGGGCTTCGGCACGCAGCAGGCCGAGATCCTGAAGGACGTTGCGGCGCTGACCGGCGCCGAGTTCGTCTCCAAGGAGCGCGGCATGAGCTTCGATGGTCTGAACGTCGAGATGCTCGGACGCGTCGGCACGGTGAAGGCGACGCAGAAGGACACCATCCTCACGGAGGGTGCGGGGTCGGCCGAGCACGTTCAACAGCGCATCAAGCTGATCAAGGCCGAGATCGACCGCAGCGGCAGCGAATACGACAAGGACAAGCTCAAGGAGCGCCTCGGGAAGCTCATGGGCGGAGTCTGCGTGGTCAAGGTCGGCGCGTCGAGCGAGCTGGCGATGAAGGAGCTGAAGGCTCGCATCGAGGACGCTCTCTTCGCCACGAGGGCGAGCATGGACGAGGGTATCGTCCCTGGTGGGGGTACAACGCTCGTTCGCGCGGCCGCACGTGCTCGTGACCTCCTGGCGGCACACGAGCAGGGCAAGGACGCCGGTTTCCCCATGCCGGCAGGCAACGAGGAGCGCGCAGGCTACAACCTCGTCCTCCAGGCGTGCGAGGAGCCTCTGCGGCAGCTCGTGCGCAACGCGGGGGCCAGCGGTTCGGTCTACGTGGACCGGATGCAGAACGAGTCAAACGAGCAGATCGGGCTCAACATCATGACCCTCCAGTGGGTCAACATGTTCGAGGCCGGCATCGTCGATCCGACCAAGGTGGTTCGCTGCGCCCTGGCCAACGCGGTCTCGGTCGCAAGCACGCTTCTCACCACGCAGTGCATCGTCCGCAAGCCCGAGCCGCCGAAGCCCGGCGATGGGCTCTCTGGCCACATGCACTGAACCCTGACTAGGGTGCGTACAAGGGCGGTCCCTCAACGGGGCCGCCCTTTCTTTTTGTGCCCCACACCCTGGGGTGGACGCTCGACTCCCGCTCTTCGGCCTCAAGGGAGGTCAACAGGTCGCGAACCTGACGAGGAACGACGTGCCTTACGTCGCGAAGGCCCTCGTCTCGTGCATCCGTGGCTTCGCGGGGTTGAAGGTCATCTACGCCCGCAACCGTGTCGCGATGATCTACATCAGCGGCCTCGGGATCGATCTGTACATACGCAGCGAGGACTGGCTCAAGATCGCCCCCTACCTGGTCAACGGGGACTTCAACCCGCTCACTACCGCGGTGGCCATCACCAGGGGCGACCCGCTGCTCAATCCTGCGACCGTGGACATCCAGGACGCGGACCTTTACCGGCGCGTGTCAGGCATCCTGACCGAGCTGTTCCCCACCCCGTACCCCACATCCAAAATCTGAGGAGATGAAGATGCCGATCGACCCCACGGGCACCAAGCCCCAGCCCCTTCCGGCCGCACCCCCAGCCCTCGAAGAGGTGAGCATGAAGTGCCGCCGCGAGGGGTGTGACTCGATCACTGCTTTCAAGGTGGTCATCCCCAGCCAGCCGCAGATCCGTATGTACCGCTGCGTGAAGTGCCGGCACCAGTGGGGGATCAACGTCGGCGGGCACATCGACATCTAAACCTCTTTTGGGGGTCACTGTTCGAGGAGCACCCCGATGGACCTTCGAACACTGCGTGCCTTCGAAGTTGAGGTTCGTCGGGTCTGCCCCGAGTTCAAGCTCGGGTTCAAGGACCAGACCTTCTTCCAGAGGGTTCTAGGGTTTCTCCTACCCTTGAACCGGACGTACCTGACGAAGGGCGCGACGACGGTCTACCCGACCGTCTACTTCCCCTCGAAGAAGCAGTACGAGGCGCACCCTTGGGCGTCCTTCCTCGTGCTTGCGCACGAGATGGTCCACCTGGTGGACATGAAGGGCAAGCCGTTGGCCCGGCTCTCGTACTTGATGCCGCAGCTCTTGGCGATCTTCCCCCTCGCCGCCTACGTCTTCTACACGCGGGAACACGCGTGGCCCTTGGCGATTGTCGCCGCGTGCTACCTCCTCGGCTGTATCGTCGGCCGCAAGTTCTTGGGGGCCTTCTACGTGACGGTCCTGGGGGGAGTTGTCGCCGCGGGGGTTCTGGCGGTGCTTCTCACGCACTGGTGGTCGGCACTGCTCTTCAGCGGTCTCGCCCTTCTGGGCCCGTGGCCTTCGCCGTGGAGGACGAACATCGAGATGCGCGGCTACTCGATGAACGTTGCCATCACGCATTGGGCCCTCGGTCGCGTTCCTGCGATCTACCGCTCAGGCGTGGGCTTCTACTTCACGGGATCCAGCCACTATTACACGGACTGGAGCGGCGTAAATACACGCAAGCGTCTTGATGCCGTGGCCGAGAAAGCCCAGAGCGGCGAACTACAGAGGGAGCAACCCTTCGCGGTGGTGTACAGCTTCATGCGCCGCAACAAGTTGCTCCATGCCCCCTGAGAACCCCACCAGTCTGATGTTCTGTGCACGGTGTAAGAGTCAGCTCGAACCGAGCGGCTCTGAACCCCATCGGCACATCTGCAAGGGCTGCGGCCAGAACTACCTCCTGGTGATGCAGCTCGTGCCCGTGGATCCCATGCGGCTGCCGATGCTTCCCGAGAAGAACGATGCTGGCTGACGTTCACGGACAAGACGAGGGTGTGCGATTCCTTCGTCGAGTCGCAGACCGTCAATACAGCTCGCCCATGCTTCTCGTGGGAGACTCTGGGATCGGTCGTAGGTTCGCGGTCACGCAGCTCGCGAAGGAGATCTTCTGCACGGGTACGAGGACAGCCTCTTGTGAGTGTTACCAGTGCCTCCAGATCAACGAAGGCACGCACCCTGACTTCACCACGGTCGCGCCTCCGACCGACAAGGAGATCAAGGTAGACGAGATCCGGACCATCATCGAGACGGCCAGCGAATTTCCTTCTATCGCCCCTCTGAGGCTCTTTCTCGTGGACGGGGCGGACAACATGACGCTGCCGGCGGCGAACGCCTTCCTGAAAACTCTCGAAGAACCGTCAAGCGTTGCGCGGTTCTTCCTGCTCGCCGAGCGAGACTCTCACGTGATTCCGACGATTCGATCACGTTGTGGTCGCGTCAGATTCCAACCACTTCCAGAGAGCTTCGTCCTTCAGAAGGTCAGCGAGCTGGAAGAGGACAGCAATAAGGCTCTTGTCTATGCGCGCATGGGTGAAGGCTCGGTTGGACGAGCCATCCAATACTTGGGCGCCGGCAGGATCGGACTGCGAGACAAGATGCTCTCGCTCATCTCCGCTGGCGTTCGCAGGGATCTTCCGTCCATTTTTTCTATCGCTTCGTCAGTGGAAAAGGAGCTGCCTCTGGGACTTCGTTTCCTTGACCACCTAGTGCATGACTTCCTGATCGTCCGCCACGACCCTTCCCGCATGATCAACCTCGACCTCGAAGAGATCATCAAGAACACGCGCGAGAAGATGAGCGACGAGTCCTGGACGAAGCTTTCGAACGGTCTGCGGGCACTGCTCGCCCGGTACGAGAGCATCAACATCAACCTGCTGTTCCACACGCAGGCGCTCTTCGTCGAAGCGTTCGGGGTCTGACATGGCGGCGAAGGTGACCTCCGGCCCCAACGTGCCCTTTTTCGTCTCGTACGGAGAAGAGGACTACTACCTCGATCAGGATCTCGGACTCGCTCGCACTTGGGGTGGACGGGTACCCATGGTCATCGACGCGAGCATCGAGGCTCTCGATGACAACGACCTCGTGAAGATCCTGGAGATGCCCAACGAGGACGACTCCCCTCGGACGGTCATCGTGGAAGAAGCGCAGAAGGTCAAGGAGAGCAAGGGCAAGAGCAAGCCTCTCCGCGAGTACGCCGATAGCAAGAGCGTGAGCGATCTACGCGTTGTGCTCGTCGCTATCGTGCGCGGCAGCAAGCTCCCCGAGATGTGGTCGCACTTGGCGGCCAAGGGCAAGCTGCGAGAGCGGCAGAAGCTCAAGACCTACGAGAGCAACAACGAGGTCATCAAGGACTTCATCCCGAAGCACGCGATCAGCTTGGGACTCGTCCTTGACAAGGACGTGGATCGCCAGCTCTTCCAGTTGACGGGCGGCAACCTCTACGCGATCCGCAACGAGCTGAGGAAGCTTCACCTGCTCGTTGGCAACAGCGGCAAAGTGACGATCAAACACTTGGCGCTCATCACCACGAACACGTCGAAGACGGAGCCGTGGGATGTTGCGAGCGCAGCCTTTGCGCGGAACCAAAAAGAGGCGATGAACTCCTTGTCGCGCGTCTACAGGACCATGGGCGAGGAAGCCTCAGTGCCTATCGTCTCTGGGTTGATGCGTGAGCTACAGAAGACCATCGTAGCGAAGCATCTCTTGAAGTCGGACATGCCCGTGAAAGACATCGCGGGTGTGCTGGGCGTGCCCTTCATCTGGTGTAGAGACACGCTTCTGCCGAACGCACGCAAGCATGACGAGAAGACGCTGGCGAGTCTCATGACTCGCCTGTGCAGACTAGATGCGGATGTGAAGGGCCCGTCGCGTTCAAAGAGAACGCTCGTGGAGCTGGCGGTCTTGTCGATCGCTGGGCAATGAGGAGTAGGGATCCATGGAGATCGTCCAGATCGCGCAACCGAGATCGTTCCGTCTGAAGGAAAGCTTCCTTGCGCAGTACCGCAAGCAGGTCGATCCCTTCCAGACTTTGCTCGCCCGCAGCACGTACTTGACAAAGTACTGCCGCGACAACGAGACGTGGACGGATACGATTCGGCGTGTCGTCGAGGGCAACGCTGCTCTCGCGCATGTGCCCGTGCAGGAGCGCGAGGCGGAGAAGCTCTTCCACCTCTTCTGGACTGGTCAGGCTCTTCCCCCTGGTCGCGGCCTCTGGACGGGCGGCATTCCTGGGATCCCTGCCGACGCCCGTTACAACTGCTGGTACACGACTCTCTCCGGCATCGACGACTGGTGCTGGACTGCCAACCAGCTCATGCTCGGGGGAGGGGTCGGCGTGGGTCTGCACGACATCGATCAGCTCCCGATCGTTGCATCGGCTCGTGCACGCTTCGCCGTTTGGTGCAAGGCGGACCACCAGGACATCGGAGAGGTCAAGCCGAACGACAAGGCGTTCCTGAACGGTCAGACGCCCGTGTTCCGCGTGGCCGACTCGCGTGAGGGTTGGGTCGAGGCCCTGTACCAGGTCCTCGCGGCCGCGTACGAGGGACGAGACCTCATCGTGGACGTGTCAGACGTCCGTCAGCGTGGTCTGCCGATCAAGACCTTCGGCGGCATCGCGTGCGGCCCTGGTCCGCTCACACACCTCCTGCGTTCGGCGTGGGACATCATCCGCGGGGCTGAAGGTCGTCGTCTGACGTCGGTCGAATGCCTCGACATCACGAACTACATCGGCTTCTGCGTCAAGAGCGGCAACGTGCGTCGCTCGGCCCTTATCGTTCTCGGCGCGGCGACCGATCAGCCGTTCCGCGATGCGAAGAAGGATTGGGAGAAGGTCCAGAGCCACCGGCACACGAGCAACAACAGCGTCGTCTTCCGCTCGTGGGAAGAGATCGCAAACTTCGACTACGCGGGCCTCGTCGAGGACAACATCAACTTCGGCGAGCCTGGTCTGCTCAACCTGCCGCTCGTCTGGAAGACCGATCCCGCAGCTCGTGGCGTGAACCCCTGCGGTGAGCAGGCGCTCCATGACCGTGAGGCGTGCAACCTCGCAGAGGTCTTCCCTGCGAACTTCGACGAGATGACCGACGAGAGCATGACCTTCCGCCTGGTCACCCGCTACTGCCTGCGGCAGCGGCTCACGCCACTGCTCGATCCTCGGAGTCACGAGGTCGGCCAGCGAAACATGCGCGTTGGCGTGGGTCTCGGCGGCCTCTGCGACTTCCCGTGGGAGGACAGCCAGCTCTCGTCGTGGTTCGGCCTCTGCCGCACTGAAGCGAACGACTACGCGGACGAGTTGGGCGTCGCGTCGCCCATCACGGTCACCACCGTCAAGCCGAGCGGGACGATCAGTCTGCTCAACGGTTCGAGCCCCGGCATCCATGCGCCGTTCGCTCCGTTCTACATCCGCCGTGCTCGCCTGGCAGTCAATGACCCGATGGTGCCCGTCCTCATCGAGGCCGGTGTCCCCTACGAGCCGTGCCAGTACGACAACACGGGTCGCACCTACGTGTTCTCGTTCCCGATGCGGGCCAAGCACACGAACATGACGGTCCAGAACGAGACCATCCGCGATCAGATCGAGCGTCAGCGTCGCGTCCAGGAGAACTGGGCCGACAACGCGGTCTCGGCCACGCTGTCCTTCAACGTCGAGACGGAGAAGGAGCAGATGGCCGCTCTGCTCAAGGAGCACGTGCCGCATCTCAAGAGCACCTCCATGCTCGCGAAGTCGCACTCCTACGCGCAGGCGCCGTACGAGACCATCACTGAAGACGACTTCAACCGTCGCTCGGCGGCCATCAAGTCGGACCACCAGCTTGCTCGCGGGGGCAGCTTCGAGGTGGACGAGTGCGCGTCGGGCGTCTGCCCCGTCAGGTGAGTCCATGGCCACAGAATCAGAACTGGGAGATCTCGGCTACCTCGTGACCGGCGTCGTCGAGCGCCACCCAACAGGAGGGGCCTGGGTCCTTCGGGTGGTGCAAGACGACGGGACGCCGGCCTACTTCCCTCTCGAACAGGTATTGCACCAGTACGAGGGTCACGAGGTCCGTCTCACACTCGCCACGATGGAGACGATCAACCGTCTCACAGCTCTCGTGGGGGACGTCCAGATCGCCGATGGAATCGGTGGACCGAAGGCTAGTTCCTAGCACTTTCGGTGTAGGGGTCGGCCATGCTCGACCCCGAAGATCTGGACGAGGCCAGGGCCGATGAGTTGGAGAAGCTCATCTCCGCTGCCCGGGAGGACTACTACGTCAAGCACAAGCCGAAGGTCTCGGATGCGACCTTCGACGCGTGGGTAGACGAGCTGCGCGGCCTACGCCCCAAGAGCCCCCAGGTCACGGGCGTAGGTGCGGCGGTCAAGTCCGAGTGGAAGAAAGTCGCCCACGAGATCCCCATGGGGTCTCTGGACAAGGTCAACTTCCCCTTCGAGATGGCCAAGTGGATCAAGGACAACAACACGGGCGAGCTGTTCGTGACCGAGAAACTCGACGGTATCTCGGTTGCCCTGCGCTACGAGAACGGGGTCTTCACTCAGGGTGTCACCCGCGGTGATGGCCAGGAGGGTGAGGACATCACCCGCAACGTCGCCAAGATGGCAGGCGTGCCGGCAAAGCTTCCCAAGGACATCACGGCTCAGTTCCGAGGGGAGATCATCTGCACCCTCAGCTCCCTCGCCAAGAACTTCCCCGAATACGCGAACCCTCGCAACACGGCGAGCGGTATCGCAAGCCGTCTGGATGGCACGGGCAGCGAGCATCTGACGGTGCTCGTCTACCGGGTCGCAGAGGGGGCGGACAACCTGCCGACGCGGAGCGCGCAGCTTTCCTGGATCCGCAAGCTGGGGTTCAAGACACCCAACAGCTCCGTGACTCTCGATCCCGAGCCCATCTGGGAGGAGTATCAGAAGACCACCCGCGACAAGCTGGACTACGCGATCGACGGTCTGGTGGTCGAGATCAACGACGTGGCCAAGCAGGAGGCCATGGGCGAGAGCAGTGGTTGCCCCAACGGCGCACGGGCCTTCAAGTTCGCAGCTCCTTCTAGGGAGTCTACCCTTCGCCAGATCGACAATCAGACTGGCGGCGCTGGGCACATCACTCCCGTGGCCATCTTCGACGAGGTGAACCTCCTCGGTACGAAGGTCACGCGGGCGAGCCTGTACAACTGGAAGTACATTCGGGACCTCAAGCTCAACGTCGGAGCCCGCATCCTCGTAGCACGGGCCAACGACGTGATCCCGAGGGTCACGGAAGTCGTGGAAGGAACTGGCTCGGTCGCAGAGCCACCCTCGAAGTGCCCGTCGTGCGGAGCGCCCACCGATTGGGACGGCGAGTACCTCGTCTGCACGGACACCGCCGATTGTCCCGCGCAGACGCTTGGCCGTCTGATCCGGTACGTCAAATCCCTCAACATCCTCGAATGGGGCGAGGCGGTCATGGAGCGCCTCGTGGCCGCAGGGATGGTCAAGAACGTGGCGGACCTCTACAGGCTGGAGAAGCTCAACCTCGCGGACATCGACCGCATGGGGGAGAAGTCTGCGCAGAACCTCCTGAAGACGCTCTGGGCCAAGAACCCCTTGCCGATCGAGTCGTTCTTCGGAGCGCTATCCATTCCGGGTTGCGGGGAGTCCATGATCCGGCTCATCGTCGATGCCGGCTACGATACGGTGGAGAAGCTCCTGGCCGTTCGCACTGAGCAACTCATGGCCATCAAGGGCCTCGGGCCGGTTCGATCGAAGACGCTCTCCGATTGGTTCTCGACCCACGGCAAGGACGTCGTCAAGGACACCCTCTCGACGGGGCTCAAGCTCAAGGACCGTGTGAGGGGTGGCCTGACTGGCAAGAGCTTCTGCTTCACGGGCAAGTCCGAGCACAAGAGGGCGGACCTGGAAGACATGGTCCGCAACGCCGGCGGGACCGTGAAGGGCTCCGTGGGCGCGGGGCTCACGTATCTGGTCATGGCCGATCCCAACTCCGCGAGCACGAAAGCGCAGGCAGCCAAGAAGCACGGCACGGTGACCATCTCGGAGAGCGACTTCGTCAAGATGGCGGCGGGCTGATATGGCGAGCGTATTCGGCCACGTCTCGCGGGTCATCCATCAGGGCAACGACTTCTTCGTCTTCGCCTTCGAGGTGGATCACGCCGAGCCCCACGTCCACGAGAAGACCGTCACGTTGACGGGCCACCTCTACGGTCTGCAACAGATCCGGACGGGTATCTCCGTGCAGTTCGTGGGGGACTGGATCCGGCATCCGAAGTACGGGCGCCAGTTCTCGCTCTACGGGTGGTTCCCCTGGGCAACGCACGACTTTGGGGTTCAGCGCTTCTTGAACGAATGCGTCTCCGGCTTCGAGGACAAGCAGCTCGTCGAGTCCATCGTTGATGCTTTCGGGACGCTGACCTTCGACAAGCTCACGGACAACCCCGAGGAGGTCATGGCCGTGGTCCCTGAGGCCAGGCGGGTGCTCGCGGAGTCTGCACTCCTGCGGTGGGCTGAGGCTCGCGCCTTGAGCAACTTGTCCATCTTCCTTCAGGACTACGACCTCTCGGAAGACGTTGTTCGGAACGTCTTCACGAAGTTCGGCACAGAAGCGGTCTCGCTCATCTCTGACAACCCGTACCGCCTCGTGGCCGTGGACGGGTTCGTCTTCTCGAAGGCGGACAAGCTTGCCTCACGTATCGGCATCGGTCGGGACGACCCTCGCAGGATGGACGGGGCAGTCTTCTGGATCCTCAAGTCCGAGGCGCAGCAAGGCCATCTGGCCGTCCGGCGTGGGGCCTTCGGCGATCTGCTCAAGGGCCTGCTCGTCAACGACCTGTCCGAGGGATTCGAGGGGGCCGACCTACATGACCGTCTCATGGCGTCGGTCAACCGCCTCGTGGACAGTGGGGCTGTCCGGGTGGATCCCGAGGTCGGCGTGTACCTGCCGGACCTCTACATGTATGAGCGCGAGGGGGCTCGTAAGCTGGCCGAGTTCGTGACGCCCTCGAAGCTCGACATCGACCTGGAAGGGTTCCTCGGGCAGTACCAGAAGGGCAACACCATCGACCTCTCAGAAGCCCAACGAGAGGCCGTACGCAAGCTCGTGGAGAACCGGGTGCTTGCCCTGACGGGGCTACCTGGCACCGGCAAGACGACCCTGATCCGTGCCATCGTCCGCCTCTTCAAGCAGACGGGGGTTTCCTGTCTCTTGATGGCACCTACCGGCATCGCAGCCAAACGCCTTGCAGCGGTCACTGGGGAGCCGGCATCGACCATCCACAGGACGTTCGGCTGGACGGGCACCGCCTGGGAGTTCAACTCCCGCAACAAGTTCGGCATCGGGGCGGTCATCGTGGACGAGATGTCCATGGTGGACCAGGAGCTTTTCTATCGCATCCTCGACGCGCTGCATCCAGAGACGATGCTCGTGCTCGTCGGCGATGACGCGCAGCTCCCTTCGGTCGGTCCCGGCAACGTTCTGCGTGAGCTGCTCTCGTGTCCGAGTATCCCGCACGTGCGTCTGACGCACATCTTCCGGCAGTCACAGCAGAGCGCGATCGTCATCGCGGCCCACAAGATCAACAAGGGCCAGGCTCCGCAGCTCGAAGGCCGTCAGCCAACCGAGGAGTTCCAGTTCGTCAACCTACAGGACGAGGATCGCATCGTGGACCTCATCGTCCAGATGGCGGTCAAGCTCAAGTCCCGGGACGCGAATTTCCAGGTGCTATCCCCCAAGTACGAGGGGCCGGTGGGGGTACACAACCTCAACCAAGCCATTCGCGAGCAGCTCAACCCTCTGAACAACGGGCAGAAGGAGCACAAGGTCGGGAGCCTGCACTTTCGTGAGGGTGACCGTGTCATGGTCATCAAGAACGACTACGGCTTGAACGTGTCCAACGGGGACATGGGGAAACTCATCACCATCGGGCGCGACAACTTCACAGTCCGCATCCACAGCGTGGGTACCGCTCCGGACATGCAGGTGGAGATCCCGAAGACGTCGGTTTTGGGGATGCTGAGGCTCGCCTACTGCATCACGGTCCACAAGTCCCAGGGGTCTGAGTTCGATACGGTTGTCCTGCCCGTGGTGCGCGCACAGGGCCGGATGCTTCAGCGCAACCTCTTCTACACGGCCGTGACCCGAGCGAAGAAGAAGGTGTGGCTCATCGGTGATCAGTCGGCAGTTCACAAGGCTATCGGCAACGACCGTGTGATCCAAAGGAACACGGTCTTCGCCCGAGCAGTCAACGAGGCGGTGGCAGCTCGTGCTGGTGTAGAGAGAGCACATGTCGAGCCTGCACGAGGAGCTGACGGACGACCAGAGAGCACGCCTGTCAAAGCTGACCACTGAGATCCGCCACGACCGCATCACGGTCTCGTGCAGCGTCGAAGCAGGCAAGCGGTCGGCGTTCTACTCTGTCACGGCGTCGCGGGACGACGGTTCATCCCAGGTGGGCGAGGGCGCCTCCTGGGGGATCGACGACCTCAAGATCGTGCGTTGCTTGCTTTGCAAGCATGTGGTTGCCGCAACGTACGATGACGCCGTCAAGCGCCTCATCTTGCCGCCCGCGGAGGCCAAGGAAGAGGCGCTCGGGATCCTCGCCCGCTACGACGCGCAGATCGCCAAGCACTTGAAGAACGGAGCCTGAAGATGGCCAGGATGACGAACGACCGTATGCAGTGGGTCATGTCGGAGTGTGACAAGTACCAGATCCGTCTGGCCAACGACCCGACTGTGTTGGGCCCCAAGTACCTTCAGGACATGATCGCCACGTGCCGCAATCACACGAATCAAGTGGTGCTCCTCTTGAACGAAGTGCGGCGATCCAAGATGGAGATCGACTTCGAGCTGCGTCGCAAGGAGACGGCCTTCAAGATCGCGGCTGACGGTCTTTTGGCCACGAACCCCATCGTCCGCAATCTCCCGAACATCAAGGACCGGGAGTCGCAGATCAACATCATCCTCAAGGACGAGCACCGCGAGATCATGAACCTCAAGAACGACGCGCTCGATCTGGAGCACGTCGAGGACTTCGTGAAGCTGCGGCACCGCGAGCTGAAGGACACGATGCGCGAGATCCAAACGCAGCGCGGCCTGATTCGCGATGAACACGAGACCGGCGCCATGTACGGCGACGAGCGGCCGACCGCCATGGGTGGCGGTGCAGATGCGATGCAGGCTGCGTTTACCCCGGGGGTTCACGCGAGACCGGAAGGCATCGACGAGGACGACATCGAGAAGATGTTGGAGGCGAACGGTGCTCCGGAGGAGCCCGTCATCGAGAAGGCTGAGCCCGTGAAGGCTGCTCCTGCTACCCCCGTCGCTGGGCCCAAAGAGCCGGCTTCGGAAGAGGATGAAATCAGAGACTTTCTTGCAGTTCCAGCAGAAGAGCCCAGTGCGCCCGCGCCCGTGGTGACCGTCTCCGTGCCCGCTATGCCCATGCAGTCCGCAGTCGCGGACAACGATTTCACAGACCTCTTCGATAATCTGTGATTGGGCCCTTCTTAGCGGTGTAGAGACACACCACCGGACGTTCTGACGTGTCAGACGTCCCCGCAACGCAACTGGTCACTCTGAGCCACCCAGCCTAATCGGCATCTTGTCGGCCTCGGGGTTTCCCACAACGGAGAACAGTGATGAGCACAGAAGAGATGGATTCGGAGTACGAGAGCGACCTTGGCCTCGATGAGGAAGACCGGAAGGCGGCAAAGTCCGACTCCGACATCGAGTGGTACAAGGGACAGAAGGGCAAGACGGACCGCGCCAGCATCATCTACTTCCACCCGGTGGATGTGGCGACCGTCGCGAAGGCTCGGAAGAAGAGCCCGAGCATGCCCGCAGAAGAGCGAGCGAAGATCGCTGCCAAGGCCCTCGCGGATCGCGCGGCGGCCCTCGGCAAGACGGTCGATCAGCTCACGCAGGTGGACAAGCTGGACCTGACCGAGGTCCGCTTCAAAAAGTTCAGCGCTCACTACGGTGGCGACGGACTGGGCTTCGTTCTCTCCCGGCTCGGCAAGGGCACGGCAGAGGAGGACGAGGTCTGGAAGAAGCTGGAAGCGCCGAAGACGTACTTCTCGACGCTCCTGATCATCTACCCGACCAACCGCAAGGGTGAGATCGACAAGGCGAACTTCGCCAACTGGCGCATCATGCCCTGGCGCTTCAGCTCGAAGCGCTACGACCTGATCTGGAAGGTCAACATGGGCCTCGTGCGCAACGGCGCCGGCATCGCCAACCAGGATCTCCTCCTGGAGTGCAAGGACGAGAAGTACCAGCAGATCGAGCCGGCCGCAGACGGTCCGGCGACGTGGCTCAAGAGCGACAAGTTCAAGCAGGTCGTCCTGGAGAAGGCGGTCGGCTTCTACGACAAGCTCGTGCCGTTCCGCGAGATGAGCACCCCGACGCTTCGCGAGAAGCTCGGTCTCGGCTCGGCCGGCGGCAGTGCCGTTTCGGACGTGGCCGCAGGCGGCGACTTCACGGAGCTGCTCGACAACGTCTGAGCGGGAGGTCGGGTGTAGAGGGGGCCGCAAGGCTCTCTCTACTCTCGCCCATGATTACCCTCGGACTTGACCCGTCGCTCACTGGCTTCGGCTGGTGCGTGCATGACTCCTCGCAGTTCGGAACCGCGAGGGTCATCGCACGTGGCGTGCAGAAGACCACGACGAAAGAGGTCTTCGTCACGCGGTACATGTCGTTGCGCAGCCTGGTCAACAGGTTGCTAGACACGTACCCCCAGATCGAAGCGGTGGGCGTCGAATCCCCGATCTTCGGTGCGACCTTCTCACCGGGAGCGTATGCGCTTTTTGTGATGGTCAACGAAGCCGTCTTCCAGCACCGCAAGGACGTCGTCTACTTCGACCCCTCCACGGTCAAGTCGCTGACGAAGCTCGACCCCAGCGTCCGCAAGGGCGAGATGCGCAAGAGCGACATGGTGGAAGCGGCACGCGCAGACACGGGCATCAAGGGACGTTTCAACCACAACGAGGCAGACGCGTATCACGTCGCCCGCTTCGCCGCGCGCTTCTGGGAGCTGGACAAGGGTCTGCTCACCGAGGCCGATCTTGTTCCCTCCGAGAAGCACACGTTCCTCCGTACGCACACGTACGTGAAGGGCAAGCGCGCCGGTCAGACGGTGAAGAGTGGGACAGTGTTTCGAGAGGATGACCGCTTCTTCCGATTTTCCCTAGTGGAGCAAGACCCCAATGACGACCCCCACCATGAGCGAGACCATGAGCAAGAAGGACAACAAGGCACCGCCGCCCGAGCCGCCCAAGGAGACCAAGGCCGAAGCCAAGGAGGAGCCCAAGGAGACCCCGAAGAAGAAGGCTCCTGAGAAGGACGAGGCCCCGAAGAAGGGTCAGTCCATCGCCTCCGTAGCTCGCGCGCTGCTCAAGAAGCACGCAGGTGGCCTGGAAACCGTGAAGCCGAGCTTCACGACGATGGCGCACATCCCCAGCGGGTCCATCGTCCTCAACAACCTTATGGGCGGCTCGCCCGCCTCGGATGGCAAGGGCGCAGTCTGCCCGGGTTACCCGCGTCGGCGCATCATCGAGCTGTACGGCGCAGAGTCGTGCGGCAAGACCACGCTGGCCATCTCGGCGGTCGTCCAGTGCCAGAAGGCCGGAGGCGTGGCCGCGTTCCTCGACTTCGAGCACTCACTTCACGACGGGTACGCGAAGGCGTGCGGCATGAGCTTCGCCGAGGAGAAGCTTCTCTACCTCAAGCCGGACACCCTCGAACAGGGCATGACGGCCATCTACCTCCTCATCCGCGCTGGCGTGGACCTCATCGTCGTGGACTCCGTCGCCTCGATGGTGCCCAAGGACGAACTGGAGAAGGATGCGGGCGACGCGGAGCGCATCGGATCGGTCGCGGGACCGCTGACGCGCAACCTCAAGAAGCTCGTCATCTGGCTCGCGAAGTATCCTGACCCCGAGAAGAACCCCAAGAAGGGGACGGCGGTCATCTTCATCAACCAGACGCGCGCCAAGATCTCCACGGGCGGCGGGGGGTACGGGGCCAGCGACGAGGATCAGACGCCGGGCGGCAAGGCTCTCAAGTTCTACTCGTCTCTGCGTCTTCGGATGACCCGCATCATGAGCAAGGTCATCAAGAAGAAGGACGCGCTCACGGGCAAGGACATCAGCTTGCCCTACGGCAACGTGACGAAGGTCAAGATCGTCAAGACCAAGATCGACCTGAAGCAGGGCCAGGAGGGGGTCATCTTCATTCGCTTCGGTCAGGGGCTCGATGACACGTACTCGATCATCGAGAACGGCATCCGGTTCAAGCAGATCAAGAAGGAGGCCGCTGGCTGGTTGATCTACGACGGTCAGCGCTACCACGGTCAGGAGACCTTCCAGAAGGTTCTCACGGAGAACCCCAAGCTGCTGGCCGAGCTGCAAGCGAAGGTCACGGCGGCCATGTTCTCGACGGCGACCGCGGTCAACCCTGCCGAGCAGCAGAGCGAGGACGACGCCCTCATCGCGGAGATCGAGTCCGACCTCGGCGACGACGCTGCCTTCGACAGCGACGATGAGGTGCCCGGTTCGGAGGACATCGACGGCGGAACCGGCGAGTCCTGATCATGATCGACGTAGAGGTCCGGAACTTCCAATCGATCGAGCACGTCTCGATCAACATCGACGGGTTCACCGCCCTCGTCGGGAAGTCCGACATCGGCAAGAGCGCCATCGTGAGGGCCGTTCGCGCGGCCCTCACGGGCGCGACTGGGACCTCGTTCGTCCGTCATGGTGTCGCCTGTCATAGGCGTCTGCGCGGGTCCAAGACCTGCGAATGCTACTGCTCGGTGCACCTCCGCACGGAGGGCTTCGACCTCAAGTGGGAGAAGGGGGACAAGCGCAACAGCTACACGTTCAACGGTCAGGACTACGGGGTCCCCAACAGAGGGACCCCGGACTTCTTGGAGAGGCCCAAGCTCGCCAAGGACTTCGGGATGGTGCAGATCGGGCCCAACGCCAAGCTGCTCCAGATCGCTGACCAGTTCGACAACATCTTCTTGCTCGACCAGTCGGGCGGAGTTGTCGCTGACGTGTTCTCCGACGTTGCCCATCTTGACCGCATCAACGTCGCGATGAGGTTCGTCGAGAAGGACCGCAAAGAGGCCGTCTCCACAAGGAAGGTCCGGGAGAAGGACATGACCGAGCTAACGCATCAGATCAACGAGTACGAGGGCCTCGACGAGGCCGTGGCGGGAGTCGTCGCGGTCGAGAAGAAGCTCGGGCAGATCACCGTCGTTCAGGAGGCAGTCGAGTCTCTCGACTCCTACATCGAGGAACTGCGAGCGATCGGCTTCCGCGTCGATACCCTGAAGAAGGCTGTCGAAACGCCAGTCCCCACCATCGACGCAGTGCTGGCCAAGCGCAGTGAGTTCGAGAAGCTCTCCCGCTACCAGTCCGATGTGATCGATCGCGCGACGGCTGTGAAGTCGCTCATGGGTGTCGAGACCATCCCGACGCCGATCGCCGCTCCTGTCGTCGCTGCCGCGGACAAGTTCGAGAAGCTCTCGACCTGGACGAACAAGCTCCAGAGCTTGCAGGATCAGTGGGTCAAGTTCAAGGGGGTCGAGAACGTCACGACGCCGGACCCCACGGGCCTCAAGGTGGCCAGGGATCGACTCCTCCAGCTCTCGTCGTTCGCGTCGAGAATGGCCTCGCTCGAAGAGACCATCTCGAACCTGGAGAACAACTACGACAAGACTCTCGCTGACGAGAAGGTACTGGTAGGAGAGATCAAGTCCCTGCCTTTCTGTCCTTCGTGCGCACAGCCCGTCAAGATCGGGCACAGCCACGAGGAGAGGAAGCTGGCCTGATATGCCGCGCGTCTCTCTGCTCTACCGGACAGACACCCATCTCTGCGACCGTAGCCCTTCCTCCTGGAAGGCGGACTACCCCGCGGAGATCTGGTCCAACCTCCGGCAGATCGGGGCTTTCTCCAAGGAGCATGAGGTCAAGGCCGTCCTCGATGGGGGCGACTACTTCCACATCAAGGCTGCCAGTCGCAACCCCCACGCGATCGTTGTGGAAACGGCTAGCGTGCACAACACGTATGGGGTGCCCACGTATTGCGTCGAGGGCAACCACGACATCGCCTACAACCGACTCGACAGCGTGGCCGGTCAACCTCTGGGTGTTCTCTACGAGACGGGGGTCTTTCGGCACTTGCGGAGCACGGTCTTCGAGGACGGCGGGATGCGCGTGCGAGTGGTCGGGGTGCCTTACAGTGCGAACCGTACCGCTGACGACCTGAGGGCCATTCAGAAGCAGCCGGGTGATGACTTCCTCGTGGCCATCGTGCACTCGCTGGCAGGAGAGGAACCGCCCCCGAACGTGCGCGAATTCTTCAACGAGCCTGTCTTCCGGTACGACCAGCTTGTCACGAAGGACGGTCCAGATGTGTGGTGCTTCGGGCACTGGCACAAGGATCAGGGGATCGTTCAGCTCGGGGGCAAGCAGTTCGTCAATCTCGGTGCTGTCAGCCGCGGGGCTCTCATCAACGAGAACCTTCAGCGATCCCCAAAGGTGGCACTCTTGGGCTTCGAGCCGGGGCGTGCCGAGATTACTCCTCTGTTGCTGTCCGTCGCGCCGGCGTCCGAAGTGTTCGACCTCGAACGCAAGGAACGCGCAGAGCGCGAGCACGAGAACATCGACCAGTTCATTGAGCGGTTGCAGAGCGAGGCGTCCTTTGACGTGTCGCAGACCATCGAGGCCAACATCCAGGGGCTCTCGTTCGCTTCCGACGTCAAGCAGCTCGCCATCGACTACCTGGAACGCGCAAGAGCAGAAACGGGCGTGGGCTAATGTACCTCTCCTACTCCGGGTTCAAGAAGTACAGGGAGTGCCCCAGGCAGTATTGGCACTCGTACGTCAACAAGACCAAGGTGCCGACGCCCGAGAACCGGGTGAACATGCTCTACGGGTCTTGCATCGGCATCATCGTCGAGCACTTCTACCGCGACAAGATGTGGAAGCTCCCCGATCCCGCCAAAGAGATGCTCAGTCGGGTGTCCTCTGTCGTTGCCGAGACGATGCGTAACGAGATCAAGGGCGGCGGGATCTTCAACTGGAAGGATCCCAAGCTCAAGAAGAACGGCCCGCACTCTCTGGACCAGGTCATACAGGAGATCCGAGAGGCGATCCCGAACAGCCTTGCCATCATCCGCAAGTTCAAGCTGCTCGGTACGGATGCGGCCGCAGAGGTGAAGCTGGACTCCGAGATCAGCGGGCACATGCTCGGGGGACGCTGTGACTTCCGGATGCGACGTCTGCACCCCCTCGGGGACCTCATCATCCTCGATGGTAAGGGCTCAAGGCACCGGGACAAGTACGTGGACATCGAGCAGCTCCACTGGTACTCGATGCTTCACCGCCGCAAGACAGGGTCGCTCCCCGACCAGGTGGCGTTCGTTTTCTGGCGCTTCCCGCCCGACGAGGCTGTGGACTGGTCAGTCCCCACGCGGGACGCCGTAGACGAGCTGCAAGAGACGGTCATACGTACCATCGAGGAGATCGAACAGCGAAAGAGGCTGCCGATTGCCGCACAGGCGTTCCCCGCCAGGGCGAAGAAGGGTGCCTGCGGCTTCTGCCCGTTCGTCTTCGCGTGCCCGGAAGGCCAGGTAATGACCTCTGAAAATCGTCCTCAGATTTCCCCAGCGTCAGGTGTAGAGGATGTCGCTATCGACGAATAAGCCGACAGAGGAAGACACATGACGCCCGACGAGATCAAGAAGAAGATCGACGACCTTCAGAAGCGAACGGACGCTGTGGCTACCAAAAAGGCCCAGTTCGGCGGCCAGCTTCAGGCCAAGAAAGAGGAACTGGCGGCTCTGATCAAGGAGATCAAGGCCGCCGGCTACGACCCGAAGACTCTCGTGGGGGAGCGGGACAAGGCCAAAGCGGAACTCGAACAGATGCTCGGTGAGTACGAGTCCGACTTGACGAAGACCGAGTCAGCCTTCTCGGCCTACGAGAAGAAATGAGGATGAACATGATCAAGTTCTCAGTGCAAGCCGCCCACCTGAACGCCGCGATCGACGCCGTTCAGACGGTGGTCCCCAGGGCGTGCAACAAGGAGAGGGACACGGGCTTCCTCTTCTACATCCGCAACTCGACCGAGGGGTACATGTACTCGGCCGACGCGAACCATGTCGCTCGGGCACGCATGGACATCTTCGACGCGGATGGTGAGGGCGTCTTCGCCTACCCGTACGAATCGATCGGGGCGTTCAAGTATTTCTCGGGCCCGATCAGCTTCGAGTCCAAGAGGGATGGCGACCAGTTCAGCGTCAGCTACGACCCCGGGCGTGGGGCCGGCGGCACCCGCCCCGCCTTCGACCCGAAGTGGCTGGCTACCTTCGACAAGGAGCTGAAGGCCGCCAAGGAGACCGGCAAGTTCCCCGCCGCCGTCCTTCGCAAGGCTCTCAGTCTGTCCAAGGACTTCCACGGGGAGAACAATCCCCGTGCCGAGGATCAGCACAAGACCATCCAGATGTTCGACAAGGACGCGGAGGTCGAGGACCCGAAGAACAAGGGTCAGATGATCAAGCCCTACGAGAAGGGTGACGGCGTGCTCTACGCTGCCAACGGTTCGCAGGCGTTCTACTTCGACTGCGAGGCGTTCAAGGGCAAGAGCTTCGCGCTCAAGGCCGAGCATCTCGGTCTGCTTCTCAGCTTCCTCGGCAAGATCGAGGGGACGGCGGTCATCAAGTCTACGGACACGAAGACCTTCGTCTGCGACGAGTCGGAAAGCCGGGTCTTCGGCTGGACGCACACCACGAAGCTGCACGCCAAGCACTCGTACTACGGGCTCGGCGGCGACAAGTTCGTCTTCAAGATCCCCAAGGCCGAGATGATCGACGCGCTCGGCTACATGGGCGAGGAGCTGGGGGACAAGCACGACAAGGTGCGGCTCCTCTGGAACAAGGACTCCAACACTCTTCAGTTGGAGGCGGCCGAGGGTAACGCCAAGGGCATCAAGAGCATGTTCATCAGCGTCGGCAAGGACTCGTCGCTGGCGGAGCCCGACCGTACCCTGGAGCCGTTCATCAACCGCAAGCAGCTCCTCTCGCTGTTCAAGGACGCCGAGGGTGGCACCGTCGAGCTTCGGGTCTACCCGATCGACCCGAGCGAGAAGCGCCCCAAGGGTGGCGCCTACCTCCGGACCATCGACAGGTTCTACCTCGATGCCGAGGGCAAGACGGTGGCCGGTGAACTGCCCGAGGGAGGGCAGGTTCCGGCAGGAGCAATCTCATGCACGGTGACTCGGTTCATGCCGTCGTACGAGTGACCGACGCCTGGAAGACCAGGGTTGAAGCACTCAAGACCTCCGCGACCCGTGTTCAGACGCGGAGGGACTCCCTTGTCCAGCAGCGGGACAAGACGGCGAGGGAGATCACGGTGTTGTCCGAGCGGGTGGAGAAGCTCTCCAAAACAGGGGAGCTTCTTCGCCTGCTCATGGACAAGCTGGTCATGGACCAGGTGAAGGCCATCGAGTCCATCGTGACCGAGGGGCTCAAGTCCATCTTCTTCGACATCGACCTCTCCTTTCAGGCTGAGGTCGGTCAGTCCCGAGGGAAGGTCTCCATCGACCTGCTCGTCAAGCGCACGCAGAACGACATCGAGATCGTCGGACCGCCGCTAGAAACAACGGGCGGTGGTGTGTCGAGCATCGCGTCTTTGACGCTGCGGCTCTTGGCGCTCATGCGCCTCAAGAAGTTCCCTGTCCTGTTCCTGGATGAGACTCTGTCGGCCGTCAGTGACTACTACGTGGATCAGACCGGCCAGTTCCTCAGGAAGTTGTCGGAAACGACGAACATCCCGATCCTTCTCGTCACGCACAACCAGGCGTTCTTGGACCACGCGAAGTCTGCCTACCAGGGCTTCGAAGAGCAATCTTCTGATACAACCTGGTCACTGGGCCTGAAACGGCTCCGAGGACCCAAATGAGAGATGCAACCGAGATCGAAGCGCGGATCAGGTTTCTGCTCGTAGAAGAGCTGACCGCCAGAGTGAAGCTCGCGGAGCACCGGCTCCCGCACCTCTGTACGCACAACTATCGGCACCCGCTGGACGTGCGCAAGCGCATCGCGGGCGAGGTCAACGAGAACTACAACCGCATCGGGACGTCCCCTGGAACGCCGTCGATGGGTCTTTGCATGCTCGGCGCCTCAAGCGTCGAGGACTGGCCGGGTACGATTTGCGAGGAGCCCATCGACGCTCAGCGCTGCCCGTACTTCAACCCCAAGGCCAACAAGAAGACGATCTGGAACGACTTCGCGCAACAGCTCAAGGATCCGGACTGGCTCAGGGTCAACATGCCCGAGGTCTACGGGTTGCTATGGGCGATCAACAAGATGCAGGTGCCGGACATCCCCTGGTGGAAGCGCCTCTGGTACAAGCTCCTGCGCATCCAGGTCGAACCCTTGAGCCAGCCGGAGGACCCGGAGAAGCTTCTACCTCCGTGGGAGCCTGTTCAGTCCAAGCCGTCGCTGCCCATCGTCGAGGAGTGACCCGTGGCAACGGTGTTGGGGCGCCTCTTCGTGCCCGAGCGGCGCAACATGCGGATGCCGGAGAAACTTCAAGCCTCCATCCGGTCGGGGGTCTCCTCGCGCCCGGCACTGAATGAGCTTGAGGTCCCCGATGACGTAGAGCCGCTTCTGTCCACGAACGCAGCGCGTCAGTTCGTACAGACGCGACGAAGCTCTGTTCGCGGGACGGCTCGGTACGGTTTCTCCGAGGTTCCAGTGGACGAAGAGGAGCAGCTCGTCATCGAGCTGTACATGTCACTGCTCGATTTTTCCCTGAAAAATCAGTGGGGCAATCGGTGTAACAGCGTAACAGAGGCGGTCACCCGCCTACGAGGGTTGGGTCTTGAACCGGCTCTTCTGGTTGTCCCAGAGAGCGTTCTCCCGGACATCTGCGGTCCAGACTTCGATCCCAAGTGGGCCTCCCAGATGATGAAGGCGCAAGGATACGTGGCAACCGTGGACGACATGCAGGTGATGACGGCCGACCTCCCCCCCGGGGCAGCGTTGGTCTCGACACACCCGGAGTTCGCGGGCCTGTATACGCGCGTGGGCGATTACCTGGGGCTCATGATCCAGAGGGCGGATCGGGCAATCATGGTGGTCGGCGATGGCGTGGCTTGATCAACTAGTCGAGTACGCCCGCTCGCTCATGACAGAGCGGGTGGTCGAGGCGCTCAACGTCCGCGGCTGTTCCGACGAGCAGATCAGGGAGTACAACATCGGCTACTTGAAGCGGACGCTTCCGCCGTTGGACTACGATCCGAAGTTCCTCAAACAGTACGGTTCGGGGACGGTTCTTGACGACGTGTTCGTCTATCCGTTGACCAACGCGCTCGGGGAGATCCGTGGGGTGCAGTTCCGCCCCGTGGACAGGAGCCGCAAGTTCAACTCGAACTTCATGCTCGATACCGGGGAGCCGATCCTCTTCGGACTCGGGCAGGCGATGCCGCACATTTGGGCCACGGAATCGGTGACCCTCGTTGAGGGGGCCAACGACCTGTTCCCGGTCCAGAGGCATTCCCCAGCGGTGGTCGCGACCATGACCGCACGTGTCGTTGGGCCCTTTCTCGCCACGCTGCGGAGAACATGCAAGCGTATCGTGCTTGCGTATGATAATGACACCACTGGCCAAAAGGCCGCCGCCAGCTTCTACAAGGAGCATGGGCGTGAGTACCAGATCGAGGGCATCCGTTGGGCCAAGTTGCCCATGCCCAACGGCAAGATGACGAAGGACCCAGGGGACCTCTGGGAGCTTCGGGGTGAAGAGTATCTCGGCAAATTCATTCGGGAGGGTGTAGAGCCCTTCAACCGCCTGATGGAGAGAAACGATGGCTAAGGTTTACGGAATTGCCGACACGGTGGAGCAGATCGCGTTGAAGCTCATCCCGAGCTACCACCCCGAGCTGGCCACGGCCCGCGTCAAGTACATCTACGTGGACACGGCCTCCAAGGAGTCCGGTCGCCCTGTCCTGGGCAAGGTCCGCAAGATCTCTGGCGTTCTTCAGTTCCTTCTGGAGGTGGACTTCCTGATCGAAGTCGCTCTGGACGAGTTCAACGAGCTGGGCGTCGAACAGAGGACGGCTCTCATCGACCACCTCCTGGAGCGCTGCTACGGCGAGGAAGACGAGAAGTCGGGGGAGATGTCCTGGAAGATCCGCAAGCCGGACGTCCAGGAGTTCTCGTCCATCCTTCAGCGTCACGGCGCCTGGAATGAGGAGCTGAACGGCTTCGTTTCGATCGCCAAGGACGTCAAGATCGAGGACTTGGTCAACGACGTCGTCAGCGCCAGCATCGCAGAGGAAACCGTTCAGGATTCCTGAACGGTGTAGCTGACACGAACCAAGCACCATGTGGGACACTAAGTACCGCCCGCGCAAGTTCTCCGAGGTGCTCGGTCAGGAGGGATCCGTCCAGCTCATCAAGGCTCGCTTGAGGAACGGGACCATCCTGAACACGTCCTACATCTTCGCGGGCGGTCACGGGCAGGGCAAGACCACCCTTGCCCGTGTGCTGGCGAGGGCGGCCCTCTGTCAGAACTTGAACCGTGAGGAGTGGGAGCCCTGCAACGTCTGCGAGCAGTGCCTCGCGATTCTGGAGGACCAGCCCAGTGCCTTCACGGAGCGCGACGCGGCTAGTAACGGCGGCGTTGCCAACGTCCGTGACCTGCTCGAAGACCTCCCGTACATGCCGCCCATGGGGGCGCCCATCCGCATCTACCTCTTCGACGAGGCGCACCGGATGAGCAAGGAGGCTCAGGACGTCCTGCTCAAGCCCATCGAGGAGAAGAAGCTCCTCGGTATCTTCTGTACGACCGAGCCTCAGAACATCCGCGGGACCATCCAGAGCCGCTGCGAGACGTACCCGATCCGTAAGGTCACTCGTGAGGACGTGCTCGGGCGGATGCGAATGGTGCTCGAAACCGAGAAGGTCGAGTACCAAGACGACGCGGTGTTGATCGTGATCGATCACTCGGGCGGGCACGTCCGGGACATCTTGAACAAGCTGGAGATGATCGCCCAGATGGGGTCGGTCACGGTCGAGTCTGTTCGAGAGTACCTACACCTCAGTGTCGTCTCGACGTACTACCAGATCCTCCTTGCGCTCGGGAACCCCAAGCAGGCTCTCGAACTCGTGGACCAGGCATGCGAGCGAGTGCCCGCTGACCAGGTGGCCGCAGGTCTTGCCGAGGCGGCCATGAACTCGTTCCGGCTTGCCAACAACATGGCGGCCGACTTCGTGTACGTGGACCGGCAACTGGCCGAGCAGGTCTACCAGCGGTTCACCACGGGGTGCACCAAGCTGGCCGAATACTTCCTTCGGCATCGGGCAGTGTCGCGGATCAGCCTTGTCTGCGACATCGTGAGCCTCGCGCAGTCCAACGGCGCCGTTCCCCAACAGATGGGGGCGCAGCCTCTTGTGCTGTCCGTGTCTGCACCCATGGCCGTCGCTTCGGTCCCTGTTCAGACCGCAGCGGTTCAAGCTACCCCCTCAACGCCTCCTGCGGTGTCACAGCCGGTGTCTGCACCGTCTCCCGTGACAACGGCGGCGCCACCCTCCCCCTCTCCGGCACCCCAAGTCCCCATCGTCCACGCGGCAACCAATGGGGGCAACGGCAAGATGCGGGCGGACGGCATCGGAGCTATCGGCTCAGGGGACCCTTACGCTCTCACCTCCGAAGACCACAAGGCTGTGCCGTTGGGGCGGCCTCGGAGCCGTTCCAACCCAGGCAACATTGACGTTCCGCTGTCCTTCCATCAAGGAACAGAGGACGAGATGAATCGCATTCTGACGCCGGAAGACTGGCGACGGGAATTCGAGCGCACATGGCCCAGGAGGGCGTAGTCGTTGTGACGAGCGATCCCAACCAGTGGGTCATCTTGGAACTGAGTTCCAAGGCCGAAGGGGAGGACCCGGACATCGTCCGGCGTTCCATCACCTACGCAGTGAAGGGCGCCGAAGTGTTCATTCCGGCTGCGGTCACGCAGATCGGTGAGGACCGGGTAGTGCACTACCTCGTCGATGGCTACGCGTTCATTCGGCACAAGCACCCCGATACGCTTTACAACAGACTGGACAACTCCAAGTACGTCCAGAAGGTGCTCACGAAGATCGTCCGACCCGAGAACGGGGGGCGTCCTGTCCGGCAGCTAGCCTTCGTCGAGAACTCCGCCATCGACAAGATGAAGCGGCAGATCCATGTCGAGACCGACCAGGGGATCGGTATCGACGACACGGTTCTCATCACCTCAGGGGCCTATCGCCAGATCCAGGCGAAGGTCATCGAGGAGATTCCCGAAGAGGACAAGGTCCAGGTACGGGTTCTTCTACGCTCCAAGGACTCGATCATCACGCTGCCCCGGAGCTTCCTCCGGCTCGTCTCCAAGGCGCCCAAGGCTCCGGCCATGGACCGCTTCGCAGGCGTCCGTGACTGGTTCAACGACTTCTACGATCTGCTCAAGGCCCCAAAGCTCGTCGGCTTCGCGCGCCTGAACAAGCACTACCAGGAGTATCTCCAGTTCCAGTCTTGGGTGTCCAAGGTCGAGAGTTTCACGACCATCCAGACAGCACTTACCGCGCCCACGCTCATCACCCGGATACGTCCGAGACTCGACGTCTATACGCAACTGAACGACTGGGCTGAGGGGCTGGAGCATCGCTCCAACCTCGTTCGGTCGTTCTACATCCCCCTCGATGCGAGCAAGCTCAAGGAGCAAGGGGACCGAGCGATCCTGCTTGATGGTCTCACACAGCGTTGGGACGGTCTCGTACCCCTTGTCCGCGAGAGCCTCGTCGAGACGCCCTTCTCGGAGATCGAGGGACGGTACTTCAAGTGGCTCACGTTGCAGGACTTGCAAGAGAGCCTGGACAACCTGTCAGACGACGTCTCGGAGATCGAGCGCGAGATTGAGGAGACCAGCGTGGAAGTCCAGAACGTCATCATCGACGGTTTCAACCTCGCCTATCGCTGCTTCTACGCGCCCGGCATGTCGGACATGCGGGACACGCAACAGAGGCACACGGGCGTGCTCTTCGGCTTTCTGCGCTCGACCGCAAGCCTGCTCAAGCGGTTCCCAGGGGCCAGCATCTACGTGGTCTGGGATGGCTCGAATCGAACCCGCAAGGCCAAGTACGCCGATTACAAGGCCAACCGTTCGAGCGGCTTCGCGGAAGAAGAGACAGGGGGCGTGCGCTGGGACCAGGTGGCCTGGCTGCGCGAGGTGCTCCCGATTCTGGGGGTTACACAGCTCTACAACGAGGGGGAGGAGGCCGACGATGCCATCGCAAGCCTCCTGCGTGGCACCTTGAAGGGCCAGAACAACGTGGTCCTCTCCTCGGACCGTGACCTTCTACAGCTCGTGACAGAGACCGACCGTCTACTGACGCCGGCACAAGGTAAGCGAAAGGAAGTGCTGTACGACATCGACGCACTGACGCAGGAGTGGGGTGTGGGGCCGTCACAGATCGTGACTCTTCGCGCACTGCTTGGGGATTCGTCAGACAACCTGCCTGGGGTTCCGACCGTTCCACAGAAGGTGCTTCTGGGGTTGGTCCAGCTCTACGGAACCATAGATGGCATCTACGCCTCGAATCTGGCAGGCTTGACTAAGCTCCGCTATCAGTGCCTCCGGGACGCTGAAGCACAGGTTCGTTTGAACCTCGACATCATGACCCTCCGGGACGTTCCCCTCACGGAGGTCGTGCCAAACCCAGATCAGAAGGTCGCCGCTGAGCGACTCACAGATGTGGATGTACAGGCCGAGCCTATCCTGGCCGTGTTCTTCAACGAACGCGCTCGGTGAAGCCGCAACCGCGCAGCCCGCGCGTGAGGGAACCCACATGACCATCGGCTACGTGATTCCGGTTGACCCGTCCGAACTCGCCAACCGCTTTGCCACCAACGACGATCCCTACAGCGACGAAGAGCCGGTACAAGAGCCCGAGGACGATACGGTCGAGAAGATCCTCCAAGACGGGGACTACGAAGACCGCATCATGCCTCTGCTCAATCGCATCCCCCAAAGGGAGGCGGATCTCATCCAGCTCTACTACATCCAGAAGAAGCGTCAGGCGGACATCGCCGAGATCTTCGGGGTGACGCAGGCTGCGATCAGCTATCGACTCGATCGAGGCTTGCAGCGCATCAAGTTCCTGCTCAGCATCCCGCCCGTGACCGAAGAGGACTTGCGGCGCGATCTGCCCGAAGTCTTCAAGGACATCGACGTGGACATCCTCATCGGCATGTGGCAGACGACCTGCCAGAGTGAGGTGGCCAGCCGCCTGGGGCTCACACAGGGGCGCGTGAGACACCGCTTCTTCAAGGCGGTCAAGACCCTCAAGGACGCCGCCGCCAAGGATGGGAAGTTCATCCCGTACCACAAGGTCTTCAACGCGATCAGCTCGAAGCGCTTCAACATCCTCCGCGAGGTCAAACTCCCCCAGTGGGCCAATCGTGGCGGTGATGAAGTCCTCTGACATCATCGACGACATGGACGTCCAGATCCTTCGGACCCTGGATGAGATGAGAAGTCGGAACGAGCCCTACCCCATCAAGGCGGCAGCCGCCGCCCTGGGGCTGACGCAGGGTCGCGTGCGTCACCGGCTTTTTCGGGCGATGCATCGCCTCGACGGTTTGTCGCGTTTTGTGGCCAAACAGGTCTTTCCGACCCGGCCCAACTAGCCGAACCGGCGCGGTTTCTTTTATCGGCCACGTTCCGTGAGCACCGGAGCGTCCATACAGTGCCGAGCCTCGCGTCCAACCTACAGACTCAGGACTACCAGTACGCCATCCAGGTTCCTCAGGGGACGTGGCGGTGGACGACACGCGTTGACGTGTCGAGGGCGGTGGTGTCCTTTCAAGTCCGGGACATCGTGAGCCCGTTCGGGCTGCTTCGGGACAACATCCCGTTGCCCGGCCCGGTGGTCACGGCCATGGGCAACAGCATCACGGAGCTGCAATCGGCGTTCGCTCCGCTCATCGTGGCAGCGCCGACTTCGCTTGCGTTCACGACGACGCAGGGGCAGGGGTTCGGAACGCCCCAGATCATCACGGTCACGAACAGTGGCGTGTACGGCTCGCTCCTGTCCCCCTCCGTGACCACGTCAGCGGACTACTTGCAGGCGACGCCGGCGAACATGGGCGGTATCGCCTTCGGCGCCTCGGGCATGACCAACGTGTCCGTGGATGGGACTGACCTGCTTGCACTCAACAGCCCCTACACGGCGACTGTCACCATCCAAGACGTGAACGCGACGAACAACCCCCAGACCATCCCGGTCACGATCACGGTTCTACCGCAAGCGACGATCACCCTGTCTCCCACGGCGCTCTCGTTCAACGGGATCGCGTTCAGCAATCCGCCTGTCCCCATCCCCGCACAGACCTTCCAGGTGCAGAACACGGGGCCCGCGGGTTCGATCCTCAACTTCCAGGTGCAGAAGCTCATTGGGCTGTCGCCCTGGCTGACCAGCTTCACGCCGTCGTCTGGCACCATCGCTTCGAGCGGTGCGGTCAACGTGTCGGTCGCAGTGTCCACGTCCTGCAACCTTCAGCCGGGCACGTACACGGAGACGCTCCGGGTCAGCGGCTTCTCTAGCAACTCCTACCAAGACCTGTCGGTCACTCTGACTGTCACCTGAGGAACCCATGGCGAAGATCGAAGACCTGAGCAACGGTGCTGACATCGACGGTTTCCTGTCGGGCGCGAGCGAGAGTGGCCCTTTCACGAAGGGCTCCATCCTCACGAAGATCGAGGTCGGTTCGAAGCCCAACTTCGAGCTGGGGGAAATCCAGGGCTCGGAGGCCACGGGTATCGACGCGCTCTTCCAGCGTGAACCCCACATCGTCTCGGCCCACAAAACCGGCCGCAAGAAGGTCGCTTCGCTCGGTGACCTGTCGAACTTCGTGCGTGTCTCGAACGAGACGCTCATCCACAAGAGCCAGAGGGATCTCTGGACGCTCAAGCGCGAGGGCGGGGACTTCTTCATCGAGCGCCTGTTCGACGACAACGGGGAGCCCCTCAAGGGTTGATCATGGGCGACAAGGACTTCCGCACTCACGTTCGAGCGGCCCTTGCCAAGGCCGATGGCGTCCGCGTGGCTAAGGGACCGCCGCCCCCGCCGCCCAAGGGCGGAGCGCAGCCGGGGCAGATGATGCCTCCCGGTGCGGATGGAATGCCCATCGAAGGCCCCAACGGACCGGCGAACCGCCAGATCCCCTCGGACCACAAGTACGACCCCAAGGCGCTCAAGCCTCTCGCCAAGATGCTGTGGGCGATGAGCGTGAGCCTCGGGCACGCACTTCAAGCGTACCGCCTCTTCAACCGCGTCAAGTCGAGCACCGTCTCTCCGGACGGTATGGTCGGCGGCCGTGGGTACATCATGAAGGTCACGGACCTTCGCCAGCGCCTCTATGACGCTTGCGAGGCACTGTCCGCTGTCTCCGACACGATTCACGACGAGGTCAACGCCCCGCACTGGAAGCCCAAGCTCGGCGAGCTGACCAAGGAAGACTTCGTCAGCATCGAGCGCCTCATTGGCGAGTCCGAATCGATCCTCGACAACCCCGAAGAAGACATCGAGGACGACGAGGCCGAGGTCGAGAAGAAGGGCAAGCCCAGCACCTCGTGGGTCAAGCAGATGGAAGGCGAGGAGGAAGGCAAGCCTGCCTCCGACCTGCCCGATGGTGGTGATGCTGAGACCGTGCAGAAGGCCAAGCCGCCGGCTCAGAACAAGAACCACAAGCAGTCGAGCTACGACTACCGTTCGCCGGTCGAGCGCATGGCCGCTCAGATCGTCTTCGACATCCTCGCCAACTCTTCGGTGAACCCCGATTCTCTCGGCGGCCCTCGCGTCAAGCACCTCGATCGCGCAGACACGGATCAAACGGGCTGGGGCGGCGCGGTCAACCAGCGCGAGCCGGGCCTTCCGAAAGACCCTTGGGGCAAGGATGAGGGCGTCAGCGGCGAGCCCATGAGCCAGGATTACGGAAGCCAGCCTGCCTACCAGTACGACGGCGGCCGCAACGCTGCCCCGCAGCAGGCACCTGTCGGCACGTCCGCGATGCCCGACTCGAACACGAGCTTCGACACACGCACTGAGGGCTACGACTTCGGCATCGGCCGAGGGAACGGCAACGATGCGCACGGCCAGGGCGCGGGCGGCTACGGTCAGTCGAGCCCCAGCATGGGCGACAAGGGCGTCTATGGCCCCGAGTCCGGTCTGCCCAACGACCCGGGCGGCAAGGTTCACGACAACGAGAACCCCGACTCGACGCCCGCGGTCGAGAAAAGCATCAACAAGTCGGTCAAGATGGCCCGAGAGCGACTGCAAGCTATCCTCGGAACTTTCGTTGGCCCGCCCGCGCTGACCAGCCTACCTGGGGATGAGCAACAGGGAGTCGCCCGCTCGGACTATTACACGGGTCCGAAGGACAACGACATCGACACCATCAAGGGTCCGACAGAGAACCCGGTGCTTTCAGGGGTCGCTGAGAGCGAGTTGCCGCAGAGCAGCCCGCCCTCTCCGCCTCGCCCGCTGATTCCTCGCCCGTCCCACTTCGGCGAGTTCGAGTTCGCTACGACGCAGCTCCCTGGCGATGGTGGGTCCGCAACCACCGAGTTCGACAAGGACATGCAACCAGGTTCGGCTTACCGCTACGAGCAGATGGATGAGCCTTACACGAAGTGGGACGACTCTACCCACAACATGCGGCCTGACTGGATGAGCCAGCGGGATAACGAAGGGCCCTACGCAAAGCCCAACGGAGAGATCGATGGCTGATCTAGGTGACCTCAGCAACTTCCTGAAGGAGGGCAGCGTCGCCAACCTCGATTGGCTCGACGTTGACGAGAAGGAGTACCAGAAGGAGTCCGTGCTGCCCAAGCAGAACTTGGACATCGCACCGGACCTCCAGGCGCTCTGGGCTCACGAGGACGACCCCTCGACGAACCACCTCGTCCCGAACACGGGGCCGGTCAAGCCGTTCCCCGGCGCGGGTGAAGTCCACACCATGGGCGACCTGTCCATGGCGCATGGCCCCCTGCGTGCGAAGGCCGAAGACGTGGCCAAGGTCACGCGCTACGCCCTCATCCAGTCTTCGGACTTGAACGCCCTTCGTCGGACGCTCACCGCCAAGTTCGACGCACAGACGCTTCAAGCGAACCGCGACGTCATCGCTCAGGCTCTCCAGGAGCGGGGTCTTCTCGGGCGCGTCTACATCGTGGCTTCGGACTTCCCAAGCTGCCATAACTCGCCCAAGACGCCGCAGCTCTTCGTGCGCCGGCACGCGTCTGATGCGAAGTACATCGTCGCGAAGCCGCAGTGCAACAACTGCATCCATGCGAAGAAGATCGGCAGCACCACCAACTGCGCCGTCTTCCACAAGGAAGTCGTCCTCAACGTGCCGTACACGGAGCAGCTCGCCGCCGAGGTCGAGCAGCTCCAGCGGATGCAGGGCAAGGTCATCCAGGCTTCAACGGCAGCCCCCAAGGAGCGCATCCGTCTGGCGGTGCTCGCGGAGACTCCGAAGCGTGAGGCCGTCTATCGTGGCGTGGGCGAGAACCAGTTCCCCAAGCCTGTTGGCGGTTCGACCGAGGGCCTCAGTGACCAGCTCGTGGCGGCCAGCAACTTGACGCGCAAGCGCGACGAGAAGATGGCGCTGGACCACAAGGCCACGCCGATCGTCGCCTTCATCCGTCGCGAGATGCTCAAGGGTCGTACGTCCGCTGAAGTCGGCGAGTCCCTTCGAGTTCGGTTCTCGATGGACGACCTGGCGAGGACGCGTTCGGTCTGGGAGCCACACTTCCGTGAGGCGGGTCTCTATGGTCGAGTCTACTCGACGCAGGACTCGTTCGACGACTGCCACGAGGGCGCGGACTTCGTGGCGAAGCACAACCTCGGCATCCGTGGCATCGTCACGGGCTCGAAGTGCGAGTCGTGCATCTACAACAAGATCGGCCGCTGCATGCTGTACGGCAAGCCCCTCATTCGCGAGGCGAGCGACCTGTACACGCCGCAGACCGTCAACGCTGTCATCCTGGAGCTTCGCACCGCCGGCCGCTTGCCTCCGGTCGATGGCAGGGTTGCTTCTTCGTGGGGCAACACTCCTCGCGAGCAGCTCAAGGGCATCTACCAGTCTGTCGCGCGTGAGGCGCCCCCCGTCCAAGCATCGGGTCGTCTGGACATCGTCCGGGCCTTCCACGGGGCACCTGCCCGTGAACCTCAGAGGCCGGTCGTTCGTCCGATCGTCGCGGCCGCCCGCAAGTACCTCAACGAGGGACTCTACGGTGAGGATCTCGTGCGTACGATGCGTCTGGCCTTCTCCGCTGAGGAGATCCAGGCTGCCCGTGGGGAACTCAAGGCGGTCTTCGCCGAGCAGGGTCTCCAAGGCATCTACTACATCGATCCGGCCCCGTACTCCGACTACGGCGCTGGCTGCGAAGAGGTCTCGCGCCTCTACAAGTCCAAGCAGGTCAAGTACGCCAAGATCGGTCCCAAGTGCACGGGTTGCGTCCACAACGTGAACAACACGTGCTCGAAGCTCGGCAAGGCGCTCGTCCACGAGCCGCCGTACGTGGACAAGACCGCGCAACAGCACGCGATGCTCAACTCTGGCGCTGCCACGGAGACCAACCTCCCCAGCCTGATGCAGGGCACGGGGCTCTCGATGGTCGCCGAGTACCAGCTCCAGAACGGCGGCATGACGGTCGAGGTTGACGAGGCCAAGCCCGCCACCTCGTTCGAGATCGTCATGGGCCGCGCGAAGGTGAAGGTCTGACATGCCTGTCTCCGTCAAGAGCGCAGCGTGGAAGGTCAGCTACGAGGACCATCCGGTCTCGAAGTGGCTCTCGCAGCACCATCTGGACGAGGGTTGGGAGAAGAACATCGAGATCGAGACTGAGGGTGGCGCCATCATCGTGAGGCACCTCGCTGACGAGGTGCCCCGCGAGGTGTTCGTCAAGGAACGCCAGGAGCACATCCTCGTGGATGCCCTCAAGGCAATCGAGGCCCTGAACCGGCTATGATCGCTCTTCGCGTCGCGGCGAGGTTTCAGCGACGCCTGGCCGATCAAGCCCCAGGCGGGCGTCAGCACGCCAAGCGTCTGACGAAGCCCGTCAACGCCCCGAAGGGCATCTCCAAGGAGATCGTCAAGGAAAACGGCGAGTACATGATGGATCACCCCATCATCAACCGCCGAGACATCCAGCCGGCTGACGTGTTCAATCTGACCCCCAATAACGCTGGGGTATTGAACTACGTCGAGACGGGCAAGGATCTACAGCACGCAATCGACAAGGGAGTCCCGAGAGATAAGGGCTACGACACGGTCTACAACCTGTCGCAGTTCTTGATTCGGACCCAAGGAGGCGGGGACGGCAAACCCGCAGGCAAGAAGTCATGAGCGAGAACAACAAGGGACAGCGCAACGACGTAGTTGAGGGGGACGAGGCATCGGAGGTCGAGGAAGCCTCGTTGCTTGGGGCCGAGGAGATCGAGGAGACCGATGAGCCGGTGGATGACCGCCAGCGCACCGCCAAGCTCATCACCTTGCTCCCTGTGCATGCAGCCGGTGGCCCCAACATCACCCGGCGCGTGGGACGTCCTCGTCAGATCACGCGCAAGCCCAACCAGACGGACCTGGAATACCACCAGGCGATGACCGAGGAGAAGGTCGGGTTCATCGAGAGTGACCCGGTCGTCAAGGCTATCGGAGCCCGTTCTGACGCCGTAGACATGCTCCGCATCATCAAGCACGAAGTCGCCAAAGAGGCGGCGGCGCTGCACTTCCAGCGAATCGAGAACGAGAAGCTGGGCAAGGACACAGCCCAGGTGTCCACACGTCGTATCGACGCCCTCACGAAGATCGCCGGCATCGAGCTGGAGATCAAGAAGATGGGTGCGGACGTGATCAACCTGAAATCCGAGAAGTTCCAGAAGGTGTTCGGTCTCCTCATCGGTCACTTCCGTGAGATGTGCGTGGAGATCGGGATGCGTCCGGAACAGATCGACCTGCTTTTCAACCGCCTGTCCACGTCGATGGAAGGGTGGGAGGAGAACGCAGCAGAACTGGTCCGGTGACCTATGGCAGCGTCGAATAACGGTGGCGGTATCGCGGCTCTTCTCAGGGCTGCGGGCCAACAGGCGAAGATCAAGGCTCAGGAAGTCCTCGACGACCAAGCCTTTGGTCTGCTCTCGGAGATCGGCGGCGAAACTGTCCAGCCGAGGGCTAAGCAGCCGCACATCTTCAACATTCTGGAGTACATCGAGAGCGACTGGGGCCTCTCGATGCACCTGTATCCGGTGCAGCGCTTCATCGTGAAGCTCTACTACCATCTGCCGCTCGACGACAAGAACAAGACCATCGAAGTCACGGACATGCTCAAGACGCGTGTCCTGTACCACTTCACGGAGAAGGAATACCTCCAGTTCCTCTTCAACGAAGGCCGCTGCAACATCGGCGAGCAGGACCACGAGCGACGGGAGCTGATCCTCGCGATCGGGCGCCGTGGCGGCAAGACGACCCTCTCGGGCATCTTCGCCAGCTACGAGGTCTACCGTCTACTCAACCTGAACCACCCGCAGGGCTACTACGGTCTGCCGCCCGGCAACCGCATCCAGATCATCTCCGTCGCTACCGACAAGGACCAGGCGTCACTGCTCTTCAACGAGGTGACCGCGCACTTGGCGCGCTGCGACTACTTCAAGCCGTACATCGCGTCCAGCACCCTCTCGGACATCAAGTTCAGGACGCCCTACGACATCGAGCGGTTCGGTGTCATCACGCGCTTCAAGGACGGTAAGTTCCAGTCCCTCAACGGTAAGGCCACTCTGCGCGTCACGTTCAAGTCGTGCGTCGCCAAGGGTCTCCGCGGTGCCGGTAACATCGTCATCATCCTCGACGAGATGGCGCACTTCATCGACGAGGGTCAGTCGAGCGCCAAGGAGATCTACGACGCGATCTCGCCGAGCAAGGCGGCCTTCTCGCCGAAGGATCCGGAAAACACTTCGAACCCCATCGGGCCGAACGAGGGCCGGATCATCTGCATCAGCTCCCCGCTCAACAAGGCGGGCAAGTTCTATGAGCTGTTCCACCAGGCGATGCGCGGCGGCGACGCTGCGGCCAACAAGCTCGCCATCCAGGCCCCGACCTGGGAGATCAACCCGACCATCTCGCCGGACTACTACCGCGACAAGTACCACGAGGACCCCGCCACCTTCTCGACAGAGCACGGGGCGAACTTCTCGGACCGTGTTCGCGGTTGGATCGAGCGTGAGCAGGATCTCATGGACTGCGTCGAGCCTGGACGCGTGCCCATGACCATCGGCACCCCGCGCTACCCGCACCAGCTCGGGATGGACGTCGGTGTCATCAACGACGGTACGGCCATCGCGATCACATACCCGGATGGGGACAAGATCGTTCTCGCCTACCACGAGTATTGGCAGGCGGGCGTGGACTGGCGGGAGAGCAACCCGCATCTCGGGTCGAACTACCCAACCGACTACGCCAGGACGCTCCAGAACGTGGACCGGCTGGACTTCGACGAGATCGTCAACTGGGTCATGTCGCTGAGCAAGCGATTCCACATCACGGACGGGCTCTACGACCAGTGGCAGGGCATGTCGATGGAGCAGACCTTCATGAAGAAGGGCTTCACGCAGATGCGGGCCGAATTCTTCACGCGCGACGTGACCTCGAAGATGTACCAGGCGGTCAAGACGCTCATGTGGGACCACAAGCTGGTCCTGTACGACTACCCTGCCGCAGTGGCGGGGGCGCAGGTCAAGCACTCGCCCCTCATCGCCGAGCTTCTGACTCTTCAGGCCGAGCAGTTCTCCCGAAACGTCACTGTCGTCAGCGCCCCTGAGCACCCGGGCTACCACGACGACATGAGCGACGCTCTCATCCGTGCCATCTGGCTCTCGCACGAGCGCCTCGGCAACATGAAGCATGTTTACAACTCACACCCTGACCGGCTACACGCGAACGTCGGACCGACGCTCGCGGCCTACCAGATGGGCCGAGCCCGTAAACATGGTGTGTTTACAGAGCGGATGAGACCCCGGGGCGGCGGTGGTGGACGGGTTCGCGGTCGCGTGCGCTGAAAGCTCTTTTGCGAAGGCCCTGGTGTGGACGACCGCCCCAAGCCTCCGCGCATCTTCGCCAACAAGGTGATCCGGCAGCTCATCGACCACCTGTTCGCAGACGGGTTCAAGGTCAAGGCTGACGACTACTCGGCGATCCGGGTGGTCTTCCGCACGCTTGGCGGGTCCTGGGACCAGCTAGGACTGGGCTCGATGCAGCAAATGGACCTGCTCACGAAGGTCGTTACCGGCTGGTCGAAGCTGCCCCACGAGAAGAAGTCGGACCGGGTGATCTGACATGGCGGTGGACACCGAGATCCCGCGTACTCGCGACTGCTACACCCTCGTCAAGGGTGAAACGATCACGGTCACCGTGGACAACAACTTCGTGACCTCGGGCTGGCCGGGTGGCATCGGCGCGCAGTGGACCACGTCCTCGAAGGACGAGTTGATGGTCACGCAGTCCAACGGCTACGTGGCCGGGTTCCTGCTCTGGGGCTCTAACGAGTCGAGCGACCAGTTCACGGCGATGACCGAGAACCAACCCTACTACAGGTTCGGGGTCCTCTGCTACGGGAGCTGGATCATCGTGACGCCTCAATACGAGGTCTACACGTATGCCTCAAGGCAGTCGGGACCACTGGTTCCCATCGTCTACAACCCGAGCGACAAGCTGCGGTTCTCCCTCCGTGGTCTATGGACCAAGGAAGACGAGTGGACGCTCAGTCTCGATCCCCGTGCTCCGAACCTCCTGTACACGGGCTTCGTGTCTCAGGTCCCGTCTGCATCAACGGGCGGTTACATGACCATCCAGGTCTCCATATGACGCTCGCACCGTTCGACCCCGATGTTCGCGACCGAGACGTCATCGTCTTCGCGAAGGGTCCGTCGTTCACCCCCATGATCGACTCCAACCTCAGGACTCAGGGGTGGGCTGGCGGGCAGGGCGTGACGTGGACTGACAACCCCGCGGCGGACACGTTCACCGTCACCTTCTCCGCAGGACTCCCAGGCGGGTTCCTGCTCTGGGGTTCGAACGAGTCGGCGGACCAGTACATCTCGTACACGGAGAACCAGCCGATGTACTCCTTCGCTACCTACTGCTTCGGCGGCTGGAGCATCTCGACCCGCACCTACGAGCAGTACACCCTCGCCTCGCGCATGGCAGGGCCACTGGTCCCCAACGTCTACACAATAGGTGCGCCCCTGTTCTTCTCTCTGCGAGGGCTCTTCACGATTCAGGATGAATCGGGCCTCGGGTTCGTTGTGGGTTCTGTCATGCAGGTCCCCAATCCGAGTCTTAACTTGAACTATCTCGGCGTATCCACACAGACCTGACATGCTCAAGATCGACTTCCAAGGCATCGACCTTCTACGAGACCGCGATTGCATCGTGTTCTCCAAGGGGGACGCCTATGCCATGACGGTCTCTCAGGCGATGCTGGAGGGCGGTTGGGTTGGCGGTCAGGGCGTGCAGTGGGACGTGTACACGGATCCGGACACGCCGATTCTGACCTATTCTTCCGGGCTTTTCGGCGGTTTCATGCTCTGGGGGTCGAACGAGACAGCCGATCAGCTTACGGCCATGACGGGTCAGTTCCTCTACTACGACTACGGCGTTCTCATGGCAGGTCGGGCCATCATCTCGACGCGCACTTACGAGCAGTACACGTACGCTTCGAGGCTTTCGGGTCCTCTTGTCCCTCTCGTCTACAACGCGAGCGACCCCCTGTACATGTCGCTTCGAGGGTACTGGACCAAGGAAGACGAGCTGACTCTGAGCGGCGATCCTCGCGCGCCGGCGTTGTATTGCGGGCTCGTCTCTCAGGTACCCAACCAGTACAACCAGTCGTACTTGGGGGTTCAGACGAAGCTCTGAAAGGCAACATGCCGAACGACACAGAAGATCGGATCAGACGCGGCCAGTTTGAGGACATCTACCGTTCTCGGGTCGCCTCGGGTGCGCGCAACGCGCAGACGATGACCCCCGAGGACATCGTGGAGGAGATCTCATCCCTCCGCGAGACGATGAACCTCGCAGCTCAGCGGGTCATTGAGCTGTCCCGCGTTCTCTATGCCCAGGTGCGGCGAGGAGGAGCCAACAGTACGACTCCAGCGTACCTTGCGTACGCCAACGGTTGGACTCGGCTGGCGGCTGCCGTGCAGCAAGGGCTCAGAAGGACAAGCACAACCGACCGGGTGCTGTCCTCGGCTCAGCGCCAGCATGCCGAGTTGGAGCCCAGGCCATCCATGCCACAAGCTCAGCCGAAGGCCGACCGGCCCGTGCGTGTGGACCCGCTGCACAACCCAAATCCGCTCAAGGGGGACGATAAACCTCTTGAAGATTTTATGAAATTGTACGGGAAGGAGATCGTCCGCGGTGCCCGTTAAGTTCACGAACGTCTCGAACGTACGTGCCAACTCGGCGCCGATGCCCCCGTCTGTCAAGACGAAGCATTACGCGGCTGGGCCTCAGGGTAGCAAGATGGCGCCGCTCACGGAGCGTGAGCGTGAGGCTCGCCGTCTGGCGAAGCTGTTCCAGCAGAAGACCGATCCATTCGGCATCCAGTCGAACCGCACGAAGATCGCGGCCTACGGCATCGATCCGGTAGGCAGCGCCGACACGATGATGTCGGGGACCAGCTCGTTCTTCTCCCCGCAGCTCTCGACGGACTTCCTTGAACTGCCGCAGTCGATCCGCGAGAAGCGCGAGATCTATCGGCACTTTTACAACACCGACGAGATCGTCGCGCAGTCGATCGACCTGCACACGGAGTTGCCCCTTTCCAAGGTTCGCCTCGCGGCCCCCAAGCCTCGTACGTGCCCCAAGGGGTTCGACGACCCCGAGGACTACGGTCGGTACATCCTGAGCTTCTTCCAGAAGATGGAGAAGCGCCTCAAGCTGTTCCAGAAGCTCGTCATGGGCGTCCACCACCTCTGGTTGGATGGAACTACAGCGATCTTCGCGGAGGACAGCGAAGTCCCCATCCCGCCCGAGGTTGGGTACAAGGAGCAGGTCGTCACCCGCTCGGTTGTGACCGAGGACGGCGAAACGATCGAGCAGCAAGAGAAGGGCTACACGGAGAAGGACAACCGCGAAGAAGAAGAGCTGGAGCACTACCGCAAGAACTACAAGGGGTGGGACCGGCTCATCATCTTCCCGATCGACCAGGTGCAGATCAGCACCTTCAGCTTCACCGACAAGATCCGCGTCGAGCTGATCCCCTCGGACCGTGACCGCGCGCTCATCGAGCAGGCGAACATGGGCGATCCCGTGGCCGCCGAGATGGCCGCTGAGATGCCCGAGGAAGTCCGGGAGTTCATCGGCTCTGGACGCCTCATCCCGCTTGGCACGGACCCCGATGAGGGTTCGTTCGTCTACATGCTTTCGGGCCGTAAGCAGGCCGGCGAGGAGCTTGGGCAGAGCATCCTCGATCGGTGCCTCCGGACCCTGTACTACCGCGAGAAGCTTCGCCAGGCGCAGACACAGATCGCCAGCCGCGCGATGACCCCCAAGCGTATCGTGTGGGCTGAGGACATCTCGGACACGGACGCCGACGACCTCCGTGAGCAGGTGGACCTGTCGCTTGTCGATCCCGACTACTCCATCGTAGCCAACTACGAGGTCCACTGGGAGGAGATGGGCAGCAAGGACCGCCTTCTCGATCTCTCGACGGAGTACGAGCAGACCGAGCGCCGTCTGCGCACTGGTCTTGGCGTGACTGAGTCGCTGCTCTCTGGCGAAACGCTCTACTCGGGCGACCGCCTCAAGCTCGAAGTCATCAACCAGCGCTACCTCTTCCTTCGGGAGATCCTTCAGGAGTACGTCGAGGAGTACCTGTTCAAGCCGGTTGCGCGTCGCAAGGGCTTCGTCGAGAAGGACAAGTGGGGCGAGGAAGTCGTCCTCTACCCCAAGCTCTCCTTCACGCGTCTGCCGCTGCGCGACAGCCAGGACACGTTCGACGCGCTCTACAACCTGTACCAGAAGGGCTCGATCTCGATCGACCTCATCCTGGAGATGTTCAACATCGATCCGGACGACACGGCGACGAAGATCAAGCGCGACCTCTGGACGGTCAACGACGCGCTCTTCAACGAAATGAGCCGTGCGGCTTACTCGGCGCTCGGCCAGACGCTTGCCGAGAAGTCCGACCTGTCCGACAAGATCACCGACTACCTGGGCCTCAAGATCAAGGAAGAGCCCAACGCCGCCAACGACCGCTTCGGCGGCGGGTAAGTGGTTTTCTAGTTGTGGCGTGGGCTGAGCGTGGAGATCCGCTCAACAAAGGACCACTTCGAGCGGGAGACGGAAGAGACCGAGCGTCTCATTCGTCCCTCGCCCAAGGTCAAGCCGCCGCGCAAAGACTTGCGGCGTGAGCGGATCGAAGTGGACGACGAGCCTGAGAAGCACGACAAGGACGCCGCTGCCGCCTCGATAGTGGCCCGTGTGCTCGGCCGGGCCTTCACTCGGTGGGCCGAGGAGTCTCCGAAGGTCAAGGTCCGTCACCGGGAGACGGGGCAGACCCGCGAGGTCACGAAGGACTTCCTCCAGAGCGAGAACGGGCGCGACTACGAGCCCGTGAAGGAAGGCGAGGAGGATGCGGGGGGTGCGCCTGAAGAGCCCAAGGTCGAGAAGCCTGGGGAGCCCGGTGCCAAGAAGCCCGAGTCGGGGGAGCCCAAGCACGAGAAGCGCAAGAAGGAGGAGCAGAAGCTCCAGGCGCTTCACGGCTTGAAGGACGCCATCGACGACGACCTGGCGCTCCAGTCCTTCACGAAGTCGCTCATCGACCCGAAGAGCGAGCTGCGTGGGTGGGGCAACGAGATCCCGCTCGATCGGATGCCGAAGGCCCTCATCGACACCGAGAAGAATCCTGCCTTCAAGCCGTTCAAGACCATGGGTGACCTTCGTCAGGCCATCAATGCGACCAAGCAGCTTGACAAGGTCGAGGAGAAGCTCAAGGCGCGCTGGAAGGAAGAGGACGAGGCCGAGCCGAAGAACGAAAAGCCGGAACCCGCGAAGGGTGAGGGCAAGCCGGCAGAGGCGCCGAAGGGTGAGGGTCCGACAGGCGGCCCCCCTCTTGAGCCGACCAAGGAAGGCGAACTCGCCGAGTCCGGCAAGCAGCTTCGCGAGATGGCCAAGAACGACCCCGCCGTGGGGACGTTCATTCACCAGTTCGACTCGGCGGACCCTGCTTCGTTCGCACGTCTGCGCCAGAAGATGAGCCCCGGCGAGGAGATCGCCAAGCATCTGCGGGGCATCTTCCCGAAGAACGTCAAGACCGTTGGCGACTTCATGAACGCCCTCAAGCTCTCCGAGCCGAAGGCGGAACCCAAGAAGGAAGAGGGCAAGCCTCCGGCCGCAGAAGCGAAGCCGGCGCGGCCCCCTGTCCCACGTCCTACGCCCAAGGCCCCTCCTCAGGCGGCTCCCGGTCAGGCTCCCGCAGGACAGGCCCCAGGTGCCAAGCCAGGGGCTCCGCCCGCTGCCAAGCCCCCTGTCCCTCGCCCGACGCCGAAGACGCAGCCCATGCCGACGCAGCCGATGCCGGCAGCGAAGGAGCAGCCCGCGCCGGCTGGAAAGCCTTCGGAGGAGCAGCTTGCCGAGGGTCTCAAGACCATCGCCGAGCCTCCGCCGGAAGAGAAGCCGAAGGGCAAGAAGAAGGACGAGAAGTCCGAGCGCCCGAAGGTCAAGCCTTCCGAGGAAGAGGCGGCCACCGCCGAGTTCATCAAGGGACAGAAGCACAAGACGCCCGAGTTTCAGGACTGGGCGGACGAGGACTCCAGCACCGTCCGCGACGACTCCGGGGAGATGCTCTACCCGGACGAGAAGAAAAAGAAGCACGTTCCCTTCGAGAGCCTCCCCCCACGTGCGCAGGCCGATTGGGTGGAGCGCTTCCAGCGGTCCAAAGCCATCAACGAGAACCTCAAGGGTCTGCGTGAGAAGGCGGTCACGAATCCCGAACTCTCGCGAACCTTGAAGGATCTGGCGAACCCCCATAGCGACCTGCGCGAGCGTCTCAAGGAGCAGGGTGGCAGGCTGGAGTACCAGAGCATCAAGAAGTCGATCCCCGAGCTGCGGGATGCCGACCTTCCCCCTGGCGTCAAGACCGTAGGAGACTTGCTCGCGGCGGCCGCGGAGATGCACCACCTGCCTCCGCAACCAAGTCGGCGTGAGGTCACCCCTGAGGAGCAGGACAAGGCCAAGCGTCAGATCATCGAGACGATGCCGGCGGATGTTGCCGAGCGCCTGCTTGAGTCTGATCCCCCGCTTCACCCGGACGATGTGCGTGACCTCGTGGAAACGCATTCGATGGCGATGGGGGAGAAGAGTGGCGACAGCCTGATCAAGGCCGTCGAGGGACACTACGAGACGGATCCGGAGAAGGTCCGCCCGCCCGCCAAGGGACTGAACCGCTACGGCGAGGAAGTGCCTTTCGAGAAGCTGTCCGAAGGCGAGAAGGCCGATGCGATGCAGAAGCACCGCATGTTCGTTCTGGGGATGAGCCTTGCTGCCCGAGAGAAGCAGGTGGACAAGCTCCGGAAGAAGACGAACGCCCCCGATGAGCTTCTGGGGCACATCGCCGACTTCATGCTTCGCAAGCACCCGAACGAGACGCCTGAGGATCGTGATGCTCGCGCAACCACGATGGCCAAGCACGTCTTCAAGGATGCTGTCGAGCGTGGCCTCATGGAGGATGACGCCGACAAGTACGCTCGCTGGCAACGCAAGAGGGAGATGCTGATTGAGCAGCACACCCAAGAGGCGAGGGACCGCGGCGAGGAGTACGACGAGAGCGAAGACAAGGCGCTACCCAAGCGCCCCGCGCCGAAGGAAATCAGCGAGAAGCAGATCGGTAAGCTCCTCGATCAGCTCAAGGACGATCCGGCAGCGCAGCGGCTTGCGGTCGGCTACGCGCAGGCCAACGACTACCTTCGTGCGCAGAAGGAGTTCCTCTCCCATGACTCGCCCAGCGCGATCTCGGAGCACGAGTCACCGGGCGCGATCGTCAAGGGCCTCAAGCGCATTGACGAGTTCTTCGACAAGGCCGACAAGCGCTACCCGAAGGAGATGCGCGGGCAGATCCCGGCGAAGCAGAACTTCCGCAACCGCGTCCTCGACAAGATCCGCACGCTGGCCCCGGAGAAGTACCCCTTCGTCAACTCCTACATCAAGGAGAAGGAGTACGACGAGTACGAGGACAAGCTCAAGAAGTGGGGCGACGACTACGACAAGGCCGTCAAGAAGCACAAGGACCGCGTCAGCGACCCCTACCGCCAGGGTGAGGGCGTACCTGCGGATCTGCCCCAGCCCCCACCACGACCGGCAGGCTACGGTCAGGCGCGCGGGGAGCCGGGAGATGTGAAGGACGCCCGCAAACAGCTCTACGACCGCTTGAAGGACCAGGATTCGGCCCTGAAGACCGCCTCCACTCTGGCGCGCGTCGTAGCCCGAGTGAGCGGAGTTTCTACTTGTAAGCCCCATTGGGCGATGGGCGACTCGCTTTCCATCCGCGTAGCGGAGCGTGCAAAGGCGGCTGTCTACTGGGGCGTTGAACCGTACCCCAAGGACAAGGCCGTCAACACGCCGTATGTGCCCTGGACTCAGGTGCACCAGCGTGACCTTGGGGAGAAGGACTTCGACTCCCTGGTCAAGGCGGCCCGCGAGTGGCTCAAGACCCCCGTCCTCTCGACTGCGATGAACGGCATCTACCGTGAGACGCAGGTTCGAGCGGCTCTGGAACTGGCCATCCGTGATCACGAGAACGGCCGGTACTCGGTTGGCCTTCAGCCGCCGATCTACAACATGCTGCTCGCGCGGCTCACGGGAGAGTCGGATCCGTACGCTCTTCTGCCCGACCGCAGCAACATCAAGGGTCCAATCACAGTCGATACGGGCGCCAAGATGGCGTCAGAGTCTCTTTATCACTCCACAGCAGGAGAAGGACACCCCATGAAGCCCTCGGCCATCATCCGCCAGTTCGCGTCGAAGTATGCGTCCAGCAACCCCGTGGTCGCCTACGACCTCGTCGATCTGTCCATGAAGGTCGCCGAGCAGGAGCAGCAAGAGGAGTCGCAGGGTCAGCAACAGAAGCAGGCCCAGCTCCCGCCCGAGTTCCTGGAGCACCAGAAGGGCAAGAAGGAAGACGGCGAGAAGAAGGATGAGCAGGGTCAGGGACAGCAGAAGGATGCGTCCTACACCCAGCTCCGCTCCGCCGTCATCAAGATGGCTGCGGCGAACCCGCACCTGCGCGAGGCATACCGCCCGCTCCTGGAGACCATCAAGAAGCTCGGCTGAGCCACCTCAGACCGCACGGAGAGAACGCACCATGATGCCCAAGTTCGCAGCTCAGGATGCCGAGGCAATCCTCACCCGCCTCGACAAGATGGCTCAGACCATCCAGGCCAACTACGAGTCGTGGGGGATGCCCTTCGAAGTCGCGAAGGCCGTCGTCAACGATCTCGACAAGACCGCTGACGCGGTTGAACTCGCGTCGTTCGGCAAGGAGTCGTTCACGAAGCGACAGGCCGAGGTCATCAAGCGTGAGGCGGACGAGCCTTACATGCAGACCTTCAAGAACCCCATGGAGGTTCACCAGCGTGACGCTGATGAGCCGTACATGGAGCGCTACAACATGCCGGACCAGTCCAGCGTCGTTCAGCACGGCATGGACTCGACGGGCCGCAAGCTCGCTCCGGGGCACGGACCGTTCACCTCCGGCACCTGATCACGGCAAGGCCGTCGCGAGGAACCCGTGGCGATCGACTACTGGAAGCTCACCCGGGATTTCAAGACCGGCGACTCAGTCATGCGGTACTGGCCAGGGATGGGCGGTTTCGGCCTCTCCCCGTTCCTGGGCCGCGTGACTGCCGTCCATCGTGGTCTTGGGGTCATTGATGTGCAGTTCCCGTACGGCAACGAGCGCGTCTTCCCCGACGACGTGATCCGCGTCGATTCGCGCATCCAGGGCTGGTTCCCTCCGACGCTCGATCAGACGTACGTGTCCGAGGACGTCATCCAGGACCGCAAGGTGGCAGGGCAGAAGCTCTGGAAGACGACCGAGTTGCCGCGAGGCTTCCACCAGGACATGGCGTTTCTCTGGGCCAAGGGTGCCAGTGAGGTGCTTGCCTACGACGAGCTGTGGAGGCGCTACGCCTCGCAGGGCGCGCAGGACATGGCGGTTCGTGACGAGGTGCAGAAGTTCTACCTCGTCGCGAACAACCTCGCGGATCTCCGGATCACACAGCACGTCTACAAGACGGCGAAGACGGCGGCGTACTGGGCTGCGTCCAACCGTCAGTACCGTGCAACGTCGGGTGACCTCGACACTCGCAAGCCGGCGTGCCCCAAGTGCGGCACCGCGATGCGCAAGACGACCTACAAGATGGACAAGGGCGCTCGCGCTCGTCTGTTCGCTTGCCCGAAGGACCTCTTCCTCCTCAAGCAGTCTGACCTGGTTGGTCCTGACGGGGAGCCGGTGGAGTGGTGATGAAGAACTGGGACTCTGCTTTCATGAGCCCTCACGAGGCAAAGCTGCTGGGTGACGCCCGAGCGAATGCCTATGTTGCGTTCAAGGATCTGTCCTCGACAGACCAGCGAAGGGCCGTCAGCCAGTTCCCTCACAAGAATGTGGGGCTCAAGTACGACTTCCCTGACGAGCACTACTACTACCCCGTCAAGAAGGACGGCTCGCTTGGTCCAGGCCGCCGTGTTCTGGCGATCCCACACGCCAAGATCATGGACGACGAGTACATGTCCTCTCTCGGGTACAAGATCAAGCCCGGTTGGCACGACCGCGAAGCTAGCAAGAAGACGATCGCAGAGCGAGTCGCCAGTCGGTTCGCCGCCGAGGGTAAGGAACCCGCGAGCGAGGAAGCTCGTGCCGCAACCAACGTGCTCTACGGCATGCAGAGCAAGGTGATGTGGAACGCCTTCACGGCGCTTCAGGAGATCAACATCACTCTGCGCAAGTACGCCCACCTCAAGGAACTCCACCCGGAGATCCAAGAGGTGCAGAAGCACTACGAGGCAGCGTACAAGGCCGTCCAAGACGGCAACGACGCCCTCGGCAAGATCTTCAAGAAGATGGGCTGGACCTGAGCGATGAAGAACCGCGAAGCAGTCCAAACTGTCATGAAGGTCGCCTCCAGTCCCGCGCAGTGGGAAGAGGCTTCGGCGATCCTGGAGAAGAAGGCCGAGCACGAGGCCATCAAGGTTATCCAGAAGGGCTTTGACGCCATCCTCAAGGCGATAGAGGAAGCCGACAAGCGTTCCAAGGGGATGAAGAGCATCGGAGTCGGCCGGACCGAAGATCCTACGATGGTCCTTCTGCATGTGGAGCCCGCCATTCGTGGCCTGGGCGAGACCTGCGAGATCATCGCGAACCAGATGAAGGAGCGCTTCGGCAGGGGTTGAACAATGGCCTTCAACAAGTACGCAAACGCCAATCTCGTCAAGCCCGCGATCACCTTCGCTGGATGGGACGCGGTGTGCGCGAAGGCCACGGGGTTCAACAGCCGCAACGCCGCCAAGGTCGTTCTGGAGAAGTACGACCCGAAGCGCTACCTCCTCTCGCACTGCACGATCATCGCCTCGGTCGAGACCGAGAAGGTTGATCAGCCGCTTGGCCGTATGGTCGTGGACGGCTTCCAGATCGAGCGCAAGTTCGCCGACTGGCAGGTCACCCCCAACACACTCAAGTACATCAACAACAACAACGACTGCTGGGAGAAGAAGCTCCTGCTCTCGTCGTTCCGCACCTTCACGGGCGGAGAGAACTACGTCGAGCACATCCAGATCCCCGAGCTGTCGAAGGGCAAGATCATCGACAGCGCTGCGCGTGACATCGGTGACTCGATCTACGTGGACATCCTCGTCGCGACGGATCGGAAGCACAAGCCCCTCATCGAGGCCATCTCCAGCGGCCAGCTCTCGACGCTTTCGATGGGCTGCCAGGTCGGCTTCACGCTCTGCACCAAGTGCGGCAACGTCGCCTACGACGAGACGCAGCTCTGCCCCCACGTCAAATACTTCAAGGGCTCGGACTTCTACGATTCGTTCGGCAAGAAGCGCAAGGTCGCCGAGCTGTGCGGTCACGTGGATGAGGAGCCGGGCTCCGTTCGCTTCATCGAGGCGAGCTGGGTAGCCAACCCCGCCTTCACGGGCGCGGTGCTCCGCAACATCCTCTCTGCCGAGGACATCGAGAACATCAACGGCAAGATGCAGGTGGCCTTCTCGCAGCCCGCTCGCGTCGCGCAGCCGGGTGTTGGAATCCAGAAGGCAGCTCGCAGCCAGGGTCAGCTCAAGGTCGCTATCCCGCCCGCGGTTCGCAAGATCCTCGCGCAGGACTTTGGGATGGACGACCCCAAGGAAGAGACCCCCAAGGCTGACGCCGGCAAGAGCGAGAAGACGCCCATTCAAAAGGCGATTGAAGATCTCGCGGACGCGGTGCGCGAAGAGGCCATCAAGAAGGTCCGCAGTGAGATCTCGAAGAGTGAGTCCGGCAACGCCGCTGACCTCAACGAGAACCGCGAGAACGAGTCCATCATCAAGTCCGCGCTCAAGACCCCCGAGTGGAATGGAATCGCTCGTGGTGTGATCGCGACTGTGAAGAATCCAAAGGCAGCCAAGAAAATCCTTTTGGGACTTGTGCTGTACAAGAGCGGCGGGTGGAGTTCGCTGGTGAAGACCGGCAGCTTCTCTGGGCGTGAGCTTCTCGCCGTATCTCGGATGATGGACATGATGAAGCGCTCCTCTATGGCGGGAGAATCCCGCATTTACCGCGCTGTTTTGGCGGTTAACGGGATGGGCGCGTACAACGACATCGCATCGTATTTGGCGGCTTGCCGTCAGTTCGTGGGCCGTGACCTCAGCCCAGATGAAGCGTCTGCCCTGATCGACAAGGGCCGCCTCTTCGCTTTGGGGTCGTGAATCTATCTATAAACCCTGAGTGTTCGAGAAAAGGTTGGAGCCTCCCATGCGTGAACGCACCACTTGGAACCGGAACGAGATCCAGCGGACGGCTGCCATGGGCAAGACCGCTGACCCCTATCTCATGAACCAGGACCACGTGTCCCAGAACCCCCGCGCCGACAAGTACATGAACGGTACTCCGTCGAGCTGGGCTGAGGACGTCCACTCCCCCAACGAGTGGGAGAAGGAATACTCGGGCGGCGCTACCAAGCGCGACGAGGTCGGTCTTGCCGACTTCCGCCCCGAGACCTTCAACCACCCGGAGCTTGCGAAGGCTGCCTCTACGCAGCTTCTCGTCAAGAAGGCCGACCTCTGCGTGAAGGTCGCTCGCCAGATGCTCGGCCCCAAGGTCGCCGAGAACGTGGTCGAGGACCAGGCGGTCTCGCTCATGGCGCTCCCCGACGCTGACCTCATCGAGACCTTCCAGCGTCTCGCTCAGGATCAGGAGCAGGGTCAGGGCCAGGGTGGACAGGGCCAGCCGCAGCAGCAACAGGCTGCCGCGCCGGCTCCCGTCGCTCAGGCGCAGGACCAGCAACAGCAAGCGTCGAGCTACCAGTCGGCTGCCGAGCAGTGCATGCAGGCCATGCAGCAAGGTGACCAACAGGCCATGATGGGCGCCGTGCAGCAGATGGTCCAAGAGGCCATGAAGCAGCAACAGGGCTCGCAGGCCGACTTCCCCGGCGGCCAGTGGGGCAAGAACAACCCGGTCGCGAGCAAGAAGGCTCAGGACCAGGGTCAGGAGCAGGGCGGCCAGGGCCAGGGTGGTCAGCCGCAGCAACAGCAAGCGGCAGCGCCGGCACCCGTCGCGCAGCAACAGGACCAGGTCCAACAAGCGGGCATGGACCAACAGTCGATGCAGCAGATGGTGCAGCAAGCCGTCCAGCAACAAATCCAGGCCCTCATGCAGCAACAGGGTCAGGGCCAGCAACAGGAGCAGGCCCCCATCCAGGAGCAGGAGCAGATCCAGGTGCAGGCGGGCGATGACGCCCTCCTCGACCAGATGCTCGCCCCCGCCCCCGGTGGTGACATGGGTCCCGGCATCGGCGACATCGAACTCGAACCCCCGACCATGGACATGGGCGAGGTTCAGCTCGGACCGGATGACGACGTCCTCAAGACGCTCTTCGCCACTCAGGAGTCGCAGGACGCCGAGAAGGCTCAGCAGATGAGCCAGGGCCAGGAGAAGCAGGCATCCATGGTCGCACAGCCCGCCGCTCGCACGGTCGGCACGCGTCCCTCGCAGGGTGTCTCCAAGGTCGGTGGCGCCAGCGCCCCGGCAGTGAAGACGGCCTCCTCGGACATCGACAAGCTGTCGAACCTCTGGTCGTCGGCTCCCGACGTCCGCGAGCACTTCGGCATCAAGTGAAGCAACTCCCTGGTTGGGCCCAATAGTTTACTACTTGGGCCCAACTCAGTAGATGAAGATCGAATCAGATCACCCAACCTCAACGCCTGTTCGCATCTAGGAGATCGACATGACGACCTTCGCAATCGGCGGCCAGGGCTCGGGTGACTTCAAGGAGACTTCGGCTCGCGTTCAACTCCTCCACGTCGTGACCAGGAACTCCCTGGGCCTCCTGACGCCGGACGCGTTCACGCAAGCGAACCCCTGCAAGGTCACCAGCCAGGTCTCCTCCACCCTCGCATCCATCACCAAGGTCGGCGTCCTCGGCGGCACCGTCGCCATGACGCGCCCCGACTACGGCAACGGCTACCACGGGGGCCCCAACACGACGTCCTACGCGTCGGGTTGCCAGCCTCTCGGCATCTTCCTGAACGACGCCATCGGCAACGCGTACGAGAACACCCCTGGCGTCGCCAGCGGCCGTGGTCCGTACGTCTGCGGCACGGGCTCGTGCGTCGCCCTCTCGGTCTACGAGACCAAGGGTCAGATCACCCAGGGCAGCGTCACCGCTGGCCAGGCCGTCACCTACAACCCCGGTGACAAGGTTTACGCTTCCGTCAACGGGCTCATCACGAACCTGAGCACGGACGCGTATGAGTACAACGTGTCCGGCAACCCCGCTCCGACGCTCATCGGCGTCGTCAAGGTCGCCCCGGACGCCAACTCGTCGCTCCTCGTGATCGACATGAGGATCTGAAGAAGATCCCCAAGGACAAGAAGAGGAGCCCAGAAAAGCCATGATGCCCACCGTTTCCAACGAGACCAAGCAGGCGATCATCTCGGAGTACATCAAGACCGCTGCCGGTCGCTCCAAGCTGGCCGCGTCGATGATCCAGCCGCTTCGGCTGCGTCGCGACTACACCGCAGTCGGCCGCAAGACCTTCCTGGTCGAGCAGCTTCCTGACGGCGCTCTCCCCATCTACGACAAGGACCCGGAAGTCACGGCCTTCGTCGTCGGCGAGGAAGGCGAGAACATCCTCGCGATCCAGAAGCCGCGCCGCGTGATCTTCCCGCTGTTCGAGGTCGCCTCGAACCCGGAAATCCCGCTCACGCAGATCAAGGAGCGTCGCTTCGACCTGATCGAGCGCGCCCAGGATCTCGCGAAGGCGCAGATTCAGGCCGCCGAGGACGAGCGCGTGTTCGCGGTTCTGGACAGCATCGCTGTCTCGGGCTTCGACACCCTCCCCGGTCAGACCAACCCCGACGTGTCGGTGGTTGCTCCGATCAGCCCGAGCGTCCTCGCTGACGCGTTCGCAGAGGTGGAGCGGAACGACCTCCGGGTTGCCCGTATCTACATGAACGCGGTTGACTACGCGGACATCCGCAAGTTCGGCCGCGACATCCTGGACATCGAGAGCCAGGCGACGCTGCTCAAGACGGGTCTGCAAGCGGTCCTCTGGGGCGCTCAGATCATCATCTCCCGCCTCGTGCCCGTGGGCTTCGTCTACGTGTGCGCCGAGCCGGAAAACTTCGGACGCTTCCCCGTCCGTACGGAGCTGACGGTTCTCAGCGCCGACGACCCCAAGGCCCGCACCATCGGCTTCTCGTGCTTTGAAAATGTGGGCATCGGTGCCTTCAACCCACGTGGGTTGACCCGCCTCGTTGTCACACGCTTCTAAGCGTAACTAGCTGTAAAAGCAGCTAACCAGGCGAAAGGGCTACCTCGAAAGAGGTGGCCCTTTCGCTTTTGTGCTTTCTGCATAATGTCCCTATCTGATCGGTGTAGGTACCAACATGCGACCTATACCTTGCCCTGTTACCGCAGAGGAACTGCACCGGCTCTATCGAGAAGAGAAACTGACTGACGCCGAGATCGTTGATCGTCTCGGGCTTGACGTGACTCTCAAGAGGGTTCGTTCCTGGAGGAAGAGGTTCTGTATCGAGACGGTCCAGAGAACCGAGCGTCATGAGGTGGTACCCATTGAAGGCCGCCTTCGATCGTTTCTCGTGGGCTCGATGTTGGGCGATGGTAGTCTACAACGACTGACGCACTCGACCCGTTTCCGCGAAAACCATGGCAACGATCAGAAGGAGTACCTTCAGTGGAAGGTCTCCGAGTGGGGTACCTGGGTGAAGTCTGGAGTGAAGTCGGTCACCTGGACTCTCAAGGGGAAGGACTTTCAGGGGTGGCGTTTCGAGACGGCTGCTCATCGGCTCCTCAACCAGTGGTTCGATCTGTTCTACGGCACTAGCACCGTGAAGAGACTCCGCCCTGAGGTCATCCAGTACGTGGACGCGTTCGCCCTGGCTATCTGGTACATGGACGATGGGTCCATCGGCTGGTGGCCTCGCATCACGTTTGGCTTGTCTCCTGAGAGCCGTCAGATCGCGTTCGACATCTTCGCGAAGTTCAGCCTGTATCCCAGGTGGGAGTGGCACACAGAGACTACTGGCGACTTCATTTTCGACGGGGAGGAGCAGGCCCACCTCTTCATCTCCCTTGTCAAGCCGCACATGCCGGAGTGCATGACGTCTAAGAAGTTGACGTTTGGCTTCCAGGGGCCGCATTACCAGGTCCGGAAGACCCTCACCAGAGAGGCACTCCAAGAGCTAGCAACCGAAGGAGTGCCTCTTCGGGAGATCGGGCGACGTTTGAACGTCGGATACAACACCGTCAGCCGCTATCTCAAGGAGTTCGGCATCGAGCATCCACGCACAGTGGGTCGCCCGAAGGCTTTTGTGGGAGGGTCCGGATGATGGCGATCATCACTGTGAACACGCGCAAGGTGGAGACCGCGGCTGCCGAGTTGTCCTACGCGGACGTCGTGGAGATCGCCTACGAGGACAGACCGAAGATGATCGCCTGGTCCAAGCTGCCTGGGGCGGTCATCACGATTGTCTACCAGCACGGGCACTGCCCCAAGCAGGATGGCTGCCTCGCTCCGAGCGAAAGTGTGCGGGTCAAGGACGGGATGATCTTCAGCCTCGCGATCACGGGTAGCGCGTAGACGGTGTAGTGCCTGGGCATGACGCTCCCTGAGGCGCTCGCCGCGATGGGCTACCACGAGTTGAGGCCCAAGGTCTGGCTCAAGCCTGTCGGATTCCAGCTCTTCATGTTCGAAGAGGAGAAGCTCCTCTGGACCAACTGGTTCCGTCCGCTGGACGACCCGAAGCCGGCCATCTGGCAGACCGAGAGGGTCCACCTGGATGTGGGGCATTTTGGCGAGCTGCTCTACCAGCTCAAGTTCATCGAGTGCTACACGCGGACGGACATCGGCTACCAGAGCGGGAGCCAATTCGAGCTGACCCTACCTTGCATCGAGTGAGCGCGACGACCGCACACATTCGCTACGTGTACGCCATAGCCTCGCGTTTTTCTTATCGAAAAACGTAGTGCAAGATGTCGGCAACGTCTGCGGAGAAGCTGCTCCGAGCGACCCTCTGGGAGTTCGGTGTCCGCTTTCGTGCGAACGAACGCGTCCTCAACTCCACGCCTTCGTTCGTCATCGCGAGCTGCAAGATCGCGGTCTTCGTGGACGGTTGCGAAGAGTCGCACTGTCCGTGGCACGGTCCCAAGAGGAAGTCCACTGCGGCTCTATGGAAGAGGCTCAACGATAGGGACGCCAAGCTGCGCAAAGAGGGCTGGGCTGTAGTCCGCATCTGGCAGCACGAGATCGAGAACACTCCCCGGATGGCAGCGGGCCGCATCGCGATGGTCGTCCGCACCGTCAAGGAAATGACCGAGCGGGCGAAGAAAAAGTAGACGGACCCGGTGTAGAAGAGGGCCATGAAGGTGCTCTCCAAGCTCGCTCACGTCCTCACGAGCTACGCCAACAGCGACACGACGGGAGCGATCCCCAAGGTCCACATCCACTTCGAGCACGATCCCTCGGACGTTCCTGGGGTCGATCAGTGGAGCTTGACCGTCAAGCTCATGTCCTTCGACGACTTCGACAAGCACGACACCGAAGGCAACGTGGTCCCGACTCGGGAGAAGATCTGGGAGGTGGCGGCCGCCACTCCCGAGATCTGCGCCGCTGCGGCCCTCAAGGTGATCGGGGAGCACCTCCAGGCGGAGTTCGAGAGCACGAAGTTCCAGGTCAACGCGCTGGAGAGCACCCTGGCTATCCTCAACCTGCCCCCGCTGGCCTTCGAGTCAGGGGAAAAGACCATGGAGGAGATGGCCAAAGAGGTCCCTCCTGCCGAGGAAGACGTTCCGGACAGCCCGCAGAACTGAGGATCTACTTTTTGACTGCTCCATACGGGGACCTCTTCGTCCCGTAGGAGCAGATATGAACCCGAACCCGTACCCCAATCAGTACCGTGGCGCCCCGCAGCCAGGAGCCCTTCAGTTCCGCGCCGGGCAGATGATGCTCTTCGTGACGACGCGGCCTTTCACTCTCGGTCAGACCGGGGTGCAGGTCCGGTCGGGCACGGAGATCCTCTTCGATGGCACGCATGCCGAGGTCGAAGGATCCGAGTACGTTCTCCCCTTCCTTCGCGGAGCCGTGAAGGCCGGCTGGATGGTCCTCGCGGAGGAGTACGACCCGAACGACCCGAACTACCAGCGCCGCACGTCGGCCAACATCCAGGTCCGTCCCCGTGACGGCGGCAACCCGCTCCAGCCTCAGCAGCGGATGGCCATTGCGACCACGGTGTCCGATGAGCGTGAGGTGACGCAGGTTCGGGCGCACTCGCAGCAGACGCAGACGCAGAACCGCAACTTCGTCCGCGGGCAGACGCCCGTGAACGTGGTCCAGCCTGGGACGAAGGTCATGACCCAACGCGGGGTCATGGAGGTCGAGGTCCAGGACGGCATCGAACTCGATCGCCAGCTCTCGACGCCCGCCGGCGAGAAGTCCAAGGAGCGGCTCGACCTCACGAGCGAGAAGGCCGCCCGCGCGCTTCGTGTTGCACGTGACGCCAAGGTGGTGCCCGGAGTGGGCCAGACCGAGGAAGACATGATGCAGCGGATGTCTCCCGAGCAGCAAGAGGAGTACATCGCCAAGAAGGAGGCCCTCCGCGCTCAGTACGTGAGCGAGGCGCCTCCGATGCAGTCGCAGCCTCGCCCGCCCCACCGTCAGGTGGTCGCCCGCGTGCAGTCCAACCGCCACGGGCACGGCGAGGGGATGCAGTTCACGAACAGCGTCGGCGGCGGAACGGCCATCGGCGACGAGTCGGACGGCATCGTGGTCGGTCACGTTCAGGAGGATCGCGTCGAGACCTTCGAGCAGGAGGGGATGCGCTTCACCACGACCAACGGCCCGCGCCGGCCTCAGAACCAGCGCCAGGCAGCGCCTCAGGCTCCGCAGGCTGTCGTGGCCTCGGCTGAAGCGCCCCCGCCCGTCCCGGCCAATCTGGACACCCGCCGGGCCATCGCGAAGATGGTCTGCCCGGAGTTCCCGGAGAACTACGACTTCACCCTGTCGCCCAAGAAGAAGTTGGCGCGGCTCCAGGCGGACTACGAGGATCGCTACGACGTCCTCAAGGCCGTCTACGCGGCCGAGACGGACGACATGAAGGCGCTCCTGCTTCAGGAGTTCCCGAAGGCGTTCGAAGCTTCCGCATCGTAAAACACCTTATCAGCTCCCTCTCCGTGAACGGGAGAGGTCTGCGGTGCCCTACGACATCGAGCGTTGCATGAACAAGACAGCGGCAGGCAGCACCACGTTGCCTGCCCGTCTTGCCTCGTACCTCGTCGCCCACGGGGTGGACAAGGCCGCCGCTGACAAGGTCGCGGCCGGAATCACGGTCTACCTCTTGGAGGAGTTGGGGGATGCGCGTTTGCGCTGCGCCCAGCTCAAGAAGTACGTCAAGGAGGCGACCGATCTCATCGAGAAGTCCCCTCAACGGGACCACTTCTTCGAGGTTGCCGCCCACCTGATCCACGGCATCCCCGATGCCCTCTTCAAGATGGAGAAGGCGCTCGACGCATCCGCGCTCGCTGCCGCCCGTCTCGACTACGAAGAGATCAAGGACACGCTCAAGCCGGAGAAGGCGGACGAGCTGGAGGATGCGCTCCAGGACGTTCGCCTTCGCTATTTGAAGCGCCGCTCTTCGGAGTGGGCCGGCACGGAGCCGACCGTGGGGGTTCGCCGCCTCGTCGAGGGCGAGCCGAAGGACATGAGTGAGGGCACCGATGTTGGTGCTGCGAAAACCGCTGGGGGTGACACCCCTATTTCAACTGGAAAGGGCACTCCGATGATGACTCCGAAGCAAGCTGCTGAACAGTTCCTCGCCCTCGCGGCGCAGACCGAAGGTACGGGCAAGGTTCCGATGAACCGCGTCGTGGCCCTGCTTGGCGCCCTCGAAGGCAACACCAAGCGCGCCTCGGTTCCGGCAGCAAAGGCCGCTGCGGTTTTTCGTGAGGTCGCTGCCGGCCTGCTCAACCCCCAAGAGGGCAAGGCTCCGAGCCGTCTCGCGCTCGCGAACATGCTCCGCAACGTCATCGCGGACCAGATCCAGCCGATGCAGCAACAGTCGCAGCAGCAGATGCAGCAAGTCGGCGCTCAGGTGGCGGCGGCCATCTACCAGCAGGCTTCGTCCCGTGAGGACGTCATGAAGGGTTTCAAGGACGCGAACCCTGCCATGACGGACGCGCAGCTCGAAGAGGCGGCGGATCACTGGGAGAAGAACAAGGACGTCGTCAAGAACCAGCACAAGTGACGTATGGGAGAGGACCGCTCCGCTACGTTGACGCAGCCTCTCGTTTCTCGACCAGCCTACGGTCAGAAGCGGATGCCCCCGTCCGTGGCGGAGTCGGGTCTTCCAGGCGGCGGTCCCTCTGACAAGGGGCGCTCGCTGGACAAGGACATCCCGGGCACGAGCACCTTCAACAAGCCTGAGGGTGACATCCGGGAGTTCGACAAGGCCGAGCCGGGGTCCATCTACCGCAAGGACGGTCCGGACGACCTGGCCAAGCCCCAGGATGACCCCGAGGGGGATCGGCCGCATCACGAGGACTTCAAGCCCACGTACACGGGTCCTGGCGGCCGTCCGAAAGGCGACCCCACGGTCACGGACTACCCCTACCGTGATGACCGGAAGCACAAGCACTACGCCTCAGTCGCTTATGTGGTCGAAGCTCATCTGCTCCGAACAGCTCACGAGCTGGTTGTTCCCGCAGAGACCGGCCATGGCATCCGAGTGGCAACCCGGATGGACGCCATCGAGGAGGGGTTGAACCCCAAGTTCATCGAGCGTTCGCACTCGTGCAGCGTGGACCTCAAGCGCGCTGACATCCCGAACATGCGCTGGATCTTCGCCGTGAACTGCGGCAACGGACCCCGAGCCGTCAAGCTCATGGCGGAGCGCGGCAAGGCCGTGAAGGTCACGAAGATGGACCTGCACCTCGCCTGCTCGTGCCCAGCCTGGCGGTGGCTCGGTCCGGAGCACTGGTCGAAGGGCGAGGGGTACATCAACGGCAAGCCCCGCGGAACGGCCTCTGAGCCCGTCATTCGGGACCCTGAGGGTCAGAACCGCGTCTGCAAGCACGTGGCGGCCGTTCTACGGACGATTCAGAAGTGGCAGCTCCCGAAATCCAAACCCAAATCGAAGGAATGAACGATGCCGGTCTATACGACACAATGCCTGGGCTGCGGTGACGCGGGCGACCTTCGCCTCTCGTTTGCCGACTACGACGACATCCAGAAGGGTGCCAAGAACCTCGTCTGCAACAAGTGCGACGCCCACTGCCAGATCCTCTTCGATCCGAGCAGCGTGCAGTTCGTCATGAAGGACGGGGAGTCTGGCGGTTGGCAGAGCAAGGCCATGAAGGAGAACGCTTGGCGCGCACGTCACCGTGAGGTCATGGCGCGTCGGGAGCGGGACCATGTGTTCAAGCCCAAGCTCCAGGCCAACTACCAGGGCATCGAGACTGGGACCTGGAAGGACGCCCGGGAGTTCGCCCGGGTGGAGACCTCAAAGACCCTGGGGGAGAGCGCCGCGAAGCTGGTCGCTCAAACGTATGATCCGCTTGTAGAAGGGACCAAGTGATGAACCGGCTCTTCGGTATGATCCGCAGGCGTCCAAACTACGTGGACATCCAGACGCCGTTCGCATATGGCGTCACCGGCTATCGCCTCAAGTGGGCGGCCAACTTCGACTCGGGATCGTTCACGACGTTCCTGACGTCCTCGAATGTCGGCTACCTTGACCCCGGCATCAACCCCAATGTGGTGGATGCGCAGCCTATGGGCGGCACGGCGAGCAATGGCGGCCGGAACATCCGCATCGTGTTCAACCCGGCGACCTTCGGCATCACGGATACCAGCTCGTTCTGGCTCCAGTTTGCGCAGGTCACCGGAGGGTCCGAGACGCTCGTGGGCGCCCCCACGCTCGTACTTCCCGACAGCGCCAACCACGGCATCGGGATCGTGACCATCCAGGGCAACGCCCCGAGCGGAGCGGCCTCGGCGAACTCGCTTCAGATCGATCTGCCTCGCTTGATGCAGAACTTCCAGATCACCAACAACGACGGGACCAACACCCTCTACGTCTCGACCGAGGCGGGTGGACCCGAAGTGGAAGTCGGCCCGAAGCTCGGGTTCGCGGGCTATCAGACGCTCTGGGGCGTCCAGGGGAGCCTCTGGGTTCGTGGCGGGGGTGGTGCGGTGAACTTCTCGGCGACCTGCACACTGGCCAACCCGAGGTAAAGCTCGCACCCGGTAGTAATCCAAACTCACCGGGTTCCTCTCGTTTTCCTTCTTATGCGTCGATCAAGATCGAACGGACCACCGTAGGGAGCGACAATGCTGCGTCTCATTCACAACCAGACCGTGGTAGGTGCCCTGCTGGTCGATGACATCGACGACGGGCTTCCCAACAAGGAAGTCTATCGCCTCGGGTCCCAGGCCGACAAGAAGGCATTCAAGCGCAACGGCGCTGCGGGCGCTGACAAGCAGTCCTGCTACGTCCCGTACACCCGCAAGGCGTACGGGTACTCGGGCACGCAGGGGTACATCAACGTCAACCAGACCCCCCGCATCACGATGTCTGCGGGCACCGGCAAGATCTACAAGCTCCAGCAGGCGGGGCTGATCACGGTGACGACCATCACGTCCGCATCGATCGCGGCTCCGGTGGTCACGGCCTGTGTCCACGGCGCGAGCCCGGTCACGGTCACTGGGACGACCCTCACTTCGGTCTCTCCGGACACCACGACCGTGACCTTCGCCAAGGGTTCGGCGGGCACCACCCCTTCGCCGGCTGTCTTCACGCAGGCCGCGATCATCGGGGGAGGCGGCACGGTGACGGCTACCTCCATCACCATCCCCGCTGCCCTCTTCACGGGGCAGGCAACGGTTGCCGGCAACACCGTGGTCGTCAACGCCAACGAGCAGAACAGCAACACCTTCACCCTGACCTGATGATGACGTGGACTTCCCGCTCCTCCGACAGCTCATCGATCGTGAAGGCGATGCCTTCATGCAGATCGAGAACCGCTGGCGCCCAAGGAACCTCCTCATGGGCGCGCAGGTGCGGGTGCTCATCCACGACCTCGAACATCGTTTCGAGCATCTCTCAGAAGCAGAGCCGGAGCTGGACAAGCTCGATCGTCGTGACCGATACATCAAGTTTCTTCGCCGCATGCGCCTCGACTTGCGCACGGCAACCTTCACCTGGAAGGCGGATCAGCTTCGGTTCATCCAAGCGGTCACGCAGTTCTACTCGGACTACGGGGCGATCCTTCGACTTCTCAAGTTCGATCTCCTTCGGGGTCAGCTTGGTTCAACCACCTGAGGAAAACGGAGCCTGACATGCGCGTCGGAGTCATTCGCGGAGATCTGCCGGGTCCGGTCTTTTTGTCCGACCTGGAGCCCACCAGCCAGTCCAACTTCCCGGTCGATCCCGTCACTCAGACGCGCTACATCTCGCGTCCGAACGCCACGGCGATCACCAACTTCCTCGCCGGCGTGTACTCGTCGGACACCCCTGACGGGGCTCCGGCGATCACGATCCCCATCCCGGCCGGAAAGTTCGGCGCGGGTGGCGTGCCGGCAGGCATCGAAGGCACGGCGGTGTCCTTCTCTGTCACCATCGTGAGCAGCGGCAGCCCGAACAACGTGCTCCGCGTCAAGAACACCTCCACGGGGTCGTTCGTGGCGGCCACGATTGCCAACGGCGTCTACGCCACCATGACCACGCTTCTGGCGGCTGTGAACGCAGCCCTCAAGACGGCGGGGGTCGGGGTCACGGCGACTCAGGACAGCACGGGCACCCTGCTCGTTCTTCAGAGCACTGTCCCTGGCGTAGGGTCGTACATCGGGCTGGACACGAACGGCAACGGTTCGACGGCCAACGCTACGCTCGGCTTCTCTACGAGCGGTGCGAACTTCACGATGCCCTCGGCGACGGCCATCATCACGGCCCTGAACCCTGTTCAGGTCCCCCCGGCAACGGGTGCGATCGACGTTCGCGCCGCGACCATCACTTCGACCCTCGGAGCTGCTCCGGCCGCTCAGAACATCGCGAACCTCATCGCGCCGCAGTTCAACGAGACGGACGTGGCCCAGAAGAGCTTCGCGATCGGCAACCTCGCGGGCTTCCTGCGCTCGTCCTTCAACCCCAACCCGCGTCTCATCCCGCTTCCGGCCTACGGTCCGGCGATCCAGGTGGTGCAGAACGACGGCCACACGGCCTACACGTTCGCGTTCCCCGAGATCACGGGCGCCGTGCACAACACGCCGAACGCGGGTGACATCACCATCACGGGCGTCGGTCTCGGCGTCACCGAGTACTTCGACTCCACGAAGGTCATCGTGACCGGCGTGAGCCCCGGACCCGGCCTCAAGGCTCCGTCCGTCACGCTGTCGCAGAAGCTCATCAACCACACGTTGACGGGCGGCACTCAGGGTTCGGTCACCCCGACCTCGATCGTCATCCCGGCTTCGCTGCTCCTGGTGAACCCGCCCGGTCACCCGTTCCCTGCGGTTCCTGCTTCCGCGGGCACGGCGCTCGGCGTCGCGGGCTCCACGGTGGAGCTGCGGTTCACCACGCTGGCAAACACCGTCTACGGTGCGGCGGCGACGCTCTCGTCCTTCGACGGGACCTACGTCACCGTGACGGGCCTCACGAACATGACGTCCGCTGCGGTCGGTTCGCAGTTGACGATCAACGGCTCGGAGTACCCGACCCGCAACAACGGATCCTTCCTCGTGACGTCGTACATCTCGTCGTCGAGCGTCAAGATCCTCAACCCCAACGCGCTCCTGCCTGACACGAGCAGCGGTTCGCTCGTTTGGAGCCTGTCGGCCCCGATCGCGTTCACCGTCACCTGATCGGCCGCAGGGCCGCAAAGATTCATACCCAGATTCGGATCGGAAAGACGTTTCCTGGCTCCCCCAGATCTTGGGGGAGCCAAGATGAGGAATCAGATGAGCCAGCAGAGACCAGGCCACAAGTTCGCCCCCGGCGAGGACAACACGTTCCGCACGCCGGACCTCTACTTCGCAGCGTATCTCCAGACCGCAGGGGTGGAGATGAAGCGCACGGACAGAGAAAACGGGCGCGTCTTCTTCGTCTTCGACACTTCGGTCTCCAACATCGAAGAGCTGAAGACCGCCTGGTTCAACAACCAGGGAAAAGTCGCAGCGCTGCCCTACGCAAACGCTATTAAGTCATTGAAGTCGGTCTGTCACATGAGTTGAGCGCCAAGTCGCTCCTCCAGACCCTCGCTCTTCTGTCGAAGTTTCGCAACCACTGACGTTGGGCAGCGCCCGCTTTCTTTTATGCCGCTCGCTGGCTCAGAGAAGGAACCACCATGGCCGCCAAGTCCCAGATCCTCGACAACGCGATGCTCGCGTTGCTTCTGACCAACGGTACGTACACGTCCACCTCGACGGTCTACGTGGCCCTCTACACGGTCGCTCCGACGCCGACCACCTCGGGCACTGAGGTCACGTCTTCGGGTACGGGCTACGCCCGCACGGCCGTGACGTTCTCGGCTCCCTCGGGAGGCAGCACCTCGAACTCGGGTACGGTCACGTTCCCGACCGCGACGGGCGCGGGATGGGGCACCATCGTGGCGTGCGCCATCTGCAACGCTGCGACGGCCTCGGGCTCGCCTGACTCGACGATCCTCTACTTCGGCAACCTGACGTCTTCGAAGACGGTCGGCTCCGGAGACACGGTCTCCTTCGCGGGTACCTCGCTCTCCGTCACTGAGCAGTGACCGGGTAAGGGCTGCACGTGACCGCCTACTTCATCGCCTCGACCATCATCGCCGGGGCCACCGTTACGGCGGGGGCCACGGAGCACTTCGCGCTCCACTCCACCGTTTCTGCGAGCGCCAGCGTGGGCGCGTCTCTCTCCGACAAGGCAGGGGAGATCGCACACATCTCGGCAGAAGCCTACTTTGGGCCGGTGTTCATGTCGGTTGCGCACCACGTGACTCCGCTTCCGCCTGTGGTGCTTACGGCGACCCCTCTTCGGGTCATCGCCCAGCCCACCTTCCCGCAGCAGCTCAGCATCCCGACCCGGAAGACCTGAGATGGCCGAGATTCAGCTCTCGGCCAACCTCATCGCGACTGCTTCCACGGACACCCGGGCGTCGATGGCCTTCTCTCTTGGGGCCAACATCAAGCGCAAGCATCCGCCGCCCGAGCTGGCCAACCAGCCGGCGCCCGAGGAAGTCGTTGTGTTCCGCCCTATGCGGAGGCCGTGAGCCATGAGCACGCGTGGCAGGATCGTTCAGAACAACGCGACGGTGATCGACCAGCCCGACTTCTTCCAGTCGGACGGCTTCACACGCCTTTCGGGTCTGACGCCAAGCCAGCTCACCCTTCAGCTCTTCTTCAACAACGCTATCCAGCCGTGGGGCCTTGTGGATGGCACGACTGTCCCTGACGCGCAGGTCGCGTCTGGCAACGTGTACTTCAACGAGATCCCGGGCAGCGCTGGGTTCTACAATGTTCGGTTTCGGCCGATCGGCGTGGGGTACTGGCGGGTGATTCTCACGTACACGTCAGTCCCGCAGATTCAGGCGCAGGACTACGACGTGGTCAACAATCTCTCCACGCCCACTCCGGGCCTCGTTGCTTCGTTTATGAAGCCCCCTCGGTAAGACCATGCCGAAGAGCACGTACCTCGACAACAACGTCCTCAACTACGTGCTGCTCAACGGCGTATTCGTCGCGCCCACGACCATCTACGTGGCCCTCTACACGGTGTCCCCCACACCGACCACCTCGGGCACTGAGGTCACGGGCGGCAGCTACGCTCGTCAGACCGTGACCTTCGTCTCTCCCACCAACGGGCAGACGAACAACGCTACGACGGTCTCTTTCCCCATCGCTAGCAGCTCTTGGGGTACGATTGTAGCGTTCGGCCTCCTTGACTCCGTGTCGGGCGGCAACCTTCTCTACTTCAGCTCCCTGAGTTCGTCTCGCGTCGTTCTTGTCAACGACCAGATCGTGTTCCCCACGGGACAGCTCATCGTCACCGAAACCTGACGGGGTAGCGGATGGCGACCCTCAACGTCTCCGGCAAGGCCAGTGGCGTTGGTACCCTGACGGGCTCCACGCAAAATGTGGTCCTCATGACCGGCCGCGCAGCCGGCGTGGGAACCCTTGCCTATGACTACCAGTTTCTCGCTGGGGGCACGGCTGCGGGAGCGGCGACCTTCTACGGGCAGGTCGTCAAGGAGATACACCTCCTTGGAAGCCGGGTTTCGGGGCACGGCGACTTGATCGCTTCAGTCCCGCTCCCAGCGATTGGTGTAGGCATCCTTGCGGGCTTCGCAGATCTTGTCCATGTACCCTGTCCCATCTGTCGGCCGCACTGCCATCACGAGTGCGGCTGTCACTGCCATGATGGGTACCGTGGTGGCGGGGTACGGCTGCGCTACCTACGCTACAACCCTCGGGAACCGTGGATGAGGGTCTGGGTTCGATTCGACGAGATCTACCGTCGAGAGCAATACGAGCAGTTCGAAAATGAGCACCAAGATGAAGACGACGAACGGCACGATGACGAATGGCACGACTCCGGACCAGGGCATCACCGACGCTATCCCGGTCAAGACCGTGACGAAGGCGACGACGACGGCGGTTGGGGCGGAGCCTGAGGAATACCTCATCGTTCTGGCCTCAGGAGCGCTCTTCTGGGTAGACGAGTGCCCTCTTCCCCTGTGGCCCGATGACAAGGGCGTCCAGCACTACATCCGCGGCGTCTCCCTCGCGGACGAGAGCGGGGCCAAACGGCTCTGCTTCTTCGAGCGGCCCATGAGCGAGTTCGAGGCGCTGTCCCAGGCGAAGAAAACTTGAGCCGCTTGGGCCCATCGCGGTGTAGAAGGCGGGCATGGTCACCATGAGCAACCTCGTCAATCGTCCTCCCGAGGACCCTCCGAGTGTTTCCCTTGAGGTGCTCGGACTCCTGCACAACTACCTCCAGTACATGAAGGGGGAAGTGCCCGAGTTCGACAAGGCCCTCGTCGAGACGGTGCAGCGCCAGGCGGACAACACCTGGAACAACGAAGACTTCTCGGCAGCGAAGGCCGAAGCCAACCGACGCTCGCTCTTCCAGGACGTCGAGATCGCCCTCAACATGGCGAAGGAAGCCTACGACAAGGCCGTCCACGCTCGTCATGCGTTCGAAGTATCGTTCGAGACGATCGCGGAGTCCGGGCGTGGGCTTCGGTGCGCCGCCGTTGCGGCCCACCTCTTTGTTCCACACGCACTCGCTGCCTCCTTTGACGGCGGACTTGCCGCCGCTTCAGATGATCGATAACGGCGAGTCCAACGGCATCACGGGCGCCTTTGGTGGCCAGGTCAACACGGGTGCCAATCTAGGGGTGCTCGCGGGTCTGAACGTGTCTGGCAGGATCGGGACGCTGTTCAGCAACTCGATGGCGCAAGCGCCGCAGTACATTCAGGTGGCGGTCGGGGAGTCTACGCAGACAGCAACATTCGGAGCCACCGTCAAGCCGGGACGAGCGATCGTCGTTATCCTCGCCAACCAGAACTCCACGGGCGTCACGTTTAACACGGTCACGGACACTCAAGGCAACACATACGTCGCCTGCCCGGGTGCCTCCGTATCGAGCACACCCAACAGCACGCAGATGGCCGTTTACGTGGCCTTCAATGTGGTGGGCGGGGCTTCCAACGCGGTGTCTTTTACGGCTACGGGCAGCATGACCTCGCCCGCCATCTACTGCTTCGAGGTCGCGGGTATCACTGCTTACGACAACGGCGCTGGGGCTACGGGTACGACGGCAAACGCCACCACTGGGCCCTTCAACCTCGCTCACCGCCAGTGCATTGTCTTCGCAGCGACGATCAACACTGGTTCGGCGACGGGAGCTGGTGGTGGGTTCAGGCTCATTCAGAAGACGAGCGGATACGCAGACATTCTGGAGTACGCGGTCTTTGGTGCTGCGGGGTCCGTGACGGCCATTGCGACCATGACCGCTCAGACCTGGGGGATCGTCGCGGCGGGGTTCTACGCAGCACAGGACGAATCGGTCATCAACGCCCTGGAAGCTTCGGCCGCGCCTACGACCGATGTGATGTTGTTGCCGCCGTTTCAGGCGATCCCTACGGGCCACAACAACGGGATCACGGGCGCCTTTGGCGGTCAAGTCGCGCCGGGTCCGTTTACCCCGCCGCCTCCGCTCACCATCGGATACGAGATCGACAACATCTTCTTGCCTCCGGTGGTTCCGGACCTGCCTCCGTTCCAAACCCTTCAGCACGCCAATCAAACGGGCATCACGGGTGCTTTTGGTGGCCAGACGACGCTTGGCGTTCCGTCCAACATATTCAGCCTCCTGAATGTCACGGGCAACCTCGGGACCATGGTCCTGTCGGGCACTCCCGTGTCGGTTCCGGCCGTCACGTTCAAACAGGGAGCGTATCTCGAAGAGCCCGGCGGTAGCGTTGCAAGCCCAGCGACGACGGCAGCCTTCGGATCGGCGAACACCGCGGGTAACGCCATCGTGGTCTTCGTCATGTGCGGCATGGTCTATCCGGCCAACGGCTTCCCGGGCACGGGCGTGACCGATACCCAAGGGAACTCCTACACACAGGTCTTGAGCTGGGCGGGCACGGCGAGCAGCGGCTACAGCGCCGTGTCGATGGCCGTCTACGTTGCCTTCGGCATCACGGGCGGCTCGGGCAATCAGGTCAGCGTCGCTTTCACCACGACCAACGTCAACGCGATGACCGTGATCGCGGCCGAGTATTCGGGCATCAACGCCTACGATACGGGCGCGGCGATGGACACGAGCACGAACTCGTTGTTCACCTCCACGCCATCCACGGGCAACTTCACGACCAGCAAGCTCGGCGCCATCATCGCTACCGGGTGGAGCGGCTCGCAACCGACGACGACGCCCGGTTCTGGGTACACGCAACGCCTGGTCACTTCTATTTTCGACCAGATCATTGAAGATGACATCGGTGCGACGATCGGTACCAACAGCGCGGGAGTTACGCTCGCTGGCAACGCCTCTTGGGGTATGATCGCGGCGAACTTCTACTGGAACAACCCTTCGGCTATCCAGTCCTCGGTCTACAACCGTCTGCGACCTGCTCCCGCTGATCTGCCTTCGTTGACCGCGGTGCAGCTCGCAGACGGCGGGACCTTCGAGCCAACGACAGGTGGCGCGCTAAGCGGTGGCTCGTTCCAACCGATCTACGGTGGCCTTAACGTCACGGGTGCTGTTGGCACACTCACACAGCAACTGGGCTTGGGGTACGCGAACCCAACGTTCATTCAAAAGGCCCCTGTAGCGGGTGTGGCTTACACCGCGGTCACCTCCGTTACGGCCATCCTCCCCGTGGCGGCCACGGTGGGCAACACCGTGATCGTCGCCTGGAGCGGGCAGTACCCTTCAAGCTTCGTCTCGGTTACCGACGACAAGGGCAACTCGTACTATCCGGCCCTCACCACGTTCGACGACGCGAGCACGTACGAGACGGGGGTCTACTACTCGAAGATCACGATCGCGGGCGCCACGCACATCACGGTCACGTACACCACGGGAGGCATGCAGAGCTTCTACGTGTGGGCCTTGGAGTACAGCGGGCTTGCTGGTCCAGACGTTTCTGTCGATACCTACACGGGTTCGTCTGGTACGAGCTTCACAACGGGTCCTACCCCCACAACAACCCAAGCCACCGAGCTTCTGTTCAACTGGCTCGCTTGGGCGGGTAACAACCTTTCAGCGTTGGACCCCACTTGGACTTCCAGAGGTCTCGGTGGCAACGGTCCGTGGAATGGTGTGGCCGATCGTGTAGTCACATCGACCGGGGCCTACAGCAGCACTTCCACGATCGCGTCGTCGGGCGGTTCGGTTGTCTCTTGCATTGTGACCTTCAAGGCACAGAGCTTTGCGGGTCTGTCGAACATCAACACAATCACCAGACCCTCGGTTAGCGAGTCGCCACAGCTTCCGGCGACAACAGGCGTCAAGGCCGGGTACGGTCAATCGCCAGGCGTCGCGTACGTCTCGCACTCATCGCCCTTCAAGGCTCCCGAGGTGCTGCCCTACAGCATAGCTCTCCACGCAGGGGCCGGTTCTATCGTGCCGGCGAAGGGGACCATCTACGCGAGCCCCTTGGATGTCCTGTCCCCCGCGATGCAGCCGTGGGGGCTTCCCCCAACGCAGCAAACGATCTTGAAGGGACTCGATGTTGTTACCCTTACGGGGTACCTCAACATCAGTGGTCAGTTTGGTTCGTTGAGCATCGCGGGAAACCCCGGCATCACGGCTCCCACGTACGTCCAGGTGGCGAGCAACAACGTCGCCCCAGGTACCAGCGTCACGGCTACGTTCACCGGCTCGAACACAGCGGGCAACCTGCTTGTGGCGGCGGTGTTCTCGCCCACTGGTGGTCCCATCTCGGTCACTGATACCGCTGGCAACGTGTACCACTCGGCAGTGGTCAGTCCTGGGGGTATCGTCGCTATCTACTACGCTTGGAACATCGCTGCCCACGCTAGCAACGCCGTCACCGCGACTTGGGGTGGATCCAACTACTACGAACTCAGTGTGGTGGAATACTCCGGTGTCCAGAACACGTCGGATCCCCTTGATGTGGCGACCGCGATCGGCACCACTGCAAGCACCTCCGTGTCAGTGCCGATCACGACAACGGTAGGCACGGACCTCCTGTTCACGGTCATCGAGACGAACGGGTCTAGCACCGGCTACGTGCCCACGGGCGGTGCGATCACCAGGTACAACTTCAACTCCGGCGCAGCGATGGAGCAAGACCAGCTCGCGGGCGCCCCTGGCACCTACTCGCCAGGCTGTACGTTCACGTCGAGCTACAACTGGAGCGCTGCGGTTGCCGCATTCAAGCCCCTGGGGCTTGCGACGACCATCAACCTCAACGCGCAGGAGCAGATCTTCAATCAGATCCGTGCCGACCTGCCTCCGTTCCAGGCTCTTGAGAACGGTGAACCCAACGGCATCACGGGTGCGTTCGGAGGGCAGACCAACACTGGGTACGGCCAGCCGGGGCCGCCTCCTTCGCCCATTACCCTCTACAGTGAGTTGGACATCGACGCGGAGGCGCTGCGTGGCCGTGGGAAGCCGCCGCACGTGTACATCTCGGACGGTGGGTCCTTCAACCCCACCTCAGGCGGTGCTCTTGGTCAAGGTGCCGGCCAAGCCGCACAACCTCCTGTCATCACCTTCACGGAGTTCGACATCGAGGCTCCGGCAGAGCGTTACCGTACCAAACCGCCTACCGTGTACATCTCGGATGGTGGTACGTTCAACGCCACTTCGGGCGGCGCTCTCGGACAGGGCGCCAATCCGCTCGTGGGGTACGTCTATGGCAACTCGTTCCTCCCGCCCCTAGTAGCGGACTTGCCGCTCTTCCAGGCGATTGAGAACGGGGAGCCCATCGGCATCACGGGCGCGTTCGGCGGGCAGACCAACACGGGTGCTGGCCAACCCTCGCAAAACGCGCAGCTCGTGCAGCCGTTCGTGATCCCGCCGAGCGCGATCCTGCCTCCGCTTGACGCGGTTCTTACGGGATACGGCCAACCCTCCCAGAATGCATCTCTCGTCCAGCCGGTGGTCTTGCCGCCGTCCGCGGTGCTTCCTCCGACCGACTACGTGCTGGCCGGGTACGGTCAACCCGCAGAAGCGCCGTTCTTCGTTCAACCGTTTGTGCTTCCGCCGAACGCGCAGCTACCGCCCACCGACTATGTGTTGGCAGGATACGGCCAACCCCCGCAGAACGCAGCGCTGTACCAGCCGTTCAACCTCCCTCAACTCGCGCTGCTTCCGCCAACTGACTACGTCCTCAAGGGATACGGCCAACCTTCGCAGACGGCGCAGATCATCCCTGCGGTTCCGCCCCCCTTCGTGCCGCTGCTTCCGCCCACGGACTACGTGTACGCGGGCTTCGGTCAGGCAGCTCAGGCCCCAGCGACCTTCGTTGGAACACCGCCGCCATTCGTACCTCTGCTCCCTCCCACGGACTACGTGTACGCTGGGTACGGCCAGCCTGCTCAGAACGCACAGCTCGTTCAGCCCTTCGTACTCCCGCCGAATGCGAGCCTGCCTCCTCTCGACTCTGTCTATGCGGGGTACGGCCAGCCTTCGCAGGCACCGTTCTTCGTCCAGCCGACGATCCTCCCGCCGAGCGCACAGCTCCCGCCGACCGATTACGTCTTCGCGGGATTCGGCTTCCCGACGCAGGCCGCGCAGATCATTCCTGCGATTCCGCCGCCAGTTGTTCCTGCTCTGCCCCCTCCCACGTCCGTGTACGCTGGCTTTGGTCAAGCTGCACAGGCAGCGGCCACGTTCATTGGGGTTCCTGCTCCGAGCGCGATCCTCCCGCCTACCGACTACATCTACACGGGCTTCGGACAGGCGGCACAAGTGCCGTTCATCGTCCCGGCGCAGATCCCACCTTCGGCAACGCTCCCGCCGCTCGACTCGATCTTCGCTGGATACGGTCAACCCTCGCAGGTCGCCCAACTCCTGGTACAGCCCCCCGCCCCCTACGTTCAGCTTCCGCCGCAAGACTACATCCTCAAGGGCTTCGGTCAGGCAACACAAGCCCCGTCCGTTGTTCCGGCGCAGATCCCACCCTTCGCGGTTCTGCCCCCGGAGGACTCGATCTTCATTGGGTATGGTCAGCCGGCTCAAGTCGCACAGATCCTCCCTGCGATCCCGCCGCCCAGGGTTCCGGATCTGCCCCCACCCCAAAGCATCTTCGCCGGGTTCGGTCAACCGGCACAGAACGCAGCGCTCTTCCAGCCGTTTGTCCTGCCGCCGTCTGCACTCCTGCCCCCTCCCACCTTCCTCGTTGCAGGGTACGGCAAGCCTTCGCTCAACGCGTTCACCATCTCCCAACCGCTCGTTGCTCCGAGCGCGACGCTGCCTCCGCAGGACTACGTGGTCACCGGCTACGGTCAAGCTGCGCAGATCGCCGAGGTCTTCTACCCTTCGCTCTTCCCGGCCCCCAGCGCGATCTTGCCCCCGGAGGACTCGATCTTCGCGGGCTACGGAACCCCCAGCCTCTCGAACATCCCCTTCACTTTGCAACCGCAGCCCCCGTACGTGGCCCTGCCGCCCGAGGATTCGATCTTCGCAGGCTTCGGCAAGCCTGCACAAGTGGCGGTCCAGATCATTGGGGTTCCGCCGCCCGCTGCGAACCTGCCTCCGCAAGACTACGTCTACGCTGGGTATGGTCAGGCTGCTCAGGCACCGTTCTTCGTACAGCCGTTCGTCCTACCGCCCTCGGCTGCCCTGCCTCCGCCGCAGAGCATCTACGCCGGTTACGGCAAGCCTGCACAGGTCGCAGCGCTGTTCCAGCCGTTCGTTCTTCCGCCCTCGGCTGCTCTTCCCCCGCTGGATTCGATCTTTGCAGGCTACGGGCAGGCCGCCGAAGTGCCCTTTTTCGTGCAGCCCACGTTGCTTCCCCCAAGCGCCAATCTGCCTCCGCAGGACTACGTGTTCGCCGGGTACGGCCAGGCCGCGGAAGCACCCTTCCATGTTCAGGCGACGATCCTGCCTCCGACCGAGGTACTCCCGCCGCAGGACTACATCTATGCGGGGTACGGCAAGCCCGCCGAAGCGCCGTTCTTCGTGCAGCCCACGTTGCTGCCGCCCTCGGCTGTCCTGCCGCCCGAGGACTCGATCTTCGCGGGCTTCGGCTACCCGCCACAGAACCCGGCAATCTACACGCAGCCGCTCGTCCCGCCGTTCGCTGCACTGCCTCCGACCGACTACATCCTCAAGGGCTTCGGTCAGGCGGCGCAGGCACCGACCCTCGTCCAGCCGTTCGTGCTGCCTCCAACCGAGGTGCTGCCGCCCCCACAGAGCATCTACGCGGGCTTTGGACGTCCGGCTCAGAACGCCGCTCTCTACCAGCCGTTCGTTCTCCCGCCGAGCGCTGCACTGCCTCCGCTGGACTCCATCTTCGCTGGCTTCGGGTTCCCGCCTCAGAAGGCCGTGGTCTACACGCAGCCACTCGTGCCACCGTTCACCCAGCTCCCTCCGGAGGACGCAGTCTTCGCAGGACACGGCCAGGCAGCGCAGAGCCCCGAGCTGTTCCAACCTTTCGTTCTCCCGCCGAGTGCTCAGCTCCCCCCTCAGGACTACGTCCTCAAGGGCTACGGTCAGGCCGCGCAGAACGCGCAGATCATCATCGCTCCGCCCGTCGCCCCGCACGCGTACTACCTCATCCCGCCGCCGCTGCTCCTCAGCTCGGGTGATCCGCCGCCGGCCTTCTATGCGACGTCCGGTGGTGCTCTCACGGGTGGTGCTGGAACGGCCGCGCAGTCCGCAGTGGTCTTCTCGCTGCCCCCGCCGTCCCCCTACGTGCAGCTCCCGCCCACGGACTACCTGTTCGCGGGCTACGGGCAGGCCGCTCAGGCGCCCTTCATCTCGAAGGCAGCCCCCGCAGACTACGTCCCTCTGCCCCCGCTCGACAGCCTCTTCGCAGGCTTCGGACAGGCCGCGCAGAACCCCGCCATCTACATCGGCGTGCCCGCCCCCGCTGCGCTCTTGCCGCCTACGGACTACGTGCTGGCAGGCTACGGGCAGGCAGCACAGGTTGCTCAGATCATCCCTGCGGTACCGCCCCCGCTCGTACCGGATCTTCCGCCGCCTCAGTACGTCATCCCTGGGTTCGGCTTCCCTGCACAGGTCGCACAGCTCTTCCAGGCGTACGACGCTCGCGCTCCGTACCCCACTGTGATCCCGGAGCTGGTGGTCGGCTACGGCCAGGCGGCGCAAGCACCGCAGATCATCCCGACGATCCCGGCCCCGCTCGTTCCGGACCTCCCGCCCCCGCAGTACCTCTTCGCGGGCTTCGGGTTCCCACCACAGAACGCGCAGATCATTCCTGCGGCTCTCCCCCCGGTTGCAGACCTCCCGCCCCAAGATTCGATCTTCGCGGGCTACGGTGTTCCCTCGCAGAACGCCTTCATCTACGTCCAGCCGCCGGCGCAGTACGTCTCGCTACCGCCGATCAGCGCGATCATCGCGGGCTACAACTACCAAGCCCCGGTTCTGCCGCCCATCCTCAGGACTCGCACGACCTCGCGGCTCGTCGCGTTCCCGTACTGGGCCACGTTCTTCGAGCCGCACCATCTGCCGCTCTACGTCTACGAGAAGGACGACGACAAGCGCCGTCACCCGGTCGAACCCTACAAGGTCACGTTCGCCCTCTACCAGGTGAAGGACATGTTCCTCATGCCGGTCGGGCCCGACGCTCGCGAGCCGGCGCACGGCCCCGGTGTGGGACACTTCTACGTCACGGGTGTCGTTGGCGAAGGTGGCCAGCCGGGCATCTGGATGGTCCGCTGGACCGTTCAAGAAACCTTCTTTAGCCAGTCCTTCACGAAGGACTACTACTTCGAGGTGCTCGACGCCGTCTCGGCGCACTTCCCCGACGACAAGACGCCACGAGGCCGCAAGCGCGGATGGGACTGAAGCATGGCAACCACCGCATTCTACAAGGGTCAGCTCCTCGGCAGGAACGACCTCAACATCTACCTGACGAACGTCAACGGCACGCCCGTCAACGCCGCCGAGATCAGCTACGCCCTCTACGACTTCACGACCGGCAGCGAAGTCCTCGTCGGTCCGAGCATGCGTGTGCCCGTGAACCCGTCTGTCGGGGAATACTACGCGAGCCTGCTCATCCCGCTTGACGCCAACATCGGTGCCTACCGCATCCGCTGGACCTTCCGTGAGGTCGTCGGAGGGCCGCTGCAACAGGTCGTCATGAACTTCGCGGTCATCGACCGGGTCCAACCGGGTGGGTTCGGCCCCGGTGGGGGTGAGGGTGGCGAGATGGACCACCACGAGCGGGAACTCATGCGCCGCTTGCGCAACCTGCTCCGCGACAACAACCCCGACCGCAACTACCACTTCCGTCCGCCGGCCCACGAAGAGACGGTTACGCAGTTCAGCAAGGTCTTCGGCTTCATCTGGGAGGACCACGAGCTGGTCGAGTACATGTACAACGCGCTCGACGACATCATCGCGGCGCCCCCCAAGACTCCCTTCGCCAACATCGCTCAGATGGTGCAGCTCCATCCCGAGTGGAGGACGATGCTCTTGACGGGCGCGACGTACTACGCGCTCCAGGCCATGCGCATCAACTGGATCGCCGACGAGTTCGACTACAGCATCGGCGGTGTCTCGCTCAACCTGGAGAAGGCCGCCAAGTACGAAGGCGCTCAGCAAGCCGCCAGTGAGCACTTCCAGACGCAGCTCGAAAAGGGCAAGGCGACCGTCAACTACATCAAGGGCGTCCAGCAGCCCAAGTTTGGTACCGGCATCCGTTCGGCATTCGGTCCGTACGCCGGCCGAGGTGTGCTCTCTCCTCGCAAGTTCGTCGGCTTCTGACCCAAGCTGTCTAGTCCTCTTATGCCATCCCCTCCTGTAGGACGGGCGCGCGTTTGTGCGCCACCGGAGGATGAAGATGAGCACCGAGAAGAAGCTGACCCCGAACGACCCGATCTCGCCAGATGTGCTGAAAAGAATGGCACAGGTCTCGGCTGCCAGGTCTCAGCTTGGCGACCAGCTCCTCGACTTGGAGCACGAGAAGATCAAGATCCTCGTCTCGGCCAGGCAGCTCGACGAGGAGAAGCAGCGTCTCTTCGCCAAGGAGTTGACCGACCGTGGGCTCAACCCGGGTACACCTGTCGAGGTGGACGCCAAGACAGGGCAGATCAGCTTCGTCAACGCCCAGGGTGAAGGTGCGCAAGCACCGCAGTGATTCTTCCCTTTATGGGGGCTGATCTGGGGGAGCCTCCATGCCTTATGCAAGTAATCGCGACCGGAACCCCAGTGAGCTGGAGTACGTCCGGGCTCCGTGGCCGGTCTCACCCCTCAACTTCTTCGTGAGGAGTGGGTACCGGCCTGGTGTGTTCGACCTCACGTGGGACAGCCCCGGGATCCTGACCCTCAACGGTCGGTTCTCCATCTTGGGGGTCAACATCTACCGTGCGTTCGACTCGGAGTTCGGACCGTTCGAGCGCGTGAACAGCCTGCCCATCGGGTCTCGCTACTGGCGCGATCAGACCAACAACGTCCTCGTTACCGACGAGCAGATCACCCCTCAACAGTGGGTCATCTTCGGCGAGCAGAGCACGGGCATGGCCGGCTATGGTCCTCGTTACGTCTTCCGCACGCTGCTTCGGCCCATCGTCAAGGAAGCCTCGCAGGAGGTCTACGCCAACTCTGCCGAGGACGTGCAGGTCATCGTCGATGGCCAGATCGTTCCGGTCCTGCGTGTCGATGGTCAGACGGGCGAGATCGAGATCGACGTCCGGCGCTACCCCGACACGGGCACGCAGAACTACTTGCCCACGGTGGTCCCTTCTTCAACGAGCGTCGTGACCTGCTCGTACAGGTACACGAAGCAGCTCGTGCGCACGGACCTCGTTCAGAGGGTCTTCTATCTCGTCACGACCGTGGGCATCCCCGTCAACCACGCCACGAGCGTTGTCCAGTCCCAGAAGGTCATGGAGACGCCGCTGGAGTACGCGACGGCCACGAACTCCTACGAGATGGAGAAGATCGACTACATCTGGAAGGAGGCCGCACGCCGAAACCGCTGGCTGCTTGAGCAGGCGGGCGAGCGCGTGAAGGTCTTCTTGCGCAAGCAGGTGGGCACGCCGTGCCCTTGTTTCCAGGACGACATCCACAAGCAACCAATCAATGACGATCCCCTCTGCTTCGGTACGGGGATCATCGGCGGCTACGACGGACCGTACGACATCATCATCGCGCCGGATGACTCTGAGAAGCGCATCACACAGAAGGATCGCGGTCGCACGGTCGAGCACACGTACGAGTCCTGGACGGGACCGACGCCGCTCCTTGCACACCGTGACTTCTTCGTGAAGATCAACGGTGAACGATACTCGATCGGCGCCGTTCGGATGCCTACAAGCCGAGGCATGATCCTGCAACAGCACTTCACGGTGGGTCACTTCGACGAGAAGGACATCCGCAACAAGGTGCCCGTGGACAATCCTGTCAGGTTCCCGGCCGTCGAGTTCGCTCCGATGGGCCCTGACCAGGAAGCCAGCTCGGAGATCACGAACAAGCCCAACATCCCCGCAGAGCGCCAGCTCCGTGGAGAGACCGACGCTTGGGAGAACACGGAATACTGATGGGCGCCCCCACGCGTGTCAGCGGTGTCTACGCCAAACCCCTCATCGGCGAGAACCTCAACGTCAACCCAGAAGGGGTGCTGCGCAAGCTCAAGGCCGAGCTGAACCGGCGCCTCAAGGCCAAGTTCCAGAACATTCCCACCTTTTCGGACCGCGCCCGCAAGTCGCTGTCGAAGTCGCTCCGGATCAAGATCTTCCCGAACAGCCTCGTCATCACGACCAGTCACCCCGGTTTCAAGCCTCTCGTCTTCGGACAGGAGAAGAGGCAGATGAAGTGGCTCACGAAGGCGAAGGTCCCGATCCCCATCGTCCTCGACTCGGGCGAGATGATCTTCCGCTGGGCGACGCCTCGTTCGATGGAGAACGGGAGCTGGTGGCACCCCGGCCGCGGTCGTGTGGACTTCATCACGAAGGCCAAGCAAGAGGCCAAGAAGTTCATCAAGGAGCGCATGACCCGTGAGGTGATGCTCCAGCTCCGACAGACCCTCCACAACAAGAAGGGTCGTTGACATGGCCGTGAGCGATGTCACCGTCTTCGGCCTCGTCGCCGGGATCCACTTCATCACGGACTTGGGGGTGGGTGTTCCCCACGGCCATACGGTCACGATCCCGGCGGACAAAGCGAACAAGTCCAAGGATCTCTGGCGGGCTATCGGGCAGAAGTACATCTGCCTCATCCAGTCGGGTCCCTACGTCCAGCGAAACGTCATCATCCCCCCGGGCTCAACCGAGCCCGTTGCAGCGGCTCCGGACCCTTCGCTTGCGGCTCGCCAGCAGGCCCTCGAAGAAGAGAACAAGCGTCTGCGGGAAGCTCTTGAGAAGCAACGCCAGGACGCTCTGGCGGCTGAACAGCGGGCCACGGTCAAGCTGGACACGATCTTGGAGCTTCTTCGCACGCAGGGTCCCTCGACGACGACCATCGTCCAGGTCCAGGGCAACGGCGGCCCGCTGGTGCGTGCGGCGGTGCCCGAGGACAACACTCCGACGTTCATCCCAGCGACGATCAGGCCCGAAAACACCGAGAGTCGCATCGAGGCCAAGAAAACCGAGTCGGATAGCACCCTTTCGGGCGCTTCGGACAAGCTTCGGGAGCTTCGGCGCAAGGCCAAGCCCTGAACTTCCTCTTATCCCCTCGGCCGTTACAGAAGGAAGACCATGCACCCCATCCAAGAGCAGCTCAAGAAGCAGGCCAGTGAGCTTACCGAGAAGCTCGCCAAGGGTGACAAGAAGCAGGGCCAGGGCGGCATGCTTTGGAAGTACGTGGATCCCACGGGCAACGAGTTCTGGCTCAAGGAGAAGAAGCTGACCGTCCGCTCTCCGTACACGGGCAAGACGTTCACCGCCAAGCCGGAGCGCGAGACGCCCTCGGGTGTCGGTCAAGACCTGCGTGAGGAGGCCAAGGCGGCGCTCCCCGGGGGTGCTGGGCCTGGCGGCAAGACACAAAACAAGCGCAAGAAGGCCGACTGGCAGGCGGAAGGCGCAGCGCATCCTGGGGAACTCAAGGAGCTTGAGGCCATCCTCGAAGCCCACGGCTACGACCCCAAGGACGCCAAGAAGCTCAACGAGGAGGGCATGGGCCCCTATGAGCTGGAGCACCGCATCAAGTCCACCTCGGCGGGCGGTATGGGCAGCCTCGAATTCACGCACGGCATCCACAAGAAGAAGGGCTGAGCGCTGTGAGCGGCAAACGCGCCGTCATCGACCCGTACTCTGGGGAACACGCCGACTCGATCTACGCAGTCTGGCACGACCCCACGACATACGACCACCTGAAGATGGGTCCCCCCTATCTTCCGGATGCCTCGTGTTCGAAGGCAGTGGGTCGTCCGAAGGGTGCCTCGTCGATTCCCGACAAGGACTCTCTGGCCGAGGTCCGCGCGATGGTGGCCAAAGAAGCCGCGAACGAGGACGTGGCCAACGTGCTCGCGCACTTCTTGCTCGACTACGGCGAGCAGTCGATGGCGGAGCTTGCGGCACTGCTCACCTACCTTCGCGCGCTCTCCTTCATCCACCAGACGCATCACTGGCAGACGCAGGGCACGGCCTTCTACGCCGATCACCTGCTCTTCGAACGCCTCTACAACGAGACGCAGCCGCTCATCGACAGCCTTGGAGAGCGCGCAGTGGGCGCCGGCACTCCCGTGCTCGTGAACCCGGTCATCCAGAGCACGCACCAGCTCCTCATCGTCAAGGATCTGTACAACGCCGCCCCTATGCAGGCCGCGCCCGAGCAGTGCGTTCTCATCTCGCTCAAGGGTGTGCTCCGGTTCCTCGTGCTTCTGCGTATCGGCTACGAGCTGTTGGAAAAGAAGGGGATGCTCTCGCACGGCATTGACAACCTTCTCCAGGGCATCGCTGACGTGAACGAGTCGTTCGTGTACCTGCTCAAGCAGCGTGCGGGCGGCCGGGTTGCTTCGAAGAGCGTGAAGACTGCTTCCGACTGGAAGATCAAATGAAGTTCACCGGGCACGTTGCCCGGTCAGATGAAAGAGGACCCAGATGAGCACGGACAAGAGGAAGGGCATTGGTCTCGACATTGGGACCATGAACATCGTCTCGGCACGCCAGGTCGGCGACAAGGTCTCGACCAACCGCATCCGCGACGCATTCATCGACCTCGAATCGGAGGCCAAGAAGCAGCTCCGGCTCTCGAAGGTCGATTACATCGAGATGGGCGACGGCCAGCTCGTCGTCATCGGCGATTCAGCTCTGACGATGGCCAACCTCTTCAAGAGGGAAGTGCGTCGTCCCCTGAGCAACGGCGTCATCGCGGCCGGGGAACTCAAGGCGCAGCAGATCCTGAGTCTCCTCGTCAAGAGTGTACTCGAAGAGCCGTCTTGCAAGGACGAGCACTGCTTCTACAGCGTCCCCGCGGCGCCCGTGGACATGCCGGACCAGGACGTCGTCTACCACACGGAGATCTTCCGCAAGATCATCACCGAGCACGGGTTCACGGCGCACCCGATGAACGAGGCGATGGCGATCATCTACAGCCAGTGCGCCGACGAGACATTCTCGGGCCTGTCCGTGTCATTCGGTTCGGGCATGTGCAACGTGGCGCTCTCCTATCAGACCATCAAGGGTCTGGAGTTTTCTCTTGCACGTGGCGGCGACTGGATCGACTCCCACGCAGCCAAGGCGACCGGGTCTACGGCCTCGCGCATGTGCACCATCAAGGAGAAGGGCGTGGACCTCATCAACCACAAGGATGATGATCGGGACGCCGAAGCGATCTCTCTCTACATCCGCGCGCTCATCCGCCATTGCCTGGAGAACATCGCCATCCAGTTCCGCAAGGCGCAGTCGAGCATTGAGCTGCCAGGGCCGATCCCGTTCGTCGTTTCCGGCGGCACGTGCAAGGCCATCGGTTTCGAGGAGGTCTTCAAGTCGGAGTTCTCCGAGATCAAGAAGAAGGGCTTCCCCATCGAGATCAGCGAGATCCGGATGGCGAAGGACCCCATGACCGCTGTCGCAGAGGGCCTCCTGGTCCTGGCGATGGAGGAACACGCCTGAGGCCCACGTGTACTACTACATCATTGGGGCTCTCAAGCGGCGCATCATCAACGAGTTGAAAGACTCGTTCTCGCGCCACCCCATCTACAGCAAGATCGTTCCGTACATCCAGAACAAGTACAGCTTCAACGAGCGTCCGCAGTACGGGATCATCGTCAAGGGATCGAGTGCCAACAAGATCTCCCTAGCTGGCGACAACTTCATGGGGACGGTCGAGAGCCACGTGGGTCTCTTCTACTTTGGTACGCCCGCGCATCCTATCGAGTGGGTTCGCGAGGATCAGGCTGTCCTCGCGAACAACCAAGAGCAGATGCCGATCCTGCCTGGGGTCTACTACATCGAGATCTTGTCCGTGCCCAAGAACGCCTCCGAGCCTGGCATGTACACGATTGACCCCCTCATCACGGTCCCCCAAGAACCTCTGCTCTTCTTTCAGACCGGCATCGAGACTGAGGGTCAGCTTCAGAACCCTCCTTCGAAGGGCACGCTCCGGATCTACGAGAACGGCAACTGGCTGCTCACGGAGGGTACTGACTACGTTGTCAACTACTCGACCGGAGCGATTGTCTTCAAGACCCGCTTCAAGCCCGGGGCGAGGGTCATGGCGGAGTACCGCTACTCGGTCCCGTCCCTTGGTCCGATCCCGTTCTTTTGGAACGTCTCGGACTTCAAGACACTGCCCGGTGTGGTCATGGCGTTCGGCAAGCGTGCCCGCGTTGGGGACAAGTGCGCGGTCGTGGTCTACCCGGACCGTGTGGATGTGGCGCGGGCGTACGGTGGCAAGTGGGAGGTCAGCTTCGAACTGGAAGCCGTGGCTCAAGACCCGATCCAGATGGAAGAGATCTCCGACCTCGCGATGATGTACCTCTGGGCGGACAAGAAGCCGTACCTGGAGAACGAGGGCATCGAGATCGTGGACCTCTCCATGGGCGGTGAGAGCGAAGAGCCCATGGATGAGACGGGCGACATCTACATGTACTCGGCCTCGTTGTCGCTCCAGTTGCGCGCGGACTGGGAAGTGCACGCGCCGATGCCCTTCACGATCAGTCGTGTCAGGCAGACAAACGCAGCCGGTCAGCCGGCCGACCCCAATACGCCGTCAGACCAGGTCGCCCCCCTCGCCAGCGGCGCAAGCCCCCTGATCTACCCCTCCTTGCCCATCTTCAACGGGCGCAACAACGACTTCGAGCGCATCCGCTGACCCAAATGAGGATCCCATGCCCATGTACACGTTCGCGTGCGAGGACTGCAACGTCGAGTTCCTCCGCACCCTCAAGATGGCAGAGCACCTGACGCACGAGTGCCCCTCGTGCGGGCGCGATGCACCGCGAGTGTGGGACGCGGACTCACTGGCTTTCGCCTTCAAGGGCTCCCAGACGGGCGCTACGGCGAACACGGGCGTCCACGACAACGACTATCCTACGGCGGACAAGCTTGTCGGGCGGGATGCGGAAGTCCGCTGGGCGGAGATCCACGAACGGGAGAAGGTCAAGGCCGAAGCCCGTAAACAGGGTGGAACCCATGCCCTGATCCGCCACAACAACCGCGATTACATTGATTATGAGCCTATGAGCGACGGCGGACGTACAGCGAGGCGCAATCTCGCCAAGGTCGCCATCGACTCGGTCAGGGCACAGAGGGGACCCGGCGGCGAGCATCGCTAGTTCTCTTGTAACTCTATCCAGCGTAGAACGTCAGCGCCGACCTACGGGCGAGATCCGAATCCGAATCAGATAAGCGAAAGCACTGTCGATTTCCGGCAGATCGCACCCAGATGCGGATGAGAACGCAGCACCTCTCTCCACTCTGCTGAGGAGACACTCGGATGGCACTCGGCCCGTTCATTTCCTACGTCCCGCCCGGCGTTTACACGCGGACGCTGACTGAAGCCAACGTCTCGAACCTGACGGCGGGTCTAAGGATCCCTGTCATTATCGGGGTCGGCCAGCAAGTGCTGGAGAACGACAACGTCGAGATCGTGCGCGGTTCGTCCGGCTCGGCCGACGAACAGATCGTCAACGAGGACGTCACTGAGGAGTGGGTCGTCAACGCGACGAACCCCCAGAACCTCATCCTCGGCCTCCAGACGGGAACCCTTGTCACCTTCAAGGTGGCGAACTTCCCGATCACCAACGGTCAAGGGACCGGGACGGTCTCGAACAACACGAGCGCTGTGACCGTTACGGTCAACGGGACGCCGGTTGCTCTCGCAGCGGTCAACGGTTCGCAGGGTCTCATCACCCTCCAGGTGCCGACGCAGCCGACCGACCAGGTCAACGTCACCTACTACTTCCACCGTGGCGACACGTCCTTCAAGGACGACGTCTCGGCCCAGGTGAGCAACAGCCTCGCAACCCTCGTTGCGCCGGCGTTCGAGCCGTACGTGGTGGTCGGTGGCCAGAGCGACCAGTTCGCTGTCTCGGTCAACGGCGTCACCTCGACGATCTCGCTCGGGGCACAGAGCTACACGGCGGCGGGTTTCGCTTCTGCGATCAACGCAGCCGCGGTGACCAACCTCGTGGCGTCGGTCTTCACCGACAACGCGGGTCTGAACCACGTGCAGTTCACGACGACCCAGAACCTCATCATCGGTTCGGGCACGGCCAACGGCATCCTCGGCTTCTCGGCCGGTGCGAAGACGGTCCGCAACCAGGCGTTCCGGGTCTTCAACATCCCGGTCACGGACGGCACGGGCGGCGGCGTGACGACGACGGACACCTCGAAGGTGGTCGTTCTCGTCAACAACGTCCAGGTCATCCCGACGAGCCTCGACGGTACGAACGGTGTCGTGACGCTCCCCTACGCTCCGGCAGCGGGGACCACGGTCACGGTTCAATACTCGGCCAACACCTGGCAGAACACGTTCGACTACCTGCCGAACTCCCTCGTGACCAACGTGGTCGCGTGCGGCATCTCGCCAGGCCGCAACGACTACGTGCAGGGTGTGGACTTCATCGTCTCCAACCCTTCGAAGTCGGTCTCGGTCATCCTCTGGGGGACGAGCTTCGTCATCGCAGCAGGTTCGACCTCGACTGGTGCGCAGCCGTTCGACAACACGCTCGTCAGCGCCCTTCTCGTGGACGACAAGCTCTGGCTGGCCCCGTGCACGCGCGTTGTGAACACCACGACGATCCCGGCGACGGTTTCGACCAACCAGTTCACGCTGCCGGAAATCCCGACGACCGGCAACGGCCGCGACACGCCCCTTGGCCTGCCGCTCTTCAACTCGGTCACGAACGCGCGCCAAGACCTCGTGACGAACCGCCCGGACCTCGTTCAGGTCTACGTGGGTCGCTCGTTCCGTGATGCAGTCAACCGTGGCCCGGTCACGGTGACGGCGGTGGACGGACTTCAGCGTCTCGTCACGCTGGCCAACCCGGTCCCGCCCGACTTCCAGGCTTGGGCCACCTTCTGGTACAACCGGATTACGGATGACACGTTCATCCTGACCTGCACGACCCCTGGGGCGTACGGGGCGGGTACGTACCAGATCCTCGACTCGAACCAGAACCAGAACGCCTGGCAGATCCGGTTCGGCACGACGTCTGGTCTCAGCCAACAGGTCATCTGGCCGCGTGGCGTTCAGAGCATCCCCGACGCCTTCATGACGGGCGCCGGAACGCCGGTCCCCGAGACCGTGACGGTGACGTTCGGTACGGCGGCCGCCAACAACGCGAGCTTCACGAACCGCAACGCTGAGCCGTACTCGATCTTCACGCCGTCCTCGGCGACGTGGGTCACGGAAGTCAACGGCAGCAACGTGACGACCAACCTCGCTGCCGCAGAGCGCGGTGTCGTGGTCGGCGGGCACGTCACGCCGGTCCAGTCGGGTGGCGACTCTGGGTTCATCCAGATCCCGGCCGCTCCGAACAACGTCCTCAACCTGACCATCGACGGCACGGCCCTCTCGGTCACGCTGCCCACGGGAGCCCTCACGGGTACCTTCGATGTGACGGCAAGCGCCACGGTCACGACTTCGACCTCGCAAGTCGGGCTCGTCTTCCCGGGCAACGTCATCACGTTCGCTTCGCAGGCGGGCACGTACTACGTGGTCCAGGCGGTCACGAGCGGCAACATCACGCTCACGACGGCTTACACGGGTACGACCAACCCCTCGACCACGGCGGTCTTCGGCTCGGCGGCTGGGGGCTACTACAGCCCGGCAGCCATCGTGGCCTCGATCAACGAGGTCATCGACCTCAACGCTGCGTTCTCCGGAACGGCACCGAACAACCTCGCCAACTTCTCCCAGATCGGGCCGAGCACGGGCGACGTACTGTTCTACATCTACAGCTACTCGGTTCCGGGCGCGCTGCCTGGCGGTTTCGACAGCCCCTCGGCAGTCGAGATCAACCAGGGTACTGTCACCTCGACCCTCGGGTTCCAGACCTTCTCGACGGGTAAGGGCACGACCGGCGCGATCAACAAGCCGGCAACCCTCCTGAGCAGCATCGCAGGCCCCTACAACATCACGTTGGGGGTCAACGACCAGCTCATCATCTCGGTCAACGGCAACCAGTACACGATCACCATCCCCAACGGGACGTCGGTCGCTACGTCGGCCATCGTGACCGCGATCAACACGACCCCGGGTCTCTCTGGTGTCGCCTCGGTTGGTACTCTCGCAAACTCGGGCAAGCTCCGCCTCACGAGCCCGACCAACAACGCCAACTCGTCGATCATCATCGGCACGGGAACGGCGAACACGCCACTCGGCTTCACGCAGAACGCCTCGGCAAGCCAGGTCCAGGTCTTCGCCTACGAGATCGTGGACGAACTCATGGCGACCTCCGGCTTCAAGTCGGCGGCCATTGCCTACGTCGATCAGATCAACAGCCTGAACTACATCACGTTCGAGTCGTTGACGGTCGGCGCGGCAGGTTCGAGCATCGGCTTCGTCACCTCCTCGAACTCCGCGTTCAACACGAGCACCAACATCGGTCTCGTGCCGGGCACGGATGGGGATGACGGCGAGAACCCGATCGACAACTTCGTGGTCACGTCTTCGAACTCCTCGGGTTCGAGCGGAACTGGCTACCCTGGTCAGACGTACGTCGATGCGAAGACGGGCCTGCGCTTCACGGTGCTGCCGTCCGCCATCGGCAGCTACGGGGGATCCGGAAGCTTCACGCTGCTCGTCTCGCAGACGTTCAACGTGACCTCGGCCATTCCGACCTACGCCATCCCGGGTCTGGAGACCACCGTCTCCAACACCGTGGGCGTCGGAACGAACGACACGGGCACGATCACGACCTTCAACCCGAGCGGCACCGCTCCGGCAGTCGGCGACTTCTACTTCGTGTCCTACCAGTACATGAAGCAGGACTTCACGGTCCGGCTCTTCCAGCAGCAAGCGACCATCAACGCCAACTTCGGCGTCGTGGCCCCGCAAAACCGGGTCAGCCTCGCGGCGTACCTCGCCATCCTCAACGGCGCGGTGCTCGTGGGTATCAGCCAGGTGCTCGCGGTGCCGAACACGAACCAGGCGTCGGACGCGAGCTTCATCACGGCCATCCAGAACCTCGCGACCCCGCTGCCTGGCAACGTGAAGCCGGACATCCTCGTCCCGCTCGCGACCAGCACGGCAGTCTACGCCTACCTGACGCAGCACTGTGAAGTGGAATCCAACATCCGCAACCAGTCGGAGCGGATGGGCTTCATCGGGTTCGCTTCGGGCACGTCGCCGACGAACGCTCAGACGGTCGTTCGGAGCTTGCTCTCAAACCGCATCGTCGCGTTCTACCCCGACAGCTCCGACATCACCCTGACGGACGAGACGGGCGCAAGCTACGACTCGATCGTGGACGGTACCTTCTACGCGGCGGCAGTTGCCGGCGCGGGGTGCTCGCCTGCGGTGGACGTCGCGACCCCCTACGACCGTCGCCGCCTCCAGGGCTTCACGAGCATCCCCCGGGTGCTCGACCCTGTCACGGCCAACCAGACCGCCGTCGCAGGCATCACGGTGCTCGAAGAGCTGCAACCGCTCATCCGCATCCGCGCTGCTCTGACGACGAACATGAGCACGATCCTGACGCGTCTCCCCACGGTGACGCAGATCAGCGACTTCGTGCAGCAGCAGAGCCGAGTCATCCTGGACTCGTTCGTCGGCACGAAGTACCTGCTCTCGCGTACCAACGAGGTCACGGTTTCGATGACCGCCCTTCTCAAGGGCCTCATCGAGGCGCAGATCATCGGCGCGTACACGGGCGTGAGCGCAGTGGTCGATCCGAACGACCCCACGACGCTCGACTTCTCGGCCTACTACCAGCCGATCTTCCCCCTCCTCTACCTCGTGCTGACGTTCAACCTCCGCGCGAGCCTCTGAGGCTAGGGAAACCCCAGCCGGCAGCCCCGAAGTCCCTCGTCGGACTCCGGGGCTGTTTGCTTCCATCTATTGAACGACGGGTGTAAGGGTAGAGATGGTGATGAGCTACGACCGTCGCACCGCCGCTGAGCCAGTTCCGACCGGGCACTCTGATCCGGTCGAGGATGTGGGAGATCTCGAAGTCGCCGAATGGGTGGTCTTCGTCTTCGCCTATGACACGTACTTCCGGTTCCTGAAGGAGAAGACGGGTCTTCACGACCCCATGGACCCCGTTCTCAAGCGGGGCCTGAGGCTTCTTCAGCAGGCCAACTCGCAGCACGGCGACGCGTACCATGCGTTTCTGACCGGGCACATGCCCAACGAGACGCGCAAGAAGATGCTGGCCAAGGCGTTCCGGTTTGCCACGAGCCGCGCTGGCCTGCCTCGTCAGGCCCTCCAGCTCCGCAACGTGCTCTCTCTTGGGGGTACGGCCACCATCCGCAAGGTCTTCGAGTCCGCCCGCGCACGTCGCGAGGTGAACTTGGTCATGCAGGCGTCCACGTACGACGATGGCGCTTCGGCGATGGGTCAAATCGCCACGGTCTCGATCCGCAACGCGCGGGTGCGCGCATGGATTGACCTCGCGGCGAAGGTCGCGGGCGCTGGCGATGTTCAGAACGCCGTGGATGCCGCTGCAACGGCCACGCTCGACGACACCCATGCCTTGACCCTCGACAACGCCAAGAGGGTGGCAGGCCCCGTCCTCAGTGAAGAGGCACACGTTGCGACCAAGGACCATGCAGACCGATTGACAGTCATCCAGAAGGACGCTCAGGAGGCTGCCAAGCGGGCTCTTGATGTGAGCGGGGAGGCGGACGCTCCGCCTACCAAGTCCGAGGTCATCGGCATCGCCACAGCGGCCGCAGCCGCCTCGAAGGCCGGGGCCGTCCCCGAGTCTCTGGCCCGCCTGGACCCCGAGCAGCTCGATGCCGCTCTGACAGACGGCCGCGTCGTCATCATGGCCGGCGCCGGTTCGGGCAAGACCACCACGGTCACGGCTCGTGCGGCTTACCTGGTCAAGGACCGCAAGGTCAACCCGGCTCGTATCTTCGTCGTGAGCTTCAACCGCAAGGCCGCCCGCGAGCTTCGGGAGCGCATCGGAGCGCAGGTCGGCGACGACGCGCTCAAGCAGATGAACGTCGGGACGATGCACGGCATGTTCCGCAAGTTCGTCGTCGAGAACGGCACGCCTGAGGAGAAGGCCGCGCTCACCACGTGGCTCATGACTACGCCCTCGAAGAAGGCGGGCGACCAGGACCAGCGTTCAGGCCGGGCACCTTCCCCGGGAGCCTTCGGCGGGTACATGGCCCGCATCTGGAAGGAATGCCGGGACCAGGATCCGCCGGGGCGGGCGAAGAATGTCGTCCAGTCCTGGATGATGAACGACATCACTCCCGCGCAAGCGAAGGCGATGGCCGGAACGGAAGAAGAGAAGGACCAGGCCGAGTGGTACGCCTGGCTCAACGGCTTCAAGGGCATCGACAAGACCTGGAGCCCGCCCTGCAAGGACACCAGCCCCAAGGCGATGAAGCAGTGGGGAGAGTTCCTCGCGAAGTGGCGCGATAACGGCAAGGCTCGTCTTGGCGACTTCTCGGACATGATCATCATGTTCCGCGACGTGCTCAAGCGAGACCCCATCGTGCGCAAGCGCGTTCAGGCCATGTTCGATCACATCCTGGTCGATGAGGCCCAAGACCTCAACACGGTGCAGCACCAGATCATCGCCATGATGTCCGAGCACATTGGCGACGGTTCGGACGGCAAGTCCGTATGGCTCGTGGGCGACGAAGTGCAGAGCGTCAACCGCTTCGTGGGCGCTCGTCCGGAGCTGCTCACGCAGTTCCACGGCAAGCCCGGGTGGAAGACCAAGACCATCCGCACGAACTATCGCTGCTTGCCCGAGATCGTCGATCACGCCAACCAGCTCATGACCAACCACCCCCGTGGCGTCCCCATGGAGGCGGTGCCGGATGCGTCCAAGCCGCGGGGGCAGTCTTCGATCGTCGTTCAAGAGCCGCCGACCCATGCAGCGGGCGCTCTGAGCGTCGTCTCGCAGATCAAGCAGGACGTGGACGCCGGCGCTCCGCTGGAAGACTACGCCGTTCTGACCCGTACCAACATGGAGCAGAACGACTTCGAGACGGCCTGCATCATCCAGGGCATCCCGTACGCACGCAAGGGCGGCACGAGCTTCCTCCGGTCCCCCGAGACCGTGACCGTGATGAGCTACTTCAACCTGGCAGCGGGTCAGGATTTCGAGCGCATGCAGAAGTCGCTCATCGAGGTCTTGAACAAGCCGAACAGGTTCTACCTCAAGGCGGGGGAGTCGGAGCGCATCGTTAACGAGGTCGTCGAAAAGAGGGCGCGCCAGCTCGGCACCTCTTCGAAGAACGTCAACCCGCTCGATCTCTTCGACCGTCCCGGTATCAACGCGTTCATGGACGCGATGGACCCGGCCCGCCGCTGGGAGAACTGGAAGGTTCGGGCTACGGGTGAGGAGCTGGAGAACCTCGGCCGCGCTCTTCGTGGGATGCGGGAGTCCGTAGAGGTCGGCAAGATCTACGACAGGCTGACCGGCGAGAACAAGCCTTACACGACACAAGACCTCTTCGGCGACATCCTCAACGTCAAGGGTGTGCCCGAACGCAGGGATGCTCCTGCTCCGACCCTGCGCGACGTGCTCATGCCCGTATTTGGGGGACACGAGGAAGAGAGCGACTCGCCGCCCGATCCGGATGATGACCCGTCGAAGAAGCCGATCGGCAACGTGGTCTTCCTCTTCCAGATCGCGCAGCCGGATCCAGCGAACCTGGACACGGACCCGAGCGATCCCAAGAAGTTCAAGGCGCGCATCGACAAGCTCGTGGCCGCCTCGAAGGATCTGCGCATCGATCTCGACCAGTGGGATGCGGAGCAGCAGAAGCTCCCCCCGAACGAGCGCAAGGCGCCGCCCTGCGTGACCCTCTCCACCGTGCACTCGGTCAAGGGCGCGCAGTGGAACAACACCTCTGTGGTCATGGCCAGGGGTGTCTTCCCGTACGAGCCGAGGCCGAAGCCGGGTGAGGAGCTTCTCCCGCCCGAGGCGCAAGAGCGCCTGGCCAAGGAGCGGGCCGAGGAGTTCAAGACAGAGCGCCAGCTCGCCTACGTTGCGATGACCCGCGCAGCGAAAAACCTGACCATCGTGTGCCCGGCCAAGAGCGCTTACGGGCGAGATGCTGGACCGAGCGTCTTCGTCTCGGAGGCAGGGCTCAAGAAGGGACAGAACGTCCCCGGCAAGAACGACCCGACCCCCGAGCCGCCGGACGCAACCACCGTGCTCGCCAGCTTCTTCGAGTCGGACACGATCGACCCGAGGACCCCGGAGGACTTCCCAGCGGTGTCCGCATACGACCGGAGGCCGTCATGAAGCGAGAGGGCATGGCAGGGGCGACGTACACGGAGGCTTCGCTTGAGGAGTGGGATACCTTCCTCAAGCGCGCCTTCCACGCGCTCCACCCCAAGCAGGGCAGTTCGATGGGAGAGGTGACCTACGACCTCTTTCTGACGCCGAAGGTCGGTATCCGCATCCGTACGACGGTTCCGACCGAGGGGGCGCAGACCCGCAAGAGCGGCGCCGACATCATCCAGATGATCATGTACGACTTCTCGAAGAACCGGCCGCTCATGCCCAGGGACATGATCCTCAAGGTCAAGCGCACGCAGAACTGGCGTGACGGCGTGCGGGACCGCATCGAGAAGTACATGGAGCTGTTCGACGAGCACGAGGACGCCATCGAGGCGGGTCGGTTCATCGACTGGCACGCGAAGAAGCCGGAGCCCGAAGCCGAGCCGGTGTAACGACCCTCGGTGGAGATCCAGCTTCAGGTGCTCGTTGACCCCAAGGTCAACGGCCTCGTCAAGGACGCTATCTCGTTCGAGACCGGCCTCACGCGTGCGCAAGCGGCTGATCCGCACCTGTATGCGTACGAGCATCACGGGGCGGAGTTCACACTCGTGGACCCAGGTGCCTTGTGGAGCTTCTACGAGGATGTGCTGCTTGGGCGTCCGCTGCCAGAGAAGTTCGTCACTCGGACACTTGAGAACTTCGACACGCTATACGCCATCACGTTGTTCCTGCACCGTGATCTCGTGACACATCCGGCCACGCCCGGCTTGCTTGCCTCCGTGGACCTGGCACATCGACGTGGCATTCAGGGCCTCGCGCACCTGGCCCCAGATCTCGTGAACTTTCTTGTGATGGTCACGCTCCTCTTCACCCGGGAGACTTCCAAGAAGGAGCAAGGCGAGCAGCTACGGACGGTTGTTGGGTGGATCTACGAGCACGTCACGGAAGATCGTCTCCCCCATGTTGGGCAACAACTCCCAACGGCAACGATCCTTGAAACTGGAACAAATGGATTCGTAGTAGCTGAGGGTCGGGGGAGGTTGAACCTCACGTGGATTGACCTGTACCGCCAGGGGTACCTCCGAGGGGTGCTCCTGGGACCCCCGGGTAAGGCTGGCCATCGCGAGGTGCTGGGATCGCGCAAGAGCGTGTACGTGCCCTTTAATCTCGTGCAGGCGGCCTCTCTGCTCAACCAGATTGAGGCGGCTTTGGGTCAACCCCCGGAATGGACGGCAGACGAGCTATGGCTGCGTTCCCCACCTACGGGCACCCTCATCGACATCCCCCATTTGATGGAAGTCTTTTTGAGGGTCTGACGGGTACAGGAAGCAGAACATGGCAGTCCCCGTCATCGACGAGTTGCTCAGCGTAGACCACCCCGTGTTCGACCACTTCGAGGACTTCGAAGAGATGGTGGAAGAGGGGCGGAGAGACACTATCCCATCGCCCCCTCCCGACTTCGACCACCTCGGGCTTGATGACGAAGCGCTAGACGCAGACTGACGTTTCCTTTCGTGCGCTCTGATAGAGCGCACATGCGGAAGGCGATTGTCACCATCGGAACGGATGGTCTGCGAGACTTCGTGACCCTGCCGGGTGGCCAGCGGATGATGCTGGGCCCAGTCTCGATGCTGAAGTTCGTGACAGAGCTGACCCCCTTGCGGTTCGCACGTAAGGTGCTCGACGCCTTCAACCAAGGCGGTTCGGCCGTAGTTACGGTGGACCTGGACGCTATGGGAGAGCTTTTGAAGCCCCATGTATCCAGGTGGGGTACCGCTGGGGACTTCACTAGTTCTCTTATCCCGCGCTCAGATCGAACCTCGACGAGGGAAGGACCAGCCATGGCTGACGCAAAGACGCTCCTGGAGAGGCTCGGGAAGATCGAGGGGGTTGTTACCCTGCTCGACAAGCACGCCTCAGGACAACTGATCGCTCCGAAGCTGCACAGTGAGCTTCGTTCACTGGTCGGCGGGCTGCACTTCTACGACCCGGGTGACCAGAGCAAGAACGACGCGTGGTACATCGACTCGAAGCCTGTCGTGGACACGGCAGACGCAGGCCAGAAGCTCCCCGCGAGCGCCACGCACGGAAGTGCGCAGGGCGTGAAGGTGGAGACGGCCAGCCCTTCGACCAAGTCGGTCTACGCTCCGGAGCCCTCGACCACCCCGGTCTACGCCCCGAAGACGGCCGCTGAGGTCGCCCCGGCTGCTGCGGCACCCGCGGCTCAGCCTTCGCTCGAAAGCCTCAAGCAGAACACCGGCCTCGCCGACTCGATCATCAACACGGTCGAGGAGACGAGCGTCAAGGTCGATGCCCTCGTGACGGCAGGTCGCAAGTTCAACGCGTCCAAGGCGAAGGAAGACCTCTATGCCATCGCGTCGCGCGTGACCGAGATCGTCAACAACGTCGATCTCGCGCAGCCCTGGGTCGCCAAGGACCTGACGGCTCTCGCCAAGCAAGCTCAGTACATCCACGGGCTCTTCGCTTCGGCGAAGGTCTGAAGGGACGAGGGGTAAGCAGTCATGCCGGTCACGACCACGAACTACATCTACAGGATGGGGACTGCGCCGAACACGCGCGCAGCCGTCTCCCAGAAGAACAAGGTCTACGGTTACTCCGTGGGCGGACAGGGGTTCGTGCAGATCGGCGCGATCTCCGAGTTCGGCTCTGACGAGTCTCGTACGATCGACCCGGTGCGTGGTGTCGGCTTCGGTGATCAGATCGCCGAGCTGGTGCCCGGCGTCACTGAGCCGATGACGCTCACGCTCAACAAGACCCTGCTCTACACGGCCAACATCTTCCAGACGGTGGGCTACAAGGCAGGGATCGACGGCATCGCCCGCTCGCTCAAGCACCACCGCTGGCCGTTCGACATCAAGCAAGAGCTGGTGATCAGCGAGATCAGCGTCCAACAGGACGTCGGCGCTGGACCGAACGCGCAGCCCGCGTCGTCCCCCAACGGCAACTCGCCCTCGCAGCAGTTCATCTTCAACCCGGCGACCACCCCGATCATCGCGGTCAAGTCGCTGTACACCTTCTTCGAGGGTTGCTGGTTCGAGTCGTACAACGCCAGCTACACGTCGGACGCAGCGATGGTGGCCGAGAACTCCTCGGTCAAGGTCTCTGACGTCATCGACGGCTTCTCCCAGTACGGGGAGTTCATCGACACGGGCCTCGCTCCCATCTCGTCCAACGGACAGGCGGGTTCGGGCTTCTCGCTCCGCTTCGCAAGCAACAGCGCGGCGGTCATTCCGGTCCCACCGAACGTGTGATCGGGCACGCAGCCTGAGACGGCGACGCGATCCAAGATGTAAATCGGACCAGATCAGACCAAATGCACATGGCTCCTGTCTCCCTGTAGTGGGACTCGGATCCAGATGTAGATTCGCTCTCGCCTATCCGTCGCCATCCTCTAGGTCGCGTCCAAACAAAATGGACAAGGAGATCGAGGATGGGAGTCGTATCCGCAAAGCACCTCACCGAGGCTCTTCAGCAAGCAAAGGCTGTCGGGCTCGTCGAAGAGAAGTTCAAGGTCGGGGACTGTGAGGTTGTTCTTCGCAACCTCCGTCCCGACGAATACGAGGCCGTCGTCCAGGAATGCAAAGACCTGGAAGATCTGGCGTACCTCAACAAGTGGCAAGAGGGGCACGTCTGCCGTTCGATCGTCGAGATCAACGGCGTCGATCTCCGTGAAGCTGACTTCGTAGAGGTCGAGGAGCCCGACCCCAAGAATCGGGCACAGATGCGCACTGTCAAGCGTGAGGTGCACGACTGGCTCCGCAAGAACGTCCTGGCGACGTGGAGTAAGGAAGCGATCTTCACGGCGTACCGGAAGTTCACGGACGCGGTGCAGCTCGCCGAGAACAAGGCCAAAGAGGGTGTGCACTTCGTCGTCGCGGAGGAGAGCGCGGAGGAGAAGTACCGCCGCATCCTCGGCGAGCTGAAGGAACTGGAAGCGGAGGTTCCGCCGCCCATCCTCGAAGCGATCCTGCACGAGAACGGGTACACGTTCTACACGACGCCGCAGGACACGGAGATGTTGCGGGAGTTCGACCAGCGGCATTCCGACCCCCAGCCGGCTCCGGCTGCGGAAGCTCCGCAGGCAGCCCCGCCTCCGGTTCAGGCTCCCGCACCGACCCCGACTCGTGGTCCGGTCGCCGAGAAGGCGGACCCCATCCAGAACGTCGCCAACATCATGAGGCAGCGGGTGCCCATGAACCAACAGCCGGTGCCCATCCCCGAGATGCCGAAGGCTCCGATTGAGGTTCGTGAGCCGGCAACGTCTGCGCCGCAGTACGTCAGTCCGCCTCCGGTTGCTCCACCAGCCATGACCGGGCCGCCCGTAGTCGCTGGCCGCATCCCGGCCGAGGCCGCCATGATCGATGAGGCCCTTCGCGCAGCGCCTCCCCAGGCGGTCATTCCGCCCGGGATGGTGGCACCCCCCAACGCTCCGCCGGGGACGTTCGTATCGCCCGCAGAGAGGGCGCCTACCCCGGTTTTGGCGCAGCGTGGACAACAGCACACGGACCCGAGGGGCCTCGCAAGCATCCTCGAACCGAGGCCAGCAGGCGGCATCAACCCCAAGTTCCGCCCGCAGCGCTGATCCATGCCGCAAGCCGCTCGTAGCTATCGGGAGGAGCAGGCCAGGCTCCATGGTCGGACCGAGTTCGATCGGCCCGCTAGTGCTACGCCTTACGATCGGCAGCAAGCGGAACTGGACCAGCTTGAGAAGGACGAAGAGAAGCGAGTCGAAGCTCCTCGTGAACCGGAGGTCAATCCCGAGGTCTACAAGGACGTCGAGTCGCTTCTCTATCGCGGCTTCCTGACGCAGAGCGCCGAGATCAACGACGTGCACTTCGTCTTCAAGTCTCTCAACCATCACGAGTTCGAGCTGATCCGCATGTCTGGGGGTCACACGAAGAACGGTCAGCCGTCGCAGCGCTTCTGGGACATGTTCCTGGCCTACGGCGTCCTCATGGTGGACGGCGTCAACGTGCTGCCGAACCGGGACCACTTCATCTCGGTTCTGGCCAAGACGTTCGGGGACTTCCACCTGTCGGTCAAGCAGCGTATCGTCCGCCACCTCAGCGAGATCAACCGTCGCGCCAGCAACGCGGTCACCTTGACGGAGTGCTACGTGACCGAGAAGCAGTCCCGCTACCGCTGGTTCCAGGTCCAGAACATCGACATGACCTCGACGGCCATGACGGGGATCGCAGGAACATCGCAGCTCGGGCTGAACTGGGCGCAGCTTATCTGGCGTGCCCTCAACCGCTTCGAGGATCTCCGAGAGGACTTGGAGCACCGCTGGGATCACGCGAAGTTCATTGGGTCGTGCAGCGCGGGCAAGGGTGTCTCGAAGATCTACAACCAGGACAACCAGCGCCGAAAGCAAGAGCGTGAAGAGCTGATCTCCCGCAAGGACGAGCTTCTGCGGCATGTCCTACTTGGGGAGCCTATGCGCCCCAAGCTGCTCAAGGACGGGGCGGTCTGGGTTGCCGCACGCACGACCGAGGAGCTGATCAAGCAGCTCGACAGCGACCTTCGCGGTGAGAAAGACTGGCACGACATCATCGTGGAGCAGTCCGAGGCGAAGATCCGAAAGGGCTACGAAGATCGTCGTGAAGAACTGACCGCCATGGCGAAGGCCCGCGAAGAGGAGTTCGACGGGAAAGCACTTGTCGGAGGCACAGACATGACGGGTCTGACCCCCGTCGAGGTCCGGGAGCGCATGGTTCGACACAAGCAGTACGAGGCACAATCCGATGCGAAGCGGATGACTTGGCCCGAGCTGCATGATGAGCAGTTCGAACGGCGCATGGCGCGTTTGGGGATCCAGCCTCCCCAAGAGGTTCAACCCAGTATCCCGGCGTCTGCGGCGAAGCCCCCGACGTTCCGCAAGGGGAGATAACAGATGCCCACGGAACAAGAGGTACTGCAAGTAAAGCTACAGCTTGAGACGCAGGCAGCGCTCAAGGACTTCAAGAACCTCAACCTGCGTACGCAGCAAGGGTTCAAGCAGACGAGCCGTGCAGCGCAGCTTTTCAGCAAGGCGCTCAAGAAGATCTCGGACGTGAACCTTCGCGGCATGACCCGGAGGATCAAGGACGTCGTCACTGGCTACCAGAAGGTCCACAAGTACAACGTCCTCATCGGTCGTCAGCAAGAGAAGATGCTCCACGCGACCGGCGCGGAGAAGAAGAAGATCCAGGAGACGGTCGCCGAGTACAAGCGCCTTCGTTCGGCGGCTCAGAAGGCTGGCGTGGGCGGCAAGATCGCCGGCGCGGTCTCCAAGGGCGGGGCGGCGACCAGCCACGGAACGGGTCAGATACTCACCGGAGCGTTCAAGGTCGGCGGAGCGTTGCTCCGCAAGGATCTTGAGGGCGCTGTCACGGAGGCGGTCAAGACGCTCTCCGAGGGCTTCTCGTTTGCGGCCAAGATCCTCGAAAACACCATCGGCAAGGTCTTCAGAGTCAGCGGCAAGAAGATGTGGCACATGGGCGACCTGACCTTCAAGAAGGCCGGGAAGCTATGGGGCAAGGGCGGGGCCGGGGGCAAAGCGGGCGCCATTGGTTTGGGTGCCATGGGCGGCCTCATGAAGGGCGTCGGCAAGCTCACCGAGGGTATCGGCGGGCTCACGAGCGCGTTCTCGAAGATGGGCCCCGCTCTTGGAGGTGTGGCTGACATTGCGGGGATGCTCGTCAAGCTCTTCATGCAGATCGAAGGACAGGCCAAGGACTTCAACAAGGAAGTGCTGGCGAGCGCGGACACCTCTGCGATTCTCTACGCCAACGGCATGGACGCCGACAAGGCGTACAAGAGCCTGAGTGCGACGCTCGACAAGATGCGCGACTCGGCCTTCGACATCAACGACAACATGCAGTGGGGCATCACTGCGCAAGAGCACAAGCAATTCGAGCAAACGCTCTTCCAAGAGGGTGTGGACCTCAAGACGATGAAGCGGGAGTTCAAGTCCGCCAAGGACTCGGCTTCGGGAATGACGGGTCAGGTTCAGGACTGGGGTGACGCCGTTCACGTCGCGGTGGCCTTCTCTCGCAACTGGGGTGTGAGCCTCCAGGAGATCACGCAGTTCCAGAGCGAGGCCATGCGCGACATGGGCCAGAGCTTCGACTCTACGATGCTCTCGATGTCCAAGATGAGCCGTGCGGCCGCGGACTCGGCCGCGGACTCGGGCATCGCGTCCAACAAGTTCTTCGCCATCATCCGTGGCGTCTCCGCAGACTTGAACCTCTACAACACTCGCATCGATCAGGCGACGTCTCTGCTCAAGCTGATGGGCAAGCAGATGAACCCGCGCGAAGCACAGAAGTTCATGGGCACCCTCGTCAACATGTACAAGGGCATGAGCGAGGAAGACCGCATCCGTCAGGTTGCCATCCTCGGCGTCGGTAAGGCCGCCAAGGTCGTGACCGATGACCTTGAGGACAAGACCCGTGCCCTCAGCACGCAGGTGCAGAGCACCATCGGCCTGAACGCTCAAGAGTTCCAGGATGCGATGGCCAAGGCGGGCAAGGACGGCGGCAAGTCCCTGGAGAAGGCACTGGCCGATGCGTCGGCCAAGAGCGGCAAGAAGCTCTCGGGTCCGCTCAACGAGGCCATCACCTCGATCGAGATGGACTACAAGCGAGTCCAGCAGGGCGGCATGGTGGGCGTAGCCGAGGCCATGCAGAACCTCAGTGCCGCGGGTGCCGTAACCGCGACGAAGGCTGCTCTTCAGAAGTTCGGCGGGGGCAAGAAGCTTTCGGACATGGTGGGCATCCAGGCGTTCGCTGCACGTAAGGCGGCCAACATCTCCCAGGACCAGTTCGATCAGGCGGTCAAGCTGGAGAAGGCGATCGACAAGCAGCGCGACGAGATGAAGGCGGCGTTCGCGAACCCGAACCCGTCCCCCGAGCAGGCGCAGATGGTCAAGCGCATGCAGGAACTCGGCATCACCGCCGATACGGTGGGCGACGAGTCCAAGGTCAACGATCAGAAGATCATCGCTGCGATGGACGAGACGCAACAGCAAGCGCTCGCCGACACGCAGAAGGAGATCAACTACGCCAAGCAACAGACGAAGCTCACGTCGAAGCTCGGTGACAAGCTGGATCTCGTCGTCGATGGGATCATGAATTACCTGTACAAGGTTCTTGAACAGGTCAGCTCGACTCTGGATGAGTTCTTCGATTTCTGGTCTACCAAGAACAACCAGAACGACCCCGCCAAGGCGCACAAGGAGCTGATCCGGAGCCTGAGTGGTCAGCAAGACGTTCTGAGCAAGGATCTCGGCAGGCTGCTTGCGGAGAGCGGGAACGCGACCACTGCCAGCGAAGCTCTTCGCGATGCCTTCATGAAGAAGGTGGGCGGCGCCTCTTCGGCCGACCAGTTCGACGCGCTCAAGTCCGTCACCGCCGCGCTCAATCCGGATCAACAGGCGGATGCGATCAACAAGTCGGATCTGTCTGACGACATCAAGGACAATCTCCAGAAGGCGTTGCAGGAAGAGGGGATGGGCGCGAACCTGACGTCCGCCTCCAATGCGGCGGGACTCAATCCCGCGCAGATGCAGTCCCTCATGAAGGGCGCCATGGCGGGCATGACCGAGCAACAGCTCGTGAAGATGGTGGGCTTCGCGAAGATCACGAAGGGTGGCCTGGGTCTTCCCGGAACGGTGAAGCCAGGGATGGGTGAATCGGACGATGATTCGGACGACAAGCCCGGGGTAGCCGGCCCCGCGGCGCCGTCCGTGGCCACTACCGGAGCCCCGGCAGGTGCGGGCACGCCCGCCGCTGGACCCCCTGCTCAGTCGCAGGCGGAGCAGAAGGTGGCGGACAACACGGCGCCGATCCCGCAGGTCGTGGACGCCATCAACAACCAGACGCCGACCCTGGCACAGGCGAACCAGACCATCCAGAACGTCAGCGATCAGCTCGATGTGATGTCGAGCGGCAAGACGATCGACGATCTCTACAACGTCCTTTGGATCCGTGGGATCAAGATCAACCAGTCCTTCATGAAGGACAAGTTCTGGAAGGAAGGCCACGACCAGGTTCTCGACGCGAACCGCGAGGCCCTCCTGGAGTACTTCCTCTACAAGGACGACAGCAAGGAAGGCGTGCTCGAACAACTCCGGTCGGGTGCGTCCACGATGTCCACGTTCGGCAAGAACGCTGCCCAAGAGGCCATCGGACCTGTTCCGGTTGCGCCCGCGCACGCATCGGGCGGCTACGTCACGAGCATTCAGGGTGGCGTCGCCAAGACCATGCGCGCTCCTGCGGGCGAGGGCTTCGCGTCTGTGGGCCCGAAGGAGACGATCGGGCGGGCAGGTGGTGGAGGTGGTGGCATCTCGATCAACGTCAATGGTCCTGGGGGCCAAGAGCTGGCCAACGTGATCAAAGGGCACGTCATGAACGGTATCGCCGAGTACAACCGGCGGAACAAGTTCACGTGATCTGACCTATGCCCGCGATCAACTCTCCCGCGAACCCCAACAACTTCCCGGTCAACTCGGGACCGACGAATCAGCCGTCGTACGTCCATGGTGTGGACTCTCGTCGGTCGTTCATCCCGATGGCGTTCCAGATCACAAGCCCTCTCGACAACACCAAGGCTCTGCTTCCACACGCACTCGTCATGCACGTCAACCCGCAGAACTTCTCCGAGAACTACACGAAGAAGATCGAACGCATCCAGACGCGCGGCGGCTTCGTCGAGCAGCACTGGGGCGACGAGATGACGGACCTCTCCGCAGACGGCGTGACCGGAGCCTTCCTCAACATCTACTCGGGCACGGCCAGCGTCGTTCGCCAGTACACGATTGCATGGGACCGCTATCGGGACCTCTACGATCTGTACCGCAATAACGGGTCGGTCTTCGATCCGGCTGGCAACATCGTCCTCCAGGGCAACGTCATGCTCATGTACGATCGCGGGACGTACATCGGGTACTTCAAGACCTTCGAAGTGGAAGAGACGGACGACACGCCGTTCATGTTCAAGGTCTCCTGGTCCTTCAAGGTCCAGCAGACGATTCAGCTCATTCCCGTGGGCGGCGGTCTCTCTCCGAACGGCTACGTCGGGACGCCTGCCTTCCAGTCTACGAACTTCCAGGGCACGCCTGGGGTGAACCCGACAACCTCGTCAACCTCCGTGCAAGCTCCAAACACCTCGCCTCCTGTGCAGTCACAGGCAGGCTTCGTCGCCTCAGGCGGCCTGACGGCTGGGCAGCAAGCGGCTGCACTGGCATCCATCGGGACCTCAGGAACGACCTCGGCCGCAACCGGCATCGCCAACCCGAACGCTCCTGTCATCGGAGCCCGGGGCAGCGGCCAGACGGGGGTGTGACCTATGGCGGACAACGGCAACAACAACACGAACCCGTCGAACACGTCGATCTACCAACAGATCGCGCAGAACGCGAACTACTACTCGCCGTCGCTCTACTACTCGCTTCTGTCGCAGCTCAGCCAGTCGCTCATCCTGCAACCGGATGCGATGGGAGCGCAGTTCATCCCCGTTTCCGACGCGATGAACAACCCTGACCAGAGCAAGAAGCTCTTCGTCATCGGGCTCATCCCGCCTTCGTCGCTCCCTACCGGGCGCACGTTGGACCGCACGCCCAAGCAGCCTACTCTGGGGACCGCCCCTCAGGCGCAACCGCAGCCAGCGAGCGGCAGTGCTTCCACCGTCAGTTCGAGTCAGGGACCGGCGGGGGCCTTCGGAGGCTGCCACGGGCAGAACGTGGACGGTGATCCGGGATCGAACCAGGGACCGCCCATCGTTCAGACGTTGAGCTTGCAACAGCTTGCGGCCGCCCTCAACACCGCCTACACGCAGAAGTTCGGAAGCCCGCCTTCAGCACTGACTCTTGCAACGCTCTGTGCCCACTCGATGCGTGAGACCGGCTCTCCGAGCGGCACGACGGTCCAGTGGCCCAACAACAACCCTGGGTACATCGGCAACTTCAACCCCTCGACGTCCTGGGGCGCGAAGGCCATCGCCAACCACAACACTTTCGGGTACGTGAACTGCCCGGGGACGCAGGGCGAAGGCCCGGTCTCCTACTACACGTCGTACAGCACGGCGGTGGGGGGCGCGACCGCGTTCCTCAACGCCATCCAGGGAACGGGCGGCCAAGCGGCCTTCCAGGCGGCAGCGGCGGGGGACACGCAGGGCTACGTGAACGCCCTGAAGAGCGCTGGCCAATACTCGTACATGGGCGTCAGCGTGGGCGGGTACCTCCAAGGGTTCCACGACCCAAACACTCTCGTGGGCCAGCTTGGGTCCCTGGACACGAGTCAGCTCCCCGCGCCGCTCACGTTCAGCCCTGCGGGTACGATCACCACGAACGTCTCGACAGATTGGGTTGCTACCGGGTCAGGAGCTAGCGCGCAGGCAGCCTCGCAGATCTCTACGTCCCAAAACACGGACCTCCAGAACTCGCAGAACCAGGTCGCGCAGAACTACGCACAGGCGCAGCGAGCGTCTGCCTTGGCCTCGCAGCAACTCATTACGCAGATGGCGCAGACGCCGCCTCTGCAACTCCTCGTCAACCCGAGGTCGTTCAAGGTCAACAACGAGAAGGTCATTGCGGACGGTAACTGGACCCGCTTCGGCCCGCAAGACATCGTCGAGCACTGGGGTGACAACCAGGACAAGATCGAGGGCTCGGGCAAGATCGCTGCTTTCCAAGCGATCGACACGACTACCGATTCGATGGGTCCTGGCCTCACGAGGACGGCACGGCAGTATTCGCTGTCGTTCCAGAACCTCGTGTCGCTCTACCAGATCTACCGCAACAATGCGGGCATCTACGTGCCCGACCCCATCGACTTCTCGAAGAGCAACCTCTCGGTCCTGGGCTCCATCTACATCTACTTCGACTACACGCTGTACGTGGGGTCGTTCGACAACTTCACGATCACCGAGACCGACACGGAACCTTACTCGTTGGAGTACAGCTTCTCCTTCACGGCTCGTGCGACCTTCGTCTTCGATCAGGTGGCGGACCCCAACTTCACCTATGGCATTCCTCAAGGGGGCTTCACGGTCCAGCAACCGCCGACGACGCCTACCAATCAATCGACGACGGTCCCGAACTCTTCTCCTGTCATCCCGCAGCCTGCGGCTCCCGTGCCTATCTACAACGCCACCATCGACGAAGTTGGTCCCGGCGGCCTCACGCTCTCAACCCAGACCTAGATCAGACCATGGCCCGCAGTCCCTTCCAAGGCACGTACGTCAACGGAGCCCGCCCCACTGTTGTGACGGCGCCAGACTCCATCGTACTCATCAACGGCAACTCGGATGTGATCGGCTGCCCGGTCTGCAACAAGAGCTTCCCGTTCAACAAGTACATCACGTCGGTCCAGGTGGACCTGTCGATCGACAGTGTGCCCGGTTCGGCGAGCCTGAACCTGTCCGTGCCCCGGCATGCCATAGACGACTTCTACTTCGACAACAGCCCCATCATCTGCCCGATGATGGAGGTCGAGATCTACACGAAGGGCCACTTCCTCGTGGAGGGTCTGCCGCAATACTACCCGATCTTCTGGGGTCTCGTCACGGAGGTCAACGACAGCTACTCGGGCGGCGAGCACTCGGTTTCCATCCACTGCGCAGACATCCTCAAGTGGTGGGAAGTCTGCAAGATGGCGACGAACAGCGCGTTCACGTCGCCGCACCCGGGCGCGATGGGCATGGCGCTCTTCGGCAACGCCTTCTTCGGTGCCAATCCTTACGACATCATCTGGACCCTCGCGCAGCAGTCCTTCGGGGACATCATCGTCGGTACGGGCGGCCTTGTGGCTCAGTACCGGGAGTCGGGCGCGCAGAAGAACCTCTTCAACGGTATCTTCGCCGACCTCGCCATCTATTGGGAGGAGCGGTTCCAACGCATCCGCAGCAACTTGATGCTCTATGCTGCGAACGGTTACTCCATCCGGGGCGACGTTCTGAACGAGTACGTTCCCACGGGTACAACAAAGGTCGGCAAGCACTGGGTTGCCAAGAGCATCGCGAAGGCGATGGGCGGCCCCAACTCGGGTCAGGCGGTCTACGACCCTACGGATGAAGAGGTCGTAGCCTTCCGCAGCAACCTCAACGTCGAAGTCCCCCTGTGGAACTCCGAGTACCAGACCAAGCTTGAACTCGGTACGGCCGCGAAAGAGGCCATCGGCTTCGAGCTGTACATGGACGTGGACGGGAGCGTTGTTTTCAAGCCACCGTTCTACAACCTGGACGTGCTCGGGAACAAGCCGATCTCCTGGATCCAGGACATCGACATCATCGACTGGGACTTTTCCTCCTCCGAGTCGGAAGTCGTCACGCAGATCATCATGCAGGGCAGCTACGGCGGCAACGTGGATTACGGCCTTGCCCAAGAGCTGACGCCGATGACGTCGGTTACGGACTTCCACTTGCTTCGTCAGTACGGTTGGCGGTCGCAGACCTTCAACTCGGAGTTCCTGGGCGACACCAACAAGATGTTCTACGTTGGCCTAGACATGCTCGACAGGTGGAACGCCCGCCGGCATCGTGGAACGGTCACGATCCCCATCCGTCCAGAGCTGCGTCTTGGGTTCCCTGTCTACATCGCCCCCAAGGACGAGGTCTGGTACGTCAGCGGTATCAGCCACAACATCGCGTACGGTGGGCGAGCTACAACCTCGTTGACCTTGACCGCTCGGCGTAAGAAGTTCATCGCCCCTCAGGGTATTGGAACGCTCTCGCTCGCCAGCGCGCCGCAGGGCACCCCCACCACTTCAGCGTCGGGCCAGGTATCGTACAGCTCGAAGCAGCTCTCCCAGAGCGCTTCGTTCAACCTGAAGATGGGCACGGCGGCCACCTTCCCGCCGACGCCTCCCATTCCGAATGCGGGCAGCCAAAGCCCATACGACCCTCTCATCCTTCGCAACTCGAAGACGGGTCGCATCGTAGGCTACCCGAACGCGGTCATGCTCTTCACGCGTTCCTTTCAAGGGACCACGGATCAGACGGGTCAAGTCGCGGGTCACCGGCCACAGTCCTCGACGAACCCAGACGTGCTCGCTGCGAAGAAGACCGCCTTCACGAACGCCGCCAATCAGACAGCAAGTGCAGTGCTCGCGCCCTTCAACGCTGCAAACACCGACACGCGTGTGCGCGAGCAGTATCTCAACAACCGCTACCAGTACGGTTTGAACTCCGCTGGCGCGTACGTCTACGCGTATGACAAGGCGGATGTGATCAAAGAGGTGCTCATCTTCCCGAACAAGAACCTGCACATCCAGGGCACTTCTGGAGGAATTCAAGCCTTGCAAGGGGCTTCGGGTCTCATTCGGCCGGTCTCGGATGAGCGTGGGTTCGAGGTCGTGGGCGTGTTCCGCTACGGCCGTGGCGTCATGCTTCGGGATGGAAACCTGGTCGTGCAGCAACAAGGCCAACGGGACAGCATGGCCACTGTCTCGGAGCAGACCGCTCTCGGTGGTGACCTCTACGCCACGCTCAACGCACAGGCGCAGGGGATCACGTCTGTCACGAGCGCCTACCAGAACCCGGCAGCTACGCTCTCTACGCTCACCCCCGAGGATCTCCAGACCGCAGGCTTCGTCAACCCAGACACCGGGCCGCAATACTACACGCCGCCCACGACTCCCGGCGCGTACCCCATGTTGGGCGACCCGAAAGCCACCACACTCAACTCCCCGCAGCAAGCGGGTGTGCCGAACAGCGTCGAAGCTGGGCAGCTCTCGAACGGCCTGACGCTCTACGAGATGGTTCCGAAGACGGGCGACGTCACCTCAGACACGGAGTGCGCGTGCTTGCTCGGTCGTGCGGACCTCATCTTCATCTCCTCGGGCAACGGGTACAGCGTCTCCACGCTTTCCTCGCCCAATGCTGCGACACCGGATCAGGGCAACCTCGCTCCGGCTACGGCCGCCGCTACGAACACCCCGGTGCCGGTCAACGATAGTCAGGCCGTGCCGATGACGCCTCAGGAAGTGGAGAACACGATCGACACGTTCCTCTACAACCTCTACAACCAGCTCGACCAGGTGCACCAGCAGTACGAGAACGCGCTGCGTGGCGACCCCACCAACCTCGACCCCAGCCAGCAAGAACTCATCGCGCAGAGCGACCAGGAACTTGTGCAGAACGTCGAGTTCGGAACATCGGGCAACGGGTTCGCGAACGTTACTCCGCCATACGGACCAGGTGGGCCTGGGCAGACGGACAACCCGATCGCCATCGCGCAGCAAGCGGACAGCGCACTGTCTTCCCTCTCGCAGAACTGGCAGAACTTCGGAGCTTCGGTCAAGAGTAACGCGCAGAGGGCGCAGCTCACGCAACAGATTCAAGGGTACCAGAGTCAGATCTCTAGCCTCCAGACGCAGATCAAGGCTCTGTCCCAACCGAACGTTGTCGCGCCTGGGGACACCACGCAGACGCTCAAGAACTTGGAAAGCCAGCTCTACACGACACAACAGCAACTCGCGAACGCGCAGTCTCAGCTAGCTGCGCTGCCCCCGGCTTCGACCCCCTGAGGATCAAATGTCAATCGCAGGTACCAGACCGCCCGGCGCTCCGATGCCCCGTGAAGTGGGGCAGAGGAAGGATTCTAAGTTCGCTGACTCAGGGGAGGGCGGCGGGTTCGGCCTCAAGGTCGCGATCATCACCCGCGTTGACGAGATCAACATGGTCGCGGACCTCAAGGTGCTCACCGGAGGTGGTGACCACTACGAGGTGGACCTCTCGCAGAGCATGGCGGGTCCACGAAGCTTCCTCGGGGGCATCCCAGAGGTCAACTCGCTCGTCATTCTCGGCTACCGACGCAAGAGTAAGCAGATCACGCAAGGCGTCATCCTCGGCTACCTGCCGGCAGCCTCGCGCCTCGCACTCAACTTCGACCCGATGGCCCCCACGGATCCCTCTCAAGTGGATCCGAGTGACGTGGCCTTCCTGAACAACTTCCTCGGGCCGACCATCCGCTACAAGCGCATGCGCTTGCGTCCTGGCGACGTTGGCGGCATGTCGTCGCAGGGTGCCGAGTTCGCCCTTACGCGAGACGCCAAGTTCTACAACCGTGCCGGCGACTTCATCGAGCTGCGCGATGTGGACCGCACGCTGATCACGCAGGGCATCCATAGGGTCGAGAACACTTCGGGCGTGCACGAGATCACGGGTCCGATCCGCCGCGGGCAAGCGTTCCTCCCCAATGACATCTTCCAGAAGGACGGGGTGACGCTGCAAACGACAGCCAACCGCTATTTCGGTCAGACTGACCTTGCGGCCATCGGCCCGGACGTACCCAACGGCCCGAACAAGTACGCCAACTCGAACGGCAAGGTGCTTGGGTTCTTCAACGACGTGTCTGACTTCCCTCCGGTCACGTACAACAACGGCAGGCGAGTCTTCTACCCGGCAACGAACGTCGGGGTGAATTTCGAGGATCCGGATACCTCCTTGGGCGCCCTCGCGTACACGGAGCGCAGGGTCGAGATCTCGCACACGACAGACGCCTCGCAGGAGGTTCGGGACGAGATCGACGGCTTCCAGATGTCGCAGCCTCGTCGGTTCATCGAGCTTGCGATGGGGACGGTCGTGGGCAACGACGCGCTCTCTGGCAACGGCATGCGCCAGTACGCGCAGATGCTCAAGCCGCAGATCTTCGACGACATCTGGTCGGATTCGAAGGACCCTGGCAAATTCACGATGAACGTGGTGCCACGTTTGGCCACGGAGCCAGATCTCGAAGCGAACACCACAGCGGGCGCGTTCTTCTTCCAGATCAACCCCCCGAATCAGCAAGACAAGGTCGATCCGTTCTCTTGCTCGATCTCCAAGCAGGGTAAGCTGTTTCTCAGCGTCCCAGGCTCGGTCGTCGAGCGCTACCCGAGCGGGTCCAAGAACGTTAGCGCCGAGGTCACGATGGGCGGCGCGCTCAAGATGTTCCTCGGGATGGAGACATCCCTTGGCGCCTCGCTCATCGCGGACTTTGCGGGGGGCATTAAGGCCCGTGTCGGCCACCTCGCGGCGGGTCAGTCCGTGGACATCGAGTACGACTGCCCCGTGAAGGTCACGCACTCGGGCTCGCCGTCCGACTCTACGGGTCAGGGCATCTCGCTCGATACAACGGTCGAGGGTAACGAGAACAAGGTGCTGACCGGGGACTACGTCCTCAATGCCTACGGATCGATTACGGAGACCGCGAACGGTCGGCATTCGATCAAAGCCGACACCATGTCTCAGTCGGCTAACGGCGGGTTCACGGGCAGCTATGGCGGCTTGTCGCTCACGGTGACCGACAAGACCATCATGAACTACGCGCTCCTCGTCACGACCAACATCCTGGCGGGCGGGGAGATCAAGACCATTCTCGCGGGCGCCCTTCTGGACTCCGTGGTCGCAGGAGCCCGATCGTACAACACCGCCGCCGGCGTGACGACCTTCAACAACGGCGGCGGTGCCTTCGCGATCAACGTGGGCGCCGGAGCCTTCTCGGTCAACGTGGGCGCGGGCGCTATCGCCCTGACCGCAGCCGCAGCGGTCAGTATGCAGGCGGCCGCAGCCATCTCTCTGACGGCAGGCGGACCGGCGACCATCACCTCGACCAGCGTTGTGTCCCTCATCGCTCCACAGATGCTCTTTGGGGGTCCCGCGGCTGTCTTTGGGGTTGCCCGTGGCGCCCCGATGATGCCCCCAGGCTCTCCCTCCCTCGACTGGATCACGGGCCTGCCGCTCCAAGGCTGCGCCGTGGTGAGGTCAATCTGATGCCGATCACTCCGGTAGGGCTCACGGCGACGATTGCGGCCGCGTTGGTCTCAACGGGCCACATTGGGCCGTCTGTGCCTCAGTTTGCAAACGGGGTCGCGTCCGGCGTCTTCGCGTACCTGACGGGCATCGTCAAGCCGATCACGGTCGATTCTGGTGTGGTCGGGGTCGGGGTGGGGGCCACGCCTCTCCTGGTCCCTACTCCGCTCATTACGGCAGGGCTCACGCAGGGGTTCGCGGCCATGGGCATTGTTGGGCCCTTTGCCCCTCTGACCATCCTCGGCCTGTCCATCGGTCTGACGACAGGTTTCGCCCAGGGGCTCATCACGACAGCTCACACCACGGTAGGGGTCGGGGCCGGTGTAGTACGTTTCCAGGGCGGCTCCGCGATCCCTGCCATGATCGCTGGGTTCGCTACGGCAGGGATGGTGGGGCCAGGGTCCGTCAAGAAAGCAACAGCCATCGGAATCGCGCTCGATACTACTTTTGCGGCCTACACTACCGTGACACCGATCGCGGGCGGAGCAGGTCCGGCCCCCTCAGTGGGGGTCGGGTTCGGGTCCGTCGTATGAAGACAGGATGCAGACAGGATGGGCTTCTCGATCACGGGATACGTGTTGGAGCCACCGCTCGTCGGGGCGGCCAACTCGCAGTTCACGCTGACCCCAGCGAACTTCGAGTCTAACCCCGGCGCGTTCAGCTCCTACTATTCCTCGGCCGAGAACGTCCCGAGAACGGACTACCTCGTTCTCGTCATGACGGACGGGAAGCTCCCTTCGGCTACCTTTGGGTGGACGAAGAACGAGGGCTTCGTCGTCGGAGAGGCGGCCATCCAGCGCTTCACGTACGACGGCAAGCACCAGCAGTTCCGTCCCTTGCCTGGCAGCACACCCCTCAACCTCGGGTTGTTCGGCCCCACGTTGAATACCTCGACGGTCAAGGCTCCCGTTCAGATCAGCAACACCTCAACGTCGCCGGCCGTTGCCCCGTTCCGGTTGTCGATAGGTACCCCCGCCGCTCCCATCTTCACGTTCACCCTGACGCTCGTGACCAGCTTCACGACGCCCGCGCCGGGCAACGTGCAGATGATCACGACCGGCTCGACGGCGGGTCAGCTTCTCTGGAACACAACTGACCTGACGAACCCGTCCTACCAGGGGCAGCCCATCCTGTTCCAGCAACAGGCGCCGTTCACCACGCAACAGTCGAACGGCAACATCGGGGACATCGGCAACAACTCGCTCCTGCTCACCCCCATCCCTGGAACGTCGCAGTACCCGCTGCTCCGGATCGGATACGGGCTCTACTTGCAGGCGATCGGCGTCTCGACCTTCTCACCGAACCCAACGATCGGCACCGTCGAGTGGAACACGACCACCGGGCTGCTCAAGTTCAACTCGACCGACATCACCAACAACGCAGGGACCCCCGTCTACTACGATGGGGTGCTCATCTCGGCGAACCTGACGCTGCCGGTCCAGAACCTCGGCACCATCAACCTGGTCGGCAACACATCGCCCCAGGCGAGCGTCTTGAGCCCCATCCCGGCGCCGGGCGGGGACATCATCTTCCGCGTCCCTGGCGTCGTCCAGTTCGAGGAAGCGGTAGCCACTCCGGTTGCCTCGTTCAGTGCAGTCGGCAAACAAGGGCAGGTCCAGTACGACCCGACGACGGGCCAGATTCAGTTCTCGCAGGCGGATCGCCTCCTGTACGGCGGCCAGACGCTCCAGATGGTCTCCGGAGACCTTCCGGTTGAGCGCGGCGTGTCGATGCGGTTCTTCAGGTGCCCCGTGGACCTCGCGGGTACGGACGCTTCGATCAAGGACGTCTCGGCCATATATCAGGTGACGGACGCCACGTTCCAGTCCCCCATCATCGCGATGCCACAGGTCTTCTTGCCTGCCATCCCGATCGACAACCCGACGTACGCCCCGTACACGCAGTACCCCCTCGTGGTGATGGTCGAGCAGGGGACGGGCAGCTTCATCTCCAGCAACCTCCCGAACCAGACGACGACCCCCACTGCGGGCATCGGGTATGTCTTGGACTCGGACACGGGCACGCTTCAGTACGCGCAGCGCTACAACACCCAATCGTTGCTGCTACAGCAAGCGACCGCCATCGCGGTCTTGCCAAACCCGCTAGTCTTCCCGTCGAACCTGAACTTCGCCATCGAGACAGCGCCCGGCTCAGGCTTCTACACGCCGTTCACGGAGAGCCCGCCCGGCTCTGGAGTGTTCGTCTCGACTACGGGCCTTGGAGGGCTCTTCGACGAGACCGCCGGCCAGTTCTCCTTCACGCAGGTGAATGAGCAGCTTGCGGAAGGGTCTACAGGCTCGTTCTCCGGGACGTCCTTCACCGACACGAGCGCTGACTTCACCACGGACAATGTGCTTCCAGGCATGTACCTCGCGGTGACTTCGGGCGCTGCGCAGGGCGTCTACACGATTGGGTCCCCGGTCAACCCGACGTTGCTCCTCACGGATGTTGCCGGTACCACCTCTTCGAACCTCGACTACCAGGTGTTCGCCTCGAAGGAGGTCTTGGCGGATCGATTCTTCCAAGAGGTGGAGCTGGTCGATCCGAACACGAAGGTCGAGCGCATCCGAGCCCTCGGCACGATCACGAACTCGCCGCGCCTGAGCGTGATGACGACCTACGTGAATGTCGTGCGATTCCGCTACGGCAAGGGGCCGAACGCGACCTTTTCCACGCACGTCAACGTCGTCGCAAACGATGCGGCGTTCTCCAGTCCGTCGTCTCTGCCTCAGGGCACAGTCGAGGTCAGCGCCGCGACTGGCGACCTGAACTTCTCGCAGGTGGACGTGACCGCGGGTGGGACCGTCTACTTCGTGCGCCTCCTGACGCAGAACGTGGACTACGTGATGACGCCGGCTCTCGGCACGATCACCTTCACTGTCCGCATGCTCGCGGAGGAAGAGGGTTTGGTCACGTACACGTCGCAGAACGCGCCGAGCACCGTGATCGTCGAGCCGATGACGTTTCTCGTGCGCAAGGAGTTGTGCCAGCCGCATCCCGTGCCCACGACGACCCTCCAGTTCAACCCTCTCGGGCGCACGGTTGCAACGAACCCCACGCAAGCCGTCTGGCGTGGAGGCCGACCACAGGTCATTCCCACACAGTGTGTCGTCAACGCATCCAACTCGACGATCACCTTCCAACCGGACGCCATTCTGACGAACGCACTGCCCCATGGCGCGATCGTCAACCCGATCGAGAACGTCTACATCGACTACTACGTCTACGAGGCGATCGGTGGCGAGAAGACGACGACGGTCCTGCAACCGCCGATCAATCTCGCCCAGGTGAACATCGTCAGCGACTCGAACATCACGGCACCCTCGGTCATCCCGGACAACACCTACTTCATGATCGCGGGCAACTATGCCGCTAGCTTCCCGCCCGGTTTCCTCCTGCGCATCGAGACGCAGCAGGTCTATCTGATCGGCTCGTCTACGTACGACGCCGGGACCGGCATGACCACGGTAACCCTTGGGGGCGGCGAGTCCTTCACAGACGACTTCCAGAATCCGACCCTCTACGTGGCTTCGGGGCCGACACCCCTGACGCCGACCGTCTTCATCCCTTCGTACTTCCAGACGGAGCTGGCCTCTTACGAGCCTGTCTCGATCGGGATGAACCAGGTCACGATCGCGGGCAACCGTACGGGCTCGTACAAGACCGGCACGATCTTGCTCTTCACGACCGGCTCGGAACAGGATTTCTACGAGGCGACGGGTGTCACCTACGACTCGACGAACAACGTCACCAACATCACACTCGCACGCAACACCGTCCTTCAGTACGACGTCGAGACGCTAAGTTACTCTGTCCGGCCCATTTACGAAGCTGGGGCCAAGGTCGTCACGACCACCTACGTTCCTGTGCTCACGCAGCCGTACATCGTCTGGCGGCGTATGGGCGGTCAGGTCGGAACGATCCTCTCCTCGCCGACCGACTATACGATCGAGCCATCGGGCAACATCACCTTGACAGTGCCCTTGCAGCCAGGTGAGGAAGTCTCGATCTTCTACACGGGCTACTACACGGTTCAGGCTGGGTTGCACTTCCGGGCGAGCTACACGAACGTCATCACTCCCAGCGCCCCCAACGGGCTCCTCAACCAGAGCTTGATGGCGAACTACTACACGTTCAGTCCGGACAGCTTCTACTACCGGGTCGAGACGATGACGAACTTCCGAGGGGAGTTCGCGCAGGAGCTTCAACAGGACTCGACCTCGGGCGCGCCCACGAGCGGTCCGCAGACCTCGAACTCGTCGTCTCCCCAGCTCTACAGCCAGGGCCGTCAATCGATCTACTACTCCGAGGGGCACCTGGCCAACCAGGACATCATCGCTCGCTCGACCCTCACCTACTACAACACCATCGTCAACGACCTCGAAGCGGTGCTCGCGGCCTTCGACGGGCGTGTGGTAGGCGACCATGACGGTCTCTTCAAGTTCGATGGGGTCATCGGCCGCACGGTGTCCTCGCCCGCGGATGCGCTCAACCAGATTGACGACCTCGTGCAGGTCTCGCCGTTCCCGCTCCCCAACGGCACGTACCAGAAGCTCTACATCGCTGGTCCCTACAGCCGCTTCTTCACGACACGCCGGAACCTGTTCACAACCTCACCGTGCCAGGACGCGAGCGGCCCCAACGACGGAGATACGGTCGCGAAGTTGACCTTCTCGAACCTCTCGTCTCTGCCTTCGCAGGTCTCGCGTCGGGCGCCCCGTGCTCAGATCCTCCAGCCCTACCCGCCTGGCAACACGGTCTTCGCCGTGGACAACGCGACTGGGACCAACGATGCGCTCCAGCGCCCTGCGTTCCCGACTAGCGGTCCCAACTCCCCGATGAAGGTGGTCGTCGAGGATCCGACGCACAACGAGTCTCTCGGCAACTCGTACATCCCGGCCTCAGCAAACGTCACGGTCACCGCTATCTCGGGCGGCACCCCTCAAACCATCACATTGAGCGGCGGCTCCGCTTTCGAGATACCTGCCGGGGCGACCATCACGATGTCCCCCTCCGATGCCAACTCGATGCTCTCGGGCGGCAACGACCCGCCTGGCAGCGGCGGCTACCAGATGGTCTACCAGTTCGGCAAGGACGTGGACTGCGACCTTGGCACTGGGGAGATCCGCTACAAGAAGCGGCACTTCCCGTTCGACGGTACCCTGCCGACCACCATTATCCCCAAGTTCCTGCTCATCTACCCCGTGCAGCTCGGGACCACGAGCGGGGACATTCTTCAGGTCTACGGTGCTGGCCTCTTCGCAACGAACGTTGCACCCTATCGCTTCCCTGCGCTCGATGGCGGCACCGTTGATGACGATGGTGACCAAGCGATCCCGCTCGTCGGCCCGCTATTCAATGGCGAGACCACGGAAGCAGGGGGCGGCCCGCTCAACAGCGAGCTGGCGCAGATCACGAACTTGCAGACCTTGGCGCTGCCCTTCGTCGGGACCGGCACCATCGACGTCAGCGGTCTGCACATCACGCTCACGTCCGGCACCTTCCCGGGAGCCCCCAAGCAATACGACCTCGTGCGCATCCTGACGGGTGTGAACGCAGGGTCCTCTTTCCACCACGCCGGAACCGGCAGCACCACTACAGCATTGTTCGTCGCCCCGTCCGAGCCCTTCACGTACGACCCGAACCCCTTCTCGTTCGAGGTTGTGACCACGACGTCGAGCCTCGTCGAGACCCTCTCTGGATCCGTCACTGGCACAGCCTTCACGGATTCCGGCACGCCATTCAGTGCGTCTATGGTCGGGTACACGATTGTTGTGACTACGGGCGCGAACGCGGGTCTTCGCCGGAACATCGCCACGTACAATGCCTCGAACTCCGTCACGCTCGACCAATCCCTGACGACCGACTCGGCGTTCTCCTATCGCGTGGACAACACCCTCGCGACGTACGACGGGTTCTTCTACCAATCGCTCCTCGCGGCAGTGTCTCAAGAGCTGGTCACGATCGGGACGACCGAAGAGGCAGCGATCAACCAGTTCTTCACGGATGCCTTCACGGTGGTCGTAGGACCGAGCACGGGCACCGTTACGCTGCCCACCACCCTGACGGACAGCACGCAGGACTTCACGGAGGTGACGGGGTCCGACTACGTGTACGTGCCTAGCGGCTCGAACGCTGGCATCTACCAGATCGCGAGCACGACCCCGCCGCACGTGCTGACGACAACGCAGAACTTCACGGCCGCGATTCCGACGACCTACCAGATCGTGAGCACGTTTGGCCTGAGCTTCACGACGCTTACGAACGTGTTCAGCATTCTCGCGCAGAACACGACCTTCGTCACGACGACCACCACATGGCAGACGCTCCTCACCACCTCAGTGCCGGTCGTGGGGGACGCTCAAGCGGTGGCCTGGGGTTTCTTGGCCACGGACCTCACGGCACGGCACACTGTGGTGCAGAACCGTGTGAACTACCTGACCAACCCAGCGACCGGACCCATAGCGCTCATCGAGAACGCTTTGACTGGCACAGACCGTTTGTATGACGCACGGTACACCTGGATTGACGCCCGCATCGACCAGCAGAGCGGCTTGCTGATTCAAGAGGCTGTTGCGATCACGAACCGCATCGCGGCTCAAGCGAACATTCTCAACCAACTACTCATGATTCTGGCGGTACAGGCGGCATGAGCGACGAACCCAAGATCCCCGAAGAGCAAGCGGCGGCCCCCGAGGCGCCTGCTCCTGAACCTGAGGCCGCTGCTGAGCCTCGGGCGCAGTGGCAGTACAAGCAGGAATTCGCCATCATCGGCCACATGCGCACGATCATCAACGAGACGATCAAGACCACGCGGTTGGAGATCGACCGCCAGCGCAAGAAGTTGCGCAAGCTCACGTACGGGGCATGACAGATGGCATCCTGGGAAGGCTTCTCTATTCAGCTCCCCGGCCAGGACCTCCTGGAGCCGGTGCGGAACGTTCTGGAGACGCTTCTCGTTTTCCTGGAAGTGCTCAAGACCATCCTCGAAACGGTCAAGGCGTTTCTTCTCGCGCTGCTCAACCCCATCGAGGCGCTCGTCAAGGCCCTCATCCAGCTCATCGAGACCCTCGTCCAGGCGCTCGATCAGACAGGGCTCTACGCCTACTTCGACATCCCAGACCCAACGAAAGACCCCAACTTCTTCAAGTACGTGGGCGGCTACCAAGCGTTCACGGGCCGGTTCAAGGGATCGCTGCTCGACTCGCGTGACCCGAACCGTCCGCAGCCCATCGCAGGGGCGACACAGAGCGGATTCATCTTGCTCGTCGCGGATGCGGTCGGCCCGGTCGGACTCCTGCGTCTCATCAAGATCCTGCTCAAGTTCTTCTCTCGCGATTTCATCATGCCGCGCTTCGCTGCGCCGGCGAACGTGAAGATCTTCCCGGTCAACAACAACACCACTCCCGTCCAACCGATCAACAGCCTCGCGAAGGCGTTCTCGATTCAGGCCAACGCAGTCTCGCTCTCGTGGACTCTTGGCGGTGGTATGCAGCCCCCCGACCCCGGATTCACGGACCTCGCGGGTATCGTTGCCAACGAGTTCATCCCGCCGCAGTGGCTCATCGAACGCAGCTCGACCCCCATCAACAACGACATCGACGTTGGCGCTAGTGGTGTCGGTCGCGTCACGGCAAGCGTGCCCACGCTGCACGAGACTCGCGGTATCCCGGGACAGTTCTACAACCAGACGATCCACCTCACCGACGACCATGGTGAGCCGATCATCAAGTTCGACACGTACCAAACGCTCACGCTCGGAGACGACAGCGGGAACATCCTCACGACGATCCTCAATGGGCTCATCGGGGAACTCGGCTTCATCCAGTGGTTCGACACGGAGAACATCCAGTCGGATCAGACCTACTACTACCGTCTGCGCGCCTACACGGGCACTTTGGACATCAACGGGACGCAGCTCAACTGGGCCACTACCCCTCTACAGAACCCCAAGACTCGCAAGTGGTACTTGCCGTGGCCGGGGGATAACGTTGTCGTGGGCAACCCGAGCGGCATCTTCCGCGTCAGAGTCCCCAAAATCCCGCCGAACTTCGACGTCATTCAGAACCTCACGAACCTGTTCATCGCAGGCTTCGCGCTCAACTTCCAGGCGCCGGTCACACAGGCCGGGCAAAAGGACGGTACGGGGGCGAGCGTCCCACAGGACACCTTCGATGCCGCGGGCAACCCCACGGGAACTACCCCGCCTTGGGCCATCGGTAAGGGCACCCTCACCCGGTACGCGGGCGTTCTTGGGGGTCTCCTCCTGCAACCGGAGGTCACGTCCAACGCTGACAACGCTACGGTCAGCGCCCTGACCCCCAACTCGCCACTTCCTACGAACGGCGGCGTGGAAGTACAGCAGCCTTTCCAGAACAAGCTCGTACGTCTACAGGCGAACCGCCTTGCGGGCGTCGTGGGCTCGGCCTTCTTGGAGCAGGGCTATGCAGCCACTTCCGGCTTCCAGCAAGTCATGCAGGGGGCCTTCCCACGTGGACCCCTGACGCCATCGGTTCGGCAGATCAAGGACGCGACGAACCTTCAACAGCTCTGCGCGAACATCATCGCTCTCGACGCGGACGGTAACTACACCCTCGACACCTACCAGGCGTACATCGCAGCGTACAAGGATCCGAGCTGCCGCAAGAACATTCAGTTCGCGCTCCAGTACGTGACGAACTTCCTGCATGGGGGTGTGCCGCCGGACTGGGTTCGGATCAGCATCTTGAGGGATCTCATCCCCTGGGTGGGTCAGCTCGTATACGACCTGATCGCCAAGATTCAGGCTCTCGTGGACGCCTTCAAGGGGATCTTCGAGGAGATCGCGGAGTTCATCTCCGCTATCGAGCGCAAGATCACGGTCTTGGAGCAGTTCATCGAGTTCCTGATCAGCATCCTCGACTTCATCCTCAGCCTGTCCGTGGGGTTCTACCTGCTCTCGGTTCAGAGCAGCGGAAGCGTCTTCGACTGGTTCTCCCAGATCGACAACGCGACCGGGACCGTCCCCCCGAGCGGGCCGGGGGGCTACTCGGCCGGTATCGCCCTGGCGTACGTGGCCGTGGATCCCGGGCCCTTTGCTACGGCCTTTGGCCTGATCTTCTAACGGCTTTTCTCTTTATGGGCTCCCTTTATCAACAGGGGATTCAATGCCCAGAGGGGTCCGTAGAACGTCCGAGGAGAAGGCGGAAGCTCTCCGGCTACGTCTGGAAGAACGCCTGTCTCTTGCAGACATTTCAAGATGCACGGGTGTCTCCACCGCATCCTTGAGCGTTTGGTTGAGGGACTACCCTCTCAGCGCCGAAGAGGTGCATGGTCGTCTAACGCGACCAGTGGGATCGAAGGTCAGTTCAGAGACCGCTCTGGCTATTGCAGAAGGGTACCAAAGGGGTTTGTCTCTGGAGACCCTCGCAACACATCACAAGCTATCGGTTGGCACCATTCGGAATGTCTTGCTGCGACAGGGTATTGCAAGACGTCCCTCTGGTCGGACCCCCAAACCCTCCAAGCCGACTAAGGTTTGCTCGGTCTGTAGAAACGATCTGCCCCGTGGGGCCTTTTACGGGGAGGGCTGTCGTACTTCCGTCTGCCGAAGTTGTACGTCAGAGGTGAACGGGGCCAAGTACCAAAACGACGAAGTGTACCGAAAGGAACGGCTTGACGCTGAGAGGCGTCGCCGTTCTGGATGGTCGTCTGGGCAGTTCGAGCAGATGTGGCAGGCGCAGGAAGGGTGCTGCGCCATCTGTCGCACCCCGATGTCCAAGACCGGGAAAAACCCAAATTCTGTTCATGCCGATCACGACCACCGCACCGGCAAAATGCGATCCCTCTTGTGCGCCCATTGCAACAGAGGCTTGGGGTTTTTCAAGGACGTCCCTGACCTTCTTCTACGAGCTGCTGAGTACCTGACCCGTCACGCGAGGAGTTAGTTTTGGCTTGGGACTTCTTGGGAACGTTCAATGCGTCGCAATTCAAGCGGCTCCAGACGTTCGCGCAAGCGCAGCTTGCGGACATCCCTGGACGGCTGGCCCACCTTGCGGCGGAGCAGGCCCGGGTGGGGAACGTTCTGTTCCAGTTCAACCAGTCCGTGGTGGTCAGCTATGCCGTCAGCGACCCGGACTCGTATATCGGACGTCTGTTCGCGGTCTACGAGATCCTTGGGGGTGACGCGTTCTACGACCTGCCTCTTCGTCAGTCGCAGACGCAAGCGCTCTTCCTCATGAAGGGGGATGAGTCCCATTCGGCGCAGCTCATCAGCAACGGCAAGGTCGTGGGCACGCAAGGGCTCATGGATGCCGACTCGGCCATCCCCGTGCAGCAGATCCGCGCGTGGATGAACGACAGCATCCAGTACAAGCGGGAGGCCATCGAGCGCAAGATCCGCCGCGCTCTCGACTACGCCGACCAGCTCGCAGCCGAGGCGCAGCTCCTCAACACCATCCAGGGGGATGCGACGACCACAGGGTCCCTCGCCAATCTCATCGCTGCGATCAACGCCCTCATCACCAGCCAGAACTACCGCGCCATCGCTGACGACAAGGGGCAGGACCCGACCGGCAACTACGCCTACGCGCCGTACATCGGCCTCGAACCGGGGCCGGCTCGTACCGTGGTCGATGGGTTCTACCGCGCCTTCCAGGGCTACGTGACCCCCAACGACGGATTGGACAGCCAGTGAGCTACGACCGCCAGATCGACCAGGTGTGCCCACACTTCGTCGTGGACGAGGCGCTTTTCGTGAGCCCCCTCGACCACCAGACGGTGGTGCCGCTCAAGCCGATCTCGAACATCCAGTCGGTCTCGGTTCTGTACAACGGCTCCTACCAGATCCCCTCGTACGGCGTGCAGGTTCCAGCCTCGACGACGGGGACGGTTGTGGGGCCGTTCACCATCACGACCGGGGTCAACGACACGATGGTGGTCTCAGTGAATCAGGGGCCGTCCATCACCATCACTGCTCCGGCGACCAACCGTATGCAGGCTGGCCAGCTCATTCAGATCTTGAACCAGCAGGCTGGGACTGAGTTCGCCTTCACGACCAATGGTTCGCAGATCGGCCTCGTGACCGCAGGGATGGGCACGGGGGCAAGCATCTACGTCAGCTCGACAAGCACTCTGGCGGCTACGTTCGGCATCCAGACCGGCCGCGAGTATCGAGGACGTCAGGTGGCGCCAGGGTGGAGCCTGGTCATCGATCCCTCGACCTCAGTGTCACCGCGGCCGACGCGTCTCATCGTCTTCGATGAGCCCCTCAAGGGCTACAACGACTTCGTACAGGTCTCGTACACGACGCAGTACCAGGACTGCCGGCGGTGCGGTGGGCTGAACTACGAGAACGACTGGCGCTACGGCAACACAGGCGAGACAGCGAACGTCACGGACGAAGCTCTGCTTCTCCAAGAGACCCAGAAGCTCATGTTCACGCGGCGCGGGTCCAACCCGTTCCACACGTGGTACGGGACGTACATCGTCGATACCGTTGGCAAGAAGATCGCGAACGGCAGCATCCTTCAGAACCAGATCGTGACGGACATCACGACGACGTTCACCCGCTGGCAGTCAATCAAGCAGCAACAGGAGACGGTCGTCGGGCAGTACCTCTCTGACGAGGAGTACCCCTACAGGCTCCTTCAGACGACGGTCACTCAAGACACGTCCGATCCAACGCTGCTCTACGTGTCGATGACGATACAGAACCGATCAACCAAGCCGATTCAGATCACTCGCGGTTTGATTCTGCCCCAACCACTCAACCTGCTTGGTTCGACTGCCCAGCAGGGTCTCATTCGGCAGTCGCTCAGCGGCTTCGTCCTCACCGGGTGACCCATGGCAACCGCTCCCCAAATCGCACTCAGAAACGGACTCGGATACACCACGTCGCTCGTGTTCTCCACGAACGAGAGCGCGATCGTGATCACGGGAACAGTCACGGTCGATACCGTGGCGCTTCAGATCTCCGTGAACGGGTCGGCGTTTTCGTCCGACCCCACGCTCATCCTGTTCGACCAGCAGACCTTCACGATCCCGAACCCGAACTCCTACCCCTCGGGTCTCGCGCTCGCCCTTGGCGTCAACACCATCGCCATCCGAGCGATCGACATCCTCGGTGCCGTGAGCGCAACCTCTACGGCGACCGTGACGTACGTGCTCACGGTCAACGACGTGTCCACGCTCATCCCCACGGGCGTGCGCGTGGTGCGCGCGAACGGCTCCGTCAACATCCAGGCCATCCAGCCGAACCTGGTCTCAAACACCGCAACGATCACGAACCCGTCGTCGCTCGTCTCGAACCCAGCAACGCTGGTGGTACCGCCGAGCACGACGTTCCAGGGGTTCAACTTCTACGCCTCTACGACTCCGGGCGGCGCCACCGGGTACTTCCTCGTCAATCAGTCCCCCGTGACCACGCCCACGGTCTACGAAGAGGATGACGTCTCTTCCGCGCAAGATATTGCGACTTGGGACAACACCACGCTCAAGAACATCCGCATCCAGGTGACGGAGACGGACAACTTCGGCAACCTACTCAACGTCCGCTTCGACAAGTCCTACCCGGCCGGTGCGCTCGGGCCGAAGCTGCGGTACAGCAGCAACCTCCAGAGCTACCAGTTCAACAACTTCATCTCGTTCACGCACACCCGAAGCGGCGGCACGGGGATCATCAACTCCGACCAGTTCGCCAATGTCTCGAACAGTGACCCGCTCTACTACGTGGTCACGGCGGTCTTCTTCGACAGCGTGTTGAACCAGGAGGTCGAGACCCCGTACTCGCAAGAGGTACTCGGCACACCTCTCACCATCGACACGGCGATCCTGGACTTGCCGGGCCGCACCGCAGCGCAGATCACGACCGACTACATCACAGCCATCCAACGGGTGAACGCGAGCGTCGCACTCATCCCAGGCTCCACGTCCCGTGACGTCTCGATCGACCCGTTCGCTAGCGAGGCTGAGCGTCTCTGGTTCCTGCTCGACTTCATCCACAGGTCGCAGAGCTTCCTCACGCTCATTCAGATCGACGACACCACGGGCAACGGGATGCCGGATGCGGTGGCGTCGAGCCCGTACAAGTCGGCCCTCAAGGCAGCCATCGGCGCCACGACCGACGACCAGACGCAGTCGCTCATCGACACGCAGTACGACAAGCTCGCGGCGAACGTAGACAAGACACGCTTGCCTGGCGCTCCTGCGGTCGGTCAGGTGGTCATCTACACGCCGACTCGTCCCCTTCTGGACATCGTCATCCCAGCCGGCACCATCGTGACCGCGTCGGCTGACAGCTCGCAGAACCTCCCTGCGTGGCCGTTCCTCATCGCAGGTTCGTACACGCTGCCCGCGGAGAACTCCCAGGCGTACTACAACTTCTCGACGCAACGCTACGAGATTGTGGCCGACATCGTGGCCACGCAGGCGGGCGCTGACGGTAATAGGTCCGCAGGCACCATCACCTCGATCTCTGGTGTGGCGGGCGTCAGTGTCGTCAACGAGTCCTCAACGGTCTTCGGCACGGACGTGGAGACCAACGAGGATCTAGCCGCTCGTGCCATGCTCGGCTTCCAGGCCGTCGATACAGGGACCCAAGGCGGTTACGCCCTCACGGCAGCCTCGCAGATCGGCATCATCAAGGCGCTGGTCGTCAAGAGCGGCGATCCCCTCATGATGCGGGACTACGACCCGGTTCGCCACAAGCACATCGGCGGCAAGGTGGACATCTGGGTCCAGGGCGTCAACGAGCGCAACATCACGGAGACGTTCGCCTTCACCTACCAGCTCGCGCTCAACATCCCTGTCGAGATCATCAACATCTCGACGCTCGTCTTCCAGGTGCTCGACTCGCGTGTGACTCCGAGCACCCCCATCACGGAGATCTTGAGCGGCCCTGGTCAGGGCGTGTTCAACGTGACGCAAGGGATCGCGTACGACCTCACGGGAGCCACGATCCTCTCCTACAACACATTCCAGCTCAACGCTGCGCTACCGGATCAGCCGACTACCCACATCGACGACGTCATCGAGGTGGACTACCGCTTCCAGTCGGTCAACACCTTCACCTTCAGCTACCAGCCCGTGCGCAGGATCGTCTCGGTTGTCGGCGAGATTGCCGGACCGCTCGACCTCACGCACAACATCATCTTCGACCAGTCTGACGACCCGCTCATCACGGGGCAGTCCACGATCGCGACCGACAACCTCACCCTTGTCCAGTACAACGGCATTCCGAGCGGTTCGCCGATCCAGGTCAACAACGAGACGCACGTCATCATCGGGTTCTTCCAGGTGCCCCTCAGCAACGTGGGCATCAACACGGACACGATCGCCGTCTACTCGGCAGACAGAACGATCGAGTACAACGGTCCGTCCAGCCCGACCCCCGACTACGACATCATCCAGGGAACGCCCACGACGCCGGCGCTCATCATCCGGACGGCCACCTCCACGATCGTCAGCGGCCAGACCGTGAGCGTGGACTACACGCACGACGAGAACTTCACGGTCACCTACGTCATCAACGACCTGCTCCAGCAGCTCCAAGAGGTCGTGAACACGAAGCGCCACGTCACGGCCGACGTGCTCGTGAAGCAGGCGATCGACAACAACGTCAACATCGAGACCACTGTCCAGCTCAAGGCGGGCGCGAGCCAGTCCACCGTGGACGCCGAGATCCGGTCGGCGGTGAGCATCGTGCTCAACACGAAGCTCATCGGCCAGGGTGTAGCGCAGTCGAACGTGGACGGCGCCATCAATGACCAGTCGGGTGTGTCCTTCAACGTCCTGCCCTTCGCGACGATGGGGTACGCGGACGGGTCGATCAAGCTTCGAGAGGCGGTCAACTCTGCCTTCGAGTCCGTAGCCTCGCTGGACATCGGTGGTAACAACGCCTTCATCCTGACGGCTGCTCTGGAGAACCCCACGACCGACAACGGGGGTTTGCCGACGCAGACGCACGGCGTCTTCCAGGATGACGTGCAGCTCACGAACGCGGCTTCGCTCGCACAAGTCTGTCTTGCCGCCAACCAGGGGTGGATCATCGGTAGCGAGGGCGCAAGCATCCTCGGGTACTCGGACGACGCCACCCTCATAGCTCAGGGCTTCACCACTCCGGCTGCCATCTTGGCCCAGCGTCTCTTGCTCACCGCGAATCACGTGGTCGTCTCGCTCTCGAACGCAGGATCCCCTGCGGACGTGCCCACGAATCACGTCTACACGGTGACATACATCGTGAGCGGCCAGACCGGAGCGCACGACATCACAGCGGCCCAGGTCGAATACATCACCCTCGGTAATTTCAACATCACTTACGCGAGCGCCTGATCCATGCCCAGGTTCGCATTTGACCCCAACCGGCTGAACAACACCGTCTCGCAAACGGGCAAGGAGTACAACCTCCGGCTGCTCTATCGGTCGCAGGCCATCTTCACGACCGTGATGAACCTCCTGCCGAGCAACTACCTCTCGACCATCGAGGGTCCGAACTACACCCAAGAGTTGAAGGCGGTCTCCGTAGAGCTGGCAAAGCTGGAGCTGGCGCTCGAAGACGTGGCCGGTGACTACTCGTTCGTGGCCCCTACGCCGACGACATCCTGGCAGGTCTCGAACGGGACGTACAACCCGATCCAGTCCTCGACGCGCTCGGACTTCCTGTACTCGATCATCGGCTACCTGATGGTCTTGAACGGCAAGATCCCTCCGACGCAGTGGACAGACGCCTCGTTCCGGTCCTTTCTCCTGAGCATCATCAGCATCTACTTCCAGGGGTCGATCCCCAAGTCGATGGCCGATGCGGCGGCTCTGTTTCTCTCGGGTCAGATCACGGTCACGGAGAACTTCCTGCTCCTGCGCGAGGGTGCGGCCGGGCTCGACATCTCCGACGAGTTCGGGTTCAACATCGAGATCCTGACCCCGTCCGGGGGAGGGTTCCCGCCCGACCTGTTCAACTCGGACTCCTCCCTGCGGCAGATCATCGACATTCTGCGCCCAGCGCACACGCTCTACACGATCCGGTACATCTTCCAGGACACGTACATCCCGAACGACACGGCCAAGATCGTCCTGGATGCCATGCGGGCGTCGCTGAGCGCCTACTACTACGACGACTTCCGCTCGTACTGGGGCGGCATCCGGAACCGGGACCGGCTCGGCAAGAAGACGAACAAGGCCGTCGTCGATGAGGACCACTCAGACGACTTCTGAGCGTCCTTTTATGGGTCATCCTCGCTAGGAGATGTGCATGCTCATCCAGGATTCTGTAGCGCTGCCACGAGCAAAGGTGCTCATCCACCAGGAGCGGCCTTACGCCTACGATGAGGCCAAGGGCATCTGGCTCTTCAAGCAAGTTGGCGAGGACGAGGTGGCCGGGAACCTCATCCTGAACGCCGGGCGTGTCCAGATGCACTCGCAGTGCTACGGCACTTCGGGCCTTCTGACCAACGGCTTCAACTACATCGCCCTCACGGCCGACACGGGCAGCCCCAACGCAGGCGACACCAGCCTTGCGAGCGAGCTGACGGGCAGCGGCCTCGGTCGCATCCAGGGCTCGGTCACTCTGGCGAGCGGCTCCGGCAACCAGACCACCATCTCCAACACGTTCACGTACACGGGCGGTACCTCGCAGTCGGTTGCGAAGACGGCTCTCTTCACGGCGGGCTACCCCTCCGGTGTCATGAACCACGAGATCCTCTTCGGTTCAGCCCGAACGCTGTTCACGAGCGACACCCTGACGCTGACGTTCACCATAACTCTGGGATAAGTAAGGGGGCGAGATGCCCAGCGCCCAGATCCAGTTCTCACAGGGCCTCACGACGACCACCGCAGGTCAGTCGGCGCTCGGCTACGTGACTGGCACGCAGGTGAACTTCACCGATGCGGCGGGCGCTGGCGCTACGTCTTGGTCGTGGTCCATCGTTGGTTGGCCCGGGCCCCTGTCCTCGGCTCCGACCATCAACAACCCGACCAGTCAGACGGCGAACATTAACGCCCCGACGCTCGACGGCGTGTACGTCATCAAGCTTGTCCGGACCGATTCCGGCCCGGTGGTGACGACGGACGTCAAGTTCTTCGCCATCGCCGACACGTACGGTTACGTCCTCCCCAGCGCCGGCATGACCGGCAACATGACCAACATCGGGGGTTCTTCCGCCGCGCAGAACGCGGGCTGGGAGGGCTCTCAGGCGGCCAGCACGAACGTCTTCGTCGATGGTCTGCTACGGTTCCTGCGGGCGACGGTTGGCCGGTTCGTAGGGCTTCCTGTCACCGTCAACTTCACGGGCTCGGGAGCCTCCACGGTCACCATTGTCGATGGGACCGACTACCCCTGGCGTAACCTGAACCTCACGGGCACGGGTCTGTACCAGGAGCAGATCGCTAGCACCTCTCCCACACCCCAATCGGGCAAGCGCTTCAAGTACAAGATCGGGCTCACGGCCGGCTGCGGCGGGTTCAACCTCCTGAACGGGGTGGGCGGGTCCATCATCCTGTCGCTTTCCGCTCCTCCGAACGGGACCACGTACTACTCGGTTGAGGTTGCGTTCGACGGCACGAACTGGGACGTGCTCGACGTCGGCCGGACAGACCCCCTGACGGTGGCGACCTCCATCGAGCTGCCCCTCGTTGCCGGGGTCCAGGTCAACTCGACGACCACATACCAGCGGATCGGCAACCGTCAGATCAACCCAACGGTCTACCCGGCGAACGCGCAGGCGACCTTCAATGCAGTGTTGGTCACGACTTCGGCAAGCGTTGCCGCGGTAATCCAGCTCTACAACGTGACAGATGGCAACGTCGTCACGTCGAGCCCCACCTTTCCCCTTAGCAGCTCGGCGCTGACCCCCACGCTTGTTACCGCGACTCTGACGCTTCCTTCGGCTTCGAAGCTCTACGAGGTGCAGCTCAAGATGGGCAGCGTCTCCGGCTCCAACGCAGTCACTTGCAGCTACGCCTCCGTGGTCATCACTTGGGGGTAAGATCAGATGGCAAACGCATACGTACTCAACTACACACTGAACACCTCGGTCGATCAGTTCAGCGCCATTTGGAAGCTCTCCCGGGCCATGCTCTCGGCTGGGTGGAAGTACAAGGCGAGCGGCAACGGCAACAGCGGCACGGTCGATCACTCCAACAACGCGGCTCTGGACTGGTGGGGCGTAGACGGGGCCGTCAACCTCCAGAACGCGAGCCGTGGTACCGGCAGCGGCTCGGGAGTGAGCATCGGGGCTGCGGTCGCATCGACGGGCGCCTCGACCATCACGGGAGTCAGTAGCTTCACGTCGGCTTCCGTTGGCGACTACCTGACCATCACGGGGTCGGGGAGCGGCAACAATGGCAGCTTCCGCATCACGGCGCAGACTGGAACAACGGTCACGGTGTTCGCTCCTCAACTCGTGGCGGAGACGAGCAACTCCAGTTTGGCCGTGGTCGAGCAGTACGGCGGAGCCGATGGCTCCATCACGACGTACTCCACCACGACCACAGGGCAGAGCACCCTCATCAACTTCACGACCAGCTCGTTCACTGGATTCACGACCACGGACGTTGGTCGTATGATCACGATCCTCAACTCGGGTAGCGGGAACAACGGCACATATCTGATTGCCGGCTACGTGGCCAACAACCACATCCTTCTGCATGCTGGGCCTGAGTGCACTCCGACAGTCACGATCAACGACTCGCAGAACCCAACCCTTCAGTGGGTCGAATACTCGCCGCTGAACCAGATCTACCCGAGCTACATCCAGAACATCACGGGTAACGGGTGTTGGATCGTCCTTCAGGGGCCGACCATCATGAAGATCCCCATTGGTACGAACGTGCCCGTGGGCGGCACTTTCATCCGTGGTGAAAACATCACACAGAGCACGACCGGCGCGCAGGGGGAGCTTCTTGGGATCGTGACGGACACCTCCGGTGGTACCGGCTACCTCGTCGTCGCTCCAAGAGTCGTGGGGACGGGTGTGCAAGCCGGTCCGTTCGCGACGTACGGCTGGAACAACTCGGCCAACACGGACACCATCACGGGGGCCTTCTCGGGGGTCACCATTACAACCCCTGCCAGCTCGACGCCCATCGCGTATATCGCCGAGACCTGCATCTACAAGAACTACAACAACTCTGGGCTCATGTGGCATCAGAGGATCGATCAGAACTCGTCCACGGAGTCGGCGACGACTGCAAGCACGGGCCGCCTCTCGACGATGGCGGGCACGTTGAGCCAGGTCACCTCGATCCTCGCTCCTGGCGGGTCTACGGGCGGTAACTGCACGACCAACGGGTTCTCGACTTCGTGGACGGGCACGTACGCAGTTCTCGGCCAGCCAGGGCAAGGCGGCGGTGGTAGCTACTGGAGCTACTGGTCGGTTGTGTCTCCCACATCTCCTGGAAGGGCGCAGCTCATTGCGGCCAACTGTGTGCCTCAGCAAGGAGTCTCGGCGGACGGGACCTGGTTCTATCTCCAGTCGTGCAACTCGACCGGGTACCAGATGCTCTCGTACTTGAGGTTGGACAACCAGGAGGACGGGGATCTCGATCCGTACGTCCATCAAGGGCACTGGTCAGGTTCGCTGAACGCAGCGGCTAACAGATCAGCGGATACGGTGACGATCAACGGCGCTGGCAGCGCTACGGACAATTGCCGTACAGACCAAACATGGATCGCTAACTCTACCGGCGGTCACGGGTTCAAGGGTTTCCGCCGTCGAGGTCTTTCGGGAGAGACCTACAACTGGTTCAGCGTGATGATGCTGTACGACTTCGGGGCCGCTGTGTTTCCGCTTCAAACAAACACGGGCAACCCAGATCAAGTTGGAACCGCAGTCACCACGACCTATGTGCGTGACCAACTATGGCTCTATCTCTCCCCCTACACTGCACAGCTTGCGTCCGGTCGAATGCGTAAAGGCACCCCCAGGTGGCTACAGCTCTGTCAGGGGGCAAGCGTCAACTCGACGTTCGACTCTTTGCAGTGGATTGTGTTGACCTCCGCATCCGCAATTTCACAGATGGTTGTCGGGCCATGGGACGGCGTGACGACTCCTTCTTTCTGAGAGAGCACCATGGCCAACGCAGCAACAGTCAACCTCGTTCTTCAGAACTCCGGAGAGACGAGTCACGCCATCTGGAAGCTCACTCGCACGATGTTGGCGGCCGGTTGGAAGTACATGTCTGGGGGAAACGGGCAAAGCTCCGGCTGCACGAACATCCTTCAGAGCGGGGCGGCCGGTACGGTCACCGCGTTCTCAAGCCCCACTGTCACGTTGGGTGGCCTGACGAACATGACCCCCGGTTGCGTCGGTCAGTACATCACCATCTCGGGAGGTTCGCACGGCGGCAACGACGGCACGTTCCTCATCACCTCGTACGTCTCGGCGACCTCGGTCACGATCTACAACACCAGCGGCGTATCGACGGACTCCGGCTTGACCTGGGCACTCTTGCGCAACTCAGCGCTCGACCTTTGGGGTGTTGGCGGAGCAGTGCACCTATCGAACGTGTCCGGTGGTGGCGCGAGCAGCGGTGCGGCTGTCATCGGGGCGGCCAGCGGTTCGACGGGCCAGGCCACGATCACGGGTGTGTCCGGCTTCACGGTCAACGGTTCGCCTGGGCGGTACGCTACGATCACAGGCTCGATCAGTAACAACAACGGCAGCTTCCGTATCGTCTCGGCGACCTCCTCGCAGGTCATCGTTTACGCACCGCAGCTCGTTGCGGAGAGCGGTAACACCAGCCTGACCATCACAGAGCAGTACGGTGGGAACGACGGCTCAATTGGTGCCTTCTCTACGGTAACCTCGGGGACGAGCACTCTCATCAACTTCACCACGTCAACCTTCGCAGGCTTCACGGCTGCGGACGTTGGGCGCCGAATCACCATCCTCAACCCTTCGAGCTTGGCGGGCGGCAACAACGGTACGTTCCTGATCGCTGGGTACGTGAGCGCTTCGAACGTCCTGCTCTACAACCCCGGTGGTGTTGCCAGCGACGGCAACAACCCCAATCTCCAATGGGTTGAGACCGATCCTCTACAGCACATCTACCCGAGCTACTTGCAGGGTTCCGGTGGTGGCGGACAGTGGATTTGTCTCCAAGGCCCAACGACCATGAAGATTCCGATCGGGACGAACGTCTCGACGGGTACCTTCATCCGCGGTGAGAACGTCACGCAGTCGAGCACGGGCGCTCAAGGCGAGCTTCTCGGGTACATGCCTGATTCCTCTGGCGGCACGGGATTCTTGGTCATTGCTCCGCGTGTCGTGGGTACAGGTTCGAGCGGCTGGGCGGGCAACCTCTACGGGTGGAACAACTCCACTACCGATACGGTCACGGGCTCCTTTTCAGCGGCCACAGTAACGAGCACGGCTGGTCCTCCGATCGCCTACGTTCGTGAGATGGTCTGGTGGCGCCTCAACGCTACCCAAGGGCACATTTACTACCAGTGCATCGACCAGAGCACTTCGACTGAGGGCGCCACGACGACATCGACTGGTCGGTTCTCCACGATGGCCAATGCTCTATCTCAGGTGTCTTCTACTGTCTGTCCTGGGGGCTCTACGGGTAACCCCACTGCCAACGGCTTCCCTCTAGGCCCCGGCGGACTTGCGACTGCGACTATGGCCGTCATCGGAACAGGCGGGGCTGGTTCTGTCGGTACGAGTGCGTCGTACTGGTGCAGCAACCTCAATCCTACCAACCCTGGTCGAGCGCAGCTTTTGTGCGCGAACAACATCGAGCAGCAGGGCGTCTCTCAAGACGGCACATGGGGCTACTACCAGTCGTGCCAATCGACTGGGTATGTCGGCATAGGTTTCCAAAGATTGGACAACACAGAGGATGGGGACCTCGACCCGTATGCCGCCCAAACCTTCGGCGGGTATACTCTGAGTGGTTTCAACCGTACTCAGAACCTCAGTGTTAACTCCTCTGCGATCGATTCCTACAACCTCGGCCAGACGTGCTTCACGAACGGCTCGTATAACGGGGTGTGGCGTTGTTTCAGGCGTCGAGGTCTGAATAACCCTTACGGTGTCAACGGGAACCCTGTGTTTGGTGACTACATGGTCGCTATGAGCACCGCGTATCTGTACGACTATGCGGTGGGGTCTCTGTGCCAGGTCAACTGGGGGTACCCCGACCAGCTCGCCACTACCCCCACGCTTACGTACGTACGTGAGCCAGTCTGGATTTGGATGGGCGGTGTAGCCGGTTGGCCCCGAGCGCGCAAGGGGACCCCCAGATGGCTGATGATCACGCAGGGTCTTCAAGTCAATCAGACGTTGGACAGCCTGAAATGGATTGTACTGTCCAGTGGCACCTCCCCTAACGCTACGTTCTGCGCCGGGCCTTGGGACGGCGCTTCCACGCCAACTTTCTGAGGGGCCATGGCGGACATCGGCAAGTCACAATCTCGGATGGTCCAGAATCTTGGCAACTCGCCAGCGGGACAGACCGGATACCCTACAGGATCGCGCGGGAACGCTTACTACAAGGCGGGCAGCATCCCCGATGCGCAGGGCCGCATCGCTAAGACCACAAGCTTGAACAGCGCCACCACTCCCGCTGGCTCTGGAACGACTTCAACCTATGCCGGAACTGGTCAGCACTACGCTGAATTGGGGGCGAAGCAAGACTCCAGCTTGCATCGTGTGGGACACTCGACCTCCCTCTTCGGCGGCCAGCTAGGCTCGGGCGGAACACAGGCGGACGCTGGAACGCTGCCCATCCCAACGGGCGGTTCGAGCGTCACCATTTACTACCTCATGCGGGCTCGTGACCCGGACTGCGTGAGTCAGCCCACCTACGTCTATTGGGTCGTGACTGGCGCTCCAGACCCAACCGCCGCTCAGTACGCCGGCTCCAGGTGTGGTGTTCACGCTCTCGTGGACATCGTTGTCGATGCGACCTGGTGACGAATGCCCAACACGGTCGTCTGGGGAGGAACGTACGGGCTCGATACTTACGGCACTGCGCCGTACGCTAGCCGTGCGTTCGATGCGACCACACCTTCGATCGCCAACCTGAGTCCAGCCAACGGTGCCACGGGAGTTTCCGACTCGGCCACGGTGTCGTTCCAGGTTAGCTCTCCGTCGCACTTGGACCCGTGGTCGCTGTCCGTGAACATAGGGGGCAACCCGATCATCGCTGGCGGGGACTTTCTGCCCACGTACGGAAGCTCGATCATCTTCAGCGATACGACCTGCACGGTCACGATCGACACGCACCCGAATTGGGCGAGCGGCTCGAATGCGGTGGCCATCTCTGTCACGGACTTGGCCGGCAACTCGCAGACCTTCAATTCGACGTTCACGACGACCTCCTCGAACGTCGTGGGTGTGTCGGACAGTGTGTCGGTCTCGGACTCGCTCTTCATCCTCTACTCGGCGTACGTCACGGGCTCTGACACGGTCAGCGTCTCGGACTCGATCACCACCTTGCATCAGGTGGGGCACGCGCCGGTCTCGGAAACGGTGACGGTCACAGATGCAGTAGGTCTTCAGCACCACACACATCCAACGGTCTCGGATAGCGTCTCTGTCTCGGACTCCACGTCCCTTTTGCACAGAACCTCGGTTGCCGTTTCCGACACTGTCACAGCGAGCGACTCGGTCTCGGAGTACCACGCGTACTTCAACACTGTCACGGACAGCGTGTCGGTCTCGGATTCGCTCACGCGTGCGTACCGCGCACGACCGTTTGTCTCGGAGACTGTAGCGGTCACGGACCAGATCTCCATCACCCTGCACGCCGGAGGTGGCGGTGGTATCACCCTCTCGGATACCGTCTCTGCGTCCGATGCTCTGGCCTTCACTGTTGCGTTTCACCAAGCGCTCGCGGACACGGCTTCCTTGTCAGATGCCGTCAGCACCCACCACGCAACCCAAGCGTCCCTATCAGACACGGTGGGTGTTTCCGATTCGGCGAGCCCCAGATACGGGCATCTGGTCGCACTGTCCGATACCGTGTCTGTTTCGGACGCCCTGTCCTTCAACAACAACTTCACGAACAACCTCTCGGAGACGGTGTTTCTTTCGGAGAACGGCGTTTTTTCTGCGGGCACCCGGCGAGCCGTTGCGGACACCGTAACGTTGTCGGATGCGGCACGCGCGGGCAACTCCGACAACATCCACTTCGCGCCCGAGGTGTTGAACGTCTCCGATGCCGTAACCATCGGAACCTCGGCCACGAGCGTGTCCGTCAATGAAGAGATCGCCCTCATCGACGAGGTAGAGGTCTCCGTTTCTGGAGTCATCTCGCAGGACCAGCAACTCCTTGTCCAGTTCAGGGAGGGTGTGCGCCTCGATAGAGTGTCCGATCCGGTGCACTACCAGCTCTCTGGCGGTGGCGTCCCGACGATGGTCTTGAGCGCCACACCCGTCCAGACGCTTCTCGGCACCTTTCACAACGGTGCGATCCTCGGATCCGGGGAAGTGTCGTACCTCTTCGCTGTGGGTTCCGAGCCGGTCGAGCTTTGGAACTACATCCTCATCTCCACCTCTTGGCAGAACACGATCGCTTTGGTGGTCGGACTCCCAAGTCCTGGGGTTGTAGAGCTGGACACACCACTCATCGTGGCGGACCCCGATAACGGGAGCATCACCTGGCAGCACCTCACCCCGGTGAACATCATCCTCCTCACGATCGCCGAGCCGACGAACAACGACCTCTACCAGCTCCAGATCTCAGGGCTGATCCAGGCGGATGGGGCTCCGTACAGCCAGACGACCAACTGGGTAGCGAACGCCGTGGGTCCGCTGCTCCAATCGGCCACCTACCTCCCGAACGAGGGGGCCGTGCTCGTGACCTTCTCGAAGGGGCTCACAATCGACGCCGGGCTGCTCGATCCGGCCATCTACGTGATTACGGGGCCGACGCCGGTCACGGTCACCGGGGTGCAGACAGTGACCCAGACGCAAGTTCTCCTGTCCGCACGTGGATTTACGGCTGGGACCTACGTCCTGACCATTCAAGTTATCTATGGGCCAGGTACAGAGCACGCACTCATTCGCATCGGCCCGAAAGACACCTCGCTGAACTACGTGCCTGAATGACCACCCAAGCGATCTTCACCTCCACCTCGCCTACGGTCCAGAACTCGGTCTTCACCGACTACGGTCCGATTGCGAAGCCGCCGCTCGTTCTTGCGGCCGGTGCAGGGGGACGCATCCTCGATGCGGTGACTCTGGTCCTGCCCGGGGGCCTCATCACCACGTCGATGGTGGGCTTGTACATCACGCTTGGGGCGGACCTTGGCGTTTCGCTGGCCAACGCCAACCTCAACGCGAACTCGAACCTGAGTGCCTCGCTGACAGTTGCCCACAACACCGCGGCGCACATCACCGGCCATTCGCTCTTCCTGCCGGGCAGCTCGGACTCTTCGATCACCGCCAGCTCCAGCATGGCGTCCCAAGCCAAGGTGCACCACACCCTGCAAGCAAGCCTTGGGGGCGGATCCTCGATGGCCGGTGGCCTGCTTGGGCTCGGGACTACGGTCAACGCGGGGACCTACCTCATCACGGCGGTGCTCTCGTCCACCTCGATCCGTGTGGCAGCGAACCTGCGGCTTCCGGACAACGCCAACGGCAGTATCCTGTGGGAGATCTTCGACCCACGTGACGGCCAGATTGCCGAAGACCCCACAGATGTCATGGTCACGGTCAACGGCACCCCCGTGACCCCGACCGAGGTGTTCGGGCTGCTTGGGCAGATCGTGCTCCCTTCGGCTCCGGACCCGGGGGATGACGTCAAGGTCAACTACTCGTGGATCCAAAACCCGACCGTCGAACTCATGGCCTTGAACAGCTTCGAGTTCAGGCTCAACTCGTGGAACCGTGACGTCGGCTACCCCACGGAAATCTCACACCACTATCGCTACAACAACGTCCTGCTCACGCCGAGCTTGTACACGCCGCTCGACATCCAAGCGACGCTGGCACAACCGCTCCAGAGGGACCTCAAGTACCGGGCCTACGAGCGGGCATACACGCCCGTGCTCAACGACCCGAACCTTCTCACGCTCAACACGCCCAACCATCGCATCGCGTTCCCGCCGCTATCAAGGCCGCTCAGCTCGACGTTCGTCTCGTACGAGGCAGCGACTCTGCCGGAGAACGACCCCGTCTCTCCGTGGCAGCGCATCGGCACGGGCATCACCACACTCACGCCAGGCACCTTGAAGGTGCAGACGACGACTCCTGGGCCTTATCCGACCGGGCAGCTCCTCTACTGGAGCCGTCCTATCGATCTGACCTTCCAGCACGTCTACGCGCAAGCGTGGCGCATGTACATCACAGCGGCGCCCACGACCGAAGGAGTCTTCACGGGCATCGCAGCGGGGTACTCGGACGAAGAGCATGCCATCGTCGTAGGCTACCTGAACAACGGCGGCTCGATGATGATCGGGTTCCTTGTCCAAGGTGGCGGCAACGACCCCTCGGTCATCGCCTCGTGGTCTGGCGGTCTCGACTCGGGAGGCAACCCCACGGGCGCACCTGTCGCTTTCGATTGGACGGTCGTCCACAGCTATCGCATCTTCCGCAGCTTGACCGGAACCGTGGGCCTCTATATCGACGGCAACGTCACGCCGACTTTGCAGATCCTCGAAACACAGGCGCCGTTCCTCGAAGAGCTGTCGGCTCCGTTCAACGAGGTCGAGGGGGCCTTCTGGGGTTCGCTCTCGCGTGAGTCGGCGAACACATCGGATTGGGAGTTCGTGCTCTACGACATCCTTCCGACCAACCCCCAACAGACAGCGCCGTCGATCTTCGTCAACTACGAAGCGAACACCGTCCCTGAGCAAGCTTCGCAGCCGTGGACGCCGATCGGCTCGGGTGGCACGGAGACGATCCTCAACAACAAGTACCCCCTCTTGCTCGACTCGACGAGCGCAACGACCCAAGCCTCGGAATCGGCTCTCGGCCTCGTGGGCGGAGACTTCAAGGGCTTCGACCGCATCGAGCCGCTACTTGCCGCTTCCTCTGACGTTGTCCTCGATGTGAACGTGCAGCTCCGCACCTTCACGCACGGTATCACGCCGAACGCGGTCATGGCCGCAGTCGATGACGGCGACCGTCTGACGCAACTTTGCTTCCTCTCGGATACGGCTGCTCCGAAGCTGAGCTACGGCGGCCGCGCGACGCCAGACGAGTTTACGCCGTACACGTGGACGGCTACGGGCGGGCAGACCGCGCACATGGTCGGCCGCATCTTGCGCATCACGGACACGAGCGTGACGGACGGCCTCGTTTACTACATCGACGACAACGCCCCGATCCTGGACGCCACGAGCACGCCGGTTCGTGTCGTGTCCCCGAACTACGACTACATGCTGGAGTTCCGGGTGCTTGTGCACTCGTACACTGCCGATACCACGACTCACTTCTGCGGCGTCGATGCGGAGGTCTACGACGGCGCGAGAAGCGTCGGCGTGATGTTCACGAAGCTCAGTGGCGTCCTGAACGTGACGCTCCACTCGGACGGTACAGCTCTCGTCAGCTTCCCGTTCAACTGGGATGACGGGCAAGCCCACACGTACCGCATCGTCAAGAGCACGGGAGGTAACCTCGTCTCGCTCTTCATCGACTCGGTCTTTATCGGTACCGAGCCATACTCTTCGTTCCACGTGCCTGGCGGTACACAGACGGGCGTTGTCACCTTCGGCTCTTCGACGCCGGCGACGAACGGGGCACTGTCCGTTGTCGATTGGAGCTACTGCAATGCGTGGCGTGTGTTGTCCTCGTTCCAGACCTACGTGGGTATCTGGCGGGGCTACGATCCGAACGCTCTGACGGGGTACCACCTGCCGCTCAAGACTAGCGGGACCGAGGCGGCCATCGCCAACAACGCGCTCGGGGATGGAGCTGCGAACTTCGTTGCAGCGGGAGTCTCGATCGGGGACTACCTCGTCATCGACGTGGGACCCAACAAGGGTACCTACACGATCACGGGCGTGCTCTCGACATCGCTCACGATCTCCACGTCTTTCCCCGCGGGCCCCTCCGTGGTGGGCTACCGCATCCCTGCGCAGACCAACTGGCAGACCGCACACCGCTACCGCATCGTGCGTGACCCGGGCGGCGGAGTGTCCGTTCTTCTCGACAGCACAAACGCGCAGCCGATCATCTACATCGGCTACAACGACGTTGACCTGCCGCCGAGCACCGTGGGCGTCCTGCGGATCATCAACAACGCGCTCCCTGGCATCGCATGGGGCGCCTTCGATCCGACCAACATCTCGCAGACGGTGTGGAGCTTCGTGCGCTACGGCATCACGCGGGCGCCGACCTCCCTTCGGATCGTGCCGCCCCACCAGGTGCTCAACCAGCGCAATGTCATGGCGAGCTACGAGCGTCACCTGACAACGCTTCCGCACACCTTGACGGATTTCTGGAGCGAATCGGAGGGCATCCCACCAGAGCTGTACCCGGACTTCCTCACGAACCCGGACCTCGTGGCGTACACGCTTCTCAACGAGGGCACGCCGCTTGTCCCGAGCACGCAGACGTTCGAGGTCAACACCCCCACGGTCGTCAACGTTCCGGTTGCATCGCTCAACAACATCGCGGACGTCTTGAACACGCAGTCCTTCGTCTTGAACGACGCGGCGTACGAGACCAAGCTCGTTGTTCCGGACGAGGTACTGTACAACTCGCTCTCGGTCATCGAGAGGGACACGGGCGTGCCGAACCTCATCGCGGACTTCGACGACTGGCTGCACGACCTGGGCACGATCTACTACCAGAAGACCGAGTGCCTCACGTACGATGCGAACACGCTGCCAGAGTCGGACACCACCGCGATCACCCCCTGGACCTACTACGCGCAGGACCCCACGCACGTCAGCCGCTCTGTCTTCAACAACGTCCTGACGTACGGTACGGACAGCACGGGAACGATCACGGCCTACAGCAACCCGACGCCGCTTCCCGACGCCGTGGGTCTTGTGACGCAGGTCACGTACCGGCTCAAGCTCTTGAGCGACGCGAGCCTGGGCCTTGGGGACTCGCAGGTGCGCTTCGGTATGAGCGCTCCTGGCATGACCATCTCGCTTGGGTTCATCACGAGCCCCATCGGCGAGCGCTACGTCCTTGTCTTCGACCAGAAGACGAACAAGATCGTGGGCGGCCGGCGCTTCGACTTCCTCGACGGCAACTACCACTCGTACCGGCTCGTGCGCGACCCAACGCAGGGCAGCGTTAGCGTCTTCATCGACTCCTAAAGGGCAGGCATGGCTCAGGGCAACTACGGCAGCGACCTCTTCAGCGGCTCACCTTACGGTGGTGCCCTGGGCCCCTTTGGGGCGATCTCTGCGCAGTCCCTCTCGGACTTCTCGGCCGAGATCACCTTCAACGACCTGCTCGACTTCACGTACGGTCCGAACCTCACCCCCGCCAACTTCTCGATCCCGGGGCTGACAGTCCTCAACGTCTACGAGTACACGGCGGCCGCCGTCCGTCTCGAAACGACGCAGCAATCCAACGTTCTGTACACGTGCACGATTGCTCTGTCGCGCGGCTACTTCAACCAGCCGCTCGACCCTTCGCTCAACACCGTCACGTTCATGGGCAACGCCATCCCGGCGACCATGACGCCTGTTGCGGTCTCGACGACGAAGGTTCGCATCGTCTTCGCGCAGCCGATGCTCAACAACTCGGCGCTGAACGACACCCTCAACTACCAAGTCGAGGACATGTTCGGCAACGCCTTCACGATTGTGTCGGTCACGCCCGAGCAGCCGACCAACACCCTCTCGGTCGCCCTTGTGCTTTCGACGCCGATGCACACGGACGGGGTCTATCAGGCGACGATCTCGGCCTCCATCCGTTCCGTGAATGGTCAGCCGATCGTCCCAAGCACCGTGCCGTTCACCTGGGTGCAGGAAACCCCCAACCCGATCCTGATGCAGTTCCAGGAGTTTACGGGGGAGGTCAAGGACAGCGTCTTCGGCAACCCCAACGGGCTCGTATTCTTCTCGCCTGCGCTCAACACCTCTGCGGCGAACTCGATCATCCAGGTTGAGGAGGTGGACGTTTGCACGACCGCCTTCGACACGTACACGCCTCCGCAGCCGATTGACCCCATCCCGCTCTATACCTTCGGGCGGGGGAGTCCGGTTGGGAGCGTCCTTGGTCCCGCTGGGGCGAGCCTCTGGGCTCCGTTCCCGCGCATGACCGTCGCGCAGACCAATGTCCTGGACAATAGGCTTGACACCTACCAGGGCGCCACTGATGGGATGGCGGTCGCCCTCATCCAGGGCTCCACCTGGAACCTGACCTACGTCGCACTCCTGAACAATCTGGCCTTCCTGACCTACCGGCCACCCCCTGCGGCAGCGCTACCCATGCCGCCGCCCCCATCTACCGTTCCGATCACGCCCGTGCTCTTCATCACGGCGAACAACCTCTCGCCGATCCCGTCCGTACCGTCCGAGAACGTCCTCGTGCTATCGTTCAAGCTCGTCGGTGAATCGACGATGTCTGCGACGATGACGCACACAATCGGCCTGCACGCCTCGATTGTGGCCGGTTCCAGCATGTTCACCCTGCCGGTCAGTGCGGTCATCGACACGGCCATGGCGACCGTGGAAGCTGAGGCGAGCATCAAGGCAGCGGGACAGACGGCTATGCAGGGAGGTTCTACTCTCTCCGCCACCCTCACTGTAGGGCCTTAGCCGCTAGGCTTCTTATACAGCCCCTCGGATGAACCCGAGGAGATGCACATGAAGATCGGCGAGGCTTTTCGACGTACGGCCAACGCCTTCCGATTCGCGTTCAGTCCCAAGTTCGAGGAGAACCTTCGCCGCAAGATCAAGGGCGAGGTCTTCATCACTCTGCGGGACGCGAAGACGGGCGAAGTCCAGGACCATCGGTACAACCTCGTCGTTCTTGATGCGTCGATCCTCATCGCTCGGTTGATGAAGGACAACGCCGAGCCGCCGAACGGCATCTTCTGCCTGGCCATGGGCACGGGTGACATCGGGTGGAACCCGATGACCCCTCCGGCGCCCACGAACACTCAGCGCGCCCTCTACTCGGAGCTTGCGCGCAAGACCTTTGCCAACACGCAGTTCATCAACGCTGGGGGCATTCCGGTCGCTATTCCGACGAACGTTGTGGACTTCACGACGACCTTCGCAGAGTCGGAGGCGGTTGGACCGCTCGTCGAGATGGGGCTCATCGGGGGCAACGTCTCGTCGAACCTCAACGTCCGCAACCCCGTGTCACCCCCAAACGGGTCCTATGACCCCACGGTGGACCTCACGGAGTTCGAGACGCTGGTCAATTACCTGACCTTTCCGGTCATCAACAAGCCAGCGACCTCGACGCTCACGATCGTGTGGCGTTTGACCTTCTGAGGGTACGGAGCGTCAGATGACTTTCCCCGACGTTACCAAGAACTATGGCCCTGCGGTCAGCGGCTACCTCGATCCCACGTCTCGCAACTGGGAGACGGTGGTCACGCAGGCGGGCAAGCCGCTCCTCGATGTCGAACTGAATCTTCAGCAAGACATCGACGGCGGCAGCGCCGAAGCTGGCGTCCGTGCTGCCATGCCCTCGGGGTGGATCTCGGACGACTTCACAGGCTCGTCCAACCCCACGACGGCGATCTTCGTCGGAACTGCGGCGGGCAGCCTCTCTGGCACGTTCACGGTCTCCGCCAGCACCTCGGTCACGGCGTCTGTCTCGCAGACGGGCTTTCTTTTCGCTGGTGACATCATCTCGTTCTCGTCCCAGGCGGGCGTCAACTACAAGGTGCTTTCCGTTACGGGTACCGCGATCGTCCTGACCTCGGCCTATACGGGCACGCCCTCCGGAAGCGCAACGGCTCTCTTTGGAGCCCCGAACACCATCCAGATCCCGAACAACCTCATCGCGCAGGTCAACGGTTGGATTCTGAACGTCTCGAACACGAACCTCGCCGGGTCTCCCCCCGCGCATGGGCTGAACCAGCTCGTCATGCCGGCCCCGCCTGCGGGCGCTGGCGTGAACCGTACGGACGTCGTCATCCTCGAAGTGTGGCGCTGCTTGCTCTCTGCGGCTCCTAGCACGGTGGGCAAGAGCCCCGCGGGCCGCATCTGGGAGTACGGCAACGTCAAGCTTGACCCCGCGCAGGACATGTCCCTCAACTTCGCGGACGACATCCTGAACGCGAACGTCGGGGCTGAGACCACCAAGCGCGTTCAGATCCAGTACCGCCTCCGCGTCGTCCCGGGGATCGACGTTTACTCGTACCCCTACGGGATGGACGACCCCACGATGGTCGCCAACTCGGTTCCGGCGGTCTCTACGGCTCCGGACGGTGTGACCACGCTGTTCACCTACTCGAACGCGGGCGGCGCTGGGGACCCCGGCTTGTGGATCGCGGGCGACGGCAACCCCGCCAACACGCTCGGCACGGTGGATGGCTACATGTACGCCATTCCGCTCATGGCAGTCTTCCGCCGCAACTCCAGCGGCTTCGCTCGCACGACCAACCAGAACGGTGGCCAGGTCTCGCCCGCTGCTTCGGATCGTCCTGACGGCCTGCTTTCGGACGTCATCGTGTCGCGTGACGTCGTCGATCTTCGGATGGGCGTGTCTCCGGTCGGCTGGAACTACGCCGAGCTGCTTGAGAAGAACATGACGTACCTGTTCGACAACGCTCTGACGACAGAGTGGTTCACGAACACGTACGCTGGCACTTCGAACGGCGCCACGGTGCTCTGGGGTGACGAGATTGGACCGTTCCCCTCGGATGGTACCGGCCCTCTCATCGGTACCTTCGACGCGGCCAGGAGGACGTTCTCGGATCGTCCTATCTTGGAGGTCATCACGGTTGCCATCCCGGTTCCGGGCGGCGGCTGGGCCAACTCGACGGTCACGATCGACTTCACGTCTCTGGCGATCTACCCGTACTCGGCGTTCAACTGGGCGGCGACGTCCGGTGCCAACGCCATCGCGTACGACGTTCTTGGGGGTCTCTTCATCGGCTCCGCCAGCGGCAAGAAGACCGTTTACGCCAAGAACCACATCACACAGGTCTTGAACACGGGCGTGATCCCCATCACAGCCCTGTCGGTTACCTTCGACGCTCTGACGGGTACGGGCATCTCAAACGAGACCCTGTATCTCGACATCCTCGTGGGCTACCCGACCGGCAACGGTCTGACGCGCACGCCGACCAACAACTACGGTTCGTCGAGCTTCCAGGTCGTGCAGGCGATCCCCTCGGGGACGCCGTACAACTTCAGCGCCTACGCGAACGAGTCGATCGACAACACGCACCGTGAAGCGCAGATCCAGTACACGACCTCTTCGATCGCGATTGCGACGCAGAACGCCCTGACGGGTTCTGGCGCTGCGGCCACGATCTCAGCGTTCTCTTCGCCCCTCGTGACCATCACAGGTCTGACGGCGATGGTGCCCGAGATGGTGGGCCAGCGCATTCTCTTCTCGGGGGCAGCGAACGGTGGCAACAACGGCTCCTTCCCGATCGCGGCATGGTTGTCGCCTACGTCGGTTCAGATCACGAACTCTGGAGGCGTCTTCCCTGACGCGAACAGCGGATCGATCTCCTGGACGATGAACGGGATCTCCTTCCGTATCCCGGAACGCGCTTCGGCCATTCCTACGTCGATCCAGAAGAACGGTACGCCCATCGCAGGTTCCGTGACGCTCGACGCCACGGGGCGCATCGCCACCTTCACGAACACGGCTGACTGGACGGTTTCGGGGGACACCCTCAGCTACTCCTACTCGGCGCTTCGCCCGGTACCGGCTGCGCCTACCGCAGTCGAGCTGATCGTCTGGTACGAGACCCGGGCTCCGCAGACAGGGCGCGATTCGATCATCGGGACGACGCAGACGGTCATTCCCCGGTACATCTCTCCGTCGCTCTACACGCTGACGCAGGGACCTGCCTCGGAAGATGTGGGCTACCCGTTCCCCACGGCCTACGTGCAAACGGGCGGCATCTACAACACCTCGGGCGGCTCGTACACGGGCGAGCACGAGTTGAACTCCAGGTCGGCTATCTCGATCGCGGACTTCAACGCGACGACCGGCATGCTCAGGCTGCCCGTGTTCGTCCCCTTCACGCCTGACCCTGAAGCGGTCACGTTCAACCGCGCGTCTGGCTCGGACATCGACGCAGAGGGGCGCACGTTCTTCAAGAGCGTGCCATCTGGGTACGTTCCGAACGCCTTCGCTCAAGATCTGTCGGACCCGATCAAGCACAAGGTCATCCAGCCGATCCTCGCTGAGCTGCCCACGGCATCGGCGTACGGACACAAGGGTCAGCTCGTGCTGATTCTTCTCATCCGCTGGGCTGTGTTCGACGAGGACAACGGGGTCTACTTCGAGAGCAACCTTGCCTTGAACACGACTACCGCGAGCATCTTCCGAATCAAGGGCAACTTGCTCACCAAGAGGAATACGTAATGCCGTCCACTTCTGACCCCCTTTCCTCGGTCAACCCGGGGCCGGGCAAGCTCTCGGTCGGCACGGTTCCGGCTTCGGCACTCCTCGCCCCCAGCGGCGGCGGTGGTGGAGCTGCTCTTGCGAGCCAGGTCTCTTGGGTCGGTGACGGCCCTTGGTTGGACGGGACCACGAACCCCGCAACGAACGTCGGGGCGCAGCTCACGAAGTTCATCACGGACCTGACCAACCTGACCCGTCTGCACTCCGCTGCGGACAGGATCAGCGGTACGAGCCCGACGACCGCAACTCTCGCAAACAGCAACACGGTCACGGGTGGCACACTCCAAGCGCTGCTTGAGAACTTGATCACGCAGCTCGGTTCCCCGACTGGTACACAGGGCATGAGCGCGATCGGTGCGTCGTCTCTCGACGTGGCGTTCGTGGACGGTCTCGCCCCGAGCTTGAACACGGGCGCCGGTACGCTCCAAAACCTGCTCGATCAGGTGATCCGGATGCTGGCTCAGGAGACGAGCGGCACCGCCATGTCCATCGTGGCCGGTGGTCCGAACGTCCTGATCCAGGGCATCAACCTCGGTTCGAACTGGCTGAACTACTACGGCTGGAACATCACCGTCTACGATTCAGTGCACGCGGGCAACAATGGGACGTTCCCGTTGACGCCAACGAGCCAGTTCTCCGCGTCAGTTCCGGGCGGGTCTTGGGCCAGCGCTGTCACGGACATCGGTGTCCCGCTCTCCGGTACGTTCAGTGTCGTGGGCTTGAGCCCGAACGTCACGGCTACCACCAGTCAGACGGGTGTCATCATCCCGGGCGACATCATCCTGTTCGATTGCAGCGGCACGTACTACTCGGCCACGGTGCTCAGTGTTACGGGTACGGCTATCGTGCTGACGGCCAACTTCCCTGGCCCGACCACCTTCACCGCAACGGGCTCCCTTCCGCAAATCTCCTGGGCATTGGCCACGGGTAGCGACCGTATCGGCGCTCGCCAGACGCTCGCGACTCTTGCAGACGGCACCACACCCACCGTTTCTCAGGGTCCAGGGGCTCCGACCGCGGGCTCGGTGCAGAGCCTCATCGAGAGCTTCGTCTCTGCGATGGGCAGCCAGACGGGTGGTAACGCTCAGATCGTCAACGTTGCAAACAATGGGTCTGGGCTCATTCGTGTGACGCTGGCCTCCAGTGTCAGCGTCCCCACGGGTAGTCACGTCATCATCCAGAACGTTTCTGGTGCCGGGGAAGCCAACGGGTTGTGGGTCGTCACGCAGATCAACGCGTACACCTACGACCTGCAAAGCTCGACGTTCAACAAAAACTACATCGGCGGGGGCACGTTCCAGTACGGGACCCTCGTGGGGACCACTGTCCTCGACGTCTCCAACAACGGTGGTCTCATCCAGATCCACACGCAAGAGCCTCTCTTGCCGGCGTTCCCCTTCTCGTCTGTGTTGTACCTCGTCATCTCGGGCGCGGTGACGTCCGGCGGCATGGTGCTCAACGGCGGTTGGGCAGCGACGCGGATCGATTCGACTCACTACACGCTCTTCAGCTCGACCTACACGGGTTCGTATACGGCGCAGTCGGCAACGGCGTCGTACTTCTCCACTTCGGGTAGCGATCGTGTCGGCTCGGGGGCGATTGCGAACAGCGGCACGGGCTTGAGCCCGCCCTACAACCTGCCCGAGTACGCGCTCGGCGTGCAGCTCTCGTTCCTCCTGGGGTACATCAACGACCGTTTCGCTGTCCGCAAGGCTTCTGGCGGCACGAACCTCCAGCAGGGTGACTCGACGGTCACGCTCACGGGATCAGGTAGCTCCAACTTCAATCTTCAGGACCCCTACACGAGGTCGGGTCAGCGCATCTACCTGATGACGGACAGCTCCGTGAGCACGTCTTCCGCAGTCACGTTGCAGCCTTTCAACGGTACGGGCGGTGCGGTCGCAGTCAGCAACATCGTCTCGGGTGCAGGTGGTCAGATCGAAGTCTTCACGGCTTCGCACACCTTCGTCACGCACGGACAGGTGACCATCTCTGGGGTCACCGGCACGACAGAAGCGAACGGTACCTTCTTCGTCACTGTGATTGACTCGTTCACTTTCCTGCTCGACGGGACCACGTTCGTCAACGCGTACGTGAGCGGCGGCACGGCGAAGAGCGCAGAACTCATTCAGGGTCACACTACCTACCCGCTCACAAGCCCCAACGCTCAGTACATCCTGGAGTGCGACGGAACCTCTTGGTACGTCCTTCAAGGTCGGACGCCCTACAGCAACACACGTGTTTGCGGTCCGTCCACCGGCCCGTACTCGTTGGACTCTGCGGGGTACGACGACGCCACTGTCTTCCTGCAAACGGGCGTTGCCGCGATCACGTTCACTCTGCCAGATTTGACCGCTGGGAAGTACGCCGGTCGCCGCGTGGCCTTCATCGACCAGACCGGCAACCTTGGGACTTACCCGTTTTTGCTTCTGCCCACGGGGTCTCAGACCATCAACGGTACTACGGGTCCGTACCTGTTGGATTCTGCCTGGGGTACCTGGCAGCTCACGTCGGATGGGACCAACTGGTTCGTTTCATCGAGCTGAGGTAAACATGGCACGCTCGCACTACGCTATTTTCACCTCTCGCTTTGCCTCTACGGGCTACGTTCCGGCCGTTGGCCAGTTCGGCGGCATCGGTATGGCCGTTGGCGGTCTTCAGAACCCGGATGGTTCTGGGACCATGAACAACACGATGATTGGACAGTCCCTCATTCTTTCGGGGGCAGCCAACTCGGTCAACAACGGTACCTTCCCCATCATCGCTGTCTCGTCCATCTACGAGGCCATCGTCTACAACCCGAGCGCGGTGATCGAGGACCCCGGCACCATCACCTGGCGCTTCGCATTCTACGTCCCTGCGGGTGTGACGAGCGTTGTTGTGACAGCGTGCGGTGGCGGCGGTGGCGGCGGTGGGTCGGGCGGAACGCTCTTGTCGGGTACCAACAAGAGCGGAAGTGGTGGGGGTGGGGCCGGAGCTTTGGCAACCCGCCTGATCTTGGACTCGACCACGACCCCGGCCATCGCACCCGGTTCCTCGTACATCATCATCGTTGGGGCTGGTGGGACGAGCGGCAACGGTGGCACTGCTCCGGACGGTAACGGTCAGAGCGGGGGTAATGGTGGCAGCACCACTTGGGGCGGTAACATTCTCGCAACGGGTGGCCAAGGAGGCTCGGGAGGGATCGGAAGCAACAGCGGTACAGCCTACTCGCCGGGTGGCAGTCCCGCGACTTCCAACGGGGCACCGGGATACAACACCACCGTGCCGCCTTTCCTCCCAACGGTTGCCTCGGCCGGCGGTCTCGGATCGAACGACCTTACCAACTTCGCGATAGGCACCACAGGTCAGCCTGCGGTCATCGGTGGTAGCACTGCTTTCGGAAGTGGCGGTTCGACGAGCTACACTTTCGGCACTGCTATGGGCGGTGGTGGCGGTGGGGCTGGTAACGTTCCAGGTACGGCCGGTGGCAACGGTGGTGCGGGCGGCGTGTACGCCAGTTCGGCTAACGGTTCTCCCGGGCTTGTCGGTGGCGGTGGTGGTGGCGGTGGTGGCATCCAAGACGATGCGACTGCAAGCCGAGTTGGACGCGCAGGTGGTGTCGGTGGGCCTGGGTACCTGCGCGTCGATTGGACGCAGTAACTACTTCGCGACCTTGTTCACCGTGGGACCGACAGCGCTCTGGTAGATGTCGATCCAGTAGAGGTTCGATGCATCCATGGTGAGGCTCGTGGGCTCACCCTGACCAGAAGCAAGAACCTTGGGGGCCACCTGACCCTGGCCGGAGATCGGAACGCTCAGGACGGAGCCGGAGTTCGCGGTGGTCGTGCCGACGTTGGTCCAATACACGTTCGTTGCATCCACGACGAGACCGTACGGGCGATGCTGCGAGATTGCGAGAGCGACCTGCGTGCCGGCACAAGACCCGATCACACACTCCACAATCTGACCGTTGGCGGCGGAGTTGTCCCCGGTGTTGGTCCAGTACAGGTTCGTTCCATCCGAGACAACAGCGACAGGGTTGAACTGGTTCGTGGCGATCGTGGTCGGAATGCTGCCGCCAATCGACACGCTCGCAATAGAACCGCTGGTGGCATCCGAGGGGTTGATGTTGGTCCAGTAGACGTTCGTGGCGTCTACGGCGATACCCTCAGGGTCACTCTGTCCGGCCGCGAGCACCGTGGGAAGCAGATTGCACCCGCTCTTCGCGCACTTCACCACCGTGCCGTCATTGTTCAGGGTGCCCTGGTTGGTCCAGTAGACGTTCGCGGCGTCCACGGTGATGCCCATGGGAGTCTTCAACCCTGTAGCGAGCGTGGTGACGCTTCCGCCAATCAGCGGAGACTTGAGGACGGAGTCCGAGGTCGTCCAGTAGACGTTCGTGGCGTCCACAGCGACGTACTCGCTGGCGCTCGGGACGAAGGTAGAAGGCGAACCGCCCGAAGTCGGCTCGTCCAGGACCGCCGTTGACGAAGACCAGAACACAGAGCCGGAGGCCACCGCGATCCCGGAGTTGTAGGAGCCCACCGTGCCGGTCGCGAGGACGCAGACGCCAGGCTGGCAGGAACCGTTGCAGAGGGTCTCGCCGGTCGAGCATCCAGTCCCACTGTCAAGGGTCGTCGTGCCCGAGTCCTGCGAGGTCGTGCCCGAGTCCGAGAGAACGGTGCCGGAATCCGGCGTGCCAGAGTCCTGGTCCGTTCCGCTGTCATGGTTCGAGGAGCCGGAGTCCGTCTCGACGTGACCGCTGTCTTGAGGAGCCGCTTCGGGAGCCGCGTCCTGGCAGGTCACGCAGGAGCCGCTGTCCTGGCCCTGGCCGGGGTTCGAGTCCTGTCCGGCCTCGGGGGTCGGCTGCGAGTCCTGGCCCGCCTCGGGGCTCAGAACGTCGCCGCAGCATCCGGAATCGACCGTGCCAGCGCCAGAGTCCGGGGGGTCACCGACAGCGTCACCCGCCGTGAACGGTGCGCCTCCGCATCCCGCGAGAACCGCCGAGAAAACAACCGCCGCCGAGACCCCCAAAAAATTGCACCACATGATCGGGCTCCTTCCACAGGAACTACAACCCAAGACGGTCCCGAATCAACCTGACCCCTCTTTAGGGTGGGTAGCTATCCTACATCACGATTCCACTGATAGGGGAGGGATCGCGAGGATGTAGATGAGCGAGCACTACCTGATCGATGCCTTCACGAGCCCCGTGGCCTCGTCCCCGATCATCGGCGTGGACACGCCCGAGAACAACCAGACGCTTCTCAACGGCGGTTTCGTTGTCCGGCTCCCCAAGAACATCCCGCTGATCGACCCATCAACGGGCAACCCAGCGATCCCGACGAACTGTGGGGACCTTCTCACGAAGAAGTACGAGGGGCTTCTCTCGATCTACGCGGGCTTCACGCACGTCATCTACGACGACCTGCTCGATACGAGCGGTGTCAACCTGAGCGCCTCGAACACGAAGGGGACGTTCGGGCAGCGCAGCACGATCTCTCTGGCGCCTGGGGCAACGCTCACGAGCAACGTGCAGACCCTCGCTTCGACGCCCTCGGCCTTCCTCTTCACCTGGGAGGTCTTCAACTTCGTGACGACGGACCCCAGTAACAGCCGCTTCATGCGCAACTACAACGAGCTGCCGACGACGGGCGCGTACACGACTGCTCAGGTGAGCTTCAACAACGGCGCCAATTACGTGGCTGCGGTGGACAGTGCCCCTGGGAACGTTCCTGCCCCCGATCAGAGCAATCAGCTCATCGTTCAGATCACGAACGCGAGTGCGAGCACGCTCTGGGTCGGTAGCTGGGCGCTTCTGTACTAAGGGTTTTCGCCCACTAACTTACTGATAGACGGCGAGTGCGAGAGGGAATGTAGATGGGCAACAACTATGGTCCCGGGACCAGCAGGGTTCTCAGCCCGATTGCGAGGCAGTTCCTTGATGTCATCTGGCAGCAAGGCAAGCCCCCGCTCGATGCGGAGCTGAATCTCCTCCAGGACCTCGCGAGCAACTGGCAACAGATCCTCGTTTCTCGCGGTACGCCTTCGGGATGGCTCGGCAACGAGACCAACAACTCCGCTGCGCTCATCACGAACCCCACGTGGTCGAACTGGTGGAGGTTTGGTCGTCAGCGCACGGGTGAGTCCCAGGCGGTCGAGTGGGCCGTCGTCAACGGCTGGCTCATCCCTGTCACGGGCACGCTCACCGGCACGCCTCCGGGCTCTCCGGACAACGTGGACACGTACAACGTCGTCGCGATGAACCCGCCGCCGAACAACGCGGGCGACACGCGCATCGACTTCGTCTTCCTCGAAGCGTGGCTTGCGCGCGTCCCACCGAACCCGTCGTCACTGAACAAGCCCTCGGTTTCGGCCATCTACACGTACGGCAACGTCCTCGGTGGCATGAGCTACCTGGCGGACGACATCCAGGATCCGTCCATCGGATTCGAAACGACCGAGCGTGTTCAGCTCCAGTACCGCATTCGAGTCGTTCCGGGCATCGTCGGTCTTTCAACGAACCCTGACGGCTTCGACCCCACGACCGTCTTCGGTCAGGGCACCTCGGCTTCTCCGACCACGTACACGTTCTCGAACATGCGCTCGGCACTCGGAGACCCTGGTCTCTGGCGTGCGGGCGATGGGAACACTTCCAACACCCTCGCAACGGTGGATGGGTACACGTACGCCATCCCGCTCTCTGCGGTCTTCCGTCGCAACGCAAGCGCCTGGAACGGAGATCCGTCCCAGAACCTCAACGGCGGCTTCAACCGCAACCCGCTTGCGGTCGATGCGACGGGGTTCAAGACGTTCTCCACGGTGCCGCAGATCGCGAGCACCCTCTCGGCTACGTCTACGAGCGCAACGCTTGTCTCGGCCACGAACATCCCGCTGCCGGCAACGCCCTCGACGCCTGTCCTCATCAAGATCGGCGACGAGTACATGACGTACTCGGCCATCACGGGCACAACGCTCGGCGGCCTGACCCGTGGTGTGAACGGTTCGCGTGCGGAACAGCACGTGGCCAACTCCACGATCACGGTCATCTCGGGTCGTCCGGATGGGCTCTTCTCGGACCAGATCGCTCGGACCGACCTGCTCGATCTCCGTCACGTCGTGAACCCCAACGGGTTCGACTACGAGTCGGTTCTGGCGCAGGGGCTCGACAGGCTGCTTCGCGGCAACCTGCAAGGGACCTGGAAGCGCTCGGGCGCGGGACCTCAGGGACCCTTCGTCAACTACCAGGACAAGATCTCGTCTTCGTCGGCCTCCCTCGGCATCAACAAGCTGGACGCTCCGGACAACATCCGGATGATCTTCTCGGACGCTGCGACGATGCAGAAGGTCGAGATGGTGATCGACCCGACCAGCGCTACGCCGCCGGCCTCGGTGGCAGATGCCACCTACTCGCTGACGATTGCTGCGAACCAGACCTTCCGTGGCGTCGGCAACACCGCAAGCACTTTCGGTCCCAACGACATCATCGTCTTCCCGGTCTCGTCCCTCAAGACAGGCGTTTCTGGCGGTGACGCGGACCAGATCCGGTGGGTCTTCGACAGCCTCCACACCGCGGTCACACTTCGCATCGACGGGCAGACGGCACCGATCCCGAACACGCTGTACACGGTGGTCGGCTCCAGCTCGGTGGGCGGTGCGACACCCTCTTCTCCGGGTGTGTCCAACGTCACGAATAACAGCGGTCTGATCGAGATCACCACCTCGTTCCCGCACGGGCTGGTGACCAACCAGATCGTCAAGATCACGGGTGTTGTGGGCGTCTCGGCTGCGAACGCCATCTGGACCGTCACGGTCATCGACCCCACGCACTTCACGCTCAACGGCTCGTCCTTCTCGGGCGCCTACACGAGCGGCGGCTACATCCAAGGTCCGAACCTGACGCCCAACGATGACCTTTGGGTTATTTTCGCGGCTGGGTTCCCGGCGACCTCCAACAACATCTACGTCACGTTGAACGTGATGTACGGTGCGGGACGCGGCCTCGCTCGTCGTCCCACGTCGGTTCAGAACATCACCTTCACGACTCCGAGCACGGAGCTTCTGCTCAACCCGGTGGGCGCGCCTGCGTCGAACATTCCGGTGAACACGAGCTGGGTTCTGCTCTGGAGCAAGTACCGCAACACCCCCTACCGGATGAATCTTCCGGTCACGACCTCGACCTACGCGGACCTTGGCTCCAAGTCCGTGGTCATCCAACCGTTCCGCCAGATCATCTGGCCGGCAACGGCGACCACGATCGACGGCACGGCAGCCAACGTGTCCACGCAGGCGGCTGTGGTGACTAGCTCCACAGGTGCGACCTCTGGCGGCACGACCTTCACGGATTCGTCGGCACCTTTTACGTCCGGCATGGTGGGCTACGCTCTTCAGCTAGGCTCAGGGCCGCAGCCTGGACGCTACACGATCAAGGCGTACTCCAGCTCTACGAGCGTCACGCTTGACCGTCCTGTCGCTACAGGCTCGGGTCTCATCTACACGGTCAACGTCGCGCAAGGGCTCATGCCTCTGAAGGCGCAGGACGGTGTGACCCCCAAGTGGACCACCACCGACCCGCTCCAGATCTTCTCGGGCAACACGGACAACCCCAACACGCGCAACGTGTACATCACGCTGCCGCGTAGCTTCGTCCCGAACTGGGGCGAGGTGGACGTGCCCATCCTCCACGGGGACAACTCGACCTTCAACGAGGGCATCAACTTCATGTTGCTCTCGAACAAGGGCGCCACGCCCCCTGTCGGGAGCAGCAACTACGTCTCCTACGCCTCCCTGGGTGGCCTGACGTGGGCTGTGTTCAGCACGACGAACTACGCAACCCCGACCCCTGGACCGGCGACGTACAACACGAAGTACCTCGTCGGCGGCCTTGAGTTCGCCGGTATGCAGTTCTTCTCGGACACGCGCAACCTTGGACGCCAAGGTCTGCAACTGCCGCCCTTCTACGGCATCGCACGGCTCTTCGCCGTGTACGAGGCTGGCGACTACAAGCTCAACGGCTCGGCCTACAACGGTCCGGACCGTACGGCTCGTGGCGCAGGGGCGACCAACCTGCTCCGTCAGGACAACTCGACCGCCACCTTCTGGATCGAGATCGACCAGGACGGCGACTCGACGTTCATCTTGAACGCGAACTCGATCGACATCACCCGCTCGACTGTGAACCCGATCGCGAACTTCGCGGCGGGCAACTACATCATCGAAGCGAGCGTCTTCGGGTTCGACCGCAGCGCCTTCGACATCTCGCAAGAGTGCCGCATCGTTCTGTCGCGTAACCGTACGCAGGCGATCAATGCAGGCTCGGACAACTCGGCGAACATCAACCTGCCCATCGCAGGTCCGACGAGCGTTCTCCCTGGCCCGGCAACGGCCACGGACTCGATGCTGGTCAACTACAGCCGCACGCCGTACCAGGGTGACCCGTGGGGCAGCCAGACGAACTACATCGACGTCCAGCAGGCTCTCGGGCCTCTTCAGACGGCGACTGCCTACCAGCTCGATTCGACGGAGCTGACGCAGAGTGCGCTCACGCGGCCGAACCAGAAGGCCCTTCAAGTCCTCGCCTCGGTCGGCTTTGCGACGACCCTTGGGACGGGGCGCTACGCAGGTGACAGCCCGATTGGTGCCAACCAGCGGCTTCAGACGGGCTCGCTGCCCATGGACTTCCGCAACGTCGGCATCGAGAACTTCTTGCAGTACCCGCCGACGTCCTCGACGCAGCCGAGGCCGAACGTTCTGACGGGCTTCATCCCCAGCCCGCCGGAAGTCGCTACCGACTACCTCGGGGCGACGGAGCGGCTGCCGCTCGGCGCGCTCTTCCGGGACAAGGACTTCCGAGGTGAGCCCCTCACGAATCTGTCGGCGCTCAACGTCTTCCCCGACATCGGGGAGGGTGTTCTCTTCTCGAACCTGACGTCGTCCACGGTCTACGAGCAGACGGCTGCTGTCTTGGACACCGCGACGTCCGCGACCGGCAACGCAGGCGCAGTCATCGCTCAGGTTGACGGTGAGCCTACGAACTACTCCCTCCTCGTCAACTACCGTGTCAACCGTGGTGGGTCGGCCTTCACCGTGAGCGGCCCCAACCCGGGCGGCGAAGTGGGGACGTTGCATCCCGTGGTGATCTCGCCTTCGGGAACGACCAACGTTCTGCAAGGCCGTGCTTACCTCGTGCGCAACATGCCAACGAGCGTCGGCGCGCAAGAGGTCAGTGCGGGCAACGAGCTGATGATGCTGGTCGTGACGACCGTGCAGAGGCTCACGGATTCGAACCCCCATGCAGGTATCGTGCAGATCAGCACCAACGGGTCCCTCGAAGGGTACTCCGCGGCGGACCTGTACCGCCTCGACGGACACCCAATCACGAACGACAACGTTCGTCTCGACACGAACCCGGCGACCATCACGCTCTCTCAGAGGGCGGTCTGATGATCAAGCACATCTCCTACTTGCAGCTCAATCCCCGCGTGCGTGCGCAGGCCGCTGAGCGGGCCAGGACCCAACTGCGGGCGGTCCTTACGAACACCGTGATGACGCCCGAGAGCGCTGCCATGGTGAACAAGAGGCTGGCAGATCTGGACCTCTGGGAGCATGGCAAGATGCCGGAGCACCCGGCTCATCCGGCTCCTCACAAGGTCCCGGCTCAGTTGCCTGAGCGCACCCCAGAACATCACGTGGTGGAAGTCAGCGACAACGCTGAGGTTCACGACCACAGCAAGTAGTCGGCGGTTTTCCTCTCATAGCGGGCGTCTGTGAGAAGTCGAGCGCTTGTGGCTCGAACCCACAGAGGAAACCCCTATGAACCTCACGACCACCGCCATCTGGCTTGCTAGCATCGCAGCGGCAATCCACGTGCTTCTGGGAGCGCTCCAGAGCAACACCCTCAATGCGTGGCTCGCCACGTATTCGATCCCGAGCCTTCCCCCGAAGGCAGCGCCGTACCTCGGCCTCGTGCTCGGTCTCGGTGCCGGTTTCGTCGCAGGTCTCCAGCAGGGAGACACCATCGGCTACTCGATCGCTCAAGCCTTCATGGGCATGATCACGGGCGGTGCCGCATCGCTACACCTGGAGTCTCTGACCGGCAACGTCGCCCCGCCGAAGCCGGCCCCGGCGCCCGTCCCGGCTCCTCCCGCCGCGAAGTGACGATCTAGCCGACTGCGGGGACGACCCTCGCAGTCGGCTTTTTCACCCCCAGAGGTTCCGATGCCTGGCGTTCAGCAATCCGGCGGCCGTTTCTTCGGCTACACCCCCGACGCTCCCGAGAAGCGGACTCAGAAGGACGTTCGCGCTCTGCTCGCGAAGATGGGCTCTACGGCCCTTCCCAGCGCAGTGAGCTACCGTTCCAACGAAGCTCCGATTCTGGACCAGGGTCAGACCGGCTCCTGCACGGGGCACGGCACGGCTCAAGGCATCGTGATTGGCAGTGCCTTGCAAGGCGTGCCTCTCAGCTTCGTTCCCTCTCCCCTCACGACCTACGGCGTGACCCGGTCGATGGAGCGCGCGGTCAACACCGTGCCGCTGACCGACTCGGGCGCCATGCCCTCGGACGTCATGATCGCGGTTGGGCGTTACGGCATCCGTGCGATGCAAGGCCCCACGCCAGACGGACGCAACTCGGACATCTGGTCCGCAGTGGACGTCGCTGGAATCCCCAACGCGCCGGCGCCGAACGTCAACTCCGAGGTGGACTTTCTGTCCCTCGAACAGGCCGGGCAGAAGCTCATCGTCGGCGAGTACCGCATCGACGAGTCCTCCTCGGATGTCGTGTCTCTCGTTCAACAGTGCCTCGCGGTTGCGAAGGCTCCGGTCGGCATCGGCATCTTCGTGGACAGCCAGGTGATGAACTTCACCTCCACGAGCGCTCCTGTCGGCTCTCCGAACACGAGCGACCCCAACGGCGGCGGCCACTGGATCTGCATCGTGGGCTACCGACCCTCGACCGTGAATCCGGGTACGGTCGATTGGGAGATCTGCAACTCGTGGGGTGCCGGCTACGGTGACGCTGGCCACTTCTGGGCACAACAGTCCTGGATCCAGAGCGCCACGGACCTCTACGGATGGACCGTCAGGAGCAGCACATGAAGACCCTCGCTTTTCTCGCATGCCTGTCGGCTTTCATGGCGATGCCAGGTTGCACGCCGTCGAACGTCACGCCTCCCCCCGACGCCACGGACTCTTCCGTGCCCGTTCCTGTGCCCACTCCCGCACCGGCTTCGAGCCCGTGCGCTGCGGCGTGTGCAGCAGCGGCCGCAGTCGGGTGCCCTGAGGGTGCCTTCGCGGATTGCGCCTCGACATGTTCCAACATGCTGGCTGATCCCGGGATGCCGCACCCCAACACTCTTTGCCTCTCCGCAGCGAAGTCGCAAGCAGCGATTCGCGCGTGCGGCTGGGCGTGCAAGAACTGACGGAGATGTACGACCGTCGCTCTTCCTTCGAACGTCGGGCGAACCTTCACTACGACGGCGCGCTGGAGGATGCTGCCTTCATCGCCAGTGAGGTAGTTCGCAAGGGGCGTAGCCGTGGTTGGGTTGAAGACCCTGCGGAGCTGCCCGTTGCCGCCGAGATCGAGACGATCTTGGCCAGGTTCAACATCGGGTACATTGAGGCTGGCGTTTGGGCTCACAAGCCCGGAGGCAGTCATCGTTTTCGTCGCGAAGAGCGGCAAGAGACACGACGCGAGGAGAGCGAGCCGTGAGCTACACCTACGATCGTCGCAAGGTCGCGGATGCGGGGCTGGAAAGCCTGGTCGCGAACTACCTCACCTCGATCGCCGAGAAGATCGGGGCAGGTATCGCGAGCGGCACGCACGCGCATGTGTCCGGTGCGAAGTTCAACGAGGGCCACATGCGGGCCGAAGTCGAGGTGCTCGCACGCGCGGGGGACCTCATGCACCAGTTCCGCGTGACTCTCTCGTTCGATGAGGGTTTGCAGGTCATCGCCGTCCTGGACTACCAGTCTATGGGAGCGCACGGTGGCGGTGGTCGGAAGCACGAGCTGGCCTTCGATCTGTCGCCCAAGGCGTCACCTGGACACTTCATCACGCAGATCGTGAACGCGGCACTGGAGCAGTATCAGGGGGTGGCCGCAAGGCCCGAAGTCGAGATGCGCTCGGCTGGTAGTCTGTTCATTCCAACGTCCAAGCGTGCATGAAGGGCCCCAAGAGAGATGAACGCATCGGCAGGCCGCCACGTGGTGGTGGACGGGTACGTCAAGGACGCGAAGGTCTTCACGGCGGAGAACCTGACGGGGCTCTTCCGCGACGTGGTGAAGGCACTCGACATGGCGATCCTCAAGGGACCCGACTTCATCGAGGTTCCCGTGGATCCCGAAGTGCTCAAGCGCGTCGAGGAGACGGGCAAGTTCGAGGATGAGGGCGGCATCACCGGCACCTGCATCATCTCGACGAGCCATCTGAGCGTGCATTGCTGGCCGCTCCAGCGCTTCTTCAGCCTCGACATCTTCTCGTGCAAGGAGTTCGACCACGTGAAGGCGCTCGACATCATGCGCCACAAGCTCGGGGTCCTGGACGCGAACATCACGGTGCTCAATCGGCTCAAGCCGACCCTGAGGTGAGATCATGAGGTCGTTGCAAGACAGACAGGGTCAGGGCTACGATTACGACCGTCGTGGCTCGGCGCACTACCGCAAGTTCTACGGACGCCTCGTGAAGGCGATGAGCTGGAGCCAGGCCCTCGAAACGCTCGGCTTCCCGTCCGGGGCAACCCCGAGCGAAGACGAAGTACGCAAGCGTCAGCGCGACAAGCTCATCGCGATCAACTACAAGGGCTTGGGCGGCGCAGCCGACCCCAAGGAAGCAACGGAGATCAACGTTGCTGCGGAAATCCTGCGCGGCCGCATGGATGCTGATCGGGACGCCGGACCGTCGCACTCGCCGCACAACTACAGCACCCCTCGGGACTACACGCCGCCTCAGCCTCCTCCACCGGACCTGAAGGTTACGTTCGACGAGGCCAAGGCCAAGGCGGGCGTCCCTGCTGGTGTCGAGTGGCTCTTCGTCACGGAGATGCAGAAGGGCGAGGGCGACTACTCCGGAGACGAGTCCACCAGCCGCAAGCGCGGGTGGGTGGCCGTGGGCCAGACGGGCTCGAACTACGTCTTCGTTGGCGTGGAGAACCAGGCGTACAAGGCGTACTACATCGGTGGCGGTCGCGGGGAGGACATCTACAAGATCCGCGTCTACGAGCACCCCAAGCCCGCGAACGTGACGCCGTCTTGGCTCGTGGGTAACATCGTCAAGGCCCTCCAGGGCATGGACATCACCGTTCACTTCAATCACAAGGTGCGCGACGCCCGCGGCAAGCAGTTCACCGAAACGATGCCCGCAACAGGCACTCCCTCGCTGTCCACCAAGCACATGATGGTCGAACTTGGGATGGTCTCCGATGACGATCCCTCCGTGGCGAATCGCAAGCATGTCGTCGAGATGAAGGTGGACCTTGACCACCGTTTCGGCGGGGAGGAGCGCAAGCCGGGCTACTTCCCGGTGCCACCGCCTTCACACATGTACTGGGATGGCGGGTACCACGGCGACTACTACAAGATCAGCCTCGTGCTCAACGGTAAGGATCACGACCTGTCGGAGACCGACTGGAACACCTTCTGTCGGCTCAAGCTCGGGGGCAAGAAGCTCATCGACGCGATCTTCGGCGACCGCTATTACTCGGGGACCAAGAAGAACATCACCCGGATGCCCAAGGCCAAGGCCGCGCTCATCCTGGAGGCGTTCGTGGAGCGTTTCAAGGATCTGCCTGCGCCTGCGATGGCCGTTCTCGTGAAGGCCGCAGAGCAGATCAAGGGTGGTAAGGCCACACCATGAAGTCCTTGGATCGAGTTGTAGAGCGCGTCGTCCTCGCCTCGCGGGTCGCCGAACGTTCGAAGCGGGCCGACTCTTTCGGCGACCCCGGGGATCTGCTTGCGCAGTTCAAGAGGGCCGTGGCCAAGTACGCCGAGAAGGAGGCGATGGCCAAGAAGTACGTGGAGGCATTCGCCGAGGTCACGAAGCTACAGGCCGAAGGCGCCCCCGCCGAGAAGATCAAGGCCGTCCGTGAGAACGCGCTGGTCCAGACCATCGAAGAGTCCCAGGACGGCAAGCGTCGCAAAGAGCGCGACCTGTCGTACGAGATCACCACTCACTCGATGCAGCACGGATGGGGCAAGATCCAGGACGTCGCGCAGAACCTGTGCTGGGCCATCCTGCAACAGCTTGTGCTGCCGCCGAAGCCTCGCAAAGCGATTGAGGCTATCGCGAAGTTCTACGCCCGTACGCCGCGCTTCAGCACACGGGGCCGCACCTACGAAGAGGCGCGAGCCAAGGCTGTCCAGATCTACCTCGACTTCCTCGAAGACTTCCGCAAGCAGGAGAAGGTCTTCGAGATCGCGATCAGCCAGGGCAAGCAGCACGCAGGCGAGGGAGAGGGCGCAACGCGGTTCAAGGCCGGGCCTTTCACGCTCGTCAACTCGGGCGGCTTCAGCACGGAGCAGATGCAGAACATCGCCAAGCTCGCCGAAGAGGCCGCTCAAAAGATGGCAGGCATCGGCTTGGGGAAGGTCAACTACGGGGACATCATCCTGTCCAACCGCATCGAGCGGCCCAACTGGGCGGCGTTCTACGTCGTCGCCAAGGACGAGATGTTCATTCGTGCCGACTCGAAGGTGAACATGGACACCGTCCGGGTTCTCTGTCACGAGCTGACGCACCGGCTGGAGCACAAGTTCCTGCAAGGCAAAGAGCACGAGATCTCGCAGCTCTACTCCACGATCAACACGCACACGGGCTTCATGTCGGAAACCGAGCTGCCCGCGTTTGGCGCGTCAGTCCCCTATAAGGGGGAGCCTTGGAAGGTCATCGAGCGCGATACCCGTCGCCGCTCCGTGAAGCTCGCCCCGGCCAACCCTCTGCGGTGCTTCGTCTGCGCAGAGAAGGGCCGGGCTGAGCACGAGCCCGATGAGGAGCACAAGTTCCCCATCGCCCGCAGGGAGACGATCGTCATGCCGGCGGCCATGTTCTTCAAGCTCAACGGTGTTGAGCAGAAGGTGGACCCGCTGGACTTCATCACGGGCTACGCCAAGAAGGGCGGCCCCGGCGAGAACTTCGCCGAGATGGTCTCGTTCTACGCCATCGGTAAGCTCCCGAAGGAACAGCTAGATCTGCTTCTGCCCATCCTGAGCTAAGCGCCCAGGAGCCCCAGCGCCCGGTGTAGGGGCGGGGCGATGGCAGCCAAGAAGAAGACCCGGGAACCGACTGCCGAAGAGAGGGCGGGGCTGGAGAAGCTTCGGAAGACCTATGAGCACTTGCTTGAGGTCCGCAAGTCCACGACCCTCACGTTGAAGCCTACACCGCTTCTGCGGACGGAGATCGAGAAGGACGGGGCCATCATCCCGTTCAAGCTCCGCTACTACCAGTACATCGGCATCTACCACCTGCTCGCGATGAAGCGGCTGATCCTGGGAGATGGTACTGGGCTCGGCAAGACCATCCAGGTGCTCGCGGCTCTGGCCTACCTCTGGCCCAAGGAGCCGGACAACAAGGTCATCGTTGTGACCCCGAAGAGCGCCCTGTGGCAGTGGGCCGGGGAGATCAAGCGGTTCACGACAGGCATCCGACCCATCGTTGCCGCCGGCAAGCCCGAGGAGAGGATCCGCGCCTACGAGGAGTTCCGCAACGCTCCCACTGGCCCGGACGCCGAGAAGGTGGTCCTGCTCGTCAATTACTCGATCCTCGTGCGCGATTGGGACTCCGGATCGTTCAAGCCCACGCTGCCGAACGGCAAGCCGGACCCCAAGGCCCCGGTCGCGGCGGGGCTCTTCGACCGCATCACGGCGGACATGAAGGGTCTTTGCATCATTTACGACGAGGCCACGGCTTTCAAGAACACGGGGACCAAGCGCTGGCAGGTGTGCCGCTACCTGTCCGACAGGGCGAGTCGTTGTTACGGCCTGACCGCGACGCTGTTGAAGAACAACCTCATGGAGGGGTTCTCCATCTTCAAGGTCATCCAGCCGCCGCTCTTCGGTACGAAGTCGGCGTTCATGGACGAATACTGCGTCGTCAAGCTTCAGTCCGTCCCAGGGGGTCGAAAGATCCCCATCGTCGTTGGCTATCGCCGCCTGGCGGAGTTCCGGAACAAGATCGACCCGTTCTTCATCGGCCGGGCCAAGCACATGGTCTCCAACGAGCTGCCGAAGCTCATCACGAAAGAGATCGTCTGCGAGCTGTCTCCTGCGGAGGACACGAAGTACGGTGAGGCTCTCTCGGGCGTGCTCATGCTCGGCGACGGGGAGGTCAAGGACTACTCCGAGGCGAAGGCGATGGCCTCGCTCATCTACTGCCAGGAGATCGTCAACTCGCTCGCCCTGCTCAAGTTCAAGGCGGGCGACGAGGTGTCCGAGTTCGCTCTCGACGAGAACCCTGACAAGGTCAACGAGCAGAGCGCCAAGGAAGAGGCCCTGGTCGAGCTTCTGACGACGGAGCTGGAGGACGAGAAGGTCATCATCTACACGCGCTTCGAGAAGTACGTGACCCGGCTCGTCGAGGTACTCAACAAGCTGAAGATCAAGAGCGTTCGAATCACGGGCAAGGAGAACGACAAGGCCCGCCAGGAGGCGCAGAAGCGCTTTCAAGACCTGGCCTCCGACACGAAGGTGGTCTTCATCACGGACGCCGGCTCGGAAGCGATCAACCTTCAGGCAGCGAGCGCCATGGTCTTCATGGACGCGCCCTGGTCCTACGGCAACTATGTGCAGCTTCTCGGCAGGCCCGTACGCATCGGGTCAATCCACTCGACGGTCATGGTCTACCACATCGTGGCAGTGCGTCCCGGCAAGACCGCCAAGGAGAAGAAGACCATCGATCACCATGTGCTTGAGCTTCTCCATGGCAAGAAGAACCTCGTAGATACAGTGCTCGGAGAGGCCGCGCTGGGGGCACTTTCGTTCGAGAAGGAGAAGTCTTCGGCGAAGGATTTGCTCGGCCGAATGCGCGCTACCTGACGTCCGTTCGGTGTAGGGGTTCCCGATGGCGCCCCCTATCGAGCGAGAGACAGTCTGCGAGATTTGCAACGGGCGAGGGAAGATCCGTGTGGACGACATGCACAGTCGCCTGTGCAGTTGCGCACGGCGCCGGATGATGCGGCAGCACTTGGGGCCGGAGATCGCTCGCGCCAGGAAGATCCAGTCCTCGCCGCTGTTCGTGCGTGGGCCAGTCCCAGATGATCCGCCGCTCGATGACAAGACTGCGGACAACCTCTTCTTGCGCGGCCGGTGGAGCGACATGATCGCTCACTTCCGTTACGCGCTCATCTGCAAGGGGTTGATGTTCCGCTTTCTCATCGTCACCGACGAGAGGATCAAGAATGTGTTCGTCGGCAACGAGTCGGCACGGGTCAAGCCGAAGGAAGAGCGTGAGACGACCAAGTCGTACAACTCGCTCTCAGATCTGGTCTGCGACCACGACCTCGTGATTCTTCTTCTCGGGTATCTGGGCCACAAGAACGTCGCGATGGCCGGCGCGTTGAAGGAAGCACTCATGCTTCGCGAAGTCGCCCACAAGGCGACGTGGATCGTGGACAAGGCAGACTACCCATTCGTTGTCGGCCATCACTCGTACAGCGAGGATGTCGCCGACTACATCTTCTCGCACTTCGAAGTGCTCGATGTGCCCAGCACCTCGACGCCCTCCGAGGAGCAAGATGACCGGCCTGCGCCGTACGTCTACTCTGGACCGCAGAACGTCCTTGTCTCTGCACCCCCGGATGCGGCTCTGAGCGTCGAGGAGTGGGAACCATCGTCCGATCCAGATCCGGAGCCAGCGTCCGGGGGAGATGACCTCGGCCGACCTGACCTCGCGGACCTGGATGCGCCCAAAGCGCCCAAGAAGTTCAAGTTCAAGAGCAAGAGGGGTTCACGATGAAGCGCCTGCTCCGCTCCGTTATCGACTTCGGCGCGACCTCGCAAGAACGTGGTCTCACGCAGGACAACCTCCTGCTCAACTTCCAGCGCATCCGGGAGTCACCCCTGGAGTGGGAGCTGCCAGAGGACACGGCGATCTACAAGTTCCTCGGGTCGTACTTCCAGCCGAACATGGAGATGCCGTCCATCGAGACGGTCCGGGACTACTTCGAGAAGGACACGGAAGTTACCGAGCGCCTCAAGGACATCGAGGCAGCGCAGTTCTACATCCGTACCAACTTCGCGCACCTGCTCAAGACTCTCATCGAGCAGCAGAATCAGCGCAAGGTGACGGAGCTTCTCAAGGAGGCCCATCAGATTGTCACGAAGGGCCTGACCATCAAGGAGGGTCGGGAGGAGATCCAGCGCCGCGGAGTGCAAGACGGCATCATGCACTTCGTCAGCAAGGCCAACGACCTGATCGTCCTCGAAGGCGGGTCACGCCAAAGGGGTGACATCCGCAAGGATGGTCAAGAGGTCTGGGACGAGTACCTGACAGCGAAGCTGAACAAGGACAAGGTCTGGGGCCGCTTCACGGGCATCGACCGGATCGACACCATCTGTCACGGCTTGAAGAAGAAGGAGCTGCACATCCACGCGGCGTTCGCCGGGGAGTTGAAGAGCACCTTCGCAACCAACTGGTGCTACAACCTGGTCACTCGCTACCGCACGAACGTCATGTATGCGACGTTCGAGATGGGCTACGAGCACATCCGCCGGCTCATCTACGTCATGCACTCCTCGCACCCTCGTTGGGCGTTGGAGGGCTACAAGGCACTCGATTACCGCAAGGTGCGCGACGGGGACCTCACGCCCGAGGAAGAGATCTTCTACCAGAAGGTCATCGACGACTTCACGCACAACCCGGACTACTGCGAGTTCCACACGTGGGCTCCCGACCACGACGTGGACTTCGACGAAGCGCGGATCGAAGTGGAGCTGCTTCACAAGCAATCCGAGATCGGGTTCACGGTTCTGGACCACGGTGGCCTCATGGAAGCCCGCAAGAAGAACCGCAGCAAGAAGGACTACACGATCGAGCTGAACACCATCCTCCGCGACGCCAAGAAGTTCGCCTTGCACTTCAACCACGGCGAGGGGATGCCGACGCTCCTGCTCTTCCAGATCAACCGTACCGGCAAGACCGAGGCGGAGAAGAACGACGGCATCTACAAGAACTTGCAAGCGCTCTCGTACTCGAACGAGGCCGAGCGCTCCGCAGACGTGGTCACGGCTACCTATCTCAGCCAGGAACTGCGTGCACAGGGGCAGACGAAGTTCTCGTGCCTCAAGAACCGGGACAACCCGCTCTTCGAGCCGTTCCTCGCCGAGGTGGACTTCACCTGCCGGCGCATGCGTAACCTCGACCTCTACAACTCGGCTCCGGGCATGGGCGTGCAGGACGAAACCGACCTTCTCAACAACGTGTGACCGTGGCTAACGTCTTCGATCAGAACATCCGGCGTAACGAGCGTCATGACGTCTGGCGTCAGTGGATTGCCGAGCGGGTGGCGACCATCCACCAGACGGTCACGGCGCACGACGTGCTCACACGCAACGGCATCCGGCTCAAGTACGGCGGCCGTGAGGAGCAGATCTCCTGCCCCTTCCATGGTCGGGACACGAAGCCGTCCGCTCGCGTCTACGAGGCATCGGCGCGCAGCCCGAGTCACGTCTGGTGCTTCGTCTGTCAGAAGAACTGGGACGCCATCGGACTTTGGAAGAAGTTCGATGGCCGCGAAGACCTCAAGTTCGCCGCGGTCTTGCGTGACATCGAGTCTGCCTACGGCATCGTGCCTCCTCCCATGCCGGAAGGCGTGTCCGGGGACTACGAGCCGGAGGAGGACCCGCTCGTTCTGGAAGTCGCCACTCTGTTCGAGGCGTGCGAGAAACGGCTACGGAGCGCGAAGCACAACTTCGAGATGGTGCCATTCCTCAAGCTCGGGGTCATTCTCGACCGGCTACGTCATCGACTCGATGAGCGCAAAATCGACTACGAGAAGGCGAAGGTCGTGCTTCGCCAGGTGCTCGACAAGATCGGCGAGGTAGTGCGGTCGTGTCCAGGCGACTGAGGGTCTCGACAACCGAGATGGGGTTCCTGGAGCTGTACCTCATCTACGATGAGGGGGGCGTCTGGGAGCAGAACTGGCGCCCTCTTCAGGGTAACGAGATCGCAAGCCTGCTCACCACCGTTCCCAAGGACACGATCGAGCATGCTCTGCGCGGTTGGACGAGCCCACTCGTCAAGTCGCTGGGGCTCCCACCTCAGGGCGCCCTCATCAAGCTGCCTGAGAGTGCGCGTGTATGTACACTGCGCGACCGCTGCCCTTTCTACGATAAGGCCCGGTGTTTCCCAACGGCCAAGCGTATGCCGTGGTGCTACGAGCCGGATGGGTCGGAAGACCCAGAAGTGCGACGATTGATGTCAGAGATCGTTAAGAGCTGGCGCGAAGGGGTGTACGTGGTCCTGGTTCAGGAGGAGCACGATGCCCAACGAGATCGACGACATTGACGAGATGCTCGGGCTCTCTACGGAAGTGAGCCCAGGGCCGGTGGTGAAGCCGGCTACGTCCATCATCTCGACGGAGCCCGAGGAGTCCCCGGAGGACTTCATGGCGGCAGCGGGCCTCCAGAATGAGCGTGCGGTCCCGGACATCACCCGGCCCTGGATGAAGCACCACACGTTCAAGCTCGTCCGGACGGCTGACGAGCTTGACCAGATCGTGGACGCGGCCATCGCCGCCAAGGAGTGCGCTCTCGACCTGGAAACCGAGGGTCTCGACAACCGCATCTTCTACGACGAGAGCGGCAAGCCATACACGAAGCACAAGATCGTGGGGTTCTGCCTCTCCTACGACGGCAAGTCCGGGTTCTACGCGCCCGTGCGTCACAATCCGAATGACGGCGGCCCGAGCTTGAACCTGCCCGTCGAGCGTGCCGAGGCGTCCATCACACGTCTCTGTCGAGCCGCGCAGCCGGTGATGAAGCCGGAGGCGATGGAGAAGGACCCGCTCTCCGCCAAGGAGTGGTTGGAGCCCCCCAAGGTGCTCCTGTACTTCTGGAACGCCAAGTTCGATCACGAGTTCCTCTACCCGGTCACGGGCATCGACTGGTGGCATCCGGAGAGCTTTGAGGACGGCAACCTCTTCCACTACACGCATTTCTCGGACGACAAGAAGCTTGGCCTCAAGTGGAAGGCGTTCGAGCTTCTGCGGGACCCCGATAACAACCCGTACGAGATGATCGAGCTGAAAGATCTCTTCCCCATCAAGGGGACGAAGATCGAGTTCGGTCGCCTGTCCCCGGATGAACCCGGCTGCCTCAAGTACGCGTGCTCGGATGCCATCTGCACGTACCTGCTTTGCACGCAGCCACGTTCACATGAGAAGCGTTCGTTCACGCTTGCGCAGGTGCGCGACAAGCACCTCTTCACCTATCGCGTCGAGAAGCAGACAGCGTGCGCTGGCCGTTGGATGGAACGCCCTCGCGTGCGGGTCAACCGCGACCGCATCAAGGCCGCGATGGACGAGAACGCGAAGAAGCGCGACGAGATCCTCGCCAAGATCAAGAACCTTGCGGAAGCGAAGGGCTACTTCAACTTCGACCCGGCCAGTACGAAGGTGCTCTCCGAGTTCCTCTTCTCGGACAAGGGGCTCAACATCAGCCCCAAGCCGCCCATCAACGAGGCGAGCAAGCAGTTCAAGACGGACGCCGAGACGCTGGAGACGCTCGTCAAAGAGAACCCGGGAGTCCCCGAGGTGCTCAAGTGGATCGTGAAGTGGCGCGAGTTCGAGAAGCTCGACTCCACGTACCTCCAGAACATGTACAACAACGTGGACGAGCGCTCGGAGATGCGCTTCCAGTTCAAGCAGACTGGAGCCGCTACGGGACGCTTCTCTGCGCCCGCAGGAGAGGCAGATCAGGGGATGTCGGGCATCCCCATCCACGGCATCCCCTCGACCTCGGAGCTGCGCAAGTGCTTCGAGGCCCGCGAGGGCTACACGATGCTCAAGGCCGACTACGCCGGTCAGGAGCTTCGTATCGCAGCCAACGTCTCGAACGAGATGGTCTGGATCAAGGAGTTCCTCGAAGGCGACGGGGACCTGCACACCATCACGGCTCGCGCGTTCTTCCCGGAGTTCGACAAGGAGTCGAAGGACCGGCAGAAGGAGCTGCGCAAGATGGGCAAGATCGCCAACTTCGCGCTCTTGTACGGAGGCGGGCCGGCTGCGATCATGCGGGCGACCGGCTGCGACAAGCTGGAAGCCTCCCGCCGCAAAGGCGCGTTCGACAAGGCGGTCCCGACCTTCGCCAACTGGATCAAGGGTCAGCACGTCAAGGTCCGCAAGGACAAGGGCGTGTACACGGCTCTCCAGCGCTGGGTGGCCATCCCGGACATCGACAACCCGGATAAGGCCGTCCAAGCGGCGTGCGAGCGCAAGAGCACGAACTTCCCCATCCAGGGAACCGGCGCGGACATCATGAAGATCAGCCTCGTGCTGCTCTGCAAGGAGTTCTACAAGCACGGCTGGCTCAAGCAGGGCGGCGGAGACGACTCGGTTCGCATGCTGCTCACGGTGCACGACGAAATCGTGTTCGAGATCAAGCACGCTCGCGTGCAGGAGGCCCTTGCGGTCATCGTCCGGGTCATGGCCTCGCCGTCAGGCTTGGCACGTCCCCCGTACTCGCCCGTCTGGCGCGTGCCCCTCATCGTCGAGCCGCTCATCGGAACGACGTGGGCCGGTGAGTACGACTACGGGATGCTCATGCACGGCAAGCCGTACTCGGGCAAGAAGAACTACGCCGGCAAGAACAAGAAGTACGAGAACAAGACAACGCAGTGGTCTGAAGGAGCCTGGCTGCACTTCGAGGGCTGCGAGGGGGCGGCCAACTGCGACTGCGGCATCTCGAAGGACATCGAGATTGTGGTGGGAGATCGGATCTACCACCGGGTTCCCGCATGGCTTGAAGGGCTCTTCATCCCCGGATGGCAGGGTGGCGGCCATGAACCGCCCAAGAACGGAGGGGACACGAACGGGGCCGCTGGACACGCGGTCTCTGCCCCCGTGAGCACAGTAGAGGACGTCTCGATTCAGGTAGCGCCGACTCCGGAGGCCCCGCGGCCGCCGCCCTCCCCCCGGATGGAGACCCCCAAGACGACCATCAAACGCGATGACGTGGCCTCCACGTCTATCGTCTGGATGAAGGTCAGCGTGCTCACGAGGCAGACCGTCAGGCAAGTGCGCTCCGCGTGCTCCGATGCGAGCGACCCGGACATGGGGAAGATCCTCTTCCTCACGGATGCAGTGGGCAACATCCTCATCGACCCGGGTCTTCAGGTGAAGGTCATGCCAGAGCGGCTCGCAAGCCTCTTGAGGGACCTCAACCTGAGCGATGGGGCGATCTATCCGTACCCCCGCGCTTGAGGGTTCCACTTATCAAAAGCCTATGGAAAGGCATGAACCCCGCCCGCAAAGATTGGCTCTCTGTGTGCAACGACCAGAAGGTCCCCTTGGACGACTTCAAGGCGATGTTCTGCGATCGTTGCATGCAGCCGGAATGCACGCGGAGCAAGGTCGGTCAGTCCAGCTTCGAGCAGCGCGTCGCTCGCTGGTACGACGACTACTACGCGAACGTCCCTCGGCTCGACCCTTCAGACCCAAGGTACGGCAAGATCGCCGCGCAGGGGTTCATCGCGATCGATGCGGGACCAACCCCCGAGATCCGGTCGTCATGGTTGGATCCCCGTGATCTGACCGAGAAGGGGCCGTCTTCAGTCTCAACCCCGCCCGTGACCGCTTCAGCACCCCCAGTTCCAGTCGAGGTTGAGCCTCGAATCATCGCGCCTTCGGCTCTGATCCGTCCTGTAATGACGGCCCCCGTGAACACGCCGAACCGTGGTCCGAGGATGCTTGGGGGCGCGCCACCGCCGAAAGCTGCTCCCGCACCTGATCCGTGGGGAGCCCCCAATCCCTCGCCTGCGCAACCTGCCGACTCTAAAGACACGGTTGTCACCGCAGGTGCGACGGTGAAGCTGGGCGGTAGCGGCAGCGGTGTATAGGGACGCAAGGAGATAGACCATGCTCGTCAAAGCCACCATCATGAGGAAGCCCGCAGGGCAGATCGTCACCGAGGTCATCGACCGCCAGGAGCACCTCTGCTCGTCGGTGTACAACATCACCAACAGCGTCGGTCGCCAGGTCAGCGACGAGGACACCGGGCCGGAATGCGATCCGCAGACCGAGACCACGGTTGACGGCAACTGACCGCGGTTCCAAACGCCCCAGGCCAGTTTTTTCAAGAATGCTATTGCTCGGTACGCCGAGACAACGAGAGACTGAGAGGATACGCACATGTCGAAGAGGGTAACGACTCAGACCGAAATCAAGGACCGCGCAATCGCTCTCGATGCCTTCAAGGCGTCGGGCACGAACTTCCGCGAGATCACCGGCGACACCTTCGAGGTTCGCGCGGGCCACTCACACGGCGTGCTCGACCTGCGTACTGGGCAGATCGAGGGCGACGACATGAGCTTCCGCAAGGACGACTTCACGAATCTCGTGCAGCACTACGGCGAGCAGAAGTACATGACGGAGCTGCGCCGCATCGGCGCTTCGATCCACAGCCGCGAAGTCGATCGCGACGGCAACATCATCCTCACGTACCAGACCGGCTGATCTCCGCTGGGCCGAACGTCGGCCCTCCGTTCGGCTCCTCGAAGGCTTGTTCTCGACAAGGGGACAAGCCTTCAATCATTTCCGGTGTAAGGGACCCTCAAGATGCTGCCCGAAGAACTCATGCAACACCTGCGTGCCTTGAACCGTCTCGTCTACTACGTGACGGACGAGGAAGACCGCTTCCTCATTGACCTGCCGGAGAGCGTCAAGAAGTACAAGCACCGGATGTGGGTCTTCAACTATACGATGGGGCTCCTGCCGATTCAGGACGTCATCGGCGACTGGACCCAACACAAGCACCCGGAGAACAAGGAACAGTTCGAGGTCAACAAGGTCTTCCAGAAGATCTACACGGACGACCCGCGCAACGAGCAGAACTTCTACGTCATCCTGGACCCCGAGCGTGTGTTCAAGGACGAGAACGTCTGCCGTCGCATCCTGAACATCATACACTCGCTCCACAACGACGTGAAGACGATCAAGATCTTGATCTTCGTCGGGCCGCGCCGTGCGATCCCCGAGAAGCTCTCGCGGTACATGGAGGTCGTCTACGACAAGGGGCTCTCCAATGACCAGATCAAGGGCCTCGTTGAGACGACGTGCTCCTCGCTCAGCAACGAGGAGATGGTCGTTTCAGCGCCCCCCGACGCAGCGCAGATCTTCCGCGGGCTCACGAGCTGGGAAATCGAGATGGCGATTGCCCACAGCATCTCCGTCACGAAGAAGGATGCGGACCCTGCCAAGAGGTTCCGCATCGACCCGGAGATCATCACCGCTTACCGACGTAGGGCGCTCAAGAAGACCGATCTCATTCAGTACGTGGACACGAGCAAGTTCACGTTCGACCAGGTGGGCGGTGCCTCCAGGTTCAAGGATTGGGTCGTCAAGACAGCCGCCACCTGGACAGAGAAGGGCCGGGAGTACGGTCTCGTTCCGCCCAAGGGCGTTCTCGCGGTCGGTATCTGGGGCTGCGGCAAGTCCCTCAGCGTCAAGGCCATGGGGAGCACCTGGAAGCTCCCTGTCGTGAGCTTGGAGATGGGCAAGCTGCGAGGGTCCCTGTCCGGCGCCTCCGAGAACAACGTCTACGCCGCCATCAACCTCATCGAGCGAGTCGCTCCCTGCATCGTCTGGATCGACGAGGCCGAGAAGAGCCTCTCTGGTGGGCAGTCGAGCGCGCAGACGGACAACGGCACGACCAGCCGCATGATCGGCATCCTGAGCACCTGGCTTCAGGAAACCGATGCGCCGGTCTGCCTGGCGCTCACCGCCAACAGCCTCGGTACGATGCCGATCGAGTTCATCAACCGCATGGACGAGCGGTTCTTCTTCGACCTGCCGTCCAAGAAGGACCGGATCGACATCCTCAAGATCCACCTGTCGAAGATCAAGCAGGACTGGCGTCGGTTCGACCTCGACGCGCTGTCCGACAGGGCGGAGAACATGGTGGGGCGCGAGATCGAGCAGGCGATCAAAGCCGCTCTGACCGACAGCTTCCATGCGAAGAAGCCCGCGCTCGACTACGACATCCTCAAGACGCAGCTCATCAAGAAGCCGCGCATCTTCAAGACCATGGTTGACGAGGTTGCGTCGCTCAAAGAGTGGGTCGGCTACGACAAGGAGTCCGACGACGGCATCCGTGCGCGCTTCGCGGCGCCTCCGATTGTCGGCAAGAACGCAAGCGGTCTCTCACTCGTGGAGGGCTGACGTGTCGGACGATCTTGCTCGGGTACCTCAAGTCACCACGCTGGCGAAGCCTGACGGGCGCCCGCTCCTGGACGCCCGCTTCGAGGTGCAACGCAACGCCGAGGTCCGTGCGACCTTCGAGAAGTACAAGGGGCGCAAGGACGCCGAGGCGCCGGCGCAACTTGCGGACGAGATCTCCGGGCAGCTCTCGGAGCGCCTATCCTGCTCACCCGAGTCGCTTCAGGAGGTCTGCCGATACCTGGCGGACGAGTATCTCCAGGTCGGCGACGCGGTGCTCATCATCTCGCGGCAGACTGGCAAGGCCATCGCACGCATCACGGACAAGGACATGTGGCAGCCAGACGCGGTGCCCCGGTTCGGTGGCGACATGGTGCTGCCGGCGGCGCGCATCCGTCCAGAGCTGCAAGGCTTCCTCATCCGGTGGGAGTTCGAGCGGGAGCGCGAGGAAAAGCTCGTTGATGAGTTGGCGCTCAACTTCCCGCAGGTGCCCTCTATCACCCGCGACGAAGACCGGCGCCTTCTGCCGACCACGAGGCGTGGACGCGAGGTCATCGTCCAGGATCTCAAGGACGCTCTGCCCACCTTGCTGCATGACGCCCTCGGGGGCTCGCTCGGGCGCTTCATCCGACTCCTGGATGGCGTTCGCGAAGAGGGTCGTGAACCTGTGGTACGCCCCGAGGCGCTCACGAGCTTCAGGGGGTTCAAGGCGTACGCGCGGATGACCATGCCGCTCATGGACCACAAGGCCCGGAACCTGCTCTTCGACGTGCTCTCGTCGCACCGGGCCACCATCGCCACGCAATGGGGTCGGGAGATCGCTCTCACGATCGGCAAGCTCGCGCACGCGAACACGACGCCCGCGATCGTGTCCCTTCTGGACTTTCGCTACAGCGGGGGCCTCTGGCTGACCACGCCGACTGAAGCGATGGCGCTGCGCAAGCAGCACGTGGCTCACGAGTTCTGCATTCCCATCGAGGACTGCCCTACGATCCTCGTTCGGGACCTGGCCTTCCCCATCGGCCGCCTGCACTGCGGGCAGACGCAGATCGCATCGCGCGAGATCCACGACCGCTGGGAGGTCGTGGCGACCATCGACTACGACCTCGACATCAACCTGCCTCGGTTGCACGCTGTCCAGCTCACGGACATGCCGGACATCGAGTACCGGGCCGAGGTGGTGTGATGGGCTTTTACAGTTTCACGGTCTTCGCAACCTCTGAGGTCCCACTTCCGGATCACAGTCTCCTGCTCGAACGCGGCCCGAACACGTTCAACCTCGTGCTCGAAGACGTGGGCGAGTTTGTAGCGAAGCTCACGACCAACGGTGTACGTGTCGTCGCGCAGTACAGGTTGGACGAGTACGAAGTGGTGCCACTCCCCCAACTCTCAGCCGAGGAAACGCGTGAACTTCCTACTCATGAACTCGCAGGGGGTAATGGCGACACGTTCGTCCACTCCGCAGACATCGACCGCACAATTTTGGGGGACCGTCAAGAGGCGGGTGCTCTCCTATTTGCGCAACCAGAACAGGCCGCTCCTGGTCGGGGAGATCTCGCTCTGGATCGGGCTGAACCTGAAGCAGACGAAGAAGCTTCTGGAGGAGCTGGTCGAGAGGGAGCTGGTTCGTGAGCTGACGGACGAGGAGCTGCGCACCTTCAAGGCGCACAAGGGCTTCGCGTTCGTCCTGTCAAATCCAGCGCTCATCCCCATGGGGGATGTGGACTCGATCCCCGAGGGGTTGGTCTAGGGTTCACTCCGGCGTGTAGTCGGTGTACAGATCAAGTATGCCGAAGAGCGGCCGATGGCGCGTCGAGTCAAAGACAGACCCCCGATTCAATCTTGAGGGTCATGGCGAGGTAGACCTCTACCCTCTGCGCATTCCCACGGACGCCTCCGAGGGTATCCAGCATGTGTCAGAGGAGCTGCGTGCCGAGCCTCCCGAGGACTTGGAGTTCAGCTTCACACGGGACCCCTCGACCCGTCCGCCCCCGCCCCCACCGTTCGTGGACGATCCGGCGGGCTACTTGGTCGATACCGGGCTCTTGTTCGAGTTGAACAGGCGGGTGCTGCACCCCCTTGGGCTCGCTCTCGAAGTCGTGCCACAAGAGGGGGACCACGCCCTCTTCCAGTTGGAGGACTATCGGGAGGAACCGCACGGTCTCGTGCATTCGGACGCGGAGTTCGCGGACGGCCTCTCCCGCTTCATGAAGTTCATGGACGAGACCGGGACCAAGAAGCTCTTGGCCCGGCGCGCCTGCCGTGGGTTCCTCGTTCAGGGCGACACGGACTACTAGATCGAGAGCGCCATCTCCGCGAGCCGCCGAACGTTGGACGGCATCATGGCGGGCAGGGTTCCACGGGTCCACCATCGGTGCTCCGTGAACTCGTTGTTCGGGGTGATGTCCGGGCTGCCGACCTTTGCGAGAAAGGCGAAATTCATGTGCCAGCCCTTGCTTCCGGCATCGTGCTCTTCGTAGGCCATGAGGCCCCAAGGCGTGTTCGGCAGGATGGAGCTGTCGATGTGAGGGAAGATCGCGTCCTTGATCTTCGTCTCCTCGAACAGTTCGCGCATTGCCCCGTCGAGGGGACGTTCGTTGTCCAGTAGCTCGCCCCCAACGGGCACCCACATGTTGAAGCGCTTGTGGAGCACGAGCAGGACAGTGTCGTTGTGGCGGACGTAGATCGAAGAGGTGAACGTGCGGCGCATGCCTGTTTCTACACCGCTTGTGGTGTAGGGGCGCCTCATGCCGACCCAAAAGCGTATGTGGATCGACGTGGACGAGGTCTTGGCCGACTTCCAGGGCCCAGTCTTCGAGGCCGCCAAGCGACTGTTTGGCAAGGATGTGAGCCCTCAATCCTTTGACGGCACCGTCTGGGACCTGTTCACGATCTTCACTAACGAGGAGACCAAGGTACTCCTCGCCGAATGCGAAAAGCCTGGGTGGTGCGCGGGGCTCAAGCCGCTGCCCGGTGCTCAGCATGCTGTCGGGGAGCTGCGCAAGCACGTCAAGCTCTTCGCCGTGACCTCGCATTTCCACTCGATGACGTGGGTCTACGAGCGGGACAGGTGGCTCATGGAGCACTTCAACTTCGCGAAGTCCGAGATCGTGCACACGGCGGCGAAGTACCTCATTTCGGCAGACATCTGCCTGGATGACAAGCCGGACCACGTGCTGGCGTGGCAGGCAGAGCATCCGGACGGCCTCGCCATGCTCTGGCCCATCGCCAACGTGCGCAACATGCCCATGGACAAGTGGCGTGTGAAGGACTGGCCCGACGTCATCGACCGTGTGATCCACTTCCAACGCAAGGCCAGCGCAATCGAGTTGCTCGACGAGGCCGAGTGGGACTCGTGGTCGTACAGCCACGAGGGCAACTACTGCCGCGTGTGCAGTGCTGAGGAAAGCGGCGCCAAGATCCCCAAGCACAAGCCGGATTGCCGGCTGCACGAGATTCTCAAGAACTACCGGAGTCGGGCATGAAGGTTCAACAGACCGAAGGTGTCAAGCTGATCGTGGTCGATGACCTCTCGCCCGAGGACATCGCGATGGTGCAGGCTCTCTACTCGCGCAGTGCGGAGAGTGCCGAGGTGCACTTGGAGAAGGTCGCCAAGTCCGGCTCGGGCAAGTTCATGTCGAGCTACTATGTCGGCTACGGCCACAAGTCGATCGCGGACTGCGGGTCCACGACCCTTTTCATCGAAGGCGTGAGCACCCTCGCGGCAAAGGCCATTCAGGACTGGCCTCTCTACAGCGGGCAGGAGACGAGCACGCGCTACATCGACATGAGCAAGCAGCGCATCGAGGATCCCGTGGGGACTGACAAGTCCAAGGAGGTGCTCCGGCGCTGGATGGCCTTCTACACGTCCAACATGGACCGAGTCGCGAACACGGTTCGTCAACGTTACCCGCGGCGCGATGGGGAGAAGGAAGACTCCTACGAACGTGCGGTCAAGGCACGGGCCTTCGACATCTTGCGCGGCTTCCTGCCCGCTGGCATCTGCACTCAGCTCTCCTGGCACACGAACCTTCGCCAGGCAGGAGATCACCTGCTACTGCTCTCGAAGCACCCGTCCGAGGAGATTCGGCGAATCGGTACTGGTCTTCAGGGCTTGCTACAAGACACCTACCGCTCAAGCGGTGTGGGTCTTGGGCTAGCCTCCGTGAGCGGCGTCGGCACGACAGGGGGTGACGAGGCGCGAGAAGCACGGGCCTCGTGGGAACAGCTCGTCGCCGACAGGTACACGTACTTCACGGACATCATGTCCGGCTCGAAGTTCGACGCGAGCATCAATCGGTTCGACCTACTCCAGTATCGGGACGTGCTCAAGACACGGCCTCGTGGCTGTGTGCTTCCGCACTTCTTGAACGACCTGGGGCAGTTCAGCTTCTCGTTCTTGCTCGACTTCGGATCCTTCCGGGACCTTCAGCGTCACCGCAACGGTGTCTGCCGGATGCCACTGCTCTCAACTACCCACGGCTTCGAGCCCTGGTACCTAGACCAGCTCGATGATGATCTCGCGCATGCTGCGAAAGACCTCATCGTGGAGCTTTCGGTTCAAATCGCTGGCCTCTCCGATGACCCGGTGGTGCGCCAGTATTACACGCCGCTCGGCTTCCGCGTCCCCTGTCACGTGACCTATGGGTTGTCTGCGGCGGTCTACGTCATGGAGCTGAGGTCCGGCAAGACCGTGCACCCGACGCTTCGGCGAGCGGTGCATGAGAGCTTCATTCGACCGTTCCGCGAGATGTTTCCCGTCGTCTCTCTTCACGTTGACACCGATCCAGACGACTGGACGGTGCGGCGCGGAGACCAGACCATCACCGCCAAGGGCTGACTATGACGCACCACCTCGTGCCCCCGTGCTCGTGCGATCACTTCGTTTCGGCTTCGTGCCGAGGGGAGAAGTGCAACGTGTGCGCGATAGCTTCTGGCACCTTGCGAGATGCTACGCACAAGGTCGGCGAGGAGATCCCGTACGACGACCCTACGCCGTTTCCGCGACACAACCTGACCGCCTACGTCTGCTGCTCCTGTTTCCGCAACATCATGGGTCCTGCTGCGCCGTGTAGAAACAGAACACCAAAGTGACAGCTCGCTAGTCTTCTTCATGGCCCACGTTGGTGAACCCAGTTACGATACACGCAAAGGGAGACGCCGAGTCTCGTGAGCCATGGAGCCGCATACAGAATCGTTCTTCGCCGTCCAACTTCGACGGCATGAGACGCCACATCAGCTAGCTGCTGAGGTACTCAGAACCGCTTCTGAGGCGAGGGTTCTGTTCCGCAGACTCGACACCCTTGACATCATCGACGTCGGCGGTCGGGACTACGTGAGGTTCCGGGCTGACCTGATCAATCCCTTCCCGATCCTGAACCGTTTGCTCCGTGCTGGTCGTCGAGTTGTAGGGCCTGGCCTGGGGTCGTACCTGCTCTGGCAGCCGAGCATCAACCGGGGTGGAAGGGTGCCTGGGACGCCGATGCACCTCACCCCAATACCCGGGCATTTCCGCGAGTATCGGGGCACTCGCACGGAGTCGTGGGCGGCACAGTTCGAGGCGGCTTAGCTACATTTCCTTCGATAGTTCGCAGACTACGTGAAGGTAGCTGCGGTACAGTTCGCCCCTGCGTTCAAGAAGCCCAAGGAGAATCTCCAGCGGGTTGGACGCCTCATCATCGAAGCGGCCGAGAACGGCGCGCAGCTCATTGTGCTGCCCGAGCTGGTCACGACCGGCTACTCGTTCATGAGCACCGAAGAGGCCGAGCCCTTTGCGGAGGTGCCCTCGCTCTTGAAGCAAGAAGAGCCCATGGCACTCGCGCAGCGTGGCTGGTCAATCGGCTTCATGGCGCAGATGGCGATGCGCCTGGGGGTCAAGATCGTTTGGGGGTTCGTCGAGAAGGACGAGGGTACGGGCAAGCTCTACAACTCGCAGATGTTCATAGAGCAGAACCCCGAAGACCCCAGCATCGCGGGCATCTACTACGAGACCGTACGCAAGATCAACCTGTGGGGTAACGACTTCATCTGGGCGACCGGAGGGCAGAGTAACCCCCCGGTCGTGCGAACGACCATCGGCGGCGAAGAGTGGAAGATCGGGCTCCTCATCTGCCGGGACATCCGGGACAAGAAAGACTCTGAGTGGAAGTCCTTCTACGAGCCAGGGGACGCAGACGTGGTCTGCTTCAGCGCGAACTGGGGTGACGGTGGCTTTCCGGCCGTGTCCTGGATGGAGTTCGCTAAGGACAACAGGGCCACGCTGGTAGTCTCCAACCGCTACGGCAAGGAGACCTGCAACGACTTCGGTGAGGGCGGCATCTGCATCGTCGAGCCGGGCGGCAAGGTCCACTGCCAGGGTGTCGTCTGGAACGAGGACTGCATCGTCTACGGCGAGATCACGAAGGGCAAGAGCGAGTCGTGAAGACGTCCAGCACCGCAGAGCGCGTCCTCAACAGGATCGCCGAGAAGCTCGTCATCTTGAGCGGGCCAGAGGTGCGCGATGCGGCGGCAAGGCTCGTAGCGAAGCTCCCTGACAACTCCTTCGAGAGCATCATCGCCAAGGCGTACTTTCGTGCGCTTGCTGACGGCGAAGACTACAGGGCACGTCACCTCGCGAAGACGGTGATGGTTCCCGAGCAGGTCGAAGCGGTGAAGAAGCAACTCGCCGCCGAGATCAAGGTTCGTGGGATGGTCCCTGAGGGGGGAGAAGAGTCGTGAGTCAGATCGAGTGCTTTCTCATCGAGCAAACGGGCTTCGTCCGTGAGCAGCTTCGGCGATACAGAGGCTCTGACGACAAGGACAAGTGCCCCGGTCGATTCGGCTACCACAACGGACATGCGCCCTTTGGCACCGTTCAAGCAGTCTTCTCGGAGCACGGTACCTTGGCCCCGTTCCCTGAAGATGCCATGCCCGCCCATGACGATCCGCGCTGGCCGCAGAAGTGCGACGACTGCGACTACGTCTTCGTGGAAGAGGACCACTGGCAGGTCTTCCCGGAAGTGCTCTATCACCGCCCTGGCGTCGAAGAGGAGATCACCTTGCGTGACGCTCCCGTGGGCGCAATGTGGGACTGTCCTTGGTTCCCGATGGACCATCGAGGTCCGGATGGCAAGTGCCTATGCATCATGACCCCAGGCGGTCAGTGGATGCCGGACCTGTCCTCCTCGGATGGCACGCCTTGGACGCGTACCGGCACGATCCCCAAGATCACCGTACGGCCGAGCATCCTCATCCCCGCTCGCGGTAAGTACCCCGGCTACCACGCGTTTCTGACGGATGGGGTGCTGGTAGACTGCTAGCCCGGTGTAAGGGCGGCTGATGCCGACCGACCACGAGGTGTGCTCTTTCTGTGGGTCCGAGAAGAACGAGGTCCCCAACAACCGCCTGATCAAGGGCAACGGCGTCTACATCTGCGAGACGTGCGTGGAAGGAGCCTCGAACCTCATCGAGCAGTCGGCCCCCAAGGGCGACAAGAAGCGGGAGCCCGTCCTTGGGACGCCCCATCAGATCAAGGCGTACCTCGACGAGCACATCATCGCGCAGGAAAGGCTGAAGAGGGCGGTCTCCACCGCGGTCTACCACCACTTCAAGCGTAGGGACGCGGCTCGGGCCAAGAAGGCGGGCTCGATCAAGGTCCAGAAGTCCAACATGCTGATCCTCGGCCCCACTGGCTCGGGCAAGACCGAGACGTTCAGGGCGATCAGCGAGCTTCTGAAGGTCCCGTTCTACACGCAGGACTGCACCCGGCTGACGCAGCAAGGCTACGTGGGCGACGACGCGGACGACATGCTTCGCGGGCTCGTCCAGAACGCCGGCGGGGACATCCAGCGCGCCGAGTGGGGCATCATCTTGCTCGACGAATTCGACAAGATCGCCCGCAAGAGCGGACGTTCCGCCTCCGGTTACCGCGACATCACGGGCGAAGGCGTCCAGCAAGGCATGCTGCGGACCTTGGAAGGCTGCTCTGTGCCCGTCACGCGTGGGATGGGCAAGAACGTGTCCGTGACGTCTGTAGGCCCCAACGGCGAGGTGCGCTCGAACGTGGACGTGCTCGATACGACCAACATCCTGTTCGTTGCTGCGGGCAGCTTCGCGGGCATCGACGAGGTGGTAGAGCAGCGGGTGAACAAGTCCTCGCGGCTCGGCTTCGGCTCGGAGGACACGAAGCGGCGCAAGCTCACGCTCAACGAGGTCTACACGGAGGTCAAGGGCGAGGACATCTTGGAGTTCGGGATCATCCCCGAGATGCTCGGCCGTCTGCCCATCGTTACGAGCACGCTGGAGCTGTCTGACGAGGACATGGTCAAGGTGCTCACGGAGCCGAAGAACGCCCTCGTGAAGCAGTACCAGGCGCTCTTCGCCATGGACGACATCGACTTGCAGTTCGACACGGATGCTCTCCTGGCCATCGGCCAGGAGGCGAAGCGCCGACCCACGGGAGCGCGTGGGCTCCGTTCGATCCTGGAGGAGACTCTCGCACCCTACGCCTACGATGGTCCAAGCATGGACATCGCGAGCATCCGCATCACGGCCGACGTGATCACGGGTAAGGGAGTGCCGATCATCGTCGATGGGCGTCGGACTCTGAAGGCCCGCGCGTAGTCTTCCTATCTCGCCTCTTCCTTGTGACGCTCACCCTACGTGTAGCCGCACGGTACGCGACCCGGCCGATCCCCCTGGACAAGGGTGAGATCCGTCAGCTCGCCGAGGAGCTGGGCAAGAAGGTTGAGGACCACTGCCGCCGCCAGCCGCAGGACATGCAGCTTGGGCACGACTCTCAGGTTCTCGCATGGTCCTGGAAGATCAAGTCCGTGCGGGGGGACGATATGCGCATCGACGGCGCCTTCTCGTCGGAGCCTTCCCAAAGCGACCAGCTCATCACGGGCGCGTACATCCGTAGGGCAGACCTGCTCGAAGATGGGGACCTACACCTTGTGATCCGTCTGAACGGAAGCAAGACCTACGGCGATTACGTGGACACGCACACGCTGTCGAACCTCATCTTCAACGACCTGATCCACGAACTCACGCATGCTGCCGAGTGGTGGTACCACTCGCACAAGGACCTGGTCCAGGAGAGTGCAGTGCTCTCCGATCCGGAGAGCGCGGACAGGTACTACAACTCGCCCCACGAGGTCCGCGCGTACATGCAGCAAATCGTGGACAACCTGCGGAACATCGCCCCCGGCTACCGCAAGCGCGTGATGCCGCACGCCTCTCCCCAGGAGTTCGTCAACAAGGTGTTGGACATGCTCCCCAAGTGGCGCCAGATCCGGGACCACCTGACGCCCCAGAACAAGGCACTCATCCTCAAGGCCGTTTACCGCGCGCTGGATGAGGACGGGCTTGTCTAGTCCTTCTATGCCCGAGGAGTGGTAGCCCCATGAGCAAGCTGGCCCTTTCGGCACGTGTAGCAGCGCGTTTCCTGGAAAAGAAGGCGCAGAATCCCCTGCTCGAAGAGCACCTGGCGGAGTACGTCGATGCCGAGATGGAGGCCGACGAAGAGGCTTCGATCTCTCGGCCGACCCCCATGGCTGGCGAGATGGATCAGGTCGCGGTGGCGCCCCCCGGTTGGGAGAACACCGTCAAGAAGATGAAGAAGCATGACGAGATCGACAACCCTTGGGCTCTGGCCTGGTCCATGAAGAACAAGGGCGACACGCCCGGCGGCAAGAAGGAAGGAATGGACAACATCATCCCCACGGACACGCCCATGCCGGCGGAAGAGAACGGGAAGCCGATGTCCAGCCACTTCGCCAAGACCTACCGCCGATGAACGCGTCGGGGCGTTGGGCAATCGAGCTGGGGTTGTCGCTGCGGGTGGCCGCGCGATACCAGCGAGCGTTCGAGTTCTCTTCGCCTGAGGCGCTGAAGAAGTACCTCCACGACCACCCCGACGCGGACAAGAGCAAGCACACGGTCAAGAAGCCGGGCGAGCACGAGAAGAAGCCGGAGGGTGAGGCCAAGGACGAGCACGAGCACGAGCACGAGCACAAGGACGAGCACAAGGACAAGAAGCCCAAGTCGTCTTGGAAGGACGTCATGAAGGGCCTGTCCTCGAAGGCCAAGTCCTTCTTGGCGTCGGCCCCCGAGAAGGTCCAGAAGTTCGTCCACGACGAGGAGTTCCGCTTCAAGACCCTCATGTCGGCGCACAAGTCCATCACGGAAGCGCCCACCAAGTTCGTCAAGAACGCCTGGGACGCCGCCAAGGAAGAGGTCCACGAGTTCAAGGAGGCCGGGCAGGGTGTCAGCGCTTGGATGAAGGGCAAGCCGATGTCCAAGCACCAGAAGGCGGCGTTCCGCAAGGTGGCGACTCACGTTGCCATCGCTACGGCCGCAGGGGCGCTCGGGGCGGGGATCGGCGCCGGAGCGGGTCTCCTGGCCAAGGGCGTCATGGGCTCGTTCATTTCGAGCACGGCCAAGAAGATCGCCATCAAAGCCGTGGTCAAGCGTCTGGAGCACCTACCGACGTTCGAGGAGATCGCTCACATCGGGCACCACTCGATTGAGCTGTTCTCCGAGCTGATGGAGCGAATCGCGACGCAGGACCAGAAGTCGGATCACGTGGATCCGGATGAGGTCTTCCAGATGTTGATCGCGGCCGCTGTCGCCAAGGAGCTGAAGGAACTGGAGCCCGAGACGGTCCAGGAGGCTTTGGAGGCCGCTGCCGAGGCTGAATGACCCCCGACCCGGTGTAAGGGGTCGCCAGGATGCTCATTCGATCCGGACGTTTGGAAGCGGTACCTTACAGTCTGTCGCGCTGGACAGACCTGCCCGCGGCCAAATGGGAGTGGTTCAAGGCGTCCCTCAACGCGGGCCAGATGGAAGCGTTCGACCCCCGGACGGCGGTTCCCGAGCGTTGGTCGCTGAAGCCGGAGGACACCCACTCGCTTGTCTTCTGGACCAAGGACCCCCGCAACCTGCTTCTCGATCGCCACCTGCTCAAGCCCTACCAGGTCAAGGTTCACATGACCATCACGGGCTGGGAAGAGGTCGAGAAGGGGGCACCGCTGCTCAAGGACGCCCTCTGGATGCTCGAAGACGCGGTGATGGTCTTCGGAGCCGAGAACGTGACTTGGCGATTCTCTCCTGTTCCAGTCGTGGAGAACGTCGTCGAGCGGTTCTCTCGCATCGCCCTCGTGGCCGGTGCCGCCAAGATCAAGACCGTCTTCCTGTCGTTCCTCCAGCCGAACGACATGGTGCCGGAGACTCGGAGCACCACGGACCGCGCTTGCCTTGCTGGACTGTTGACTGAGATCGGCAACGACAGCGGGTTGCTGGTCCGACTCTGCAACGACGACTCAGCCTTGAACTGGTTCGACTTGAAGGCTCACAGCATCACGAAGGGTGTCTGTGTCCCATGCGAGGGGGACCCGAAGCCGGCTGCCGAGAAGTGCGGGTGCGCGATCATGGTGGACCCGTTCACGATCAACGAGACCTGCACGATGGGCTGCACCTACTGCTACGCGGCCGACAAGACCCTGGCCGACAAGAAGCGCAATTCTACCAAGGGTTTGCCGGTGGTGAGGTAGTACATGCCGCTCGATTACAAGACATACCCCGAAGAGAACTCCCTGGACCTCACGGACGAGGAGATCGCGGGCGCTACGGAGACCCTCAATCCTCCCGACTTCCGGGACAAGCTGCATGACGCCTTGATCCACTTGTCCTGTGGGTCATGTGGAGGCCCAGCCACGAAGTTCCACTCCTCGCTCAAGCGCCGCAAGCCGCACGTCTTCTCACGGACCGACTTGACCTGCGCGAATGGGCACACGTGGAGGAAGACCTTCCAGATCGACTGGCTCGGCAAGAAGAACTGACATGCCCGACGACATCCGAGACCTCAAGTACCGCCGTCGATGCGGATGCGAGAACCCGAAGCCGTGCGGTTGCGACCCTCCGGTGTGGTGCACGATGTGCGACCTCGACCGGACGAACAACATGTGGTTGGAGCGTGGGCCGAACCCCGGGGATGAGCTGCGCCCTGGGATCTGTCTCCTCGACACGATGAAGCCGTCGCAGATCGTATACACACTGGAGCACAATCCCATGGCGGCTCGGCAGCTCCTCGCCATCACAAGCGATCCGTATCTGCGCTACCTCGCCACCAACGTGACTCTTCTGCCTACCGAAGAGCTGGTGGACATGGAGCAGGATGCGCAGAACCAGGAGGGCAAGCCTGGGACGTACCCGTTCTACGACTTGTTCGCGGGTCAGCCCCCAACAGCGCAGCCGCACGGCCTCAACGACAACGTAGACGACGAATGAATCAGATGGAGATGCAGACAAATGAGCGGGTTCGGTAGGAAGATCGCCAGGAAGCAAGCGCTGCGACTGGCCAAAGAGCACGACACGAAGGCGCTGGCGAAGCAGGTCGAGACTCTTCCGCAGGCGCTCAGCCTGATCAAGGATCTCCACAAGAACCTGGAAGATGCCCAGAAGGCGGTCGTCCAGGTTCTCGGTGAGCTGGACGTGCTCGACTTCGAACAGCGCCGTCAGAGGGCGGTCTCTCTGCGCATGCAGATCGACGCCGGCAACGGTCGCGCTCCTGTCGCCTGGATTGAAGGTGACGGGGAGCGGATCAAGGCATCGGACGAAGAGTTCATGCAAGCGATGTTGGAGTACGAGGACCAGCTCCGTGGGGAGTACGACGCCGTCTTCGCACTGGTCTCCGCTTTCGTCTCGAAGGATGAGCCAAAGCAACCGGAGGAAACGTGAATGGCAGCCGCCCGCCGACTCAACAAGCCCCCGAAGTCCAGCGTCAAGGTTCCGAAGAGCCACGACGAGTGGCACTCCCTCATGATCAAGGCCCTGGAAAAGGCCATGAAGGTCCAGGACCCGCGCATCAAGGGAATGCAGGCGGCGGCGTCGGCGGGGCAGGCAGAGGCGTTCCTGCGCAAGCACCACATCATCTGTCTCGCCGACATCCAGAGGGAATTCCAGGAGGGGTAGACCCCGCGGCCGAGCTTCTGGGCTCTTTCGAGACCGGAGATCCGAAGAAGGTCTATGAAGCCGCTCGCGTCATGGTGCGCGCGTTCGAACGCGTGCAGTACGAGGCCGCCAAGCTGCGCTTCCAAGTCAACTTCGGCACGGACATCTGCAACAACTGCGATGGTCTGAAAGCTGGGCCCGGAGTGATTGCCACGTGCTTTCAAGTGCACGTCTGCAATTACTCGAACGTCAAGGAGGAGAATCAGAACCCCAGGCATCTGAGGGTTCTCCAAAACCTCGTTGGGCCCAACGAAAAGCCTTGACACCCATACCAGAAGAGTAGAGTGGGGGATAGCCAACCTACGAAGCCTTGATGGACGCCAGAAGGGTGTTCATCGAGAAGCAGAGGCCCGGCCCGAAACGGATGTAGAGGAGACACACGTCATGGCAGACAGCGTCGAAAACCAACTCAGATCACAGTTCACGAAGCAGCTCAACGAGAAGACCGCCGGACTGGCGAAGCTTCAGAGCGCCGAGAAGCAGCTCACGGCAGAGATCGCGACCCTCCGGGCGCGGATCGCCAAGTTCGACGAGGTCTTCGCAGTCGGCGGCGTGCCGACCAAGACCCGTCGCAAGCCGGGTCCGAAGCCGAAGACCACGGTCACGGCGAAGACGGACGGCATCAAGACCACCACACGGCGCAAGCCGGGTCCGAAGCCGAAGGCCGTCAAGGTGAAGGCAGCGGCCAAGACGACGACCAAGGCCACGAAGGTCAAGGGCAACAACCGGGCAACGCAGGGCCGCCGGGCGGTCGCGCAGGGGCTCCGTCCACCGATCAAGAAGGCCATGATCGAGGTCATGGGCAAGAAGACGATGAACGCCTCCGAGATGTACGAGGCGCTCAAGGCCAAGAACTGGCTGCCCGACTCGTCCGATCCCCGCGCGTACATCTCGTACCTGTTCTCGTCGCTCAAGGAGAGCTTCGAGCGGGTCGAGGGCAAGGGCCGGGGCTACTACCGCCAGCGCGACGTGGCGACGACCACCGCGAAGACCGAGAAGAAGGCGGCCAAGGCCGAGACGACGACCACGACAGCCGCCACCGAGGTCACCACGACCACGACGGCCGACGACGTGGACGACGTCCTCAAGGAAGCTGGAGTGATCCCCTCAGCATCGCCCGCCAACTGAGCGGACGGTAGGTCAAAAGGGCTGAGGCGGAAACGCTTCAGCCCTTTTGCTTTCGGTGTTAGGGGGCCTGCATGGACCTGGGCGATCTCATTGACATGCAGGGCAAGGTCTGGCTCGTGGTCCGGCTGGATGAGGCCGGGAACGCGTACGTCGCAACAGCCGAGGGCACGACTCGTCGTGTCTCGGACACACTCAACACGACGGACCCCGACAACTGCAAGGTCCGGTGCAACCCGTATCGGGACTGGCCGCACGTTCTTTTGCCGGTGCGGACCCCAGGCACTAGAAACCCGGGCCGAGTCACGGGCGTGGCGCTCCCCAACAGAGTGGGGGACCTGTTCTGGCTACGACAGTTCCAGAGCTGGGTGGTGGGAGAGCCTCTGCGTGCAGGGGGCGCACTGCTCTTGCGGCCTTCGCTGAGGCTCGTGCACCCGCAAAGGGTGGTCGTGAAGTTCGAGAAGGGTCAGACCAGCGTTGTCATCCCGAAGCGCTTCACCACCATCGCCCGTAAGGGGACGGACGCTCAGTTCAGTCGGGTGAAACGGGAACCCAAGCACCTGACAGCGTATGATCATCTTCTGGGCGATACTCTGGGAGAAGACGAATGAAGATCGTACGCAAAGCTCCCACCCATGGCCCGACGTAAGCTCCCCCTCCTCGTCGAGCACAGCCTGGCCACAGTGGTTTCGGCCCGAGTCGAGGTTTCCACGGACTTCGAGCGCAAGCTCCGAGACGAGGCATCCAAGACCGGCAAGCCTGTCTCCTGCGAGTCCGGCTGCGCTCACTGTTGCTACCACCCGATCCACATCACGGCCTTGGAAGGCGCGGTTCTGTACCGCCAGCTCGTGGCGAGGGGTCGCTGGACACCGTCCTTCCAGGAGACGATCAGGGTGCACGCGGCGCGCACCTACGATCTGCCCTACGAGCTTTGGCTGCTCAGCATGATGCCTTGCCCCCTTCTCGACGAGAAGACGGCCATGTGCACGGCCTACGATGCCCGCCCCTTGGTCTGTCGCACGACGTTCTCGACGGGAGACCCCTACAACTGTCACCCCCACCGGATCACGGACTCGGGGCTTGTGAGCAAACGGGAGCCAGTCGAGACCTTCCATGCACGGGTGCGCGCTAGCATCAAGCGTCACGGCATCACCATGATCATCATGCCCTTGAGCGTTGCTTTGCTCATCGGCGAGAAGATCGTCACGGGTGAGATCGACATCGAGGCTGCCGATGTCGAAGTCCTCAAGCAATACTTCGGGAGCAGCCTATGAGCAGCATGTGTTGCGTCTGCAAACGGGACCGCGAGGTCTTCAAGGAAGTCGTCCTCAGCGGGAGTGAACGAGAGGCCGTCACGCAGCTCACGGGCAAGGAACCCCTCGACAAGTACGTGTACTGCAAGGCTTGCTGGGAGCTGTCCGTGGACAAGGCACAGGGGCCGCAGCTCATGAAGGGACTTCTCCAGCTACAGTTCGCCCGCGGCGGTGTACGGGGTAGTGAAGCGCTGGCCGAGAAGATCCGCCAGCGGATGCTCCAGAAGGCATCGAACAAGCCCGTATCGTGAGGAAGCGATGACACACCCGGCGATCGAACAGATGTTGACGCAGCTCTCCACCATCAAGGAGCGCTACGGGGAGACGGCCTATCAGAAGGCCGCCAACCAGGCCGCGAAGCTCCTCATTCGCCAAGGCGGCGAGATGGAGAAGGTCGCACGAGAGGTGCTCAAGGACATCGTGGACTTCGAGGCACTCGACAAAGAGCCCGCGCTTCCCAAGACAGGCGGTCTGCCCCCTGACCAGATGATGGTCGAGGCGCTGCGCCAGCAGATGCCGGGCATCCAGACGCAGGCGCAGTTCAACCTCTTCATGACGGCTTTCGATGCGCTGCGCCTCTTCCTGAACTCGACCTTCCTCAACCAGAAGGAAGCGGCCGACAAGGCGCGAGAGGCGCTCAATCAGGCGCTCGATGCCGCGAGCAAGGTGACCGAACTTTCCGAGAAGCTCAGCGAGGTCCCCGAGGCCGCGACGAGCAAGGCTGCCGAGGACTACAAGCAGCCGCCGTTGCAGTTCCAGGAGTACGATGTCCAGAAGGGACTGCTCACGGAGCTGATCATGATCACGACCTCCGAGCAGTTCGAGCAGTGGTACATCGCCAACCGAGGTCGCATCGACCAGGTGGTGAGCGCCCACTACCGCAACCCGCTCTTCGACGCGATCCGGGCGAAGAAGGCGTCTTTCACCACACCCACCGCTGACGCATGAGCACGGGGCCGCGACCTGCCGATCGCCTCGATTGGGAGATCGCGAGCATCACGGCCCACAGAGACTTGGCGCCCTCGGATGCTGCGGTCATCCAGGGCGCCATGCAGACCCTCGTGGCGCACCCGAGCGTGGACGCGATCTACTTCGGTGGCGCTCGTGGGGGAGACACGATCGCGCTACAGGCGGCGCTCTACTTCCGGCAGGGGCAGCGGCCATGGCTCACGGTAGTCGTGCCTGACCGCGTCGAGAAGCAGCCGGTGGAGACACACTTTTGGACGCGCAAGGCTGACGAGGTCATCGAGCTGCGCAACGAGATCACCAAGGCCGACTACTTCCAGTCCTTCACGATCCGGGACCGTTACCTCGTGGACGTGGCGACGTACCTCGTGGCGTTCTTCAACGACAACTACAAGACCGGCACGGGTAAGACCGTGCGCATGGCGGAGAAGGACGGACTCCAGGTCCACAAGATCAAGGTCGTCGGAGGCTAGTCCTTCTATCGGACCCCTTAGGGGGAGGGTGGCATGTACTACCGCGACAACCCTGAGGTCCAAGAGATCACCGAGGAGCAGGACGCGCACCCGTTCGTCCGTGTCCAGGATCGCCCTCTTCTCCAAGAACTGGCGCTGGTGAAGATCGAGATCGATCGCACGCTGGCAGAGCGCGAGGAGCACCTCGTTCGGTCGAGCATCCTCGCACAGGCGCCGCACCTGGCCTGGCGCCCGTTCGACAACTAGGCCGCCACATCCTCCGTGGAACGGGAGGCGGGACGTACAGTCTCCGCCTCTGGCCCCGGTTGGCTCTCGTGGCTCTCGTAGGTCTCGGGCGGGTTAGCTGCGAGCGAGAGGACCAGCGAAAGGCGGCCCGTCTCGATCGCGCTGTAGAGGTTCGTGTCCATACCTGGACTACAACCCAAGCCCGCCCGGAATCAACCTCGACGCCTTGCGGCAAAGTGTGCGTTCAGCTTGGCCTCGTACTCGTCCAGAGTGGCAGAGTTGCACAGGAAGCCCACAGCGGGCGCGAAGCCGCGCCGCTCGTAGTCCAGCGCCTCGTTGACCTTGGCGTGCAGGGGAGTCCACCACGTGTCACGGTGGGCCTCCTCGGAGAGCACCGCCTCGCTCGTGAGGCCGTGCTCGACGCACATCTGCTCGAAGTAGGGGATCGATTCGCTGGGCACGTTTCCTTCCCGGACTGATTCCGGATAGGCGGCCCGTACGGACGCCCCCAGAGCGCCCCGCTTGTACTCCCGGCAAGCGGCGTACAGAGCCTCTGCGAGCTGTCCTCGGGCCAGCACGACCCGTTCGCCCCACTGGTACTCGGCGAGCCAGTAGCCGCGGTAGTCGTTCCAGTAAACCCTCACGGCGTGGCCGTTGTAGTCCGCGTGGGCCGCCCGCATCGCGTAGGCGGTCGAGCCCGTGGCCGCAGCCATCCTGTTGACGGCGTCGATGACACTGTAGGGCCGTGTGGGCATCCAGTATTTGGGGGTCGCCATGAAGGTACTACAACCCGAGCGCCGCAGGAATCAACCCTGGTCCGGTTGATTCTGCCCGTGGTTGGGTTGTAGTAGCTACATGAGCAATCCCCACGGATTCACGCGTGAGCAGATCGGGCAGGCGCTCGACTTCCTCAAGGTGCTGGCGGACATCGTGCGCTCGGAGGGCGAGATCCCGAGCGAGCAACTGTTCGGGTTCGCGGCGAAGGGCGGCATGAGCCGTGATGCCTTCCAGCGCGCGGTGGCCCTGCTCAAGAAGGCGCGGGTCATCCGGGAGACGGACACCAACACCCTGCGCTGGATCGAGGTCTCCTATGTCTAGCCCCCTCCCGAGCGGCCCGACCCTCAACCCCGAGTACAACCACCTGCTCGTGAAGTGGGCGGAATCGGGGCACGACGCCACTCCCGAATGCGAGGAGTGCGGCGAGAACCTGACGGGCAAGCAGGTCCATGACACCTCGACGAACTGGCTCTGCACGTCGTGCCATGACAAGGCGACGGAAGGCTTCGAGGTGAACGACGCCTCGGACGAATACTTCGACTACGGAGACGTGCAGCACGGGCACTTCGACAGCGACCGTGAGGACTTCCACTCGGACGGATGAGGGACGCCATGGGAAGAGAACTGGTCAGTGACGCGGCTATCGACAAGGTGGTGCACTTCCTCAGGCTGTGCCTGGAACTGGTGGTGCTCTTCAAGGTCGTCGTGCCGCTCCTCATGTGGTTGTTCGGGGGTCTTCTGGATTTCCTCGCGTCGAGTTGATTCCCGCTCGCTTGGGGTTGTAGTTCCGTTTGGAGGATGCACATGGCTTCCCTGTACGAGCGCATCATCATCGAACTTTCCAAGTGCGAGCCCGAGGAGGCGCCGCTCGTCGAGGGCTTCATGAGGTCCATCTACGGCACGCTCGATGCGCTGGACAGGAAGACTTTCCGTCGCGAGGCCATCAAGGCGCTCCGCGATGTTCGTGAGAACCCCCGCCTGGCTCTGGAAGTTGCGCAGATGCACGGCCTGATCCGCCCCCCGAAGGTGCCGTCATGAACTCCGCCATCCGAGTCTTCGGCATCCTCGCGGATCGCCGCGAAACCGTCGAGCAGGGCTTCGCCGCTCTGGTCAAGCGCGCCAAGAAGCTCGGCGTCGCTCCCATCTCTTGGGAGTGGGGCAAGGCGTACCAGAAGAAGGAACGCGTCCCGCATCCGGAGTACGGTGACCAGGTCGAGTTCTACGCGATGGTCACGCGCGTGCCGCTGACCGTCTTGGGCGAGACCCCGCGCCTCAACGGGTGGGCCTTCATCGGCTCGCTTCAACACATCGACGACGAGACCATCGTACGCAAGGTCTCGACCATCGACATCCCCAAGGTCTACTGGTCTCGCGGCCCCGTCTGCGATCACTGCAAGCACAAGCGCCAGCGCAACGACACGTACATCCTTCAGCACGAGGACGGGCGTCACACGCAGGTCGGGTCCACCTGCCTGGAAGACTTCGTCGGCAGCGACAAAGTGGTCCGTGTCGCTCAGGCTGCGAGCCTCATCGCCAGCGCGTGCGCCCTCGCGGAGTCGGCCGAGGACATCGGCGGCTACAAGGGCGGCGGCGCGTCCTCCATCCTCCTTGCGGAGTACCTCGGCTACGTCACCCTGGAGGTTCGTCGCAACGGTTGGGTCCCTCGGAGTGCCGTGCGCGACATCGGCGGCCGTGCGACCGCTGATCGGGCTCTCGAACGTCTGCTCGACCGTGACCTCAAGAAAGAGCACCCGAGTCCTGCCGATCTCGTCACCGCAGCCTCGGCTCTTGAATGGGCCGAAGGACTTACCGAGGAGCAGGCCGGCATCAATGACTACCTGCACAACATCCGGGCCATCGCGTGTTCCGGTCTCGTGGACCGACGCACCCTCGGGCTTGCGGCCTCCATCCCATCCGCCCATGGGCGCGAGCTGACGCGGGCAGCCATCCGGGGTCGCTCGCAGCACTTCGGGACGATCGACAAGCGCGAGACCTTCGTGCTCACGTACACGGGCTCGAACGCGTACACCAACGATTTCGGTACACGGTTCATCCACCAGTTCGTGGACGTCACGGGCAACAAGGCCATCTGGAATTCGGGGGCACAGGACTTGAAAGCCGGAACGTCCTACTACGTGACGGGCACCGTCACGAAGCACGGGGAATGGAGGGGCGAGGCGCAGACCAACCTCACGCGCTGCAAGTTCTCAACTGAGCCCCCGACCCCCAAGACCTCGAAGCCGCGCGCCAAGAAGGCCGCCCAGGAGGCACAGTGAAGATCAAGAAGCAGGCCGTGCATTGCAGGGAGTGCGGCCACAAGCTCCCGGGCGTGTGGAAGGAAGACCAGAGCCGCAACGGCGTACGGGTCATCGTCACGCACCACAGGAACGGCGGCACCACCGTGGACGCGTCCTGCTCGTGCTTCGGCTCCCCCATGCGGGCACACGACCACGATTCCTGCCCGAACCGACTTCGACTCCTCGCTACAGGGTGACCCACATGGCCAAGGCAAATTCCCTTCACGCCGCGTTCGACACATGGGCCTCGTCGCTCTTCGAGGGCACCTTCACGCACGTCAAGCAGGCGTTCCCCAACGTCAAGGATTGGAACATGGAGGACGTCGGGGACGACCGCCTCGAAGCGCAGATGAATCTCTCGTTCAAGGACGTACCGTCCAGTGACTACTGCATGTGCACGGTCAGTGTGGGTGGCGACGGGACGATCTCGCTCGGCGCTATCGCGATCCACCGCGAGAAGGACGAGTACGAGGACAAGGTCGTGCCGGTCCACACCGCCGACTCGCAAATCGCCAAGACCCTCTGCGACCTCCTCATCGCCGCCAACAAGAAGGCTGGGACGAACCGGCACCTCTTCTAGCGACTCATGCATAGCGCCCCGGTGTAGGGGTGCGGCATGTACGTTCACGAGCTTGCACAGGTCAAGACCATCGTTGTCCACGACAACTGTCCGGACGGGGTGGCCAGCGCGATCCTGCTCCATGACTCTCTGCCCCAGGCAGAGATCCGGTTCATGCAGCACAACACGGACGCGCTCAAGGCTCTCGTGCCAGAGCCCGGCTACCTCTTCTGCGACTTCGTGCCGTACGTGCCGACCAAGACCGTCGATGGGGTGTTGAAGAACGATCTCGACGCCCTCAAGCCGTGGATCGATGCCGGCACCCTCGTGCTCGACCACCACAAGGGCGTGCAGGACGTCGTGGAAGCCTTCGGCCCCAAGCGAGGGCACTTCGGCAACGAGAAGACCGAGCCGGGTGTCTGCGGCGCCGTCCTCGCATTCCGTCACGTGTGGCGCCTGGTAAATCCGGTGGAGGACGCCACGGACACGGTGGCCATCGAAGAGCAGAAGAGGGCCGAGGAGTTTGCCACCCTCGCGGGCGTGCGTGACACCTGGCTCAATACACACCCGTGGTGGAGGGATGCCTGTGCGCAGGCCGAGATGCTCCGCTTCTACCCCGTCGAGCACTGGCTGAGCATCGGAAGCCCCTTCTCGTCGGCGATGGTCCCCATCTGGGAGGAACGCAGGGCTATCGGCCGACTCCTCATCGAGCGCATGGAGAAGTCGGTCCAGAAGACGATCGAGTCCGCCTACAGGTTTACGAGCGCCAAGGGTACGAAGGTCGTCACGTTCGACGGCCTCAAGACAACGAGCGACGCGGCTGAGGCGCTCGGCACTGAGGCGGACCTCATCATCGGCTTCTCGTACATCGTCGAGAACGGCACGCCCAAGATGCTCCTCTCGACGCGCAGCCACACGGACTTCGACTGCCTCGCGTTCGCGAAGAGCAACGGTGGTGGGGGCCACACGAGGGCCGCGGGGTTCAATCGTGCGGTCGTTCCGCACGACCTCAACCCATACAAGATGGTCGAGCAGCTCGTGCTCTGGTACGAGTCGGCGCAGTGACCTTCGGGGCTGCGTTCCTCTTCTTCGGGGACTCGGCTTTCGGGGTCATCGACGAGCTGTCCCCTGGGGCCTTCGTTGCCGTCTTCGGTGACAACCCCATGGCCTCCCTGGATGCCAGGCAGGCGGGGCTGCACCTGAGGGACACGCTGCTCGTGCTCTTGCCTGGGCCGCGGGCTGAGCCTGTGTTGCTCTTTCGCAAGCCCCTGGAGGCTCCCACGGTGGCGGAGCAAGTGCTCTCGACGGGTACAGGGGGACTCCACATCGACGTCTGCCGAGTTGCCACCACAGAGGACCGTGGGCGACCTCGCGGAACGTTTCCCCATAGTGACGATGCTTGGGGAAACGGGCACTTGAATTACACGGAGAGCCATACAGGAGGACGATGGCCGACCAACCTAGCCATCGTTCACACGCCCGAATGCACCCCCGGACAGTCCCGCATCCCCGGCCACAAGGGCTACCCCAACGGTCCTGGGGGTAGCTCGACGCAGTTCTCGCAGAAGGGCACGCGGACGACCCGCACAGGCGCCTGGGAGGGCTATGCCGACGCGGACGGGTTGGAGACCGTCAACGACTGGTCGTGCGTCCCAGGGTGCCCCAGGCTCGCTCTGGACGCCCTCAGCGGGGAACTACGGGCTCGGGGCAACGTGACCCCTACAAAGAGGCGTCAGAGCGACGGGATCACGGGGTGGGGGGTGGGGCCTGACGGGGGGACCGACCCTGGCGACGCCGGCGGCGCGTCCAGATTCTTCCCTCAATTCGCGGACATCAACGGGTTCTACGGCTGGCTCGAACAGCTCATCGTCCCTCCTGGGGCGGTTCTGTTTCGATGCCGGCGGTAGGGCATGGACGCGCTGACTACCCGTGTTCTGACGCGCTTTCGAGTGCGTTACGCGCGCACGGTCCGCATCCTCATCGACCGTGACGCGACGAACAAGATCCGCCAGCGGTTCACGTCTCTGCCGAACCAGATCGTCGCCGAGTTCGATTCCAGCTTCACCCTCTACCGCATCTTCGACGGGGAGGAGCTGGTCCGCATCCTCAAGACTGGCCAGATCACGGGCGGCACCTACTCGACTCCCGCTGAACGTGCTCACGGAGCATCGTGGGCCGAGAACGTTACGGAGGTCATCGAGGTCGGCAACCGGCTGCGGGGCGGCCGCTACGGGGACGACCTCTTCCTCGCGAAGTACGACGCGATCGGCACCACGTTTCACCATCTCGACCCCAAGGTGGAGTTCGACCCGAACGGCCCCGAGAAGCAGCCTGCGGTGATCGACGCCAACATCTGCAACTTCGGGCTTGGGTGCTCGATGACCGTGGGGGTACATGACGTGGACCTCTTTGTGGTGCACCCGGATCACAAGATGGTGCCCATGTCGATCGAGGACGCCAAGGAGTACGTCGCCAAACGTCCGGTCAAGGACATTGATTTGCGCGAGGTGCACCCCAAGCTCTTCCAGGGCTCTATCCTCGGCGTGGACGTGCGGGTCACGGAGGAGGGTAACGTCTGGAAGGTGCTCACGAACGACGGTAAGGTCATCGTTGATGATGCTCCGAGCAAGGACGATGCGATCGAGACGGCACGCATCGGGATCCACCTTCGGCCCTCGAATCCCATCCCGACCTCGTTCCAGATCCTCCAACAGAAGCGCAAGCACGAGAAGCTCTTCGAGGTCCAGGACGATCCGAACAAGATCCGAGGCGAGTTCGCACTCAAGCCTCGTGACACGATCGAAGTGCTCAAAGGCTCCCGGGACCTGGACATCGGGGCGCGCGAGAAGGGCACGGTCGCCGATGTCTGGCAGGACAAGGGCGGCCGCGAGGTTCGCGTGAAGATCGTCTTTCGAAAGGGACCCGTGACGCTCTACGCGACGCACCCCAACCGTCTGTCAGACGATCAGATCGCCCTTATGAACAGCCAGGGCGACCGCATCCTGGTCAGGAGACGATGATGGACCGCTCTGCTACCCGACCGATCTGGCTCGACAAGGGCGCGATTGCGCAGTTCGTCGAAGGCCAGCTTGTGCCGGAGATCGTGCGCTGGTTGCGCCGGCAGAAGCAAGACGAGCCGATCGGGCATGTGGACGGGATCGTCCGCGGAGAGCCGCTTCGGATCGAGTCCGTCAAAGGCTACCCTCTTCGGTACGACGTTTACGTGTCGGCTCGTGAGGCTAAGGGCAAGTACGCTGCCGTGCTCGGAGGCCGGACACGTCCCGGGGTGATCGAGCTGGAGATCAACGGGGCGCTCACTCCGGCCGAGTACCTGAACACAGAAGGGTCCCTCACGGCTCCTCTTCGCATCCAGCCCATTCACTCGTGCCGGGCTGAGACGTGCCTGAACTACGGCCTGTACTCACTCCTGATCCACGAGGCGACGCACGCCGCCGAGATGGATCACATGAAAGGGCTGACCTACTCCCCCAAGGAAGTCATGGAGAAGGGGGAGGCGGCCTGGGGTCCATACATCAACGATCCCTCGGAGGTCCGGGCCTTCATGCAGCAGATCGCCGACGAGGTGATCCACAACGTCGGCAAGAGCGACCAGATGCATGTGATGCTACGGGAGCGCGCCGAGAAGGACCCCCACCCCAATCAGAAACTCCTGCACTACGCGCTGCTTCTGTCCACGACGTGGAAGGTCATCGAGGACCATCTGACGCCGAAGAACAAGGCGACCATCCTCAAGGGCGTCTACGACCGGATGGAGCAGGCTAAGCTACTTTTCGACGAGCAAGGGGGAATGGACCGACTCGCCGCCAGCGTCGCACTCAAGTACGCGAACTACTTCAAGCCGGGCGACATCGTTCTGTACGGCAAGTACAAGAACAAGCGCGGCAAGATCGTTGGTTTCAGTACGGACAAGTGGGGCAACCCCACGATCGAAGTCGAGCCGATTCCCAAGGGCCGCAAGCAGAACAAGGTCTTCGGGCTCTACAAGGTCTGGCGTGCAGACGTGAAGGAGAACGCGCTCAAGGCACAGGCGGAAGCCGAGGCGGCCGGCAAGACCGCTGGCGGCTGCAAGTGCACGGGTGGCGGGGCCTTCGACAAGAAGCTCCACGACTTCGCCCACCTGTTCATGTCAGGGATGAGCGACCGTCAGATCATGCAGGAGATGGGGATCTCGTACAACGAGGCCCACTCGATGGCGAACACGCTTCGGAACAACCTCGGCATCGGCCCGGACCAGAGCCTTCGCGACGCCCTCAAGAACCGGCACGCGGCAGTGCAGTTCAACGAGGAGCAGTTCGGTCGGTTCAAGGTGCGCTACATCAAGCAGCACGCCGAGCACCTCGAAGAAGTTGGCAAGCTACTCCTGGAGTCCGAGCAGAAGTACCAGGCCGCCGGGGTGCCGCTTCAGGACAACATCCTTGTGGCGCTCTACGGTGGCGGCATCGGCTCGCACGCAGCCGCCGTGTACCACATGGGTTCGAGCCCACCCGCGATCCAGGTGGCACCCAAGGCGTACGAGGACGCAAGCTTCCTCCACACGTTGATCCACGAGCTGGCGCACTACTACCACGACAAGGTGGTGCCGGGCGGCCAGAACAACGTCGAGGTCATGACCCGCTTCATGTGGGCCATGCGCCAGAAGCGCACGCAAGCTGGGGGATCGCGAGACGTGCTGAAGCGGCGCCTCGACGTACTCAACAAGCGCTACAAGGAACTGGAAGAGACGCAGTACATCCACCGGCCGCTCCCACGCAAGGGAACCGTGGTCGAGTACGACACCTGGTCAAACGGTGTTCAGTACCACATCAAGGGGAAGATCGTCGGCAAGAAGGGCCGGGACGTCCTCATCGAGATCATCGAAGCGCCGGAGAAGTACCTCCTCCGCAGCTCGATGTATCGTCGTGGGCCAGGCCCGCTTGTCGTGCCGGAGTCTGCCTCCACGTTGACTTACGTGGGGAAGGACGAGGCGAAGGAGCGGGAGCTGAAAGAGGTCGAGAAGGAACGGCACGAGGTCTATGAGACTCTGAAGGGAGAGATCAGCAAGCCCGACGACCGCTACGAAGTGCAGCTCCACGATTGGGTCCCCACGACCTACTCGCGCAAGAACCACATGGAATGGTTCGCCGAGTTGCTGACAACGTTCGTGCTTGGCCACCTCAAGGAAGAGCCCTCGAAGTGGCTCCTGAGTGTCATCAAGACCGGCAAGGCTCCCGAGGGCTTGCCGCCCGCCGACGAGGAGGCCACAGCGTGAACTTCAACGTTCTCGCACGCGCGAAAGCCAAGGGTATGATGAGCGAGGAGCGCAAGGCACGCTCGACCTCGCGACGCTTGAGCCGCATTCGTTCGGCGGTCGAGTCGATGCAGGGACGCATCCGCCGCGACTTGAGTTCTGGAGACCCGAACAGGTTCCTCACGGCTTTGGCGGTTGGCCTCATGGTGGAGACCAACGAGGACCCCGTGGGTTGGCGTAAGAAGAACGTCGAGTTGGGGGAGGAAGAGTGGTCCGCGACCTACCGAAGCGCTGGCAAGCGTCGGCCGATAGCGAACCGGACCATCATCCAGGCTCTTCAGACGGCGTTCGAGACCACAGAAGACGACAACGACGAGCTGTTCGCCCACGACACAGGCAGGGTCACGGCCGAGATGGTCGGGGATTATTTGAGCCGGCACAAGCTCTCGATGAAGGACATCCGAGGCTACAACGCCAACGTCAGGATGCATTCGGCTCTGAACGAAACACGGTCGGCCGGGCAATCGCTTCCCACGCAGCGCCGGGCTCGTACCAAGGTGCTTCGCGCTGAGTTCCTCAAGACTCTCGACAAGGTGGCCGATGAGGTCGGTCTGGAAGCGGACTTGATTCGCTTCAACTATCTCGATCCTGGGCTCGAATCCACCTACACGACCGAGGGGTCAACTGCCGTAACGAAAACGGCTTCGCTTGGGCTCGCCGAGCGTGTCGCTGCTCGTTTCCTCACCTGACTGTTGGCGATAGTTCACCTTTTGCCACCGCCTTAGCGAGGTTGCCGCTGGGACCTAAGGGCAAAGGCCGGCGGCAGGATGAACATGCACTATCTGGATCACAAGAAAGAGCGAGCACACGTCGTCATCTGCTACCGCGACTTCAAGTCGTATGGGGATTACGGCGACGACTACGGCAGCGAGGGAGGCGGTTACTTCTGTCACCGCGGCCTCGGTATCAACGCGTTGCAGACGGCGAAGGTGCTCCGTAAGCACCACATTCGCTGCGACATCGCCCCGGTCTGGGACGTCGATGGTCTGCGCAAGGTTCTTCAACAGTACGCGCCCTCACACCTCCTCATCGAGGCGTTCTGGGTCAAGACGAACGAGATGGCGGAGCTTCTCACGGAGTTCCCCCACGTTCACTTCATCGTGCGGTCGCACTCCCAGATCGGGTTCCTTCAGGTGGAGCCGGGGGCAGTGAAGCTTCTGCGCGAGATGCTCCAGTTGCAGGATGTGCAGCTCAATCTGAGCGTTGCCTGCAACACGCGCCGTCTCCAGGAGTTCCTCCAGAAGACGTACTCGTCGCGCTGCCTCTACCTGCCGAACCTCTACGACGTCGAGCGGGTGAACCGCAAGCGCGATGAGAGCCACAGCCACCGCAATCTGCGCATCGGCAGCTTCGGCGCGCTGCGCCTCTTGAAGAACCACTCGACCGCTGCGGCGGCCGCTCTCATGATGGCCGAACGTCGGGGCTCCGATCTGGAGTTCTACATGAACGTCGGCCGCAAGGAGAACTCGCAGGGCGGCAGCGTTCTGCACACGGTCCGCAACATGTTCTCCGGCCTGCGCTGGGCGAAGATCGTTGAGGTTCCGTGGGAGGAGTGGTCCTCGTTCCGCCACACGGTAGGGCACATGGACCTCTGCCTCCAGGTCTCGTTCACGGAAACGTTCAACATCGTGACCGCCGACGCTGCTACGGAAGGTGTTCCGAGCGTTGTCGGACCGGCCATCGAATGGACCCCCAGCTCGTGGCACGCGAACCCCGACTCCGCCGAGGAGATCTCTCGCGTGGGCTCCCATCTCTTGTGGGACACACATGGAGCGGAAGAGGGACTGCACCACCTCGAACGCTACATCAAAATGGGGGTCTGCGAGTGGATTGGGTATCTGAACTCGAACCCCACGTAAGGTTCTCTCTATAGGGTTCATCTAGCAAGGCTCGGTAAATCCAGGGCCTTGCTAGATCGAATCCGCATCCGGATCTCGACGGCGCTACCCAACCGGAGACTCCGATGGTTGTATGGACGGGGGCGGATCTCAGGCGAGCCAAAGAGATCCTGCGTAAATACTCAGTCGGGCGCTTTCGCGATGCAGTTGAAGAGATTCAACGAGTCATCGGCCGTGATGTAACAGCACACGCGCTCAGGTCAGTGTTCCTGAGACACGAGCTGGGACCTCCCTCTACGTACTGTGCAGAGGACGATGAGTCCGATGAACAGGACAGAATGTCCCCCAACGCTAGCGGCCCCAACAATGCCGCTGACGAAGAGGATGACGACGAGGGCGAGGACGACAACGGGTTCGACCCAGGAAGTCCCCTACACAAGCTCGTGCAGGTCTCCCGGCGTGGTCCAGTGGTCTTCGCCGACCTGTGCGACAAGCTGGACCTGTCTCCGTCCAAGACGCGCGGGCTCATCGAGCAAGCGAAGGAGATGGGGATCCGGCTGCACGTGGAGAACAACCACGTCGGTATCCGCTCCGCGCAGCCTGAAGAGCGCGTGCGCCAGGTGGGCATCGCTCCGGTCATCGGAGAGCGCCAGAAGGTCGGTGTCATCTCGGACACGCACCTCGGCTCCAAATACTGCATGCGGGAGCAGCTCAAGGAGTTCGTCCACTACGCCTACGAGCAAGGTGTGAGGGAGATCCTGCACCCGGGCGACGTTCTCGACGGTATGTACAGGCACGGCGTCTTCGAGGTATCGCACGTGGGTCTGGACGACCAAGCGCGGGATCTCTTCGAGACCCTACCGCAACTGCCGGGGCTCAACTACCGGGCCATCACCGGCAACCACGACTTCACGTTCACCGAGAACTCGGGCGTGGACGTCGGCCACTTCCTGACCGGCTACTTCCGCAAGCGCGGCCGCAACGACCTGCACTTCTACGGCAACCGCGGGGCCTTCCTCAAGGTCAAGGGCGCCATCGTCCACCTTTGGCACCCGCGTTCGGGTGTGTCGTACGCCCGCTCGTACGCCCTCCAGAAGCACGTCGAGAAGTACGCTTCGGGCGAGAAGCCGAACATCCTCCTGGCAGGTCACTGGCACGTGTACTGCCACGTCTACGAGCGCGGAGTCCACGCGGTGGCGTGTCCGACGTTCCAAGGTGGCGGTAGCGCCTTCTCCAAGTCGCTTGGCGGCGCGCCGGCGATCGGAGGGATGATCCTTTCCTGGGACCTGACGTCACACGGGACCTTGCGGTCCTTCATCCACGAGTACCGCGCGTACTTCGAGATGGAGAAGCCGCAGATCATCGAGGACGACACGGCCTACCGGGAGGAGATCCCCGTCTCTCGGGGTGGGAAGTGAGAGGCCGCGATGAAGGGGCGTCGCCTCTGGTGCAAGGTTGCAGCTCACGGGAGTGAGGTTCGCGTCTACCTGACGAAGAAGCCCATCATCCTCGATGGGATCCCCTGCGACGCGTACTACGACGAGGAAACCAGCACCATCGAGATCTCGTGGTGTCCCGACGAGGCGTTCCTCAAGATGAAGCTCCTCCACGAGCTTCTTCACGTGTGCTTCCACGCGCACAGCGGGGACATGAAGGAGAAGGTCCTCGGCGGCCGAACTCGGGACTCCCGGATCGCCCGCGAGGAGATGGTCGTGTCCTTCTTGGAGCCGGTGCTCTACGACCTGCTCGCCCGCAACAAGTGGCTGCACTTCCCCAAGCCGCCGAAGCTCGGCTAAGGCTTGGCCTTGCACTCGTCGCAGATGTACGCGTGCGACGAAGGCAACCCGGAGGTGAGGAGCTTCACCTCGTTCGCGAGCTTGCTACAGAATGAGCAAGCCGGTTGAGCGGCTTCGCCCATGCTGGCCTTCGGCTCCGAAGGCTTGTCGTCGAACCAGATGAGCCGGGTCTTGCCGCCGTGCCCGTGCACGTTCAAGAGCGTCTCCAGGTCGTCGTAGTGCGCCGTGCTCGTGAACTTCGTGCGCCAGTTGAGCACGCACTTGCCGTTCCAGAACACCACACCCTCGGCGACGACTCCGCTCCCTGAGACCCCGCTCAGATCTTCGTCACGCCGTAGATAGAACCGCCTCATGGTGCTGCATCATCCAGCTCCCCGCTCATCGCGAGGTCGAACAAGCTGGTGTCCTTCGGCACCGGGTGGCTCACAACAACAACCTCCATGACGTGCCCGCGCTTCGAGCCCTTGCTGTTGATGTTGCGTCGGGCCGGAACTTGGATGACCTCGAAGCCCGCGTACATCTCGCGGATGCTCGGCGTGTCGTGGTTGGACATGAGCACCCGGACGCCACGCTCGGCGAGCTTCTTGAACAGGGAGGCCAGCCGGAGCTGGTCTTCTCGTCCGAAGCCAACCTCCGTGTATGAGGTGAAGTCGGCCGTGTCCGAGACGGGCTCGTACGGGGGATCGAAGTAGACCACATCCCCTTCGGTCGCCATCTCTGCGATCAGGGCGAAGTCCCCCGTGTGGATGGTTGGTACCTTTTCGAGTACCGCAGAGCAGTCCCGGATATTCTGCGCATCACAGACGGTTGGCGGAGTCTTGAACTCGCCGAACGGGCTGTTGAACTGGCCCGCCTTGTTCACCCGGTACAGGCCGTTGTAGCAGGTCTTGTTGAGGAAGATCATCCGTGCTGCGCGGACCACGGGGTTGTACTTCGTGATGTCCTCGCGGTCGTACGCGCGGATGGTACTGAATGTCTCCTCTGGGTTGGCCTTGTACTCGTCCGCGAAGATAGTGAGCTGCTCGATGAGGGACTCCGGCTTGTCGCGGACGACCTTGTATGTGTTGGTCAGCTCCTCGTTCCAGTCGTTGAGTATGGCCTGCTCGAAGCGCCCCTCTTTGGCGAGGGCCCAGAAGACAGCACCCCCTCCCAGGAACGGCTCGTAGTAGGTCTTGATCTCTTTCGGGATCAGTCCCAGGAGCTTGGGCAATAGCTGCGTCTTGCCGCCAACCCACTTGATGAACGGGTGCGCGTGTTTCACGCGACCCCCTACACCGCGTTAGTCGTCCAGCTCTCCGCTCATCGCCAGATCGAAGAGGCTCGTGCTCGGGCCTTGCATCCGGTTCCGGACCGGGCTGTAGCTCTTGCGGTGGATCTCGCAGGGGCCGAGCTTCTCTAGCGCGAGGGTGTGCGCGTGGTCGTCTCCGCCACCGTAGCCCTTATGGCTCTCGAAGCCGTAGCCGGGGAACTTGGCCGCCAAGGCGATCATGGTCGTGTCTCTGGCGACCTTGCCGAGGATGCTGGCCGCGGACACCGCTGTGACGAGGGAGTCGCCCTTGACGACCGAGATCGCCTTCTGGCCTTCGCCGTAGAGGATGCTCAGCGAGCCGTCTACGATGACGATACGCTGGCCCCTGGCACCCGACGCCTCGTGCTTCGCGATGACCAGGTCGAGCACCTTGCCGTGCGCCCAAGGCAGCACCTTGGACACGCCGATGCGGTCGATGTCCTCGGGAGGGACGCTCAGGATCTCGTAGGTGAGGTGCGGGAGGATCTGCCTGGCAATGGCCTCGCGCTGCTCCTCAGTCCGCACCTGCTTCGAGTCTCGGACCAGGTGGACGTAGGGCCACGCCTTGGGCAGAACGGCCGCGCAGACGACCAGGGGACCGGCCCAGGCACCGTATCCGCACTCGTCCGACCCCACCACGAAGTCGGCGGCCTCGATGGCAGCGGCGACCTTCTCGCTCAGACCCATCCAGGAACGCCCATCACTTCGGCGCTCCAGTCGTGCAGGTCGAAGGTGGTCTTGCAGGGCACGAGGCCGATGGCCACGTGGGCGAGGACATTGTGGATGAACCAGGAGCCTTCGTTCTCGACCTGGGGCATCATGATCTGGAGGAAGCGGTCACGGCGTTCCACGGGGCCACCTGGAACATTGGCGGCCCTCTTGTGATTGAGCCACTGGCTCGTCAACTCGTGGAACTCGACGGCGAGCGGCTGAACGTTCTTGCCTGTCACGGCCAGAAGTGGGTGCGCCACGCAGTTGTGCAGGAGCCAGAGGGCATGATGCCGAAGACGGGGCATGGGACGCCCGTCTTTCTCGAACTTCTCGATGCGAGCGGTGTAGCGGGCCATCGCACCCGTGGGTTCTTCAGGCTTGGCAGGACGAGGTGGCGGGGTTGGCAACGGCTTCTTCAGCACATCGTCCACGGTGACCCCGGAGTCCATCATCTGGCCGGGGTGGCTCCGCATCATCCGGTCGTACGCCGCCTGCGCTCGTTCACGATCGTTCAAGCCTGCCTCGATGCCGAGGTTGCGAGGCGGTGTGCGGCGCAGATCGTCGTCTTCGTCTCGAAAGAACATCGTCTTCCTACTTGTACACCGGGGCAGGCGATGGCCTCGGTGAAATCGGATGAGGAGCGCTGGCAGCGGCGACAGAAGGCCGCTAGTCGTCGCCGGGACCTACGAGATCGAGCGGTCGCTTACAAGGGTGGTCGCTGTGCGATCTGCGGCTACGACAAGTCGCCGGCCGCCTTCGACTTCCACCATCTCGACCCGCAGGAGAAGGACTTCGAAATCTCGTCCGGCGTGTCCTCATGGGTTCGCGTTCAACGCGAGCTGGACAAGTGCGTCCTGCTCTGTTGTCGATGCCATCGCGAGGTTCATGATGGTCTTCATCCGGGTTACATCGTCCTGGAAGACCGCGGACCTGAGGAAGATGATCTAGGGGACTAGGCTCTTGAGCGCGTCAAGCCGTGTCCTGGCGAGGCTGAGTGCGGACTCCTGAGCAGTGGGCGGCATCTCGTAGAAGTGCCCCTTGAGCAAGTCGGTAGCGCGGTCAGGGTGGATGGACTGCTCCAGGGCAGCGGCGACGATGAAGATGTCGTCGTCGTTGACAGCGCAGCGGTGGACGCGCCAAGCCAGCTCGTAGACCCGGATGTCGTCGCTCTTCGCCAGCGCTGCGGATAGGTCCCAAATGGCGGCGTCGCGGAGCACGCCAAGCACACGCAGGGCGGCCGGTGGCGTGCAGAGCCACGCATGGCACATCCCACCGATGGCCCGCATTTGGTCGCGGACTTTCTCGGGGCCGGGCAGAGCGTTCGGGGGCTCGTTCTGGAAAGCGGCAGCCTGCCACACTTCCAGGTCACGGCTATCGAGCACGAGGAAGGCGGAGTCCACGATCGCCTCGATGGGCGGCTCGATGCGGGTTGTGGAGCTGGCCGGGAGATGAGTTACGGTCCGGTTGGACATGCGACGAAAACCGTTGCCCTTCCAGGTCACACGGCAGTTGTCCTCGTCCACGAAGATGCCCGCGAGACGTGCGGGTTGACGCTGCGGACCAGGGACACCTTCAAAGCCGATGGCGCGGATCATGTCACTCCTCCGGGACCACTACCACAGGATGGCAGGGACATTCGCACGCAACGGTCCCATCTGAGCCAGGAACGATCTCACTCGCGAGGTAGTATTCGACAGGCGGTAAGCAGCGCCCTTTACACCTGTCATGCCGTCCGACGAAGCACGGGGCTGTGGTGCGCGGCGGATTGAGAGTCCCGGTACTCTGGTCGTACCTGCGGAACTCGCGGCGTTCGAGGTAGTTGTTCATCGAGCAGGTCAGTCAGTTTCCCGATCCGCTGCTATGCCACTGCCGCATGTTGCATGAGGCGCTGGGTCCGAACTGGCCGTTGTCACCCTCGTCGTCGGGCACGACGCGCCACATGCGCTCTCCGTCCACGTCACGCACTTGAAGCTGGAAGGGCATCCGCTTCACGTGGTTGTCGAGCTGACGGTAGCGGAGGCTTCCGTCCATGGCCCGCGTGTGCTCGCCCACCGGGTAGGGGCTCCCGATGTACCCGTCCACGTAGTCCGAGAGCGGGTGGAAGCACTCCGAGATGGCCTTGAGGATCGCGGAGCTGTTGTCAGCCTGCCCGAGCCCGGAGAAGAGGAGGGTGAACAGGACAAGAGGCAGGACGCGGATGATCTTCAGCATGGTTTCCCCTAGCGGACAGTTGAGCTTGAATGGGTCGCACAGTTACGCCCTGGAAGCAAGACTTGGCGGCCACGTGAACGAGCACACGCAGGGCGGTCATGCGGTCGTGGGCTTCGGACGCCGGGAGTTCTTCGTCTACGTCTAGTTCGACAGCGAATGTGACCTTCATGCCCCCGAGCGTACGGGCTTCAGGTTTCGAGGGCCAAATTTCCTACTCGTCGTCCTTGTCGTGGTTCTTGCCCATGATGATCGAGACCCGCAGGCCCGCCACGAGCTTGAACAGGTCAGCGTTGAACGGTGGGACGTAGAAGCCCTCCGGCACGATGACGTGCTTCTTCTTGTCGTTCCACTTGCAATACTTCCCCGCCTTTTCGTTGTAGATCCCGTCGCACATCTCGGCCTTGGGATGCTTGGTCGGGTTGTATCCGGGCAGCGGGACGTGAAAGGTCGGGTGGCGCCCTTCCCCAGCGCTAGGGTCCACGAACCCGTGGAACCGGAACTGGTGGTGATCAGCCCATTCGAACTCGACGCCGATGAGCGGCAACCGAAGTGCGAACGCGGTGTCGTGCTCAGGGTCCGTGGCGCCGAGGCCCATGCGGGCTTCGAGGTTCCACCGACCATCCCGGCGATCGTTCGTGCGAAGGGACGCCTCACCGAACGTGAGCCAGGTGATGCGGTCGTCGTTATCTCCCCAATCGAGGGTGACGTACGAGATGCACTTGTCCGTGCCCCGGCTGATCGACAGGAGGTTGGTCTCCTTGATGGGGCAGGCGGCGATGCGGTCCTCGCGCTCTTTGTTCTGGCGCTTGTACCGCTGCTCGTTCGTCTCTTCGTGAGGGACAATGTGGGGCATGTCAGGCCGGTTCTGCCAGGGCGAGCCTGGCGGTTGCGCGTACCATGTCGAAGGTCTCGTGCAGGAGCGGCTTGCCGTCCTTCCAGACGGGGCGCAGAAGGGACATCGCCTCCTGCTCGGGCGTCGCCTGTTCGACGAGGTGCATCTCGCCGTCCGAGCCCCGGAGCACAGCGAGGCGACCGCGGGCGGAGTGCTTCACCCCGTCGTCGGTCTTGGGGCTCTTGAAGATGTCCTTGCCCTTGCCGTTGATCTCGACGTACGTAGCCTTCATCGCGAAACCGTAGGTATCGCGAGTGACGTACTGGTACGTGTACGAGCCGATGCCGTAGACGACGTTGGCCGAAGCGAACCTCTGCTCATCGAGGCGGCTAGTGATCTCCTGTCCACGCTCCCGGGTGATCGAGTCCCCGTAGATGGCCCCCACGTGGGAGTCGAGCAAGCGGTGCCCCGTTGAAGTCACGGTGCCGCCGAAGGTCTCCCACAGCAACTCGATGACGCCCTTCTCGGCGGGAGTTTTGTTGTAGTCGCTGCGGTACGAGCCCGGGATCCCGCACAGGATGCTGGCCGGATTGCCCGAGTCGGGCCGGGTGACGTACTTGCCGTTGCGGTTCATGATCTTGGCCTTGACCTCGGGGTCGGGCAGGATCTTCGTGAGGACATGCCAGAGGTCCCACGTGTCGGAGACGACGGACAGAATGCCTTCGGGATAGAGGTCGAGCAGGCGAAGAATCGTCTCCCGCTCGTTGCCCTCGCCGCCAGCGCACATGACAGAGTGCTCCGTGGCGTTGACCGACCCCCCGATGAGGTACCCATCGGGGACGCCGTAGTAGTCCTCGATCAGATCGAGTGCAGGGACCGTGTCCGTGCCCGTGAAGTAGAGCAGGTGACCGAGACCCGAGAGCATCGCGGCTTCGAGGCCAGGCAAGCCCCGGAAGGAGAAGTCGTGCGCCTGCCAGTCCACGAACTCGGGAGGGCTGCCGGTCTTCTTGGCCGCCGCTTCGAGGAGGCGCCGGAACCCGAGAGCAGTCGTCGCTGACGTGCAGGGGATCCACTGCTCGCACGACATGATCGTCTCGAAGTAGTTGGGCATCCACGCGAAGTCCGGGTGCGTGTTCTCGATGGTGACCATCGGCACACGCAGGGGCACCGCAGTGCCTTCGGGGACGGCACGGAACAGGAGCGGGATGTACCCGAGCCGGTGAAGCTGCCGGATGTGATCCGATCCGATGGTGTTGGGGCCGAGATAGCCGTTGGTGCGCCGCTCGTAGCGCTTGGCCGCAGCGTTCTCGCTGTCGCCGAAGAACTCACGGAAGGCTTCGACGAGGATCTTCTGGCGGAAATACTGCCCGCCTGCGTAGACGACCTTCTTGTGCCCCGGTACGCGCGAGCTGCGAGGGGTCCAGTTCGAGCTGACCAGGCTCGTGCCCGGCGGGTACTGACGGCGGTGGTCGAACTTGTACCCGTCGATGAGGGTCATCGGATCGGGCACGAACGTTCCGGGAATGAGGCAGCTACGCATGGTTTAGGTCGTCCCTTCGAAGAGGTTCTGGCTCACGGGAAGGACTACTACACCAGTCGAGGGAACTACCTCCAAGGAGTCCGTGCAAATCACTTGCTCGTAGTGTTCCAGGAGCCTCGCGGTGCCCTGCGAGAAGATCCCGTGCGTGACGTAGAGGTCCGCCTTCAGGTTCCGCTCCTTCAGGATCGACGCGAGACCGACGAAGGTCCCGCCGCCGTCGCAGATGTCGTCCACGACCAGGACGTGCCCGGAGATGTCCGCCCGTTCGAGTCCGAAGCCGGTGATCTTGCCGTTGGAGACGTCGCGCGTCTTCCACCCGTGGATCATCGGCAGTGAGAGCATCCTCGCGACGGCGCCAGCCCTCTTCTCGGCACCCGAGTCCGGCGAGACGACCGCCGTGTAGCGCGAGGCGGTGACGAGGCCGTGCCCCAAGCCGTAGCGCACGCACTCGTCGGCGTGGACGATGGAGCAGCGGTTGATCATGCCGGAGATCACCTCCGAATGCGGGTCGAGGACTGTGACCTTGCGAAAGGTCCGGGCGTTGATGTCCTTCGCGACGGACTTCGCCGTGAAGAGGTAGTCCCCTTCGGAGTTCATCCTGTCCTGCCGCGCGCCGGGGACGAACGGCAGGACCAGTTCGATCAACCTCTGCCCCCGTTCCTGGAGCGCATCGGCGAAGAACAGTCCTCCCATGAGGTCGAGCATCGACATGGGACGCAGGAGAAGTCTCTTGACCTGGACTCCCCGGTTGGGGAAGTTGATGACAGGCTCCCCGCTCGGGTAGTGGCCGATTTCCACCACCCCTGAGGCGGGGGCCGATGCTGCCCCACGGGACTCCGGCATCGTGCCGTACCAGTGGATGGTTCCTCGTTTCACGGTCTCGCTCATGGGTTCACGTCAGGCTGCCAGTGGGTGGAACTGCTCGAACATCTCGAACGACGGCTGCGGAGCCGGGATGTAAAACCGGAGCGTCAAGAGACGATCCAGACGGATGTACGTGATCTGTCCGACCGCACCTGTTCCCTTGAGCCAGGGGGTGTCCGTGAAGTCACACGGACGACCCCCGGCTGTGAGGATACGGCAGGCAGCGTATGTGACGCGCTCGCCGTAGCGGTCGAGGCCGAAGAAGGTGCGCTCGAACTGCACGAGGCGGAAGCCGACGTTGCGCTTGTCTACGTCAACGAAGACTTGGCCCGGTGCGATGCGGATGCCTTCCATCGCGACCTTCTAGTGGTCCGCCGCTCAGGAAGCGGCGACCTTCTTGATGGCCGCGTTGACCTTCGGGTGGACGACCTCGAACAGCTTGCGCCCCGCCTCGTCGGTCTTGCGGGTCTTCTTGAGCAGGCCGGTGCGGATGAAGCCCATGCCGATCATCTGGAAGCTCTTGGACTCGACCTTCGCGGCCGTGGTGATGTCCGTGAAGCTGACCGGCTTGCGCATGCCCTTGAGCGCCTTGAGCGCACGACCCTTGACGTCGATCTTGCGCTTCGGCTCGGCCGGGGCCGATGCAGTGGCCTCCGCGCGAGCTTCGGCGACCGCCGCCGCGTTCGGCATGGACGCTCCCTTGAGGAGATCCTTGACGGTCACGGTGACGCGGTTGCCCTTGCGGCCCATCGAGATCACCGCGTCGGGGTTGATGGTGTAGCTGCCGTTGTCGCGCAGGATGGCGATGTCCTTGCCGGCCTTGCTCTTCTCGGCGCTCAGGTGCGGCAGCATCACGCCGATGTACTTGCGCAGATCCTTCGACTTGGGCTTCCAGCCGCGGACCTTGAGCTGCTCGATGACCTGATCGACGGTGAGCGAGTTGCCGACGCCAGCATCGGCGAGGATGAAGGCGAGGCGCACCGGGAGCGTGCCCGGATCTTCGCGAGCGACGGTCGCGTTGCGGCCGACGTTGCTGATGACGGGAGCGGTGACAGCGGTCTCGCCGTTCGTCGGCGTCGAGACGTTGACCGCCGCTGCGGGGTCTTCGCCGAGCAGCATGCTGAGCATGAGGGACGCCATGACGTTCGGGTCCTTGGCGGCTTCGGTGACGGCCAGCGTGAAGGCGGTGGTGCTCGCGTTGAGCGCCTGCTTGCTCGCCTGCACGCTGCGGGCGGCCTCACGGATCTGAGTGACTGCGTTCGAGGTGTTCATCTGGTTCCTGTTGTTTGGGGGTTGGCTAAGCAAGTTCACCTAGTGGTGGTAACACCCTCGTCTTAGGGGGGCAAGCGCTTCTGGAGGTGGGCGGCCTCTTCTGGCCCATGCGGGGCCCAGTCTGTTACGCAGGTCCCGCATAGGGGACCCACGAAAAAGCCCGGAAAACTCCTTCTTTGGGTGGGTTAGTGGTCCTTCACAGGGGACTACAACCCGAGCCCGACCAGAATCAACCCGGTGGTCCGTTTTTCAACCTACAGAGGCGTGGACTACACCTACGACCACAGATGGGCCGCCGACGAGCCCTCTGCCGCTATGAGCCTGGACGATGCGGTCTCCACGGTCACAGCCGGCATCGCTCTTGTGATCGCGCAGAGCAAGATCGTCGCAGCGCCCTTCTTCGACGAGAAAGAGATCCGGAAGTTCCTCGCTCTGCGCCGTCAGTTTCACGGCCAGTTCGTTGCTGCCTGCAAGGTGCTTGGCGAGGCGATCGATGACGGCACTCTGGGAGCCGGTGCAAAGCCTGCAGCGCCAGGGCTCCGGGCGATCGAGCATCTGAGTCCCACGCAAGATCGACAGGCTCTTGTTGCGGTCGTGCGCATCCTGCGCGGCTTGAAGCACTTGAAGCACACGGACGTGGACGCGAGGGTGTTCCGTCTGATTCGCCACGCGATCTACGTGATCGGGGAGGACAACCCTTCCGAGGACGACCAGTACGGTTGGCGGTCTCGCGAGCGTGAGGAGATGCTCAAGGACGTCATCCGTCTTGAGGTCGTACCCGCGCCGATTCGAACGCTACTGCGCAAGATCCTCAAGCTGCCCTCTTCGGAGGTCTCGGAAGAACCGCACGAGGAAACCACGCCCGGCGCGTTCTTCGAGATGGACGAGGGTCAGAAGGCCGCCTTGCGTGCAGAAGTCGAGCGCCTCACCGCTGAACGTGCCGAGATCATGAACGCGTGGCAGACGACCGATGCCGATACGCGCTCGAAGCTCTACAAGGAGAACGCGGCAGCTCTTGCGAAGGTCCAGCGAGAGGCTGGCGTCAACGTCGAGACCATCCGCCGCTCTGGAACACCGGCCGGAGCCGCTCAAGAAGAGCCCCTGGATGTGGTGCTCAAGCGCGAGTCCAAGAACGACCCTGACGGCCCAACTGAGTGGATCCTCAAGCAGGTCTCGGACTACGTACGCAGGTCCGCTGAGTACGCGGTACAGCGTACCAAGGGACCATCACGGAAGCGCAGGGACAACAAGCCTGACGACAAGCCGGTGAAGCCCAAGAGCGTGCCGATGGAGTACAAGAAACTCCTGACGCTCATCGAGAAGTCGCGCTCGTTCGACACGCTCCTGCGCATCATCCAGGAAGCGGTGAACCGCCGCATCCTGACCGGCGACGCCGTGACCGACATCAAGCGGATGATCGACGAGGCGCAGAAGAACATCGCCATCAAAGAGGGCATCCCGCTCGTCCCCCTCACCTGGCAGCCAACGACCCCTGAAGAGTTCCAGGCGCGGCATGACACGGGGCCGATCGAGTTCTCGGATGACATCCCGGAGGAGAAGCGGCACGAGCTTCTTGGGCGGGTCTCTCGCGCGGTGAGCGATCTGGAGACGGTCTTCGGCAAGGGCTTCTGTGGCAAGCACGGAAAGAAGCTGGCGTTCAACTTCGGCGGGTCATCGAGCTTCATGGCCAAGGCCCACTACTTCCAGTGGGACGATCGCCGTACGTGGCAGCCGAGGGTGACGTTCGGTGAGGACTACGAGGGTGTGCTGGCGCACGAGCTGAGCCACTATCTGGACGACATGGTGTCACGTGACCTCGCGGCGCGCGACAACCCCGAGCACGTGGAGAAGATGAAGCGTGAATTTGGCGTGTACTCGGGTCCAGGTGGCGTCGCCAACACAGGCGTTCCCCTCGACTACGTGACCGACAAGTCCAACCGCGCGTACATCGACAAGACTCTTCCCGAGCTGTCAGACGTTCTCAAAGCGATCCGCAACACCCCCGACTACAAGCGGTGGGAGGACATGCTTGGGAACTTGATGGAGTTCACCGGGGACAAGGCCGTTGAGACGCTCACGGGCAAGAGCCGCTACGACTTGCCCAAGGATCACCCGTACGCGAAGGCTCTGGACGCGCAGTACAAGTCCGAGGTGCCTCCGGAGCTGCTTGCCGAGGCGACCAAGCGGTACACGCAGATGATGGACGGCGACAACCGCAAGCTCACGTACTACCACAGCGCCACAGAGGTCTGGGCGCGCGTGACCGAGCAGTACGTCTACACGAAGCTCGCACGGCAGGGCGTGAGCAACCCCTGGCTCACGTGGCTCCAGTACGACGACCCCAAGTACATCGAGCAGGCACGCTTCGAGAAGGAGATCATGCCGCTCTACGACAAGCTGTTCGCGGCCATGAAGGACCGGAAGATCATCGCGCAGCGCGTGCTCGACAGGTTCCTGACGAGGCTCAATAGAAGCGCATTTGCGGGGCGATGAAGACGACGCTGGCGACCACGCCTTCCGGGTTCACGAGCCAGAGACCCCCGCTGCGGTTGCTCGTGGTCATCTCCGTGGCGCGCTTCTGATACTCACGCAGGGCCTTCTTCGCATCGGTCGGCTCGAACTCCTCGCCAACGATGGTGGGCGTGGGCAGTAACCCCTTCTTCAGGCGGTAGACGACCCACTTGCCCTTGCCTTCGATCTTGTCCCCAACCTTCGTCCATCCCGTTAGCTCGGACATGGTGCCCACGATACACCACCTGGTGTAAGAATAGGGGCATGTCGCGTCAGTTCTTCGTCGAGTTGAAGTGGGAGTGTGAGAACAAGCACCTCAACGAGGGCCACCTCAAGGTCTGCGAGGTCTGCGGGAAGCCGAAGACAGACGTGGATGGGGACATCGACGACGGCGGTCTGACGCCCGTGGCCGACGAGTCCTTCGTCGAGCAGGCGGCTGCGGGGGTGGACTGGAAGTGTCGTTTCTGCGGCTCGGCCGAGCGTCGGGACAGCGGGGAGTGCGTGCAGTGCGGCGTTTCGCAGGACCAGGGGGAGACTCCCCGCGCACGCTCATTCTCCTCTGAAGCTCCGACCCGGCCTGAAGGGCGGAAGACCATGTCGTCTTACGCTCCCCCTCCCATCTTGGAAACGCGCCGTCGTTCCAAGGGCCTGCCATGGTGGGCCATCGCTATCCCGATCGTCCTGGCGCTCATCATCGGCGGCTACTTCCTCTTCAAGCCCCTCGACCTGCACGGCACGGTCACGGCTCTCGCCTGGCAGCGCACCATCCACATCGACCGCTACTCGCTGCGGCATGACAGCGGCTTCACCGTGCCCTCGGGTGCGCTGAACCTCGTCAACGACGGGCAGCGTCAGAACGGGTGGAACTACCATGTCCTGGTCGGCCATCACCGTGTGACCGACGCGTCCCTCTGTGGCACGAAAAACTGCCGCACGGACAGGAGCAGTTGCACGACGCCCAAGCCCGTGTGCACGAAGCTGAACAACGGCTTCAAGAGCTGCACGCAGGCGGACCCTGTCTGCTCCACGATCTGCGACCCGAAGACATGCAGCGTGAACGACTACGCAGACCTGCCGATCTACGCGGACTTCTACGAGTGGGACTTCTGGGGTTGGGGGCACAACCGAGACGCCATGGCGAACGGCACCACGTCCGATGTCAGGTGGCCCGACACGACTCCGCCGCCCTTGCAGGATGGGGAGCAGGAGCGTGAGTCCGGTCGCGAGGAGAGCTACACGGTCACGTTCACGGGCCGCAAGGGCGACTCCTGGCCGTACACGCCGAAGAGCTACAGCGAGTTCGAGACCTACCAACTTGGCAGCCGACACCGCATCCGTGTCATGCTCGGTTCTGTGTCCTCGGTCTTCGACTGACGGTGTAGTGCCGAGCATGAGTGACGACTGGAAGAACCGTCTCATCACGGATCCCGCGCAGCTTAGACTGACGGTCGATGCCCCCAAACCGGACATCGTGATTCCACGACGAGAAGGCGTCACGGTCCTGCCCGGGGATGACCCGAAGCAGGTCCCTATCGGCTGGAAGTGCTACGAGGTCGTCTCCGGCAGTCCGGAGGCCGAAGAGTGGGACAAGGAGCTGCAACCCCACCGTTGGACGGAGACTGACGAATCCGACAAGTACCGCTCCACCTGGAGTGTGCAGCCTCAGAAGTTGGACCGTTGGGGCGGCACGGTCATCCCGGTCTTGGAGTTCCTCAACGGGAGGCCATGGAACAACGCGGCACTCAACGTCGTGCACGCGCTGCGACCGTCCTCCATCCGTGTGACCACCGGGGAGATGACTTGCGACTCGATGTCCTGGCGCGTGACGGTTCACATCGATCCGACAGGCATCATCCGCAAGATCGACCAGGAGGTGGACGTAGGGCTCATCGGTTGCCGCTACGGAGCCGACGTGAGCGCGTACATCGACGGTCGTACGCCAAGACCCGGGGGTCATGGTGGTATCATCAACCCCCGCGGCTTGAAGAAGCTCCTGGACGACCCCAAGGAGACCAAGTGATGACCACCGAGACGATGCTTTCCGAGCAGCTAGAAACCCGCTGGATGCTCTTCGCCAAGCGTCTCGGCGCGGACATGGACGTCGCGGACGAAGTCTACACGGACCTCGTGAAGGCGTACTACGGGCCTGTCCGGCACTACCACTCGCTCGTGCACATCAAGGCGTGCCTGGACCTCCTGGACGCTCACGTGCCCGTGGGAGCGGACTTGAACCACGTGGAATTGGCGCTCTGGTGGCACGATTACGTCTACATTCCTGGCCGCTCGAACAACGAGGAAGAGAGCACTTTCGCGATGCACCGGGCGGGGCGTCGGATGGGGCTCAACGAGAAGCTTCTCGCAGAGGTCGCGGACATGATTGGGTACACGAAGCACGCGGCCAGCGTCGAGACCATGGCCGACCGTTACCAGTACATGGTGGACATCGACCTCTCGATTCTCGGGGAGACCCCGGAGGTCTTTGACCAGTACGAGAAGGACATCCGCGCCGAGTACGAGTTCGTCCCGTGGGAGCAGTACAGGCTCGGGCGAGGCAAGATCCTCAATGACTTCCTGGCACGTTCGCACATCTACGTGACATCCCGCTTCAGGTCGATCTTCGAGGTGCGGGCGCGCGAAAATCTCAGGCGATCTCTCGGTCAACTCGTTCCCTGACTACTTGACGAAACGGTCGAGATAGAGGCACCCTCGTGCGATGAAGCTGCGCAAGGGTCTCGTGATCGCAGGGGCGTCCGTCGCCGTCCTCGGGTTGAGCGCCTACGGGCTGTACCGCTACGCGCCCACGTACGTGCGGAACAAGATCGCGGAGCGGGCGCCTTACGTCCACGTGCGCGGTGCCATCGAGGTGCACCGTCACGAGGTGGTCTTGCACGACGTCCTCGTGGAGAAGGCGAACCTTCACGGTACCTTCCCGCTCGTGACGGTCTCGATCAATGACGAGTCCGTCAAGATCGAGGGTGGCAAGTTCGACTACGTTCTCGGAGAGGGCCAGGGGAGCAGCAGCGAAGGCGCCGAGAAGCACCGCATCGAAGCCAGCGGGCTCTCCGGAACGGTCCACAAGGGGGACTACTCCGTCGCCATCGACGGGCTGCGCGTGAACGACAGCGAAGCTTGCTTCGAGAGCTTCCAAGCCTACCACGACGACAACGGTGTCTTCGCGTGGGGGGAGCGTCCCGGGTGCGTGTCGCGTGACAAGCGGCACGCTCATCTGGGGATCGTCCGCATCATGCTGTCATCGATCCCCGGGATGGGCAGCAAGGTCGCCTCCCTCATCCCGGACGACATGGAGCCGGACAACGTCTTCTTCGAGGACGTGGACTACACGGACGACCGGGAAGCATCCAACTCCAGGGTCGTCACGGTCAAGGAGATCAGCTCAGGACAGACGACCTTGGACCAGGTGCGTCTGAACTACTGGGCGATGGAAGGCAAGCCTTCACGTGTGGACGTGAACGCCAACAGCCTGTCGTTTCTCGCCAACCGTGTCTTCGACCAGCCGTTGACCATTGAGGGGATCCGCACGTCATTCAACCCCGAGCATGTGCGCGAGCAGACCCTCACGGTTCAGGTGGGGAGCACCTCACTCGTTCTCGACCCGAAGACGTATGGCGTCTCCGGTGACAATGAGTGCAACGACTGGTTGAAGACGCTGCCGAAGGAATTGAAGGCCAAGGCGTTCGATGGCCTGCGCTTCACCGGCCGCCTCGGGTTCGACGTGCACTTCAAGCCGGAGGTGAAGGTCTCGATGACCAACACCTGCAAGGCGGTCTGCCCCGTGAAGTCCATCGAGGCGCTCAAGAAGCCGTTCGAGCACACGATCTACGTGGACTACGGGGAGGGGGACGATGTTGCCGTCGCCGTCGCGGGTCCCGGGACGCAGGGCTGGACGCCGCTCAAGGACATCTCTCCGGTGATGCCTATGGCGGTCATCAACATGGAGGACAAGGCGTTCCCCACGCATCACGGGTTCGTGCCCGCCGCGCTGGAGAACTCCCTCAAGGCGGACGTGGAAAAGGGGCGCTTCATTCGTGGCGGCTCGACCATCTCGATGCAGCTCGCGAAGAACGTCTTCCTGACGCGGTCCAAGACCATCGGGCGCAAGGTCCAGGAGGCGTTCCTGACGATGGCGCTGGAGAGTTGCCTCTCGAAGGACCAGATCATGGAGCTGTACCTCAACGTGGTGCAGTACGGCCCCAACCTTTACGGCATCGGCAACGCGACGCAGACCTACTTCCACAAGAAGCCGAGCGAGCTGACCGCGCAGGAGGCGTTCTACCTCGCGATGTTGCTTCCACACCCGAGCAAGGCGCCGCCCCCGAACGATGCGACCATGAAGCGGGTGGCGTCGCTCATGCGCACGCTGGTCAATCGTGGGAGCTTGGATCCCGATGTCCTGACGATGACACAAGACTCCGACGTGGCGCCCTGAGTTCTTCCAGCATGACTTCGAGGCGCTTCTCCTCGACCTGTGCGTTCATGCGCCCACGGAACCCCAGGTAGGCTATGAGGAGCCCGAACAACATGACGCCAGAGGACATGCCAAGGTCGCCCCACTGCATCGCCTGGTAGGCCCCCCAAGCTACGCCTGCGGCCGTTGCCGTGATCAACGCTCCCAAGTTCTCCCAGGCTGATCCCACCATCACAACCTATCTCGCTCGACAAGTTGATTCCGCGCTCGCTGGGGTTGTAGTTTGGGGGTCCCCATAGTAGTAGGCGGAGCAGCTCGACCGCGCATCCACCGGAAAAACCTGCGCTCTCTGGCGCCAGGGCGGGCAGGTACCACGAGATACGATCGGCTCGTGGGCCGAGGATGAACACGCCGACCTATAAAGTCGGAGACCCGGGTCGAATCCCGGTGGGGGCTTCCATCGTGTGTTGGACGCTGCATCGGAGACGACAGTACCAACTGAGCAGATACCGATACTCGTACGCGCGTGCGAGTTGGGGTCAAAAGGCTGCCAGGTGTGGGGAGACCCGTGAAAGCCCCAAGGTCTCCGGTGCAGCGTTCAACCCACGACACGATGTACCAGGGTCTCCCACTTGGGGTAGCGGTGGTGCAGGTCCCCGTGATCGAGGAAGTAGGTTGCGAAGCTGTCCGCGAACGCCTCGTCCATGTTGCCCTGTCCGAACGGAAGGCTCGACGTGTCCCACGGGTCGATGTCAAGTTCCTTGCACGCGTCGATGAACTTCGACCCGGGTAGAGTCTCGCTCTGCGTGTAGTGCCCAAGCTCGTGGGCGAACACGAAGTCGCGCATCTTGTCGTCGAGGTGCCAGAACTTGGGGAAGAGCCAGATCTCGTTGCCGCTCTGGCGAGCTTCGGGATGGGAGCCGGAGCCTCCTGCCGCCTTGTCCAGCACACGTCGAGGCGCGAACCTCTGCAAATGCGGGTGCTTGGCGAAGAAAGCGGCCGCGAAGGACTCCGCGGTCTCGGCAGCTTTGGCCGCGTACCGTAGGGCTACCCGTTTGCTGATCGGCTCCACATGATGGCACGGCCACAAGTGGTGTAGGGACGGCCACGCTGGGCCCATACGGCTCACGTGGAGGCGCATGAACGTCGTCGGTCTATGTGGTGTCGCGGGCTCAGGCAAGGATACGGTCGCCGACTTCCTCGTGAAGAATCACGGGTTCGTCAAGGTGGCCTTCGCTGACCCGCTCAAGCGCATCTGCAAGGATGTCTTCAACTTCACCGACGAGCAGCTCTGGGGGCCAAGCGCGATGCGCAACGCCGCCGACGAGCGCTATCCTCGGGCACACTCGATCTACGAGGAGGGGATGGCCTGCGGGTGCTGCAACGTCTCCTACGAGGAGGCGGACAACAAGGCGTGCTTCCTCACTCCTCGGCTCGCCTTGCAGCTCTTGGGCAGCGAGTGGGGGCGGGACTGCTACCAGAACGTGTGGGTGGACTACGCGCTGCGTGTGGCAGACAATCTCCTGCACAAGAGCGGCATCCTCCGCAGCGTCCACTACTCGTACAACGCCAAGGGCGGGCTCGCAGTCACGAATGTCCCGGTGGGTCCAAAGCCCAAGGGGGTCGTGATCAGTGACGTTCGCTTCCGCAACGAGGTCGATGCAGTCTCGGCAGCCGGCGGCAAGGTCGTACGCATCGTCCGCAAGAACTCGGGCCTCGTGGGCGCATCGGCGAAGCACCAGAGCGAAACGGAACAGAACGCGATCCCGGACTCCCTCTTCGACTATCACCTGCTCAACCACTCCGAGAGCCTGGACGTTCTCGAAGCGGCCGTTGGGGGTCTGGTCGAGACGTTGGGCTTGGTGTAGACTAGAGGTTGTGACGTACGTCTACGAAGCCGTCTTCTGCGACCACTCGGCGATGAAGGAGTGCTGCCCAGGCTGTGGGCACTTCTCTTGCCCGTGTGGCATTGGTTGGGACGAAGGTGCCGAGGGACCTGGACCCTTCGTGGAAGAGGAGTCCGAGGATGAGGTACATCTCGGCTGACACCCTCTACAAGGGCAAGATCGAAGACCTCCGACGCCTGGCCATGTACCTCGGAGTGCCTGTTGGCACGAAGAACAGGTGGCAGCTTGCGTGTGCCATCGCAAGGCACCTCAAGCGGACGACTACTCGATTGTCTGCGCGTGGGCAAACAGCTCCATCTGACGACGGAGAGCCCCCTCCGCGTCAGTGACCGCTTCGATGCGAGCCTGAGCCATCTCGAAGGTAGCCGGATTGATCTCGGCACCGTAGCTCTTACGGCCACTCTGGAAGGCCGCCACGCTCGCCGAGCCCACGCCTGCGAAAGGCTCCCAGATGATGTCCTCGGGGTCGCTGGACGCCTGGATGATGAGGTTCATGAGGCGGAGCGGTTTCTGCCCGACCTTGGCGCGACTCACACGCTCAGCACCTCGCACGGTCGGCTCACGCCAGGTGTTCGTGGTCGCGGAGGGGAGGTTGAACTTCGCCTTGTCCGGGTCACGCACGTAGTGCACGCACAGCTCGGTCACGGAGGGGAAGGCCAGAGCACCAGCCTCGCTCGGGATCGCGTGCGCGAGACCCTTGTCCCAGACGTTGCATCCGCGGAACGTCCAGTCGTACTCGGACAGAATGTGGTGCAGGGTTGCCCAACCAACCTCGCTGCACCACAACCATAGACTCGTCTGCTCGCCGGCGTAGGACGTCCACGCTTCGATGTGGGGCTCGTACCAGTCGATGATCCCGTTGGGGTTGTCGAGGTCCCCCGGCCACGCGCTCGTTCCGTAGACACCATCGGAGATGATGACGGCCGGCTTGGGCCAGTTCGCGTAATGCAGGAGAGCGTCCCCCTCTTGGATCACGAACGTGGAGGTCATGTAGGGCTCTCCTACACCGCCTCGTTCAACCCTTCGGAGCCTTCCAGCCCTTGATGTAGTCTTCCCACGGCTTGATCAACTGTTCCTGCTTGATCCGAAGCTCTTCCATCTTCTTCGGATCCTTCGAGGCTTCAGACAGACCTTGTTCGAAGAGCTTCCGAATCCGGTCCAGCTCTTTCTTGTCCTGCGGGGGCATCTTGGGGTTTGCCATGATTGCTCGGCCTCTGATGTGCTTGGCAGCGACGCGGAAGGTAAGCTCGGGGTAGCTGGCGTTCTTGTCCGAGACGTTCTTGAACGCCCTACGCCCGATCGTGGCACCGTCGTAGATGTAGCTCGGAAGGTCGTCCTTCTTCTCGTCGATGTACTTCGAGGCGTGCTCGTAGATGTCGTCGGCATCGAGCTTGAGCGCTTCTTCAGGCATGCTGTCGGTGATCTTCGCGGGCTTGCCGCGTCCTTGGAAGACGCCGAACACGAAGTCCGCCTCGTCCTTGTTCTTGTCGTGGAAGTCGGCGAAGTTCTTCGACCCCACCGCGTAGGAGTCCGCGAAGAGCTGCGCGTCCACCATACGGCCAATCCCCTTGGCCCGCTCGACAACGCCCGGCCAGGACTGCTTCGGGTCCGCGTGGACGAAAAGGAAGGTGGGTCGAATCCCGCGCTTCTTGCACTCTTCGAGGACCCACTCGTTCTCGGTTGCGTTCTGCTCTCCCGCCGCGTCCCACGTTGCGGAAACGCTCTTGGCGAGATCCGGCTGGGCAGCAAGCGCTGACCCCTTGCCCGCCGCCACACCGCCCGAGGTCACGAGCACCTTGCGCTTGTCCTCGGGCATCTTCGCGATCTCGTCCAGACGGCTGACGAACGCCCGCTTCGCGATGGCGTTGGCCGCTTGGTGGAGAACGGCGTTGTACTTGCCTCGGAACTCGGCACGCTCGGGATGGACTGTCTTCTCGTCCTTGGGGAGGTCCGGACGAGACCACTCGGGGAGTAGGTTCTTCGCAGCGTCAGTCTCGAAGACCCAGTTGTTCTTCTCGCACGACTCCAGGAACGCCTTCGCTGCTCCCTCGGGGTTCTTCTCGAAGGCGTCGTTCATCCGCTCTTCGTACTTCTTCTCGTCCTCGCGAAGGTTCGCCAGACGCGGAAGCTGCTTGGGCGGGGGCGGCACATCGTTGCCAGCAACGCCGACACGAGCCTGCTCCTTCGGCCTCGCCATGGGCTTCGACTTGGGGACTTCGAGCTTCGGCTTGCTCTTCTCCTTGCCTTCGCTCTCGCCCTCACTTTCGGGCTTCTCTTCCTTCTTCTCGCCCTCGGGCTTCTTCTCGTGCTCACCCGGGGTTTTGACCCAGTGATTGCCCGGATCGGCACCCGGGTGTTCGTGAAGGTATTCCTTCATCGTCTCGGGCGACGAGAACTCCATGGCCTGCCGATAGCGCGCCACGACATTGAGAACCATCGGCTTTGTCGAGTTCGCACCGACAGCCCGGCGAAGCACGCGCAAGGTCAGCGAATCGGCAAGGCTACGCATCGGTTCCTCGCTCATGGGCCCAGACAAGAGCTTTTTCAACCACATAAGGAGAGCGGCCGCACGTTTCTCCCTTTACGGTACCCCGACTGTGCAGGGTCTTCGTCAAGGGTTCATCGCGATCCGGCAGCTTGCAGACGCAATGTCAGGCAAGCCTGTAGCCTTGTCTGACAGCGCCATCTCGACGAAATTGCTCGAACAGTTGGCGCTTGAGGCCAAGAAGTTCGTCATCTACAGGGCGTACCGCATCCGCGACCGGCAGTGGCTCTCACTGCAACGAATGCGCGCACTCATCGAGATGATCCGAGAGGCTCAGCTCAGGACGTCTTGATTTCCTGGTTGCCGAGCACGTTGAGCATCTCGGCCAGGTCTTCATCGCCAGCTTCGTGCGACTCGACCTGCGGGGGCTCTTCGGCCTTGGGGGCGGGCGGCGGGGGTGCTTCCACCTTGGGCTCCACCTTGACCATCGGCGGTTCCGCCTTGGGCTTCGGGGGCGAGACCACAGGCTTCGGAGCCGGAGCCCCACCCTCGATCTGCTCGATCATCTTGAGCAGGTGCAGAGCGGTGGGCGCCTCGACACCCTTCGGCATCGTTGCGCCCATCGCTGCAAGTTCCTCTGCCACTTCGTTGGCCTTGCCAACCTTCCAGTGGTAGTGGTGCGCCTGCCACATACGGGCCTTGAGATCGCTGAGTTCCTGACCAGTCATACCCTCACTGAGGGAATAAGAGGAAGCTCAGTTGGTGGGAGAGAACGGGTGGTTCTGCCACCAGCCGTTCGCGAAGTTGAGGCGGATGTCCCCCTTGGGGCAGACACCGTTCAACTCGCCCGTGTACGCGCAGAGGCTCTGGAACTTCCCGATGCGGAGCGCCTGCCTGGCGATGCGCCATGCGGTGCGTGCGGCGAGCAGGCGGTCGGTGATGATGTTCTCACCGTCCACGTACTGGCGCAGCCCCATGGGGGTCTTTGCATCCTCGTCGAGGATTCGCTGGGGGACCGTCTCGATGACGTGCATCCAGTCCTGGCCCTTGCCCTTGTTGTTCAAGAGCAGGATGCCGTCTCCCGTGTGGATCTGCCAGACCGAGTGCGCGAGCGTGCCGTCGCAGGTGCCGCCGATACGGGTGAGGTTGATGCCCTCGGGCGTGGACTGCCAGCTCTTGCTATTGCAGCGGCCGTCGTCCACGTATCCGCGGAAGAGCGTCTCCTCGAAGCCGAGCCCGAGCACGAGCACCGCCATCCGAGCGTTGCCCGGATCGTTGGGCCACGCACCGTACTCGACGGTCGCCGCTGTAGCGACATCGTGCGCGATGCTTTCGATGCGCTTGCGCGTGTCGTTGGTCGTCTCGTGCTCCACTTTCTCGTAGTTGGCGCAGAGCCGCTCGTGCTCACGTGTGCCCACGACGCCACTGCAATCCGGCCACTCGTTCCACGAGCGAGCCTTCTGCACCCACGTGAGGGCGGAGTCCGCGAGGTACTTCGAGAGCTTCACGTCTGCGACGGGTCGCTCTTCCAGTTCCAGCGGGGGAACCCTGTTCTCCTCAACGGAAGCGAGAGTGGCTCCCTGGAGAACGGGGGACGCCGGCACTGGCGGATTGATGCTCGACCGGGCGGGAATCGCCCAAGCGAACACCAGTGCGGTGCCAACGACGAGAGAGGACGCGAAGAGAGTGAGGCCGTGGCCTCGACCCATCTTTGCCGGCGGAATGCTGCGTGCCGGTGTCCCCTCGACCCTTTGATTGACCTGGTTCATCTTGCCTCCGATAGCGGGCGGTCCTGTCTCGGCGAACCGAGCAATGAGACCGTCCGTCAGCCACGTCCCCCAAACTTCGAGGGGCGCAGAGTGCTGCAATTTCGTGGAGATTTGACACAGAGTCCGGCCGCACGAGGGAGCTGACCTTCGACAAGATCGTCGATAGATAGTCACGCTCGGGCCAGACTGCAAGAAGTTCCATGCGCTTTGGGGATGGGGCGGGGGTTCGCTTCGGTGACTTGGAGGGTTCGTCTACAAGAGAACTACCGGAAACTTGTGGACGAACCCCCAGCGAGGGCATGAGACCTGGAGTACACCGCACGGGCCAACTTCCTACGGACTTTTTTCTGCGCCTTGCTGGTGTATGTCCCTGGTCGTGAGTGATCCCAACAAGTTCCACCGTGTCTTCCTCGGCGAAGAACCGAACGAGAAGCAGCGCCTCCTTTACAGCTCCTTCCCCGCGATGCGCGGCTTCTCGTTCCAGGAGAAGGATCCGGCGCTCTTCGAAGCCACCCTCGTTCTCGCGATCGTGCAGACGTTTCCCGCGAAGCAGGGTGAGGAGCTTGTCAAGAGCTACCTCTTCGTGCCCGCGTCGATGTCTGCGTGGAGCGGTGAGCAGGTCGGGGCGTCGGCGACCAAGATGTTCGGCGTCCTGAAGAAGAAGAAAAGCGTCGCGGGCGCGAAGATGCTCGCGCTCCTGATCCAGAGCGTCGTCTCGGGGAGCCGTGTTCTTCAGCTCCGAAACGTGCCGGATCGGTGGGCGGCTTTCGGCTTCGATCAGGCGGGTCCCGTGCCCGAATGGATGCGGACAGCCCTGCTCGCCGTCCCGTAAGTGCCGGAAAATCCAGGACGACCACCGATTCAGATGCGGTGCCTGGCGTTTACCCCCAAAAAAGGCGATGCTCTCGGTGTAGATCCCCAAGGTTGGGGGTCCGTCTGAAGGGCCGTCCCGTGAAACGCCATCCCCGAGTACCTGCAAAACCTGTGGACGATGACGAGGAGGTGTCTCCGTCGTCATCGACGCGACCCTCTTTCATCTCGGACACATTCTCGCTACCAATAGACCGCGTCGTTCGCTGGACCCTCACGTTTCATTCGGAAGACCGCTTGCCGATGTTCGTCATACCCGGACCGAGCCGAGAAGACCGCCGCTTCTACTTCCAGCGCTACCTCTCGCCCAAGTGGGAGAGGTTCCGCGTCGGAACGGTCGAAGACGTGTACGGTCCGCACACGACCCACTGGCTCGACGTCGGTGTGATCGAGGATGCAACGGCCCGTCTCAGCGAGGCTTCGATCCCGGCGGACTGCCGTGATGTGCTGCCCGTGTGGTGCCCGCCACGCAAGGGCGTGTGGGAGCTGCTTTGGGGTCTGATCGGCGTCGAGGATCTCGTCATCCAGGAGCCGCTGGCCACAATGGTAGACCAGCAAGGCTTTCTCGCTCACGACCTCTACCGGCTCCTGTGGGAGGCACGGTTCCGCGTCAAGGAGAACAGCGTCAACCTCACCCCCGCGCAGGAGGTCTTCGACGCCGCGCTTCTTTGGGCGGGAGGCAAGCCCCTTTCGGAAGCGCAAGAGAAGCTCATCGCCACGGTCGGCGTGACTACCAAGGTGGAGACGACCGCGCAGCAAGCCGAGATGCTCTGCATGGTCATGACGCTCGCGGCGCAGAACAGTCTCGTGAACCGCATCGTCCTCACCTTTGACAGCCTGGAGCGGGCGCTCGAACACCCGCAGCGCCAGAAGCTCCTTCGAGGGCTCAACCACTTCGTCGATGCCGTCGAGCGGTGGATCAAGGTGCCGGGCGGTTGTCCGGTCGGAGTTCTGGTCGGCTTCGCTGACACGGCCAGGAACAGGGCTCTGCTCCGGGAGCACCACCCCAAGCTCGCCTCGCGTGTCGAGGACGGCCTGGCCTGGACGGCGGAGAACGACGCCTGAGGGACGCTGTTCGGTGTAATTGCCGGACATGATCCGTATGACCCTCACCGATGATGCGCCGGAGGTCGAGACGATCGACGGCGAAGGCTTCGTGCGCATCGAGACCATGACAACCGCCGACGAGGAAGATCTCGTGATCTTCCGTGCGAACGGCACCGACGACAAGCCGGTGGCCATCCCCATCGCTGCTTCGGCCACACAACGCACGACCATCCGCACGCCAACCAGCTCCCAGGCTGTCGAGATGCGCGTCCGGGAGCGGGACCTCACCGGGTACGGCCACTACCGCATCCAATGCTTCACGCGTCGCAAGCAGCCCAGGCTGTACGAGTTCTCGCTCGTCAAGGGTGAGACCGATGACACCATCTCCATCGTTCTCGACCCCACGCCAACGCCGTGCTCGTGGGTCACGGCAGAGGACGTCTACCAGTCGTCGAAGACGGACAAGGTCACGATCCCCGCGCAGCTCTGACCATGCTCCCCGGGATGATCGAGGACATCGGGTTCGAAGACGTCGGACCGCGGTTCCCTGGCGAAAGGGATGACCTCACCTGCGGCGAGTGCGGCATGTCCAAGATGCGCCTCATCGCTCTGCCTACCGGCCACTTCTACGGGTGCGCACGCTACCCGACGTGCCGTGGAACACACGGGGCACACCCGGACGGTTCGCCGATGGGCACCCCGGGGGACACGCTCACACGTGAGGCCCGCATGCGCGCTCACGAGATCTTCGACCAGCTCTGGAAGACCGGGAAGATGAGCCGGGACGACGCCTACAAGTGGCTCGCACAGAAGCTCGGGATGACGAAGGAGACCGCGCACATCGGCCGCTTCGACGTCAAGACTTGCGAACGCGTCATCAAGCACGCGAAGGCCAGGCTCAAGGAGGGCATCATCCTCACGGCCTGGCGGCGCCTTATGGGCGACGACGAATACTAGTTCAGGGTGCTCGGTGGAGCGCCCTTGGGCGGTGCAGCCTTGGCATTGTCCCGGTCACGAAGGGCGATGCCACGGGCCAGTTCGATCAGCTCGTGTACGAGAACTTCGAGCTGGCCCGTGGCGCGTTCTGCCTGGAACTCGTCGTGCGCGCTCTTGGTCTCGCTGGCCTGCATCCGAGCCGTCTCGGTCCGCAAGTCTTGCTCCCCGATGCGTGCAAGTAGCTTCTCGACGTGGGCGAGCAGCACCATCTTCTCCTCGCCGCCCTCACGCTGACGAGCGAGAGCCTGCCAGAAGACCTGTGCGGCTTCGTCGGGCGTGTACTCGGGGCCGTAGGTCAACGTGCCATCGGCAGCGATGCGGACGAGGATGCGCTCAGGTGATGTGCCGATGACCAGTTCACCCGGTCGTCCTTCTGGAAGTCTCTGGTCGTCGTCACTCATGGCCTTCATCCCCATCTGTGATGTGTTGATACCACGTCGGGCGCTGTTTCGCAGCGCGTAGCTTCTGTGCCTTGCGCCGGCGATTCGGTCGCGGGTTGTTGCGTCTACGACGCCTCTTCGGCTTCTTCTTGTGCTTGGCGGGTGGTTGCAAGACCTTGTGAAGGACACGGATCTCATTCGAGCTGAACGACTCGTTCCACCACGGGCCGAGGCTCAACGCGTCTGTGAACTCGCGCAGCGCGCCATTGATCAGGGCACTCATGGCGCTCATGCCTGAACGGCGGCCATGGATGATGATGAACGGTTCCGGAGGATCGGTTGGCGCCATCGGCGCCGGATCTTACACCGTGTCGGGTGGGTTGCCGTCAGGTCCCAGAATACGAAGAGCCCGCTGCGACATGGCCTTAATCTTCGAGAGAACCTGGTCGATGACCTCGTCCAACGGGCCGGCGGCCGACTGAAACAGGATCACGTCGCTGACCCACACGTTGCACACCCAATAGTCTTCGCGATCAGGGACACCCCTGAACCGCACTTCTCCCTGAGGGGAGAGCGTTCGTACAGCTTCACAGAGTCGAGTCAGTGCTTCCACAGCCCAGTGGGGGTAAAAGGAAATCCTGGCCCGGTGTATTGGGGGTCCAGCATGTCCCGTAAAATCCCAGCTACATCCGTGGCGTATGCCGTGGAGGCCGCCGCTACTAGCCTTCTTGTGTGCCGGTAGGAGCGTGGCGTTCATCGGGCTCAAGGTTCCTACCGAGGTCAGTGATGTCCTCGGTCAGTACGAGGTGCCAGGCAAGCTAGAGCCTGAGGACCACCACCACGTCACGATCCACCACCTTGGCAAGGACGTGCCCATCGAACAGGTGGCGCAGGCGGCCATCGTGGCATACGTCACGGCTCGTAGGACAGCTCCGTTCCAGGTGAGCACGAAGGTCATCTCGTCCTTCAAGTCCGGGGACGATGGTGTGCCTATCGTCGCCCTCATCGAGTCCCCGGCGCTGCACGAGTTCCGCAAGAACCTCTGCGCTGCCTTCGACGCCGCCGGCATTGAGTACAGCAAGAAGTACCCGGAGTACCGCCCGCACGTGACCCTTGCGTACGAGGACAGCGGACCTCAGCCGGCTGACCAACCCATCGACCCCGTCACCTGGACCGTCGATGAGATCGTGGTCTGGGGCGGCGACAAGGGGGCGAACCGTATCGTGGTCAAGCTGCCCCTGGAGGCGGAGCAGGAAGACGAGACGTTGTCCCTGCGCGTTGCGGCACGAAGCTATGTGACCGCCTCTCTTGCCAACGACTTCCAGCGCAAGATGAAGGAACTGTTCGCGGACTCCCCGTTGCAGGTAGCCAAAGGCACTGAGATCGCGGACTGGATGACCGACAACTTCGCCATCCTCTCGTCCAAGACTCCGAAGGGTCAGAAGGCGCTCAAGGAGGAGATGCTCAAGCTGCACTGGTGGCTCAAGTCCGGCATCAACATGCACGACATGGCCACGCCCGAGCGAGAGAAGGGTGTTCGGGACACCATTGAGGCTGCATGGTCGAAGATCGAACCGCAGCTCGACGCCCTCACGCGCTACTTCTCTTCCGAGGGCGGCAAGGTCGTTCCGAAAGAACTGAAGCTCGACGGCAACGTCTTCATCAACAGCGTCGGCTTCGACGAGAAGAAGCTCGCCCTGTACGCTGGACGCCTCGATGCGATCTTCAAGGACTTGAAGGGCTGGCGCAAGGGAGCCCTCACGGGCGGCCTCAAGGTAGTCCTCGCGAGCCCTGCGGACTTCGGCGGCTCGCACGCAAGCGGCAAGTACAAGTCGGACTCGGACACGTTGCTCGTTCGCGCAACCCCTGCTGTGCTTTCGCGTTCGGGCAAGTCGTACGGTAGCTTCGAGTACATCATCGTCCACGAGCTGGGGCACCGCTACGACCACAAGCATCACGTCCCCGTGGACTTCGCCCGGTCTGAGTGGAACACGACTCCGTACAGCGCCAAGGATGGCTTCGGAGCACTCTCGGAGCAGTTCGCGGAGTTGTTCGCGTTGACGAACTTCGGCATCACATCCGCGCACACGACTTGGGACCCCAAGATCACGGAGCGCTTCGAGAAGATCATGTCCGGAGGCGTGGCCGAAAAACCGGAGCTTCCCGAGCACTTGAAGCAGTTCTCCCAGAGCCGGTGACACACGGATTCTCTTGTAGTACCCTCAGAACGTGACCCCCATCTCCGACAGGGTGCTCTCACGTTTCCTCGACCGCCAGGCTTCCAGCCTCAGTCGTGAGGCGCTCGCCTTTCTGACCAAGGCCGCCAAGGGTATCAAGGGCACTGGGCTCTCGTTGGAGGTCATCTCCGAGGTCGCACCGCTCCTCGGTTGGACCCTCACCGCCCACCCCATCGCGGTCAAGCTCTCCCAAGACGACTTTTGGGAGAAGGCTCCCTTCACCTCGCCCGACATCTTCCGCAACAGCCACGTCTACAACGATCGCCTCTGGCTCATGTCCGAGGACGTCGCCAAGCAGCTTCTCCACGACACGCGCCACAAGTTCACGGAGGTCTCCTCCGAGCCGAGCAATCCCGAGCCTGGCATCGTCTACGTCTCGGGCCTCAGCAAGGCCCCTCACGAGGAACCAGTCCCTTCTGGCGCTGGCCACAAGTGGACGATCGCGATGAAGAAGGCGTGGATCGGCAAGGAAGGTTGGACGCTCGCGGCGGCGGGACAGGTGTTGCAGTTCGCCCCGGATGCGCACGGTGAGCTGCCTCAAGCTAGGCTCTGGACCTTCCTCTACAAGAACGGCTTGAAGGAAAGCGCCGCGCAAGTGCTCTCCTCGGTCGGCGCCGAAGTCGTGGACCGCGCTTTGCGCCCGTCCACCGTGCGTGACATCGAGAACACAGGCACCTGCCCGTGCTGCTTCAAGAACGTGAAGCTCGTCGGGGGCGGCGTCCTCATGCGGCACGGCTGGCAGGTAGGCGGCGACCGACAGAAGGGTGTCTGGAACCAGAGCTGGCACTCAGGTCCGTGCTTCGGTACCGGCCTTGTGCCTTTCGAGGTCAGCCCCGAGGGCACCAAGTCGTTCATCGAACTTTTGACCCGCAGGAAGGAGCAGATCCCACTCGACGCCGAGGGACGCGAGCAGAAGATCCGGAACTACGAGGACTGGATCAAGGATCTGAACCATCGCCTCGTCGGTTGGAAGCCCCAGCCCTTGCCGGGTACCCTCAGAGCGACTCCATGAAACGCTGAAGAGGCTCGGGCAGCACCTTGTGCATGCAGAAGGCAAGGAAGCTCTCGGCGAAGTTCTCTTCCCACGAGGTCTCACCGTAGGTGGACGCGTAGACCGGCTTGACGTTATCGGGGTCCTTGACGACCCCGAGGTTGCCGCCGAACTGCGACCGCGCGAGGGCCTTCCTAAAGGCTGGGATAACCGAGTCGTCCCCGTCGTCGAACTTGCGCATGATAGGGATGACCTGCGCCTTGAACTCGTCGCGCGGGAAGTTGTCGAAGAAGAAGTCGGCCCGCGGTGACAGGTGCACGGGACCGTCCATCCCGAAGCTCTCGTCATCCCGGAAGCCCTTCTTGCGGGCGATGTACTCGTCGGCGAACTTCTCACGCTCGGACAGCGAGAAGTGCTCTTCCACGATGTCGCCCACGGTCGAGAGCTGGATGAACTTCTCCCGCAAGTCGCCGTGCAAGAAGCGTGTGTGGTAGCGGTGCCCGAACTCGTGGATGAGGGTCATGACGCTGTTGCGCTCGGGCGTCGCGTACATGCTCAACGTGATCGTGTCCGTAGTGCCCTGGTACGCGCCCGCGACCTGACCGCCGCTCGCCGCCCCAGGTCGCGCCTCGTAGCTGCCCTTGGGATGCAGGTCCTTGCGGATGTAGACCTTGCCGTAGAGCACCTGCGGAAACTTGCTCTGGATGTGGCCCGATGCCTCATCGAGTGTCTTGACGGCTTCGTCCGTGTTCGTCACTCCCTTCAGCGGGAGGATCTGGAACTTGCCGTGCTTGAAGGCATCGCTCTCGTCACGCATGAGATCCTGCACCTGCGGCAGGTCCCGACGAAGAGACTCAACCCACGCGTACCAGCGGTCGTCTTCCTTGGCCCACGGAGCGTTGACCGAGAACGGGTGGACCATCTCGAACAGGTTGTGCAGGATCTTCACGAAGGACAGGAACATGTCCTTGTCCTCGCGGTCAAGACCGCTGAACCACTCGGTGCTGACTCGGTAGCTGTCGCCCGTGAAGAACACTCCGAGGGTCTTGCCGAACTCCCGGATGGCATCGAGAGCCTCGCGCCACTTCTGCGCCTTGACGAGGTGCTCGACCTGGTCAAGCGCCGGGGCGAGTTGCGCCCGAGCGAGTAGAAAACGGAGGGCTACGCGGTAGCTCACGCTCTCAGTTTTGCATAGAAGGTTCACCCGGCGGCCCGAATTCGCTGGTCACCTCTCCGACACGGATGACCGAGGCGACCCAAAAGAGGACGCCTTCCTGGTCGAGAGAGTAGATGTGCCCGAACGTCTCCAACCACGCCAAGCAGTGGCGCAGCTTGGCCCCGTTGAACTTCGTCTCGCGGCACCACGCGTTGAGCTGCTTCCAGTTCCGAGGGGTCTGGAGGAAGTCGAGAAGCGGTTGCGACCACTCCTTCCAACGGGGATCCGAGAGCGGCGGCGCCCTGGTCTCGTCCATCAGCTCCTCTTGGGGGTGCGCATGTAGCCCCTTTACACCGACGAAACCGCTTATCAACCCTCCTTAGAGGGAACTGTTATGCCTGTCCAGATCGACTACTGCCGTACCTGTACTGCCGCCGTTTACGATGTGGATGGTGTGCCCGGCGCTTGCGGTTGCCCCGAGGGCCAGTTGAAGCAACTGCTCGCGGCAAGCCGTGCGCCGAAGCGGCCACAGCCCATGACCATCCGGCAGGCAGCGGGTCTGCCCCCTGCCGCCCCTGTAGCGCCTCGACCCGTCCAGGGTGGCCTTCGGGTCAACAACCCGCTGGCGCCCGTGCAGAGGCCAGCCCCGGTCCAGCAACAGCAACGCATCGCGCTTCCTCCGCAGCGACCTGCTCCGGTCCAACAGCGCATGGCCAGTGCGCCTGCACCGCGGCAGCCGGCACGGGGTCAGTTCGAGATCGACATGGACTTCTGGGGCAACTCGGCGTCCATTGACGCGGACATCGAGCAGATGCTTGCGGATCCGACGCCCGGCACCTCTCGCGTTGCCTCGCAGGGTGGCGGCCTCGCGGTCGAGTCGCTTCAGGGACTCTGGAACACAGAGGGTGCCGAAGAGCTGCTCGACCCGAGCTACGGATCGTCCAGTGGTAACCTCGACTCGATCTGGGCGCAGGAAGCAGCCGAGGAGCGCCAGGTCATGGCGGCCATGGGCATGTCTCGCATGGCCTCGAACAACGAGATCAGCTTCGACAACGAGATGGATGCCGAGCTGGCGGGGTACCGTCCCCCGCAGCGTGCCCCCATCGGGGGACCTCGTATCCAGGTCGGACAGGCGGGGCGCTACCCGGTCGTGACCGAGGCTCCTCGTCCAGCGCGTCAGATGATGTCTCGGGAAGAAGCCCGACAGATCGCGCAGAGCCGCCTTCCCCCGAGCTTCCGTGAGCAGGTGGCCGAACGTCAGGCGGCCGGACGTCCCGCTCCTGTCGAGGTTCGCCCTTCGGCTCTTGCTCGCGCAACCGAGTACGCGAGCAAGCCGAGTGCTTGGGATCACCTTCGAGACGACGACGAAGGCTAGTTCGCCTTCGCCTTCGTAGCAGGGGTCCGATGTGTGGTCGGCTCATCTCCATCCCCCTCCGTGACGAGGTGGGGCAGAGAGCGCATGAGCACGCGCGCAAGAGCGAGGGAGTTCTTCTCGAAGGCCAAGCGGCTCTCGATGACGTTGGCGATGAGACCGTGAAGGGTCTCGCCGACCCCCTCGTCGGTGTCCGAGATGTCCTCGACGAACTGCCCCGCAAGCTTGACCATCAGCTCGAACCGGGTCTGCTCGTCTTCGGTCTTCTGGACCTTACGCCAGAGGGCGACCAGCTCATCAGAGAACAGATCGTCGTGAACATCTCCGCAGCTCGGGCAAGTCACCTTGTCGTTCGGCATGCTGGGTCCCTCGTATCACTGGTGTAGCAGACGACTATGGAAATCCACCCCGACTCGCTCGCCATCCTCAAGCAGGACGACTCTGACATCACCCCGGAGAAGCTTGCCTTCCTCAACACCCTCCGCGACGACATCGCGAGGAACGCCAAGGACAAGAAATTCCGAGACCAGATGGTGGAGTCACTGACTCCGGAGCAGATCGCAGGCCCCATCGGGCAGTTGGTCAAGGCAGCAACCTACACGGCCAACCAGCACGGCGAGACGAGCGAGTTCTGGGAAGCGTTCCGTAAGGGCAACCTACACAGCCCCTGCGACAAGGCCAAGAAAATGGAGGATCTCGGTCTCCAGGGCCTCACGTGCGCCGAAGAGGAGATCGCCGACGAGATCATCCGCGCGCTCGACAAGGCCGAGGCATACAACGTCAACGTCGCGAAGGCCGTCGCCGTCAAGCACGCCTTCAACAAGCACCGCCCCACCCTTCACGGCGGCAAGAAAGCCTGAAGATGCCGATCCCCGACGAGACCATCATCGCAGCCATGGCGGACGCCGCCGAAGGCAAGGGTGTGCTCGTGATCACGCCCTTGGCCAGCGAAACGGACGCCATCGTCTCGCGAGCCAAGCTCATGACCGTGGAGAACCTCGTGCGTAACGCGGGGGTCACCACGCACGAGGCACAGAGCTTCATCCTCGCCAGCCCCAACCCGTGGCAGGTGCGCTTGAAGTCGAGGGGATGGGTGTTCTTTTTCCCCGAGCCTGACCTGAAGCCCAACGACGACGTGGGCAACCCGTCGTACGTCTACGCTTCCAACAAGAGGGGGCAGTACGAGAAGGTGCCGTACCTGCGCTGGAGGACCACGCAGGTCATCCCCACGGTGCAAGAGATCACACCGAAGGCCGACGCGGAGCCCAAGAGCGCGTGGAGCCGTCTCATGGAGACCGAGGACGACTAGATGACGCGCGATTACGTGGGGAAAGTCATTGCCGCAGCGATCGAAGCATCGCAAGACGGCACGCATTCGCTGGTGCTCGCGAGGGATGAAGCTGAAGCCCGAGGGATGTTGAACAGCGCGGACAAGCTGCTCGGTCGAGCACGATGGTGCGGCCGTCAGATCTTGGTCAACGGTGCCGCCCTCTACACGATCACGACCTGGTCTGGTCCCTGGACCGGGGGCAAGGGCATGCTCTGGATCATGGAAGCTGCGGGGGCTGATCCCGACGCTCTTGGCGAATGCCTGAACGAAGTGGATCGAGAGATCGACTACGTGTGGTGGCCGGACAGAAGAATGCAGTTCGAACGGGTGCTCTTCAGCGACTGGTTGCGCGAGTACCCAAACAACACATGGCGCCCCGTGACACTCAAGGGCGACTTGTGTATTAGTCCTGAGGTGCCCCTGCCTCCGGTAGACGCCCGCACCATCTGGCAAGCGCTCATGGAGACCGAATGATTCCCGCCGACGATCCCACCCCCGAGGAGTTCATGGACGACGCAGCGCTCGCCCCCAAGCCGCCCACCATGGGAAACGGCAAGGCCAAAGTCATCCGCAAGAAGCTGCACGAAGGAGAGGTCATCGAGGCCAAGGTGGAGCCCGAGCGGGTGACGCAGGAGACGACCAAGCTCATGAAGGTCGTCAGCATCACCCGCAAGCCCTCGGGGCGCATCGCACAGATCGAGATGCGCCTCAAGGCCGGGATCGTGGACCTGGAGATTGACGAGGCGACGGCACGGGCCATCGCCTCGGTCTTCGACGACTAGGCGCGCTTCCAGCCCTGCTCGTCATCGGTCAGCCGGACGCGAACGTTCCCGCTGTCGATGTCCGAGCGGGGCTTGCCGGGCTCGTTGACGTTGACCCAGAAACGCAGCTCCAGACCCGGCTTGTGGTGGAGCAGCCAGACGAAGAAGCGGCCCCCGTCCGTCGCCTCGTGGCAAACGGACATGGGTCGTCCGTCACGGTACACGAGGATGTCGTCCGAAGCGTCCTTGATCTTGCGGAAGTTCTGTGTCGTGCAGTTGGCGTTGAACTCGGCCCTCGGGTTCTTCTTCGAGCGGCCGACGCACGTCCCGACCACGACATAGCGTCCCGACGCGTGGGGCGAATGCGAGCCGTCATCGAACGCCCGCACGAACGGGTGCTGCCTACTCTCTGCGAAGTCCACGGCGCACTTTCGCAGAATCAAAGAGAGAACATCCACCGCGCTCGCCTTCGAGGTCCCGTCCAAGATGTCGTCGATCGTGTCCGGCTCGTCCTCCAGCGACACGTCTTCGGTCGCGGGCGGGTCGATGAGGTCGAGCAAGTCGTCGAAGTCGTGCTGACTCTTGCCGTTGGTCTTGGGGCTTGGCCCATGATTGGAGATCACCGTGTAGTTTGGGTCGAGCTGAGCCCCGTTGATTTCGGCTCGCAGCGTAAGCCGGTCGATGACCTCGGACATGTGCCGGGCGTACTTAGGGTTCCTCAGAACCTCAGGCTGAGTCATCATGTTCTTGCGGAACACGTCGATGAACTCGTCGAGTTGGCCGCTCTTCGCAAGCAGCCCCGCGGCCGCGTCCGTGAGCGTGCGTACCAGGACCGAGTTGGACCCTTCCAAGATGCGATCTGACATGTGCGTTCTCCTTCCTCACGCCTCTCCAACGTCCGGGACACTTCCCGTGCCGCTGAGGCTTGGGCCCACTTGCTCAATGGGCCACACGGTTCTTACACCGTCTGAAGAGGACGCGCCGTCAGTATTCGTCGTCGCTCATGAGACGTTGATGCGCGGTCAGCGGTCCCTTGGGCTTGGGGGCCGGACTGAAGCTGGCGAGAACCGCGTCCAGGAGCAGGGTGAGCACTTGTGTCTCGTGGTTCTCCCGGAGCATGACCACCGGGATCTCCCCTACGCTGCGCTCGACCCCAAGGATCTCGAAGACCGTACCGGCGATGTTCCGCACCCAGGACCCGGTCTTGACCCACTCGGGGGCGTGCGGGAGAGCGGGAGTGGTGCGCATCTGAAGACGTCGAGCGGCGGGCTCGATGTGGAGGCGCGGCTCCTTGTAGACCAGGTTCAGATGGCGCAGTCCAATCTGTTCCGGCTCACACCACCCGCCCTTGAACAGCACGGACAGGATCGCCACACCCGGCAAGTGCTCCACCTCGTCGTAGCAATCGACTCGTTCGACGTGTGGGTCACTGCGGAGGGACTCGTAGTGAAGCCGGTAGCGCTGCACCATCTGGTCGTCCCCCATCGGGTAGTAGAGCTTCCACGCGTGCCCGGCGGCGGGTGCTTGTGTCCTTAGTCCGACGCTTGCCGAAGGTAGGACGTACAGCGGCATTGGGATCCCGGTGGGCATGACTCAGACCCTCAAGTACGGACGGAGCCACGCGGGCAGGCGCGCCCCCGGGAACGTTCCCGGCTGAACCGTCTCGACGGCCCACTTCTCGGCGAGGGACAGCTCATGGGGCTTGCGGTTCCGCAGGTCCCGGTCTGTGATGTTGACGCCGGCGTCGTGAAGAAGGGTGAGCACGAGGTTCATCCCCCTTGCTCTGGAATCAGACGTTTAAGCTTCTCTTCCAGGAGAGCGCAACGCTGCTTGTAGAGGTCGGTCAACGTCTTCTGCTTGCAGTGCATGACCGCGATGGTGAAAGCGGGACCGCGCCCAGCTTCGAACTGTTGAAGAGCCTTGTTGTGCTCGGCAATGTGTCCCGTCTCTTCGAGGATCGCCATGTAGAGCCCACACTTCTCGGGGGCGTTGCACAGGCTGATCACGAGGTTGGCGCACAGGAGGGCTCGCTCGGAGTTGCCTGCGGCGCAGTCCCGTACCGCCTCGACTTCGGCTCGATCGCACCAGTCGCGCAAGAGAGCCTCTGCGTCAGCGTCCATCCTAACGATGGCCCACTGCGTGTCTCCGCTGGCCTCCGGTCCGTGGACTGCCTTGATCTCGGCAAGCGCATCCTCGCGAAAGGGGAAGCACGGACGAAGCATCCAGACGTCAGCGTAAGGGGTGAGCGGCAGCGGGCCGACCTGTGTCCACGCCTTTCCCGAGAGTGCCTCCTGGAGCATCGGCTCCTCGATCTCCGAGACGATGGCGAAGTCGCCCCAGGTGGCGTTGACGATGCCGTACAAGCCCGGCTTGTCCGTGCTCTGCACGATGGGTTGGCAGCGGTTGAAGGGGGCCAACCCATCCATGGCCCCTTGCACGGCGATGATGGTACAGGTTCCGATGTTCCAGCGGGTAGACATCACGGCACCTCGAAGATAGGGGCACCCTCGGGCACGAGAAGGCACCGCAGCCAGGAGAGAAACTCGACCTCGTTGGCGAACTGCAAGAAAAAGCGAGAGGCGCCCCCAGCGTCCGCATACACGAGGGTGTCCTTTGCGGCGCCTCCGCTGAACCAAGAGTCGGTCACGGCCTGTGAGGGGTGCCCATGGGCGGCCAGTGGGTCAGCCCTTCCCGTGAGGGTTGAGGGCCTATCGCCGCTCTGTTGGTCAAGAGAGGCCGTGTATTCGGTCGATTGGATGAACGCCAGGTTCGAGGGCCACCGTCCGGCGCTGTGTGGCGGATTGGCCCGGTCGCCCCCATAGCCATCCCCCATGCCGTAGCCCTTCGCGTGGCCCATGCCAGACCTCGGCTTGCCGGTCTTCGAGAAGAACTCGCTCATGTCCCCGGCGATGCGGCAAGCGTCAATGTGCAGCGCTCCCGTCCCGTGGGCGATGACGTTCTCCACCACGGTGCTCAACATGGGGGCTCGGAAGAGGAAGGCGAAGCTCACGGATTGCGCTGGTCCGAGGAGCAGCATCGTGTCCCGCAGATGAAGGCCCGCAGTCCTGGCCTCGATGGACGCCCTTTCGTCGGACGTGAGTAGCGCCACGTAGGAGCCGGGCAGGACATCGACCGGCTGCCAGCTCCCCTTGAGGATCGCTCCGGAGAAGATCATGTGCCCTCGTACAGAGTCAGGCCCGGCGGCAAGACCAGGGTGCGGAACCAGTCGAGTACCTCGGACTCGTTGTAGAACTGCGGGAAGAAGCGGCTGGCCCCTCCCGTGTCCCCATATGACCCCCGAAGCGAGGCGGTCTCGTCGAAGCCGCCGTGATAGCCCCCAGCGCCGTTGGTCTGCACGCGCTTCTGTCCGGGCACCATCATGCCGCTCGTCAACTCCCCGCTCTGTGTGTCAAGGAGTTTCACGGGGCAGTCCGATGTACAGACGGTCCCACAGTCCTGTCCGTGCATGAGCAACAGGTTCGGCGGCCAGCGTCCGTCGCTGTGAGCGTAGTCCTCGTGGCGCTCCTTGATTTTGAACGCCTTGCCTTTGAACCCCTGGTGGGCGTTGTTGGTACCCTTGGCGTTGCGGGAACTGCGGCCGTAGTCGTCTCCCGAAACGGGATGCACTCGGCACTCGTCGATAGCGACAGCGCCCGTGCTCGTCGCGGACAACTGGTCGGTCACGGTCGGCTCGCTGAGCGGCTTGCGGAAGAAGAACGCGAAACAGAACGCTCGCGGCGCCAAGACCACGAACGTGTCCCGTACCTCAAGATCCGCAAGTCGTCCTTCGATGCCCACGAAGTCGTTGCCGAAGGCAATGATGGCCGCGCCGGGCAGGACTTCTTCGGCAACCCGAAAGGACCACCCGGGGGCCGGATTGGTAAGGATGGCCGCGCCGTACATCACCCCTCGGGCGGATGAGTGGGGCTTGGGACCTTGAAGGACGGTTCCGCTACCGTGAGGTTGGCGCCGCGGTAGATGAAGCGACTGCGGTAGCGGCCATCCGGCCACTTCACGACCTCGATCCATTGATCGAGGAGACGAGTGTGCTTCGTGCCGAAGAGCATCGAGAGGTACTCGATGACCGGCTCGCCGTTGCCGCTCGCCCATCGAGAGTACCCCGTGATGAGGTAGACGCCTCCCTTGAAGTGGTCGTAGATCCCCAGCGGCGGCGGGTGGTGGGAATCGTGGTAGGCGCCGGTTTGAATGCAGATGAGGAGACCGTGTGCCAGGTCCGCCTCAACGAGGGTGAGGCCGTGCCTACCAGTAACTCTCTCCTGCTCCTTCATGAAGCGGCCGAGCGGGGGCTGATCCAGCTCCGGCTCACGGTAGTTCTGCAAGGGATCGTTGACCCTCGTGGATTCCATGACCGAGATGCGTGCTAGATCGATCTGCTCTGGCGTGAGTGTTCCTGTGCCCCAGAAGATCTGTGCCAGCTTGAGAAGAGGGTCGTAGCCTTGGGTCGCCATTGCGGCGCCCCTACACCGCTCAATTCGATGTGCGCTGGACTTGAAGCGTCAGAAGGTGCAGAAGCGTGTCGAACTCGCTGACGGTCGGATGCTCGGCTGCCCAGGCGAGGAGGCTCAGCGTTGAAGGGCTCCACTGGATCTGCGCTCGCAGTCGTGCGGGGTCTTCCCATTCGGAGCCCTGCCACCATGCGACCCCTGTCAGGGATGGCCGCAAAGGACACTTGAGGAGAACGACACCGCGCTGCTTGTCGGCTGAAGCGAGGTAGAGCGACGCCTTGTACCCCAGGCTGTCGATCGCCTTCCACGCTGGGACCGCTGGGCGTTGAGCCGGTTGCTTGATGTGTTGCTGCTTAGGCATCCGGAACCGTCCTTATTCAGACCTGCGGGCACTTCCACCATAGCGCACGATCATCGTAGAGCCACCCTCATGCGGCGCGTCAGACGTTGTGCGACAAAAAGGCGATAGTCGGACAATACACGATCTTCGCCCAGCGGTGTAGGGGGAATTGCCATGCAACTTCCCTGGATTACTGACCCGCACCTCAACTTCCTGGACACTGAAGGCCCCAGGGACTTCGGACTGAAGGTCCGAGAGGCGATCCCTGACCTTGGTGCTGTGCTCGTGACCGGCGACATTGGGGAGTATCCGGACTTCAACACGCTCATCGAGTCGTTCGCCGAAGGGGTGGGCGCGCCGGTCTACTTCGTCCTCGGCAACCACGACGCGTACAGGGGCTCGATCGTGGGCATGCGGGTGAAGGCCGAGGAGATGGCGGGCAAGGCCCGCTGGCTGCCCAAGGCCGGGACCGTGGAGCTGGCACCGGGCGTCGCGCTCGTGGGGCACGACGGGTGGTACGATGCTCGGCTCGGCGACCCCAAGCGGTCGAATGTCGTGCTGAGCGACTTCATGACGATTCGAGAGCTGCTCGGATGCTCGCAGGAGGAGATCATCACGACAGTGCGGGAGATCGCTGACGCGTTCACAGAGGAGGCCCGCATTCTACTCGAAGCGGCGGTCGCTCAAGGCTACAAGCGCATCCTCTTCGCCACGCACGTGCCCCCGTACGCGCAAGCGACCTGGCACCAGGGGCAGATGTCCGACAAAAACTTCTTGCCCTGGATGAGCAACCGCTCGATGGGCGAGATGCTCGACGAGGTCACGGGCGCGAACCCCGATGTGGAGTTCACGGTCTTCTGCGGACACACGCACAGCGCAGGGCGCTACGAACGGTCACCGAACCTGCTCGTCCGCACGGGTCACGCGGCGTACGGGTACCCGCGCGTGACCGACGTGCTCACGTTCTAGGCGGTGGAAGCCTTCAGCGTGTTGATGATCTTGCGCACGACGTCATCGCCGGCATCCGGCAGGGCGACGACGAGCATCATCGCGGCCTTGACCCGCAAGTTGTCGCGGTCGTCGATCGGGAGGGTGACGAAGCCACGGTCGCGGATCGCTTCCTCGATGAGCAAGAGGGCGTCGCCTTCGAGGTGCAGCGCCGCTAGCTTGATGCGGTCATTGGAGAGAGGCTCACGTCTTCCGCGCTCGACGTCCGAGAGGTATGGCAAGCTCACGTCCAAGTGCTCGGCCAGGTCGAGCAGGCGCATTCCTTTGGCCTCGCGCATTTTCCGGAGCGCAAGCCCAAAGTGACGGGTCACGCTCTTGCTGCGCTTCGGCTTCTGCTGGATTTTCTTCACTGTTCCCACGGAGTCCGCCATCGATCCGTACTTACACCGATCAGCGCCCCCTAGTCCTGGTGGTTCGTCGGCAGGCCACCCTTTATCGCTCTTTTCCTATGCTTTTTCAAGGGGGTGCCGCTGGCGTGGGTCTTGCGGAACGGGAGGGAGCGCTTCAGCATCCCGCTGTATAGCTGAGTCAGTATTCGTCGTCACCCATGAGCCGCCGATGGGCGGTGGTGCGCACGATGCGCTTGCACTTGGTCTCGTCGTTGAAGTCGTCCAGGTGGATGTTGCGCAGCTTGCCCGTCGAGGCACCGCGGGCGACCGCCTTCATCTTGCGCAGGTCGAGGCTCTCCACGGTCACGTACTCGTTGTGCTCCGCGCTGTACCATTCCTCGCCGGCAGACACGTTGATGTTGAGCGGGGCCACGGGTTCGGGCTCTGGTTGACGAGCGCTCGATCCGAAGGGGACGTACTCGGCTACGAAGTCGTTGGCCCACAGGATGGTCGGGGAGTTTGGTAGGGTGTCCTTGCCGTACGAGGACTCCTGGAGCGCGACGGCCCACATTCCGTCCCTCTCCTCGATGCGCAGAACATCGACGGTCTTGCCCGTCCTGCGACTCGTGAAGCGGTCACCGGCCTTGGGCTTTCGCTGGTCACGCACGGCGTTCGACACCTTTTCGAGGAGCACGGGCGGCGGTTCCACGGGGATAGGGGTAGGTGTGGGCAGAACCTCGGGAGGGGGCGCTTCCGGTAGACGCATCGCGTCAAGAAGCGTCCTTCGGGACACCCGGTCGGTCTCGTAGAGGCGTTCAAGCGCCCCGAGCATCGTTTGGTCGCGAGGCCGCGTGCTCTCCCCTACGACCCCTGCACGACCCCCAACGCCGCCGATCTTCTGGACGGGCTTGCGACCCGGAGAGACGACGCTCCCTGCGGGGGCGTTGCGGGCGCGAAGGAGAATCGCCCCGTCCATGAGCGAGGCGATCATCTTGACCGGGATGTCGAACAGGCGAGCGATCTCCATCCCGGAGTTGGGCTCTTCGCCGTTGGTCGTGAAGTCGGGGGAGACGAGGGCCGAGATCGCGTTCCAGGCGGAGCGGCTCATCTCGATGGTGGTGATCTCGACGTTGTGCTCGTCCATCGTGTGGTGGAGGTCTCGAAGCGCCTCGTAGTACCAGCGCGTTCGATTGTCCGTCTCGTTGGCCGGCTCGGCGATGAGACCCCAGCGTGAGCTGCACATGGTGCAAGTCCACCATCCGGTCTCGCCGCGCTCCAGAGTCCCGATGTGCCGGATGCGTGCATCCTCGACAGGATCCGCGTTGCCGCACTGAGGGCACTGGATAATGTTCTTTGGGGGTGCAGCACGTTCTGTGACTGGTGTCCCTGGGGTGTGCAGCGTCGCGATCTCCCCCACGGGAAGGTGCTTCGGGCACACGAAGTCCGGGCTCACGCCTCGCGTGTAGCGCAGGATGCCAGGCCGTCCGCAGCGACAGTTGATGCTCGTCACTGGGGGAGAAGCAGCGAAACGCCACTGAGTTGGAAAGCGTCCAGCGGGCACGCGCAGGCGCGCACCCGTGAGGGCTACGAGGACAACCATCGTCGGGGTGACCTCCGAGACGATTCCCCTCGTGACCCTTCCGTAGGGATCGGGGATCTCCCAAGTCTCACCAATGGCCGGACGATCTTGAGGCATTCGAGGTTCTTCCTATGTCGGCGCATCAGTGCGCTCGTTAAAACGATACACCGTCGTGTCATGACCCCAGCCGTAGATCCTGTAACGATGACACGAGGTTTGAGCGATCTGGGCATCTCGGTTGCCGAGCTGCAAGCCTGCGACAGGATGCCCTTCGAGAGGGCTCAAGAGACGCTGGCCAGTCTGAAGGAACGGGCGAAGCACAACTTCCGCCGGCTGTGCCTGGAGCTACACCCGGACAGGAACGGCGGAGACACGGTCAAGACCGAGCGCTTCAAGATGCTCGTCCTCGTGAAGTCCGCGCTGGACAAGGTCCAGATCCAGCCGCCACCGCCTCCCAAGCCGCAGGCCCCTTATCCGGTTGTCAGCCCTTCGTACATCGGGGTGAGCTGGGTAAACCCGGGTAGTCGCCCTGAGATAGGCGTGGTGAGGGTGCCCATCACCATCAACCTCCGCAAGCAACGAAACGGTGTATAGGCTGTCGTGGCGGACGAGAAGAAGACCGACAACCATAGCGACGTGATCGCGGTCGGACCTGTTCTGCCGAACGGGGACATCACCTTCGTCCGTCAACGGGAAGAGGACACGGGGACGGTCATCGAGAGCGGCACCATGCGTGTGCTGCCCGAAGGCCCCCCGGAGGACAAGCCCGACGACGTCAGTGACGTTCTTCGTATCAGTCACCTTCAAGATAACTTGTACAGAGTCGATGAGGTCGTCCACAAGGGCGGCCCAGCGATGGTCAACAGTGCCGCCTACAAATCAGGATGGGACACCATCTTCGGGGGCACCCAAACCGTGGGGCAGGCGTAACTGCTCAGTGTAACCGCAAGGATCGAGTGATGAACAACGTGAACCCGTTTCAGGACCAGACCCTCAACTGCCGCGACTGCAAGCAACCCTTCCTCTTCGAGGCTGGCGAGCAAGCCTTCTTCGCCGAGAAGGGCTTCACCTCTCCGACGCGCTGCAAGCCGTGCCGTCAGGCCCGCAAGGCGCAGAAGGACATGCAGAACGGAGGCGGAGCGCCCGCCCCGCAAGGCGGCAGCTCGATGGGCGGTTCGGCCCAGGTCACGAGCTACGTCGAGGTCGCCGATCAGCGCAAGCCGGCCGGCAAGGGTCGGCGTCGGCACGATGAGCCAGCGGGCAAGCGCGGCTCCAGGGGCTACGACAGCGAGGACTGATTGCCGCTCCTCGTCCTGACACCGCGCTTCACGCAGGACACCAACGCTCTGTGGAGAGCGGCAGTGAAACTGTCCCCAGCATGGGACGTCTACCGCCTGCGTACCTGGCGTGTACCGGACGAGGTCAAGGAAACCTGGCACGCAAACACGGGGCTCGCCATCTACGGTGAGCCCCTGTTTTGCGCTGGTGTCGCGGAACGGTTCGACAGGGTGCTCATCGAGCCGCCTTTCGACTGGCTCACGCGCGTGCCGAGCGACTTCCTGAAGAGGAGCGTCCAGTTCTTGACGCTCAAGGACGCCCGGATCCTACCCGGCAGGTCATTCATCAAGCCAGCGGACGAGAAGTGCTTCCCGGCGAAGGTCTACGGATCCGCGCTCGACTTCCAAGACCAGACGCGGTTGCTGCCCAACTCCACTCCCGTGCTCATGTCCGAGCCAGTGGTGTTCGAGTCGGAGTTCCGCAACTTCGTCATGGCCAGCACGGTGCGCACGAGCGCCTGCTACAGCCGTCTTGACGATGGCAAGTGCGTGCAATGGATCTCCAAGGAAGCGGAGATGAAGTCCATGCAGCGCTTCATGGCGGATGTTCTGTCTCACCGACAGATCGAGAGCGACCTCCCCGTGGTGATCGACGTGGGATGGATCCGAGACCGAGGCTGGGCAGTCATCGAAGCAAACCCTCTCTTCGGATCGGGGATCTACGACTGCAACCCGAAGGTTGTGTTGGACTTGCTCCAGTACACGAGCGTTCCGATTGGGGAATCCGCTGCCTACGGTCGCTGGATCGCAGACCGCACCGGGTAGGTGTATGATCCGGCCATGATCAAGCTCATGGTCGAACCTCAGCTACCTCCGATGCAGTGGGACGAGTTCGTGGCGAAAGCTGGCCCGTACGCCATCGCACTCGACGGGTTCGTCTATGGCGGCCCGCAGTTCAACGAGAGGCGTGTCGCTCTGAACATCAACCACCACGAAGAGGTGGACCGACTGGCCACTCGCGCGACGTGTGCGCAGACCCTCATGGTGATTCGCCAGGGTCTCTTCGAGCTGTTTCGGACGAACGAAGGGCCGAAGGCCAACGTCTACGTCAACGACTGCGACGAGGACGTGTGCCTTTCCTGGTTCCTGCTCAAGAACCACCACTGGTCGGAGCAGACGATGAACCCCCTGCTCAACAGGCTGGTCGCCATGGAGGACGCGCTCGACGCAACTGCGGGCGCTTACCCTTTTCCCGTTGACTTGCCGGTCTTGCAAGAGCTGGCGTGGATCTTCGAGCCCTACAGGCAGTTCCGCTTGTCAGGGGAGATCGACAAGAAGCAGCCCCACGCCTACCGATCCATCATCGAAGACGTGGCCAACCGCATCGGTCATCACCTCGTGGGCAACGGTGACCGGAGGCACCTTGACACACGCTTCGAGGTCATCGGGGGCGGCAAGGGCTGGAAGATGGTCAAGGAGACCGGAGCGCAGGCCAGAACCGGAATGTTCGCCGAAGGCATCCGCGCCTACGTGAGCGTGCGTGAGAGGCCGGACGGCAAGTACACGTATGTGCTTGGACGCATGTCGCCCTTCATTCCGTTCAACCTTCAGGCACTCTTCAAGCGCTTCAACGCGGAGGAGGGGAAGGATGCCCTGGATTGCTGGGGCGGTTCCAACACCGTTGGCGGCAGCCCTCGTGTCGGCGGTAGCAAACTCACCCCCGAGGAGCTGACGAGGGTCATCAACGACGTCCTCTTCCCCGAGAAGCGCATCATGTCCGTGGCCGAGATGAACGCCGTCATGGACGACGACAAGTTCTGCGTCCCCCGCGGCGAGAGCGTCTAGCCGTCAGCGAAGCTCTTGACATCCCCGGCCATGGGCCGCAGAATGCCTCCCATGCTCTAGCTGTACATCAGCGGTTTCACGTAGCTGCACCCGCAGCGCGCTCGTGGCCCTCCGTGGCGATGCTCCCTCCAACCAGGTCGAGCAACCCAACGAAAACGGAGAGTGTCATGAGCAAGAAAAACGTGAAGTACCCCGAGATCAAGAAGAGCCTTTGTGACCGCGAGCACGTGAGCCGCACGGTCCTGCGTGGAGCAATCCGCGACGCAGCCGGCATGGATCGCTGGCAGGCGTGGGTCGAGAAGCGCGACTACGGCGACGAGACGAGGCTCCTGCTCCTCGCTTACGCGATGCTGCGCGGTAAGCCGTACATCGCGTGCGAGCCGAAGTGCGGCGAGTTCAACATGCCCTCCGCTTCCGGCATCTGCAATGTGGCGATGGCCCACGGCTTCAAGCTGGAGCTGGCGAACGTCAAGGCGTGGCTGGCTTCGGAACCAGCGCCCGCAGCGGTCGTTCAGGAGGCCCCCAAGTCCGAGCCCGTCCCCGTGGTCGCGCCGGCGGTCGCGGTCAGCAAGCCTGGGCTCCTTGCTCGCCTGTTCGGGAAGACAGCCTGAACATGGACCCCCGCTCGACCAACCAGATCATGGCCGACCTGCTCCAGCTCGCCCTCGATGGCGAGTGGTCGGGGCAGGTCAACACGGCCTGCCACTGTCACGCGGAGTACGCTTCGTGTTGCCCCGAGTGCGAGGCGCTTCAGTACCGGCATTCGAACTTTGGGGCCGACCGAACAGCAGGCGAACACGAAGCAGGCTGCAAGCGCATGGCGCTCATCGAGGAGACCCGCGCGTTTCTTCGCGTGGAGAACACCCTCGCGGAGGAGCGCGGAGAGGACACGGTCTACATCCCATGAACTGCCAGACATGGCGTGAGGACGAAGACGGCAACGCCATCCAGACTCAGGGGGTCTGCGATAAGCAGGCCCGCTGGGTTTCATGCGTTCCGTTCGTAGGCGCGAAGACGTGCGACGAACACAAGTGCAGGTGCGCGAAGCCCCTGACCAACGACGACGGAGAGAAGTGATGACGTGCTGCGGTCTGTCGATGCGTGAAGTGCACATGGTCAGCTACCTCACGATGAAGGGCTGGCATCTTCGCTACAGCGGGGACGAGTGGATCAAGGAGGGCTTCACGCGCGTGCGCGAATGCCGCCACGGGTGCGGGTGCTGTGTCAAGAAGGAGACGACCGAGGTCTTCTCCTTGGACGACGCCTACGATGCGCAGATGGAGAAGGACGATGCAGGCACGTAAGCTATTCGTGATCGTGCGGGCAGACCTGCCCCCAGGTCAGCAGGCAGTGCAAGGAATGCATGCCGTTGTTGAATACTGCCTGGCACACCATCTCGACACCAAGTCCTGGTACTCCGAGTCGAACATCTTGGCGTTCTTGTCCGTGCCAACAGAGAAGCACCTGCGCGCTCTGTACTATCGTGCCGAGGATGCCGACGTTCCCGTAGTCCGATTTCGAGAGCCGGATCTCGGTGATTCGATGACCGCCATCGTGGTGGGGTCTGGGGGTAAGAGGCTCGTTCAGAGACTACCCTTGGCCCTCTGTCACTCTCGCACGCCTTCTGGACAAGAATCCACTTGTACGTCACCTAGAGCGTGCAAGACCAGCGGGAACTTGTAGGTCGGAAATTCGGACGTCTCACTGTAACAGGGGATACTCCTGAGTACGGACGCCACGTGCGTTTGTGGTGCCGCTGTGATTGCGGGGTATCGCGTATGGTACGCCGCAATCACCTGACTTCGGGAGCAACGCAGTCGTGTGGTTGTCTCTCGAAGGAACTGGCCAGCCAGAGGATGCGGGCCAAGGTGTCTGACCTGACAGGTCAAAGATTCGGCCGTCTGGTGGTCTTGCAAAAGGTCGCCAGGAGCAAGAACAGGACATATCGCTGGGAATGCCGATGCGATTGCGGCACGATCAAGGTGATCACGGGGCACCTCCTGCGACGAGGGGGCTCACAATCTTGTGGGTGCTTGGCACGAGAGCTTACGTCCTCCAGAACCAGAGCTACAAGAAACCCTAACCCATGGGTACCAGAGCTTTCAGCATACAGGTCTGCAATGCGCCGTGCTAACAGGTCTGTACCGCTGACCCCAGAGCAGTTCAGGGTTCTGGTCACAAGCCCGTGCCACTATTGCAATCGGGCTCCAAGTGCCGACCCCCATGTTCTTCAGCTCCGGGAAATGGGGGTGAAGAAGGGTGGGATCGATCGCAGAGACAACAACAGGGGCTACGATCTTGACAACTGCCTGCCTTGTTGCTTCCCTTGCAACAAGGAGAAGGGCACGCAAACCTACCAGGAGTTCATCGACAACACAGTACGACGGTACGAGCATCTCAAGTCTCTTGGGGCTTTAGCTCAGCGGCAGAGCGCGGACTTCTAACCTCCGGTCAGCACGGGTTCGAACCCCGTAAGCCCCACTCATTGCTCCCGTAGCTCAGTGGCAGAGCGCCGGCCCTCTAGTGTCGGATGTCGCGGGTTCAAATCCTGCCGGGAGCGCTACTGCAACCGGCCTTCGAGGGCCATGAACGCGAGTTCGAGGGCTCCGGTGCCGCCCCTGCCTGCGGTCACGTACTGGACGTGAGCCGTCTCGCACGCCTTCATGATCGTCCGGATGGCGGTGCTTGAGATGAAGTGCTCAAGCAAGACCACCGCAGGTGTCTTGCCGCTCGACAATCTGGCCACGATGGTATCGAGCTGGCGGGGGCTCTTCTTCTCGCACTCGTACCACGTCGCCTCGATGCCAAGCTCGTTCTTGATGTGGTCGAGCCGCTCTTTGATCTCCAAGCCGCCGATGATCGGGAGCTTGCCGCTCTCCTGGATGAGCCTCAGGAGCTTGGGGAAGCGCACGGACGCGACCGTGGTCTCCACCTTGGGAAGCTCTGGTGCCGCTTCCTTCTCGACCTTGGCCAGCGCCTTGTCGAACCGTGCGACAGCGGCTCGGTTCTCACGAGCGATCTCGGTCCAATCCCCTCGGGCTCCATGGGACAGCCCGTTGATGAAGTCCGAGATGTTCGCGTCCTCCTTGAACTTGACGATCTGGCGAAACTCGTTGACGAGCATCCTGTGCAGGGGGTCGTTCTCTGGGAGCTGCTCGACCAGGTACCTCGCCTCTGCCGCTATCGCCTGGAGGAGAGGCAGAAGGCGAAGGGGGCTCATGTCGCCCACACCCGTGCGACGAAGGTCACCGATCTCCTTGAGCACGCGCCTCGCGCCTTCCACATCCTTCGTCAGAGGAGTTTTGGCTGCCCGCTTGATGAGTGTGCTGGCCGTCAGAACGGGCGCCGTGAGCGGGGCAGGTGGGGGCGGGACTGGAGCAGAAACGTGCACGCCGTTGGTCTTCGCTGTCACGGGGCCGAGATGCTCAAGGACTGCGTTCAGCGCGTTCCTCAGCTCGATGACCGTGATGTTGACCTGTTCCTTGGTCACCTTGACGAGATTCGCTGGCACCTCGGCATTGAGCGCCCCGAACACCCGCTCCATGACCTGAGCTTCACCCTGGCAGCGAGCCACGGCCTCGTAGGCGTCCAGAGCTGCCCTCAGCCGAAGGAACGTCTCGGCCGTGGGTTGGAACTCTGTCTCCGCTGTCCGTGCGGCCGCCGCCCCAAGTATCTCGGCGAAGGGCTGATCCATCTAGGTACTCCTACACCGCGGTGTACTGGTTGCGCATGATGATCCCCAAGAGCGTCAAGCTCACCTTGAAGCTCGCTAGCGACATCGTTCCGAAGCTCCCCGCCCGAGGGGACACGCTCCTTCAAGTCGCTGTCAAGGCGCTGTCCATCGTGGACTCGATCGAGGGGATCTACGCCCCGGCCAAGCGCAACGCTCTGGAACAGCTCATTGAGCGGTTGGGACTCGAAGAGACCCGCAACGAGCAGTTCGTCTCGCTCTTCTTCGGCACGAACCTCTACGAGCAGTTCACCATCCGGAGGTTCTCGCTGACCGAGTACATGGACGTCATCCAGGCGTCCCACAAGAACATGGGCTCGCTCTTCTTCGTCGAGTACACCTACTCGAACAACGGTCCGGAGGAGAGCTTCTACCACACGAAGGGGATCGACTTTTCCGAGATCCTCAAGGGTTTGTGGGACGGCTACGAAGGCCGCTTGCACGTGACGATCGGGCCTGGCCAGTGGGGCTCGGGAACGAAGTCCGAGTTCGCGACCTTCAGCGAGATCCCGAACCCCATGTTCGGCGACACGCAGGCGGACTTCGATCACCTGGTCGGCCGCCATCGACGGTTCGCGATGGACAAGGTTCCCCGCAGCTACATGTTCTATGGCGACGCGGGGACGGGCAAATCGAGCTTCGTGATCGCCTTCGCGGAGAAGCTCGGGCATCGCACGCTGAAGCTGGACGCGTCGAGCCTCGGTCACGTGCACGTGCGCGACATCACCTTCTTGCTGACCCACCTCGCGCCAGACTTCCTGATGATCGACGACGTGGACAAGGCCGATCCAGGCAAGGGTCTGCCGACGCTCCTCGACATCCTTCAGCGTTTCAAGACCGATCACCCGCACGTCAGCGTGCTCATGACGGCGAACAAGACCGATGGCTTCGACCCCGGGATGCTGCGACCAGGCCGCATCGACACGTGGGTCAAGTTCGGACTCCCCAACACAGACCAGCGGCGCGTGCTCTTCACGCGCTACCTCGACGAGCACAAGGTCACGCTCGACCCGCTGAAGCTGGAAGCGTTCATCGAGATGACCGATGGGCTCTCGCAGGACTACGTCCGAGGCATCGCCCTCGAACTCAAGTACGACGAGGTGGAGCACGTCTCCAAAACCATCGCGCACATGATCGAGCTGCTCAAGAAAGCCGAGAAGGCGGAGAAGGCGCGCAACGAGAAGGCGACCGCACCATCGGCTACCCCCGCGGAATCGAAGGCGAACGGTGTAATCCTCTAAGGAAGCCTCATGACCACCAGCTCGAATCCTCGGTCCCGCATCGAAGACGTTTTGATTGACTCGCAGAGGTGGAACGACGAGGAACCTTTGCGAGCGCCCGACGAAGAAGGACCGGCAGGAAGGGCCTGGCTGCTCCGCCCTACGGATGAGGGGCCGGAGCAGGAGGCTACGGTCTCCTCGTGGCTCCTGAACCGCCCCGGAGCGCACCCGTGGTGGGAGTGGTGGATCGTCACGGTGGTCTGCCTGCGCGACGTCCAGGGGCTCGCTCCGGCCGCTCGCATCTACCCTGAAGCGGCCTACGAATTCCAGATCCTCACCATCGATCCCGACCACTTCCCGGCACCGGACCCGGACTTCGTGGACGACGGCTACACCTACCTGCACCCTCCTGACGTCATCGAGCAGTTCCACGGCATCGACGACGCTCAGGCCGAGCAGCTCTGCCTCTCCGCCATCCGAGAGATCCTCGAAGGGGGCATCTCCCCGGACGAGACCTTCCGAGACCAGTGGAACAAGCTCTTGCGTGCGAAGGTCTCCGCCCTCCGCACGGGCCGTCTCTCGCTGAACTGAGGGCTGAAGGTCCACGGGTCACGCAGCGGACCTGAAGAAGCGCTCGGCAGCCTCCGTGTGGAGCGGGAAGACCAGCGGGATCGCCTGGTGAATCACTTTGATGTCAAGGACTTCCTCGTTCGCCCGGAAGTCCTGAAGCGCCGAGAAGGGCACGGTCTCCGTCACGCCGAACACGAGAAGCCGGCCGTTCGAAGACGTGACGAGGTGGGACAGCTTCATCTTGTCCGGATGGACCCGGAGCTTCACTTCCTCGAAGACCTCGCGGGCGCTGGCGTCCTGCCACTGCTCCTTGGCGTCCATGTACCCGCCCGGGAGCGCCCACAGCCCACGACCAGGCTGGATGCCTCGTTGGATGATGAGCAGTCCAACGGAGCCCGTCCACACTTCCACGGGCACGAGCGTGACAACAACAGGCACCGGGTTGAGGTACATGAGGTGTCCGCAGGTCGGGCTAGGGCACTTCTTCGGCCAGCTCTGCTCCCCCATCGGCTTGCCGCAGTAGGTGCAGTGGGCACCGTACTGGACCTCGCGGGCATAGACGACCTTGCCCACGGCATTGTCAATCACGAGGATCTTCGTGTGCTTGCCCTGGTCGAACGAGTCGTCCGTGTCCCGCTTCGCCTCTTCGAAGTCACCCACGATGCGGATGGGCAGGCTGTCTCGTACCTCACCCTTGTACCCCCAGATGTTGAACCTGCTCATGTTTCAGTCCACCATCCAGCCGGCGTCCACCATGGCCTCGATGGACTCGAACTTGGCCTCGTGCACGCCTTCGTTGAACACGACCGGCACGGGCTCGTCGCCGTTGGCGAGCACGATCCCGAACTCGTAGCTCTCGTCCTTCCGGAAACGCTTCACAGGGATCCGTGGGTAGAGGGGCCACTGGCGAGGGTCCTTGAGCCGTTCGACCTCCCGTGCCTTCTCTTCAGCCGTCATCGTGGGCATGTCCTACTTATACACCGCCGCTTCACCTAGTAAGGGAACTTTTCTTGGGGACTCGACGGCCCTGGAGGTGTAGAAGAAACAGCATGGAAACACGAGGCATCGTCCACATCTTCGGCGGCGGGACCTTCATCGACGTGGCCCCCCATCTTTCCCTCGCGGCACGCGGGACCGGCAAGACCGCGTTGCAGATCAGGGACGAATTCTACCACGGCTCGCACAACCCTCTGGACGGGTACTCGATCCAAGTGCACTTGACGCGGCAGGGTGACCCGCTCTCCAAGCTGGTCACGCCGGACGACGTGTCCAAGAAGCTCGACGAGGTGCTCGCCGACCCGCTCACGAAGATCATCTTCATGAGCTGCGCGATGGTGGACTTCGACGGCAAGGTGATGGGCGGGCACTTCACCGACAACTTCGGCCAGCGGAAGACCCGGCTGCGGACGGACGAAGGGACCAAGACCATGACGCTGGAGCCTTTGCCCAAGGTCATCCAGAAGATCCGCAAGACTCGTAAGGACGTCTTCCTCGTGGGCTTCAAGCAGACGTTCGGACGTACCCCTGACGAGCAGTACCTCGAAGGGCTCAAGCTCCTCAAGAAGTCCTCCTGCAACCTCGTGCTGGCCAACGACGGCGAGACGAAGCTCAACATGGTCATCACGCCCGAGCAGGCGCGCTACCACGAGACGACCGACCGCATCGAGGCGCTCCACGGCCTCATCGAGATGACGGTCCTGCGGCACATCAACGGGACCTTCACCCGTTCAACGGTCGTCGAAGGCGGCGCCTCCGTGTCGTGGGAGTCGCAGGACGTGCCGGAGTCTCTGCGGCGGGTGGTGGACCACTGCCGCATGGAAGGCGCGTACAAGCCGTTCCTGGGCTCCACGGTGGGCCACTTCGCGGTCAACATCGGCAACGGCCGGTTCCTCACGTCGATCCGCAAGTCGAACTTCAACGACCTGTACAAGACGGGTCTCGTGCTCGTCGAGGCCAAGGACAACAACCAGGTCAAGGCGTACGGCTTCAAGCCCTCGGTCGGCGGCCAGAGCCAGCGCATCATCTTCCGTGAGCACCCGGGTGCGGACTGCATCGTCCACTTCCACTGCCCGAAGAAGCCGGGTTCAGTGGTGCCAGAGGCATCGCAGCGCCCGTACGAGTGCGGTTCTCACCAGTGTGGCCGCAACACCAGCCAGGGGCTCAAGGCGTTCGATCTGCCGAGCGGCCGGATCTACGCGGTCATGCTCGACAAGCACGGGCCGAACATCGTGTTCCCGAAGAACATCAACGCTGACGACGTCATCAAGTTCATCGACGACAACTTCAACCTCAAGGGCAGGACCGACAACCTGACCATCGAGGTCCCCGCCGCGATGCGTCTCCCCGCTCCGGTGCTCGCCAGCCTGTAAGTCATGCGTGCGACCCACAACATGCCGATCGTGCGGCTCACGCACATCATCTTCGGGAGCTGCCTGCCGCTCCTGCTCAGTGCCCTGCTCCTCTTCGCCTCGGGGGTGCTCATCTGGCATGGCACCTACGGAATCGCTGTCGTGATCAGCGCTCTCCAAGTGTTCGTCATCTACAAGAGCGTTTCGAGGCTTCTGATCGACGTGCGCTACTACCGTCTGCGCCACGAGATTGCCCGCGCCCGCCAGGAGTTCATCGAGAACGTCGAGCGGACGCTGAAAGACCTCGATGGGCCGGAGCGCTCGCGTTACTTCGCCGATACCCTGTCCGAGATCATGAGGGGACCACGAGCATGATCCCCAACGAGCTGGTACAGGTCGGGGAGATGGTCGTCGCCCGCAGCTCTATCCGCACAATCGACATGCGGAGGCTCGACGAGCTGCGTGTGACCGTGCACATTGCGGATGGTGGCCCTCCCGTCGAGTTGCACAACGCGGACACGGTGGACTTGCTCATGCGTCTCTGCCCGAAGGTCTTCGAGGGACGCCGCTTCCGCTTCGTGCGTCATGCCTGGACGGTCCACAACCTCGTGGGTCACCCGCTCATGCAGGTGTGCGCCTGGTTCGGCAAGCCGAAGCTCGGGCTCTGGATCCACGACGTGACAGTTCCTCGACCGCGCCTACGGAGCTGACCGTGCGAGACGACCTCAAGCTGCTCATGGAGCACGCCGGACCGGAGATGGCTCTCTCGGTCTTCGCTGGCGGGCGCCTCGTTGAACGGGTGAGAGATGCGAAGCTGGATCCCGAGGACTTCGACCTCAACCAGCACCTTCAACTTGTGGCCATCGCCGACAAGGTGATCGAGGACGCCCTTGCGGAGGGCTTCGAGTCGTGCACCCACGAGTTCGTCTACCTCTTGTGGCTCACGCTCAAGACCTTCCACCCGGGGTCCGGAGTCTAGCCGCTCTTCCGCGAGGCCCCGGTGAAGGGGCCTCGCGTGTCGAGGGCGACCATCACGCGCTGCCGGGCTCGCGTCCGTTCGTGGTCTGCGTCGTCGGAGCCTTGCGGCGCTCCGGCTTCGGGGGCAGACGGAGCTTGGTCTCGAAGTCGGCCGCCCGCAGCTCCTTGGCGACGTTCGCGACGGCGTGACCGAAGCGCTTCATCGTGTGGCTCGCCGGGATCGCGCTCGGGTTGAAGTTCTGCGAGCGCTGCTGGAGCTTGCGCCCCGCGGCTGCCCACCGCTTCGCCGTGGGCAGAGCGACGTGCTCGGCGTAGTCGGCGTCGTTGGTCGTGCAGCGGACTCCGGTCTCCTCGTTGACCAGGCCGCAGTGCGGGTGCTTCTCCAGCTCGTCACGGATCGCCTGCGAGCGCTTCGCGAGGTCGAGCACCTGAGGCGACTCGTTCGTGAGCAGACGATCGAGGCCGGTGATGGCCTTGAAGAGGTACCTCCACGGGATGGTCTCCAGCGGGTAGCGCTTGGCGGCCTCGATGAGGATGGCGGCTGCGCGCTTTGGGTACGAGAGCGACTCGTCGAAGTCGAACTCCCCCTGGCCGATGGCCGTGAGGACGTTCTTGGATGTGCCGGCACGCCGGCGACGGGTTGTGGTGGTCTCAGTTGCTTCCGGCATTGGCCTTCACTCCATGTACATCGTTGTAGGTTTCCAGCGTCGTAAGGGCCTCTTGGACAGCCCTGTACTTCGTGGTGAACAGCTTCTCTTTGCCCGGGTTCTTGTCCGGGTGGAACTTGGCGAGGAACGATCTTGCGTTCTTGCGCGCCTGGATGATGTCGATGACGTCGCCGATGTTCTCGATCTCGTCGAGGCTCAGCTCACGGCAGGCGTCGTTGATCTCGTCCTTCTGATTCTCGACTGGCAGGAGGGTCTCTCCCCGGTGAGCAGCACCGACGCGGTTGATGCGGCTCTGGTAGCTCTCGATGAGCGCTTCCAGATCGTGACGGAAGTCTCGGAGCATGGTCTCGATGAAGACAGGGTCGCAGCCGGCCATCCGCTCGTTGAGCATGTTCTCCGTGATCTGCCGGATGACGCGCCATGTGTCGCGAGCGTTCTTCGCGACCGGAGGTTCTTCGAGCAGGGGCACGGTGGGCGCTGCCGGCAGCTTGGGCGAAGTCTTGGCCTCCGGCTTCATCTTGACTTCCAGCTTGCGCAGCCTGTTCGGCGCGGACTTCTTGACGATCTTGCCGCTCTTCAACGCGGTAACGCCAGGCCGGGCATCGTACTCATCGAGCACGCGCTTCAGAGCCTCGGGAAAGGCGATGTGCTCGTTGTAGCAAATCGTCTGCGCCTGCCTGGCGAAGTGCACCGCAGAAGTGACGGGCAGGGAATCGCGCATGACGCGCTCCCAGAGCAGGTCAACGTTGTCCCCGCGGGTGAGGAGCGCCTGCCGGTTCACGCTCTCGTACTTCGGGACACCGAGCGCACGATAGAGGAACGCGACGCGATCTTCCCCCGGCTCGCGAGCCTTCTCCATCGTCGCTTGCGTGTAGATGGCCTGCTCGTACTCGGCCTTCTCGCGCTCGTTGAGCGTGCCGCTGCGGTACTCCCGCACGAGGTCTTCGAGGCTACGGTTGGACATGGTTCGTTGGGACCTTGGGCTTGAGGGATTCACGTAGGCTCATGAGGAACTCGTGGTCTTGCTTCGTGATGTCCACGATCTGCTCGACCGCGAGGGCCGTCTTGAGGAACATCTCGGCGAGCGCCTCGAAGTCCTTGCGTACGGCCTGGATACCGGCTCCGAGAGCGTCGAGCCGGTCCTTCGTGTCTACGGGAACAATCTCCGCGAGATCCGTGAACTGCTCCTGTAGATGGTCGAAGCGGGCAGCGACGTAAAACGGGAAGGGGACCTCGTCTCCTTCCTTGGGTTCCGGCTCGGCCTGCGGCGCAGAGGGGTCGAACGGAGTCGCGAACTCCAGAGGCGTGGTCTTGGGGTCGAGTCCCTGGACGTTCTCGGCAGCCTTGTCGAGAACGTCCTCGATGTCCGAGCCACCCACAGCGGCCGCCGCCTGATCGAGCTGTTCGAACACACTGGCCAGATCCTCGGAATCATCCGAGTCTGTCTTGGACTTGGGCAGGTACTTGTCCGCGAGGTGGAAGAGGTCGAGCTTCTTGTCGTCGCTGAGGATCTCCTCCAGCTTCTTCTTACCGTCGTCCGCGAGCCTATAGAAGGGACGCTGGAGGGTGATGATGCCCTCATCACGCAGGCGTTCGAGGGCGCGCCGGCCGTAAGGCGGCAGACCCGCGTACCTTGCATCGAGCGGCTTGTTCTCCGGCCCGGTGAAGAGCTGGATCGCGGTCACGGGAGAGAGGACGGACAGGAATCGCGACAGGGCCTTGCGGGTGACCTCACGGTCACGGCGGTGCTCAAGCACCTTCTTTCTGGTAGTCAAGACCGCCACGAAGAGACACGTACACCGGGAGACGGAATCTCTTGGGGAATTTCAACCGTTGCGCCCGCGCCGCTGCTGGTTCTTGGCCAGTTTGATGTTGACACGCCCGTCCTGCTTCGAGATGAAGCGGACCTGCTTGGCGAACCCCTCGTGCGCCATGAGCGCTTCCACCGTGTTGTAGGCCCGTTCCAGCTCCTTGTTGCTGAACGTCGCGTGGATGGCCTTGTGGCAGTCGCGGCAGAGGGTCTCGGTATCCTCCCCACCGCGAGACTTGGGGACCAGATGGTGGTCGGTGGGGTGGTAGTTGGGCCGCTTGCAGAGGGGGCAGCGAGCAGGGGGTGCCTGCTTCAGCTCTGCCAGAGTCGGAGGCTCACGTCGCATGGAAAGAAGTACACCGTCTTCAGGACCGTCCGGTGTAAGAGAGGAGATGAACAATCACCCCGTCACGGTAACTCCGCCGGGGGAGACGTTGCGCGAGATGCTCCACGCTCGGGGTCTTCACGCAGAAGCGTTCGCCCTGGCTACTGGCATCCCGCACGAGGACATCCTCAGCATCCTCGCAGGCAAGACGGCGATCCGGCCCGAGCATGCGGAGCGCTTCGAGCACATCCTCAACGTCAGCTCCGACTTCTGGCTGCGTCGTCAGAACGAGTACGACGTCAGGAAGCGATGATCCGTACGGCGCCCTTCGTGTATTCCACGATGGCGATGACGACCTTGCTCTTGGGCTTCCGGATGAAGAGGTAGGTGCGGACGATCGGGGTGGTGCGCTTCCGAAAGTCCACTCCGAGAAAGTGCTTCTTCCCGATCCCCATGCCTTTGAGGGTGCATAAAAAGCATCACCTGGGCGACCTTTCGGGTGGTGTAGGGAGGACACGATGATCACGTACGTACACGGAGACGCGACATCACCGTCCGTCAAGGGTCCCAAGATCATCGCGCACATCTGCAACGACATCGGCAAATGGGGCAAGGGCTTCGTGATGGCCGTGTCGAAGAAGTGGCCGAAGACCAGGTCGCACTATCTCGATTGGTACTCGGGACGCGCGAAGAACGACCAGACCATGGGTTCGCGTCTGCTCATGACGGGCCCTTGCAAGCTTGGCGAGGTGCAGCTCATCGAGGTGGTCGAGGAGGACATCTTCGTCGTGAACATGGTCGCCCAACACGGCATCGGCACGGGCAGCAACGGACCCCCCATCCGCTACCCCTCTCTCGCTCTCTGCCTCGACAAGCTCGTACCTCTCTCGAACATCCTCGGGGCCACCGTCCACATGCCGCGGATCGGAACCGGGCTCGCGGGCGGCAAGTGGGAGGAGATCGAACCGCTCCTGGAGAAGGCGCTTCAAGGGCAGCAAGTCCACGTCTACGACTTCGACACGGAGTAGAGCATGGTGAACGTCATCTCCGAGTTTAACGGCGAGTACCGATTCCTCAGCAACTTCTACTCGGCGCCCACGCTCTACGAGGGCATTCTCTACCGGACCAGTGAGCACGCCTTTCAGGCAGCCAAGACGCTGATTCAAGCGCAGCGCGAGGAGATCCGAGATCTCCTGACGCCGGGAGAGGCGAAGAAGTACGCCGGGAAGAAGGGACCCATCCGGCTCCGTGACGGCTGGAACGAGATGCGGATTGACGTCATGCGCCAGGTCCTCCGCTCCAAGTTCACGTCGGTTCAGAACGAGCACCTCAAGGAGAGGCTCCTGGATACCGGCGATGCGGAGCTGATCGAGGGCAACACCTGGGGCGACGTGTTCTGGGGGCAGGTCAACGGCCAGGGAGAGAACTGGCTAGGCCGCCTGCTCATGGAGCTGCGCGCCGATCTGCGGGCGAACCCCTAAGCGTGCGGACGCTCGGAGCGACGGCGCTCACGGGCACGCTCGATCTCGGCATGCATGGACTCGCTGTTCGCGAGGTTCGCGTGCACGCTTGAGAGGCTGTCCGAGATGGTGAAGGCCGCGCGACTCTCCTCCTCGTCGAACCCTGCCAAAGGCTCGCCGTAGATGAGGGGAGCCTCGATGGGCTCTTCACCTTCGCGCTGGAGCTTGGCGACTGGCGGCTTGCCGTTCCGCATGCGCGTCACGGTCAGAGTGGTCTCGCCGAACTTGCAGGTCAGCGTGACGATCGGGGCTTCGATCTTTCTCATGCGGCTCTCCTAGCAGCGCGACAGGAACTTCATCAAGATGTGACTGGATAGTCTGTTCGTTCGTGCGTCGATACACCGTTCGTACGAAGTCTTCGAACCGAGGCCACTTCGAGAGATCGGCTGTCCACGTGACATCGACGCCTTCTTCGCCGCACTCCGCCTGGTACAGGACAGCGAGTTCCGAGCACATGACATAGCAACACCAGGCCGACCAGTCGTTCTCACACTCCGTTCGGAAGACGATGCGGTGGCCGTTGCGCCGCAGGACCACCGCTCCGCCGAAAGTGGGGTGCCTCGGGTAGATGACGCGCCAAGAGCCGAGTTCCCCAGCTTGAAGTCCCTGCCGCGCCAGCGACACGGTCTTGAACCTGCGATCCAAGACCGTGCGCAGGTCGGCATCCACGCGTCCAGGCGTGAGAAGCCGCTTCGTTTCGAGCCACATGAGAGTCACGGGATCAGCCCTACCGCCTTGAAGAGGCCACGGTTGTACTCGCGGAAGGTGCACCCCTCCCAGAGAAGGCGCTCTGGCTTCTGCCAGGACACGCCGATGCCTTCTTCGTTCTGTTGGGGCTCGCCCTCCCACTGCGTGATCTCGAAGACCCACGCCACCTTTTGGTCCACGGGATCCACGCGCTCGTAGACGAACCGCAGAGCGAGGATCCGTAGACCCCTGCCGAGTTCCTCACCGCACTCGCGAACCAACGCGATGACCGGGTCTTCCCCCGGCTTGATGCCGCCACCGGGCAGCGACAGGTTCTCGGGCTCGTTACGCCTGGTCGTACAGCACACCTCGCGCGTCCCGAACTGGTTGACGCGCGAGAGCAGGGCGACGACGCTGCTAGGCTCCATCACGCTCCCGGAGGGGCCACGGTGTCGAAGCCGTAGCGGGCCTCGTGGACTTTGGCGGTGCGCACCTGGAAGTCACCATTGGGCGTGGGCAGGTGCATCTTGCCTCCGACGACATACTCCGGCACGAACTTCTTGAGGTCCGTGCTGAGGGTGCTGCCATAGATCACCTTGCTGCCCTGCGAGGTAAGCTGCGCGGTCTTCGCGGTCGTCCCGACCACGATTGAGTGCTCGCGGTCCACCTTCTCCTTCAGGTTCGGAACGTGCCCGGAGTGGCCGTCGAGCCCCGGCAGGAAGAGGGTGTCGTGCGAGGTCGGCAGGTACCACCAGAGCATGGGCTGGTTCTCCACGGCCTTCTTCGCCTCGAAGCAGCAAAGCGCGATGGGCCAATTCGGGTACCACTGCGCGTACGCCGCGAAGATCTCCCGGTTGATGCGCGGGCGCTTGTTCTCCGGCACCCTGTTGAGAACTTGTGGAATGTCGCGGGCGTCGGCGGCCAGAACCACCGTGTAATCGCCGGAGTCGAACACCTCGACATAGCTGCCGAGAAGCGCATCCTCGCCCATGCTGAGGCTCCTCATGCCCTTGGCAAAGCGGCGGTCGCGACGTTCGAGCGCTTCAGCCATGTCCGCCAGGACCGTCTTGTTTTCGCCCACGTCGATGACGTTGTCCGGTCCCATCCGTTCCGCTGACGGGAAGGGCAGAATCATCGCGTTCGGCCCCGTGAAGAGGTTCTCGGCCTTGTTCTGGTAGCCGAGAACGTGGCGGTACTGACCGTCGATGGTCGTGTCGCCTGCGTACAGGATGGTCTTCGAGAGCTTCGCGGGTTCGAGCGTGCAGCACATGGGGGTTGGTCTCCTCTTGTTCTAGTACACCGAGTCGGTGTACTAGTTAGGTACAATGCGCCAGCTCATCGTGATCGGGATCGAGGACCCCCTGCTCGAACGTCTTCGGGGCAGGATCGACGCGAACTTCACCGTCTACCCCAACGTTCCACGCATCCTCTCGCACGGGGGCCAGACATACGTGGAGAGCGCCCGGATCATGAACCACTGGCTCAAGCCGGATGGTATCATCTACCACGGTTACTACTTCAACGATCACGTGCCCGCCGCACGCCGGGCTCTCGCGTTGTCGGACACCCCGACGTTCCCCGATGTTCGCCGTACGCTGCCCCACGATGACCGTGCGGTGTCGCTGGCGATGGCGATGGCCGCCGACCGCCCGCGCAAGCTGGACGTGGTTCGGCGGGGTTTCATTCCCAAGGGCGAGGACTTCGGCCTGAAGGACCGCGTGGTCGTCAAGGAAGGCGCCGTGCATTGCGGAGAAGGCGTCTCTCTTCTGGACTTCCGCGAAGGGGGCAACGGGGACGTGCTGCGGGGAACCTTCGAGGGGATCGTGGAGCCCTTCTTCGAGGGTCGCAGCGAACGCATCCTCATCATCGGCGGGCACTTCTACCACCTTCGCTACGAGAGCGAGGACTGGCGCAAGAACGTCCGGACGACGAAGGTGCTGAAGCTCGCCAACGACTTCACACCCGACCTCATCGAGCGGACCAGCGCGCTTCTGCAAAGGCTCGACCTCCAGATCGCTGGCGTGGACTTCCTCATGCACGGGGACACAGCGCACCTTCTGGAAGTCAACGCCTACCCCGGCCTCGATGACGTACCTGAAGCGCTCGATGCGTGGGCGAACGCAGCCTACCAGTGGTGGGCTACGAAGGTCGAACCCCGGACGCCATGAAGGAGCCCCATGTCACATCGTAACCCCAAGCCGCGAGACTTCGTCGGCAAGACCATCAAGCGCATCGACACCCGCGCCGTCAACGTCTGGCGGTTCTTCTTCACGGACGGAACGGCCATCGCGATCGAGGTCGAAGCGGTCGGGCTAGGACTTTCCGGCATGGTGGTCTGTGATGCGTGCGTGTCCGGTGTAGATGACGGGCATGATCGGGCGGTTGATCGAAGCGATCTGCGAGAGGGTGGCGGCGAGGTTCCCCAAGAAGGTCATTCCTCGACCTGACGGTGAGCCGTATCTCGTCCGGTACTACCTCCTCGGTCGGGAGGACCGCCCGTACAACCTGTTCCTCCACCTGTTCGTGAGCGGGGACGCCGAACCAGAGCTGCACAGCCACCCGTGGGAGACATCGGTCTCGCTCATCCTGACGGGCGGCTACATCGAGGAGCGGCGGTTCGGCTCGCGGGTAGTGACCCGACCCGTGCTCCCCTTCTCGCTGAACTTCATCAAGGGCGAGGACTACCACAGGGTGGACTTGCTCAAGGACCGCGCCTGGACGCTCTTCTTCGCGATGAAACCCCGGCGCACCTGGTACTTCTGGGACCGCAACACGAAGAAGCTCACGTGGTGGCTAGAGCACATCAACCGCCGGCCGCAGCGCCAGGTCGCAGAGGCGTGATGAAGTCCTGCGCAGAATGCGGCGGTGAGATCACCGTGGTCTGCGTCGCCGGCCGTACGCGGAAGTACCGCGGGGTCCTATGCACGGTCCCGGAGACCTTCCCGATCCGCACCTGCTCCAAGTGCAAGTCAGAGTGGATGACGACGGCCGAAGTGAAGGCCCTTGGCGTTCTCTTCGAGGCGGAGCGTCGCCGCCAAATGGACCTCGCCCCAACCATGGACGGGGACGACGAATGATCATCCACCTCGTAGGCTCTGGCCCGCACATCGACTACGACACGCTGCCGAAGTCCATCGTCCTCACGACCGTGCGGCCGATGGAGTCTACGGAGCCTTTCGTCATCCGGGTTGGGCTCGGAAGTTCCTCTCGTCCTGTCCTTCGGGACAAGCAAGACCCCGCAGTCGAGTGGGACTCTGGTCACGGCTCGATCATGCGGCAGACACGCTTGTCGCCAAATCGCCGGCGCAACGAGGAGTTCTTCTGCTACATCGCGCCGATGTTCGACACGGTGCTCATGAAGCACAAGCGGATGATCCTTGTCGTGGTCAAGCACTCGTCGCCCAACTCGTTCGTGTTCGTGGGGCCGTACAACGAGAGCGCCGTCCAGCACTTCTTGATGGGCGAGATCGTCGAGTTCGGGGGAACCGTGCTTCTGCACAGGCACTACGATCCGGAGGCGCAGGAGTCGCTCCCGAACGAGACCAGGAAACGGTCCGAGCCCAAGGACACCGCCTGGAAGCGGCTCATGTCCACGGATGACGACGACTAGACCGACGTGAGGCGGACGAGTTCTGCCAGTGCCCCAGGGGGCGCCTGACGGGTTTTCTCTACCGCGAGCCGGAAGACCAGGGACCGGCGCTGAAAAGCCTCACAGAAGCACACGATGCCGATCTGTCGTTCGCGAGAAGCGTTCGACCGGATGCGGAAGTGCTTCTCGTGCCTCTGAATCCAGGTGAGGAACTCCTCGACGGATTCGGCTACCTGCACGGTGGGCGTCAGCCCGAACCCGAACAAGTAGTGCCGAAGCTTGGTGCTCTCGCGACCTGCGATGGCCAGCACGTTGTAGCCGAGAACACCCGAGTCGGGGTCATCGTCCACAAGCACACGGTCGCCTTGCTCTTGAAGGGACTGGGCCCGCCTGTCCATCTCCTGGCGGGATTCGAACGTCTCACTTGGCATCGTCTCGGCGTACCGAGCAATAGGACAGCCGTCAACCGCCTTCGGTGGTGGGAGTGAACGTGTTCTCTCTCACCCGAGGGGCTTTCAGGCGAGCGCCCTCCTTGAGAAAGGCGTCCTTGGACCAGCCCTTGAAGGACTCGACGCGGCGGTTCTTGCCCGGCGCTGCGGGCTTGGCCTCGCCCTTGCCGATTGCGATGAGTCGGTCCCCCTCCGCGCAACGATGACAGTAGGCCCCGAGGCCCTTGTGCCCGCACTTCGTGAACGTACGCGGATGGACTCGATTCGCAGGCATCACATCTCTCCTCTTGCTTCGATGAGCCTTTCGATCAGCTCTTCGATGTCGTCTTTGCCCAAGTGTGTGCTGGTGGTGCTCACGTAGCCAGTGCCATCTTCGGCCGTCTGACACACGAGAGCGAGGTGCTCTGACTTGCCCCTCTTGTACTTCAACTCCATGCGCTGCGTGCGCTGCGGCTGGAGCTTCGGGATGAGGACCAGCGTCACCTCTTCGGTTCGCACGGTGCTCATTTCTTTCCCGGAGGCTTCAGAGGCAAACTCGCCTTCATTTTGTCGTACGGATGCTCTGGCATCGGCGCGCCAGCCGGCAGCTTCTTGAAGCGCGAGGGCTCCGCCGTGTCGAGCTTGAGCTTCTTGTAGACCTCGTCGGCCCACATGCGTTGTGGCGGGGTGAGTCGTATCTGGCCGGTCTCCAGCGAGTTGTACATGGACCGGAACGCCTTCTCTTCGGAAGGGGTCAGCTTGCCAGAGAGCAGAAGCGCCGAAAGCGTCTGGCGATCCGATCTCCCAGGTTTCAAGTCTGCCATCGTGGCAGTACCTACACCGCTGGGGTCAGTCATTCAGCGAAATGTACGGTTTGAGGATGTAGACCAAGTGCTTGATGTGCGGCGAGTCCAAACCTTCTGGGTATCTCTGGATCAGGTCCAGCATACGAGGGTTTCTCGCTTCAGCGCCGAAGTGCACTGTGGTTTTGACCCACTCGGCTTGATACGCCTCTGCACGAAGAGCCGAGAGGTCCGTCTGTCCGATGAACACGCCGTGGAAGTAGTCGGTCATCTGTGAACAGACGCGGATCGCATCCAGGATGTCGGCAAGGAGGCCCTGCATGTTCCAATCGAACGGCACCATGATCACCGGGATGGGCGTGGAGATCCCCTTCGTGAAGGAGAACGTCAGAGTGGGGACCGGGATCAACGTGCCGAACTTGCACTCCCTCGCGTCCAGTCGCTCTTCCACGAAGTGCACGAGAAGGTCTAGGCGGTCGCTGTAACCCAAGACCAGGTCTAGGATTGACGAGAACATCTCTCGGACGTTCGCGTGCTCCTCGTCGTTGAAGCCTGTCGTGTCCACGTTCAGTTGAAGCGCTTCTGAAGCGTACGGGGGAGCTTGTCGTAGTTCTTCGTGAGCTGCTCGTAGGTCATGAGCTGATCGGGCTCGAACGCCTTCCAGATCTCGTAGACCTCGGAGCCCACCATGTAGATGTTGGCGTCCTCGCCCGGTCGCAGGTCCACTCCGTGGATGACCGTGCGCATCCCACCGCCATCGTGCTTGCTCAGCATGCAGAACGCGACGCCCTCACGCACGAAGACCATGTGGAAGGGCGACTCGCCCGTGAGGTCTTCGAGCTTGATGCTGTAGGCCAGGAGCAGCTCGTCGCGGTAGCTCTCCGGCAGCGAGAGCGCCTTCGTCGGATCGTTCAGCACGGGGACCGAGATGGACGGGCCGTTCTTCTCGGCCGCGATCTTTCGGATCTTCTCTTTGAGGCTCACCCCCTACTGTTACACCACGGTGTAGGGGCGCCCCATGAAGGACTGGCGCGGCACTTCGATCAAGGTCGGCTCGAAGCTCATCTATGCGAGCCACATGGGGCCGTCGAGTTGGGTCACTGAGGCGGTCGTCGATCAGGTTCTACAGGATGAACTGGTCGTTCTCCCCATCCGCAGCACACGGGAAGGGATGGCCCTCAACCGCCCTGTCCACCTGAAGGCCGTCTCGCGGGTGACTGTCCTGCCGTCAGGGGCGGATTGAACACGTCGCACAGGGCGATGATGCGCCGGACGGCAATTTGCACGTCCCGCAAGACCTCCTCGTAGTCGTCTTCCGGCGACAACATCGCAAGCGGAGTGATGGCGTTGCGGATCTCGTGCGAGAGGATCCCGCCCTGCTCGGCGGTGAGATTGAGCGCGTGCGCGATGGCCTCGGCGTGCTCCTTCAGTGACTCGTGGGTGGGGCTCTTCGGGGAGAGTGACTTGATCTTGAGGGGCACGATCGGTCCTTTGGTTCTAGTAGCGGCGCTTCGGTGGGAACAGCCCGATCTTGATGTCGTCCCTCCAAGAGAGCACGGTGCCGGGGTTGAGCTTGACGTAAAACGACCCATCCGTGCGCTGCCACCCCGCGCCCACGGTCGCCCACCACGAGCTGCCGGCCTCTTGCACTTTCAAGCTGTGTGTGGGCGGAGAAGGTTTACCTGATCCGTCACCGCTCCACGGCCGTTCGCGGAATTCCTCTTCCCGCTCGACCCGCAGCTCGTTGAGCGCTTCCGTTCGCCGCTGGTCGCGCAGCCGGATCTCTTCGCCCTCCTCCATCGTGGCCATCCGGGTGCGGTTCGACTTGAACTCCATCCAGAGCGCGTACTGCGTGTCGCGGAGGTCCGACCACTTGAAGAGCTGGCCAGGGTGCTCCTCGACCTCGATGTTCGCGTTCTTGACCGAGTTGCGTGCCGAGGGGCGTCCCCCTTGTTCGATCTTGGTCGGGCCAAGGATCTGCTTGACCTTGGCGCGGCCGCCGACGATGTAGCAGTTGACCCCCGTGCACGTGGGCACGTAGATCTCCTCCCCGACCATGGGGAACTTGGGCATCCCGTTCGTCTTGAAGTCGGGGAATGTGGCCTTGTCTTCTTCGGCGGTCACGGGATCCTCCTCAACGTCGTGGAGAGGAAGTCGGCCGCGTCGTACATGCCAAGCCGGTTGGCGACGGCCTGGAGGTCGCGGAGCTGGTCCAGGAGCGAGTCCTGGCGCTGCGGCAGGGTAGGCAGCGAGGAGAACCACTTGGACTTCCTGGCGGTATCCTCGGCTTCGAGCGCTGCTTCGTCGATCGTCTCTTCGATGCTGACCTTGGTATCCATGGGGCCTCAGAAGGGGATGTCGGCGTCGTCGCCCTCGGTCGCCACGACCGGGGGCAGGTAGCTGAGAGCCTCGGCACGCTCAGCGGCGCGGCGAGAGGTCTCCGCGGGGGTGTACTCGGCCAGGCCGTGCTCGACGGCCCACGTGACCAGGCAGATGTCACGGTAGGTCTCGTACTCCTCAGCCGACTCGAAGCCGTCGCAGTCCTCGGGGGAAGGCTGACCGTGGAAGTGCACGGGGCACTTGTGCCACGTGTCCACCTCCGACAGAGCCCAACCCTTACCATGGCAGGCGCACTCGTCCTCGTTCTCCGAAGCCCACCAGCCAGCGCGGAAGTTGTCGTAGTAGAGTTGCAGCTCGCTCATGGTCATCACCTGAGGGGACTACAACCCGAGATCGGCCAGAATCAACCCGAAAAGACCCCCATGTAGAAGAGCGGAAACCCTACGTTTTTTGGGGTAGCGCAGTGCGTCCGGTGTAGGTGGTGACAATGAGCCGGCTCAGCATCATGCCCCATGCCATCGAGCGCTACCGGGAGAGGTGGGCACCCCACCTGACCTCCAAGCAGGCACGGGAAGAGCTGCTCATTCTGTCAGAGGGCGCCCGGCCGGAGAAGACCCGGACCAGGGGCGGGCAAGAGCTTTGGGTTGCCAACGACAAGACCCGCAAGATCCTGTTCGTCGTGAAGCGGGACAGGCGCACCCGTGAGCGGATCTGCGTGACCGTCCTGCCCGAGGGCGCCATGGAGAACGTGGCCGCTGCCGAGGAGTACGGCGAGTTCCTCACCTACCAGGAAGAGCGGGCGGAGATGCTCCACGAGATGGAGATGATGCGGGCTCGTGATGACGGCCTCGAATGCCAGGGCTGTAACAACGCCACCGCGACGAAGTTCTCCGTCAAGCGCAAGCAGCGCTTCTGCGAAGCGTGCATCCGAGCGATCCAGACCAACCCGCACGCTGGCTCCGTTGGCCGCTGCATCTTGATCGACGAGTGGACGAAGAAACCCCCCGAGGAGCAGCGTGAAATCCTCGGAGAGGAGACGAAGAAGTCGGAGCCCAAGCCGGTCATTCAGAAGCAACCCAAGGCTGCGATCTCGGCCCTCGAACGCCCAGAAGCTCGCGCCGCGGAGGTCTTCAAGAGACTCTACTCGGCTTGTGCATGGTTCGTGGACGTGCAGCCGGCGTCGCTACCCTCCGGCAAGAAGTACCTGCTCGTGAGCGTCAACCGGATGTTGGAGTCCCACGAGTCTCGGTTCCTGCGCGACTTCATGGGCCTGCCCGTGAGGCTCGACGTCCTCGGTGTAGGGGAGCTGCATGTTCGGCAGGCCAGCAAACCGGATCGGTGAGTGATGCGCCCGACAAAGGTTCGGGTGGTCTTCCTCGACTTCGACGGCGTGTTGAACAACACGGAGTACCTGCTTCAGAACAACACGTCGCAGCCTGGGTACGTCCACGAGCGCGACGACATCGATCCGATCGCGGTTGTGCTCCTCAACGACCTCGTGACCAGAGGCAACGCTTACGCGGTCGTCAGCTCAGCTTGGCGCATCGGCCGGATGCGCACGCAGCTCTGCGACATCCTCAACGGGCGCGGGTACAAGGGTAAGATCCTCGACAAGACCCCGGAGATCAAACCGTACCGCCGCGACCAGCGCGGCCACGAGATCCAGGCGTGGCTCGACACCACACGCTACGAGGTCGAATCTTTCGTCATCCTTGACGATGACACGGAGATGGCCCACCTAACCGACAGGTTCGTCCACGTGAACCCTCAATACGGGCTGACCAAGGCCAACGTCGAGGAAGCCCTGCGAATTCTCGATTGCCCGTACGTCCACGTGCGCAAGGCCCGATCCGCGGTGTAGTAGTAGGTCGTGGATCCGAACAGCTCCGAGGCCAGGCAACACGTCCAGGACACCGTTTCCGACTATATCGGAATCGACCTGACTCCAGCGCAAGTGGACGAGATCCTTGCGGACCCGTATGTCCGCAGCATGGTCACGATCGACTTCGACACCGTGGCCCGCGAGACGATCGCGCAGTTCCTCGGACGCAAGATCACCGGGAAGCCGTGGCCCCTGAACGGCACGCCGCAAGACGAAAAGGATGCGTTTTGGACCTCGTTCGAGCAGAACCTCGAAGTGCGAGGCTACAAGAAGAGGCAATCGTGAAGACCACAACGTTCGACTTCTCCGACTCTCGCGACATGACCTACGTGCGCCAGGTCTACCTCTGGCTGGTCGTCGGGCTGCTCGTCGCATCTGGCACGGCATGGCTCTCGCTCAACGTCGGCACCCTGACGTACGTGACCATGGAAACCGGACACCCGGATGTTCTGGCGCCCGCCATCGTCGCGTGGGCCACGGAGCACTTCTGGATCTCGTTCATCCTGTCCATCGTCCTGGTCATCTGCGCCACGGTCTTTCGCAAGGTACGCGGCCTCTCGGCCGTGTTCTACTTCGTCTTCACCGGGGTGATGGGCGTCATCGCGGGTCCGGCGCTTTTCTACGCGCAGTACAAGGCCGCGCAGCACGTAACCTTGAGCGCGAACCCGATCCGAGATTCGTTCCTGCTCACGCTCGGCGCCTTCCTCGGACTGACCGCCTACTCCTGGACGAGCAAGAGGGACTTCTCCTGGATGGCCGGGATGCTCTGGACGGGCCTGTGGGTCACCCTCATCGCGACCTGCATCTCGATCTTTACCGGCTCGCGGCCGTTCATCCTGGCCGTGGACAGCGTGGTCATCCTGCTCTTCTGCGGGTACATCGTCTACGACACGCAGCAGATCCTGAAGAAGAGCAACGGGGACGACGCCATCGGGGACGCTCTCAACCTGTTCCTCGACGTGTTCAACATCTTCGTGCGCCTCCTCAGCATCTCGTCCAGCTCGAAGGACTGA